GCGTCGGCATCCATTTCCTCCGGTTCTGCGAGCAGCACGATCTCCCCAGCCTTGCGCGCGAAGCGCATGACCACGCGGCGTATCTCAATGCGCCCTATTCGAGGTAACCCACCATGCCATACCAAACTGACCCGCTTCCGATGCCTCCGGCCGACAAGGAGGCCATCCGCCGAGTCCTTGCCATCGCCGGGGACCGTAAGATCGAAGGTGCGACCGAGGCGATGTCCGCATTCATGTCCGCCTGCGAGCAAGGCAGCGACCGGGCGATCCCGCTGCCGCGTTCCGAGCAGCATGATGTTCATCATGTCCTGAGCCGCGCCGCAGAAGCGGGCATCGGCGGCGCCGATGATGCACGAATCCTCATCGAGCGGGCGATGATTGCGCAGGCGTATGCGGACATCGCGGCGGGCCGGTTCATTGTCGTGTCGCCGTCCGGGGGTGCTGCGATTGGCGAGTTCCTCTACTTGGATGATGAGGAGACCGGCTGATGGCGACCAAGCCGATCAATACCGACGCCATCGAACAGTTCATGGCCCGCGCCAAAGGCGCAGCGCATAGTCGCTCCCGCGACCTGCGTATGGAGACCTCCGAGGCGATGGCGCTCGCCGCCAATATCGGCGAGGTACTCGCCCGCATGGCGGCCCTTGAGACGCGCCTCGCGGCCCGAATGGAGGCTGCTGCGACCTCCATGACCGTGACCCTCGACGGAGGCACATTTAAGTCCTGATGCCGCAGCCGTCCGGGTTTCAATCTTGCAAGAAGATGGAAACGAGGCGGGCTTCGTGCTATATATATAGCGCGGCATTTCAGAACACAGAACTGCTTTCAAAGGCCATTTGAGAATGCATGTCGAAGTCTACAGCAAGACGGATTGCCCTTATTGCAAACTCACCAAGGAGTATCTGACGCAGCACGGCATTCCGTTCGACGAGTTCATCTTTGACGACTACAACGCTCGGCAGGCCATGTACGACAAATTCGGGCTTGTCGGGAATCAGCGGACGGTCCCGCAGATCGTCATCGATGGGACGCGCATCGGTGGCTACACCGACCTGATCAAGAGCGATGTTGTGGCCCGCTTCAATGCAGGCAAGTTCGACGAGGATTTCTGATCGTGTCGAACGGAATGCTCGGCGTCACCGTCCTGATGCCGACCTGCACCTTTGCTGCCGATGTCAGTCGCGACACCGTTTCCATGGCTATCGTTGACCTCGACAACGCTTTCGATGAGCGGCAGGTTCAGGTTGATGATGAGAGCCGGATCGCGGCGGCCATTTTGGACGCCATGGATATTGCGGAGGACATGATGGCGGGCCATCTCCACCGCGAGGAAGCCGTCAGCGATCTTGTCCTGAACTTCCTGTACGCCTACAGCACGCAGGCCGGAATACACTGGCTGGACAAAATCCGGGGCGTCGTGGCGGCGATAAAGGATGATCGCCTTGTCTGCCACTCCTACATGGACGACGCCACCTACGACGAGGCGTCGGCGGCCATGCGGGCGGTGGCGCGGGCGCGCCTCGGGTTGGATGACGACGAGGACGAGCCCCCGCCGACGATCCACTGACGGGAAAGGGGCGGCTCGGCCGCCCCTTATCACCAATGGAGGTCAGTTCTTCGGGGAGAGGTCCCGCACGCCGACGATGGCGGAGGGCGGTATGTCGGCCGTGTAGGCGACCTCGCCCCCTCGCTTCCACGAGAGATACCAGCGCCAGCACGGTTTCAGCAGCAGCGGGAGTTCATCCTCGGATGCGTTTTCGAGGCGCTCAAGCAGTTCCTTCGCCTGCGGCAGGTCGAGCCCGAAAGCCTGTGCGACCTGCCGTGCCGTGGTGAACACCTCCTCATTGGCGAACGCCGTGTAGATCGCGTCGTCCGGCCACATCTCGTTGGGATCGAGCTTTGTCGCATCGATCTTGAGGACAACCAGCGGCGTTCCGTCGAACAGGCTGGTGTGCAGATTGTTGGAGGACCGTCCACGGGCAAGGTAGATGGCGGGCTTTGGCGGATGGATATCCATGCCGCCGTGGACTGCGCCATAGTGCCGCGTCAGGAGACCATTCTGCCGGATGGATGGCAGATTCGCCTTCCGTGTGGCGTGATAGAGGAATGGATAGGGCATGTCCGGGACGATGCCCCCGCCGCTCTCGACGATACGGATCAGGTCTCTCATGGTGGTCACGGTAGGGTCCTCGGGAATGTGCTGACGTATTTTGCGAGACGGCCGGAGCAGCCATGCCGCCCCTCCTTGCCGGTCACTTGGCGGCTTGCTTTCGGCGCACGATTTCTACGATGTTCACGGAGCGCGGCATCCAGTGTTCATCTTCTGCATCTTCGTCCATCGGGCGCCAATACATGTTGGCATACAAGTCTTTGCCCCATGACGGATGCAGATCATCCTCACTCACCCGCTCAATGGATTCGTCTTGGACCGCCAGAATGACCGGCTCTTTCAGGCGACCATCCCAGCCGCCCTTGCGGGCATATTTCCGCGCATCTTCGATGCTGCCGTAGAAATAGACGCCGAAACCGACATCGCCCCATCCACCGAGAAACCCATGCGCAACGATGTCGATGGCGTCCTCGCGTTCCGTCACATGGTAGTAGACTGGCAGGGACTCCTTTCGGCTGCCGGACGGCTTGATGGTTTTCGGTTCACCGCTCGCCGTTGGAGCATCAAGATTTGGCTCAAGGGCGAATTCATCCGAGCGAAGGTCGATGATCCTGCGCGCGGCGGCGACGGCGGTTTCCTTGTTCATGAACACCAAGGGAGCCGATCCGTCAGCCGGGACCGCAGCGCCGGTCGGCGGCTCGTGATCGAGCGTCACATAGCGCCAGTAGTTAAAGGTCAAAGCCGGGCCTCTCCCGGACGCGGGAGAGACCCATTTGACGATGAAACCGCCATCCTGCGGAACCAGTTCGATGAACCGAGCGAGGCTTTCCGCATCCTCGACAATCTGGATCAGCTTTTGCATGGTAGTCACGATGGCGGCCTCTTGTTTCAGGTGTGCCTTATTTAGACGGCCGCCTGCTCAGAGCCCCGCGAACACGTCCGGGTGGGCGAGGCGCATCGCTGCCACGAGGGCTTCATAGGCGCTCTTGACAGTCGGGTTGTTGGAAGTGCGCGCGGCGTCGATCATGGCGTACTGGGGCTTCTGCGTCGGGGTCTCGCCGACCTTACCGGAGTAGAGGGTGGCGTAGACTCCCCTGCCGTGCCACGGGATCATGGAGACAGTGACGTGGTCGCCGTCGTGATGGTTTTCGAGAACCACCCGGACGGCGCCTTCCCATGAGGCGGCGACGGTGGTCAGGCCGCTGTTCTTGCTGCCGCGCCGCGACGCTTCGGTTTCGGACATGCCGGATACCGAACCCCAGAAGTGCGCCATCAGAGTGTCCTTTCCTGCAAATGGCCTTGTGGGGTGGACCATATCGCAATTGCGGTTCTGGTCAACGATTTTTTTCGGTCAGGCGCTATCCGATGATCTCGAAATCCTCATCCAAGAGATTGCGCACCAGACCCTCGGCCTGCATCTTCTCCCAGAACAGCCGCGACCCCGTGCCTTCCTCGCCGGGGTCCACGACATCGATCACATCGAAATGCTGCCAGAGCCATTGCAGGGTACGGCGGCCGAAGCCTTAGCCGCGTTGTCCCTTGCTCGCGAACTCATAGATTGCGCAGACCCGGTCCTCGAAATTCGCCGAGATCACGCCTTTGCCGGTCGGGCAGGAGAACCTGAGCAACCCGCTGCCTTCATCCTCGAACCCGGCCGGGAGACGCTCGGCATCTTCCACGATACGGATAAGGGTACGCGGACCTATTGACTTTCGTGGTCGGCGTGGTAGTCTTGGGGCATGTCGCTGCTGGCCTTCCTCAAGCGGTTTCCCGATGATGACGCCTGCTGGGCGCATCTCGAAGCCGTGCGCTGGCCGGACGGCCCGGTCTGCCCGAAGTGCGGCAGCATCGACAATGCCCATCATGTCGGCCGTGCCCACTACCGTCGCTGCAACGCCTGCAAGGCCAAGTTCAGGGTCACGCACGGCACGCCCTTCGAGGGCACCCATCTGCCGCTGCGGACGTGGTTCACCGCCCTCTACCTCGTGGCCGCCGCCAGCAAGGGCATTTCCTCGGTCAAGCTGGGCGAACACCTCGGCGTCGGACAGAAAACCGCGTGGTTTCTCGGGCAGCGCATCCGCCGCATGATGGAGGACCGCGACGGCCTGCTCTCGGGCATCGTCGAGGTGGACGAAACCTACCTCGGCGGCAGATCGCGCAAGAAGGGGCAGACCTCCAAGCGCGACCCGGATGACGACCAGCCGGTCGGCCGGTCGGGCACCCGCAAGAGCATGGTCACGGTCGCCACCGAGCGCGGCGGGCGTGCCCGCGCCGCGAAGGGCAAGACCCATTCCGAGCGGACCATCGCGGCCTTCGTGCTGCGCCACCTCGACATCGGGCAGACCGTGCTCGTCACCGACGAGCTTCCGGCCTATCGGTGGATCGGCCGCAAGTTCCCGGCGCATCTGCACGTCAACCACTCCAAGGGCGAGTATGTCCGGGTGGACGAGCACGCGGCGGCGACCGCCCACGTCAACACCGCCGAAGCGTTCAACGCGACGCTCAAGCGGGCGGTGATCGGCGTCTGGCATTGGTTCTCGATCAAGCACACCGACCGCTATCTGCACGAGGTGTCGTTCCGCTGGAACCGGCGGAAGCTCGACGCCGATGCCCGCCTCTCCGGGCTGTTCACCGCCCATGCCGCCCGGCTCCGCTGGCGGGAGTTGGTGGCGTGATCGTCCGTGGCTGGCAGGCGCGGCTCTATCCCACGCGGGAGCAGGTCGCTCGGCTCAACCAATGGGCCGGGTCGCTGCGTTTCCTCTGGAACCGGCTGCTGGACCGCGAGAAGGCCGAGTATCAGGCCACCGGCAAGTTCCTCTGGCGCCGCGAGTTGCAGCCCATCGCGGTCGCCATGAAGCGCCAGCCCGAGACGGCATGGCTGGCCGACCTCCCGGCCCATGCGGTGCTGGACACCGTGGCCCGGCTCGACGGCGCCCTGCGCCGCATGGTCGCGGAGCGCAAGGCGGGCCGGAAGTGCGGCTTCCCCAAGGCCAAGAAGAAGTTCGTCAACGAAGCGGGCATCTACTGCGTCGGGCAGGCGACGGAAATCGGGCCGGGCGAGGCCACGCTGCCGAAGATCGGCCGGGTCAAGCTACGGGGCGGCGACGTGCCCGAAGGGCGCCTGCTGGCCGCCCGTGTCTGGCGCGACGGCGACCGCTGGATGCTCTCGGCGCAGTTCGAGTGCGCCCGGCCCGAGCCGCTGCCCGAGAGCGACGTGGTGGTCGGCATCGACCTCGGCGTGTCCACCCTCGTCACCGCCTTCGACGGGACGGGGTTCGAGGAAGTCGCCGCGCCGAAGCATATGCGCAAGGCCATGAAGCGCCTGCGCCGGGCCGAGCGCGCCAAGTCGCGCCGGAAGAAGGGCTCTGCCCGCAGGCGGGCGCAGGCCCGGCGGGTGGCCGCGATCCACCGCAAGGTGCGCGAGCGGCGGAAGGACTTGCTGCATCAGGTGTCGCATCGGCTGACAGCCAAGGCCGGTGTGCTCAAGGTCGAGACGCTGAACGTCCGGAGCATGGCCCGGAACCGGCATCTCGCCCTCTCGGTGGCCGATGCCGGGATGGCCCGGCTGGTCACCTTCTGCCGCTACAAGGCCGATTGGCGGGGCAGGCGGGTGGTCGAGATCGACCGCTGGTTCCCCGGCAGCCAGACCTGCTGCCGCTGCGGCGCGATCCACCCGGAGATGAAGAAGTTGTCGCGGGACATGATGATCTGCGACTGCGGCAACCGGATGGGGCGTGACCGCAACGCAGCGGTCAACCACTACAGCTACCCGGAGGAACCGGGGAAGCGGGGCTCTGCCCCGACGCGCGTGGAGATCGGAGGTGCAGGGCTTGTCCCGGTGCCGGTCGTGGAAGCGCGAATGCTGATGGAAGTGGTCATCGACCACGAAAGTCAGTAATTCCGAGGGTACGCATCGTCGGCATCGGGTTCTCCTTTTCAAACAGCTTTGCCCGATCTCAACCTGAAAAATCAGTTCCGTAAACTTAGTTTTTGGTTTCGGTTCCGCCGACCTGCTTTGCGGTGGCGCGCAGCATCCAGCGCATCTTGCTATGCTTCTCGATCCGATCCGCGAGGAAATTCATGAGCCCCTGCCGGTCGGCCTGCTCGGCGAGATGGAGGGCATTGGTCAGGACCTCGATCATGGTCTCATGGTCGGCCACCAGCGTCAGGAGCATGTCCCGCGCGGGGATGGCGGAGCGGGTCTCGCTCTCGATCTGCGACAGTTGGAGGAACCGCTCCATCGAGACCGGCGCGTAGGCATCCATTTGCCGGATTTGCTCGGCGATGTCGTCCACCGAAGCCCAGATGTTCGTATACTGGTCACCGAACAGGGCATGAAGCTGCGGGAAGGTCGGCCCCTCCACGTTCCAGTGATAGGCGTGCGTCTTGATGTAGAGGGCGAAAGTGGTGCCCAGCACCACTTTCATGGCATTGATCAGGTCGTCCACGGCGGGTCCTCAGCTCGTCCCCGTATTTATTGCGAAAGGAGCTTGCGTTGGACCAAAAAATGCCGTATGGAAAACTCCATTCACCGGGTGGCCCGGTGGAGAAAGCCTTTTCAGAAGGACACTCTGATGCTTCGAAAGCTTCTTGCTGCCGCTGCGGTTCTGATGGCCACCGCCACCGCCCCCGCGCTGGCCAGTGCCGGGCAGCCCACCGTGCGGGTCTGCACCGGCAAGACCGACGGGAACTATCATTTCGCCGGTATCCAGTTCGCCCAGCAGGCCCGTGGCGTCCTGAACGTGGTGCTGGTGCCGACCGAGGGCTCGCTGGACAACCTCGCCAAGCTGGACAAGGGCGAGTGCGACACTGCCATCGTGCAGTCCGACGCCTACACGGTCTATGCGAAGCAGAACCCGCAGTCGGCGCTGACCATCGAGCGTGGCCGTGCGCTGTATCAGGAGTACCTGCACCTGATCTGTAACACCAACGCCGGGATCAGCAAGATCACGCAGCTTACCAACCGTCACACCGTGCTGGTCGGCCCGAATGGTGGCGGCTCGGCGGTGACGTGGGCCAGCTTCGTCCTCGCCGACAAGAAGCGGTATGAGCGCATCCCGACCCGTCCGGTTGGCGGCGTCCGCGCCCTGAACATGGTGCAGGAAGGTTCTGACGCGTCCTGCATGTTGTTCGTGGCCGGTCTGCGCGCTCCGTCGCTGATGGAGGCGAACGCCGTCGCGGCGACCAGCAACGGCCGACTGGCCCTGATCGCGGCCGATGACAGCGACATGCCGAGCGTGAAGGACCCCCGTGGTCGTTCGATGTACACGAAGGTCACCATTCCGGGCGGCACCTACAAGAACTTGCAGTCCGGCTTCTTCTCCTCCTCGGTGGACACCATCGCGGTCGAGGCCCTAATCGTGGCGAACACCAGCTTCGTTGAACAGAATGAGGGTGCCTACAACGCCCTGCTCCGGGCGGTGAACAACAGCATCCCCGCCATCAACAACCGGCTGACCGGTGCCCGCTGACCGTCGGGTGACCGTCTAGGGGCGGACCGCAAGGTCCGCCCTTTCCCATTTGAGCAAGAGCATTTCATGTCTCACGCCGTTCTCATCTCCAATGACGGGACCATCTCCGAATACGGCGCAATGATCGGCCCCGCTAGAACACTCAAATCTCACGCCCGCCTTCATGGCGGGCGCAACGTGGATATCGGGCCATTCCCGGCGATGCCGGATGAAGCTCAGCCGGTTCCTGATGTGATCTATCCCACCGATCTCGAAACCCGCTACCCGACGATCCGCTTCCATCTCTGCGCGTGGATGCACGGCAGAGATGAGCGACGGGAGCAGTTCTGGTCCGTGATTGAAGCCCCTTCTATCTTCATGGGAGGGCGCCTCGCGTTCCTGAGCCGGGAAGCCCGGAGTGACTTCCTTCGCTGGTGGAGCGACTTGTCGCGCCATTTCGGCGAATATGACCCGCGAGACTACTTCCTGCCGCCTGTGCAGACCGGCGGGGTGTCGGGCGGAGCGTTCATCGTGCAGCGGACCTATCTCGATAACCTGCCTTTTGGCTGGGAGAAATGGGTTACGCGCCGCGACTCTAATGCCCCCGACTACCTCGCCCTCGGCCTTGCGCAGATGGTGCGCAAATGGGGCTGGATCGTCGAGAACTGCCGCTCACCGGTCTACCGGATACAGGGCGGGTGGTTCTTCACCAGCGATACCGCTGCCGCCGCCTTCAAACTGTTCTACGATAGCGCCGAATGACCTCGGGAACATCATTCACATCTAATGTCGTTCGGTTGACCCGCATTCCCTCGTCCGTATAATGCCGCGTACCAAGAACGTCCTTTCAGAAGGCTGATTTTTCCATGAAAACCCTGACCCCGCGTCGAGCGGTCGCATTCTTGGTGATTCTCGCCGTAATCACCCTGATTATCGGTCTCGCCACGGTTTCGCCCGTCATCATCGGTTCGGCGGGTGGCGTGGCAGCATCCGCGATGATCCTTGCGGGGGCACTCCGTCGTGACGGCGAGAACGCCCCATGACCAAGCGCATGATGCAGGCAATGCTCCTGCTGAATTTCGCCCTGTTCCTCGGCACGGCCGGGATCGGCTATCTGGTCTGGTCCAGCGTCGTCGCGGCCATCGGCCAGACCGACGCCATGATCGTGAATGCCCGTGGCGCCGCGCGTCAGGCTGAGGACGCCGGGCGCATCGCCGTTGAACGGGTAAAGGACGCGACCCAGAGGGCCGAGGCCAGCCTGCGCCAGACGGCCGAGCAGGCCACACAGGAAGTTCGCGCAGCGGCGGATCGTGCCGCTGACACGGCCCGGCAGGCAGTCGGGCAGGCGCAGCAGTTGCGCGAGCGGCTGCCCGACCTCGGTGGTCTGCCGGGCCGGTAAATTCGGCCTTCATTCGGACTGCCGGAACGCATTTCAGGAAGCTGATTGATGAACCACATTTTCTACGTCCATGGGGCGGGCGCCTCGCCGCGTAGTTTCGCGTGGCTCAAGGATCAGCTTCCCAAACACTACGCCACCATGGTCAGCTACACCCTCAAGGAGGATGTCGCGACCGTGGTGACGCGGCTGCGCGGTGAACTGGCGCGGACCGCCCGGCCGGTCACCATCATCGGCCACAGCCTCGGCGGCATCATCGCCACCCTCGCGGCCGATGCGCCGGAGGTGCAGCGGGTGGTCACGCTCTGTGCTCCCTTCAACGGTCTCCGCATCTCGGCGCTATTGCAGGCGTTCAGCAACGAGCCCCCGTACCGCGACACGGCCCCGTTCAGTGCCTCGATCCGCGCCCTGCGGCACCCGCACGGGAAGCCCCATCTGGCGATCTGCGGCACCGCCGGGCTGCCGCTCGGCACCCCCAATGACGGGGTGGTCTCGGTGCATAGCCAAACTGCCCTCACGGGGCCGGTCTATCACGCCCTCCCATACAACCATTTCGAAATCCTGATGGCCGAGGAGACGGCCGGACTGATCCGCGCCTTCGCGTTCTGAACGGGCTTAATCCAGTTCATTGTTGCGCTTTTCCGGCGGTGCGATTAGACTGCCGCTGATTTTGTTAATGCGATACTGAGAGACATTTCATGCTCAACAAGCAGCCCTCTGTAATCCTGCTGATCGGGCCGCCCGGATCGGGCAAGTCCACGTGGCGCGAGAGCTTCATGCGCTCGGCTCCCGAGGACACCGTGGTCATCTCCTCCGACGACCTGATCGAGGTGTGGGGCAAGCTGCGCGGTCTGAACTACACGGAGGCATTCGCACAGGTGGACCGCAAGGAAATCGAGGCCACCGTGAAGGCTGCCTTTCGTGAGGCCGTGGCTGCCGGGAAACCCGTCCTCGTTGATCGGACGAACCTGTCCCGCAAGTCGCGCGCCACGTGGCTGAGCAGCCTGCCGGGGACCTATCACCGGGTCGCCGTCGTGTTCAATGTGCCCGAGGAGGAGCTTCGCCGCCGCCTCGCCGCCCGCGCTGAGGCTACCGGCAAATACATCCCGGACACCGTGGTCACCAACATGATCGCCAGCTACGAGCCGCCCGGCGAGGATGAATTCGACATGGTGCTGACGGCCTAATGCTACACCCCCTGTTCCCCATCGACGAGGCCAATGCCGCCGGGATGCACGTCATCCCGCCGGGCCATATGGCGACCATCCCGGTGACCGTCGCGCCGGGCGAGGCCCATGTCATCGACATCGTCCATACCGCCCCGGTGCAGGATTTTTCGCTGCGGGTCCATGTGAGCCTCGCCCCCGGCGGTGATGCTTTGGGCGGGATCATCGAGGGTAAGGCCGCTGTGCCGGTTGTCTGGAACCCGCGCCGCATCCCCAACCGCACCTTCGCGGTCTATGACGAGACCCTGCTGCCCCCTGCCCTACCGAGCGCCATGCTGTTCCCGATCCGACCGGGCATTTGCCACGTGAATGTCCTCAACCTGATCGGGTCCGAGAACGCTTTTTCGCTTGCAAAATCTGTAACCACTGTTATTCCGTTTACCGGAACCTGATTTCTGATCAAGGGTTGATCCATGCTCTACGCCAGCAAGGACGGCTTGCGCACCATCGTCGCTGCTGCCGACTCCTCCGCCGAGATTGAGGCGTTCTACGCCGATGTGCTCGCTCGCCCCGACCGGCAGTTCACGGGTTCGGAACAGCCCAGCCCGACCGACCTGCTGATGAACCCGGCATTCCGGGGGCTGACCAAGCCGCCCTTCGTGTTCGAGCACGTGGACACCGCTCAGCAGGACGCTTTCCTCGCAGCCAATGGCATCAAGGTGGTACCGGATTTCATCCTGCGAGAGAAGCACGAGATCATGATGGCCGAGGAGGATGTGGACGCCTATTCGGCCGATGCCATCGACCAGCGGTCTCTCGCGGAAATCCACGGTTTGACCGAAAACGACCGGTGGGACCGGCGAACGCCGGAGCAGAAGGCGATGGATGAGCATTACAAGCGCATCGCCGAGGAGGCCAAGGCGCGCGGCGAATTGTCCGGCGACAGCTTCGATGGTCCGCAGAACAAGGAGGGCGAGTCCGACCTCCATGTCTCCCGCATCAACGTCAAGAAGAACGACGACGGCTCCATCACCATCGGCGGCGTGATGGCCTCGAAGGGCTTCGGCCGCGACGATGCGGCTGGCGCCGCGCCCTCCAATCAGGACGCGCCGCAGGGTGTGACCGCAGAGGGCGATACGCAGGACCCCATTGAGGCCGAGCCCGGCGAGGAATTCTACCGGGTCCAGATGGTCGATGAGGACTGCGACAGCCTTGATCACTGGGCCGAGGGGCTGGGCCTGCTGCCCGAACACTGCGATCTCAAAACGTACAGCAAACTGTACGTGGCCGAGGGCGAGAACGACAAGGGCGGCTGGTTCATCATGCGGGGTGAGAAGGCGGTCAACCTGCTACTCGGCCTGCTGGAATTCCACAACATCAGGTACTCGGTCGAGGTGGTGGACGCGGCCGGGAATGTGCTGCGCCCCTTCACGCGCAATGTGGCGCTGGCGGAGGAGATCAACCCGGATGGCGTCATCGCCATCTACCACCGGGTCGAGGTGGCGAAGGCCGATCTTGACGACCTGCTGATCGCGCTAACGGACAACGGCGTTGATCTCGGCAAGACCCTCGACGCGCGCGGCCAGACCCGCGACTATGCGTGGATCGTCGCCCGCACCAAGGCCAAGGCCGAGGAACTCGCCGGTTACATCAAGGACAAGATGTCCTTGGCACCGGACGAGATCGAGGTCTACGCCGTCAATGACAAGGGCGAACGCCTCGCGCCGAAGGGCGTCGAGATCGTCGAGAAGGTCAAGGAGCCCGAGCCGCCGCGCCCGTGGAACGAGCGCGCCGCCGATTTCGAGGCGATGAGCGAGGAGGAGCGCAAGGAATGCCTGTCCAAGCTCACGGGCGATGAATTCATCTTCTGCGTGAACTACCGGAGCGCGGCGGATGGCTGCACCGTCTGGATCGTACCGCGCAGCTACTTCTTCGCGCACGGCGAGATGTGGGATCAGCCCCTCCCCCTCGCCCTGCCCGGTGACTTCAAGGAACTGGCGCCGGGCGTCTACAAGACCTACTCGCGCAGCAACATCGACGTGATCAACCTGCTGACGGGCATGGGGATGAGCGAGAGCCTCGCCTTCCAGCTTTACGTCAACAACCTCTGAGGTGACGGGGCGGCTTCGGCCGCCCCCGTTCCGCCATGTGGTGTCCGCTGCCCAAACTCGCTGACCTGCGCATGGTTGTCGAGTGCATTCGGGACGGGAGTCACTCCGGTATCCCGCGCATCAGGCGCCTCGCCACGGATTCGGCCCTCGCGGAACTACGCGAGTACCCGGCGCTGTGCGATGCCCTGTACGACCTCATCCTCTATGCGGAATGCATGGGCCAGCACGCCGATGGTGTTTACGCCGACCGGGTGAAGGACCGGATGGCGCGGCTTTTCGAGCAATACGACATCCTGCGCCGACTGATGGTACCGGACAACCCGACGCTTGCCATCACGAAGAAGCTTTTTCCATTCGAGTTCTGAGCCTTGCAGAAACAGCCTTCGATACTGTCCTCGGAGATCATCATCGGTGATGCGGCGAGAGCGCGCTTCCTTGGCAACTACCTCGTCTTGCGCCGCGAAGCATATGATTCCCGCCAATACTGGCTGCCCTTCGTGCAGACAATCATCATCACCGAGGATACGGCGACCGAACCGGCGCGGAAACATGATGCGCCGACATTGAAGGGTCTCGACCGCTCGTGGTCGAAAGGCACACGCATCCAGCCTCCGTGGGCGACGCGCATCCTTTTTCAGTATGAGCGTGACGTACCGCAGATGACGCTTCCCTTCAAGGAAGGGCAGAGCGTCAGCAACGGGGATTTCGTGCGACTATCCGCCGCCGATTTTCCAGCATTCGAGCGGAATGCCGACGGCGAGGTGGCCTATGTGCGCCATGACGGCAGCATCACCACCCGCGACCGGCTTCGGGAGTGGTGTCACGAGAACTGTCTCGGCCGCTACGCGATACGGCCGGGCGGCGTCTACTTTGAGCTTTGGCATGACGCGGTACTCATGAAAGTAGCATTTGCCTGAGAGACTGTGCTAAGCTCACGCTGCATTTGAGAAACCGGTTTTGATGAACCCTGAGTATGAAATCGTCTGCATTTCGCCGCAGACGCGCATTCACGCGGTCGGCTGCCAGCCCATCGTCGTGCGATGCGAGGACCTCGACGAACGGCAATACTGGCTTCCTTTCGTCTCGGCCGTGCTTGTGCTGCCGAGAGACGCCCTGCCGGAGGATCGCAAGGAGAAGCGTAAGCCGCCGTCAGGCGCGACGTTGACGCTTCTATGGAAAAGGGAGCCGCTTTTCCCTACGCCTGAGACCCAAGACCTCTACCATCACGAGGCGGGCGTCCATCAGCGTGCCCTCCCCTTCCCCGGCCCCGAATATCGCCTAGTCCACCACGACGAAAGCAAGGAGTTGGTTGAAAAGGGCTGGCCGGGTTTCGAGCGGGACGAACGTGGTGAACTCTATACCCTGCGCATCGCGGAAACCTCGGAATCGACCTCCGTAGGGGAGTTCATTATCCACGAACTCTCGTGGAATAGCCATGGACGCTTTTATCCCCAGCACGATTACGCCCGTTCTAGATGGACGGTGATCTTCGAGGACCGGCGCGATGTCGAGATGCTGCGCAATTTTGCAAAGGCGACCGGCAGTCAGATTATTTGAGAATCCAATCCGTATTTCAGAACGCCATTTCAGATGCCTGTTGAGCTTTACCATGGCGACTGCCTTGCAGCACTCGCCACCATGGCGGACAATTCCGTCGATAGTTGTGTCTGTGATCCGCCTTACGGCCTCTCCGACCACAAACCGCAGGACGTGATCGAATGCCTGTCGGCATGGATCAGGGGCGAGGAGTACCGGCCACAGAAAACCGGTTTCATGGGCCGGTCGTGGGATGCATGGGTGCCCGGCCCCGAGGTCTGGCGGGAGGTGCTGCGCGTGCTCAAGCCCGGTGGGCACCTGCTGGCCTTTGCGGGCACGCGGTCGATGGACCTGATGAGCATGGCAATCCGCCTTGCTGGCTTCGAGCTTCGCGACAGCATTGGCTACTGCCATGATGGCGGCACGGCACCGCTAATGGCATGGGTCTCGTCGAGCGGAATGCCCAAGAGCAAGAACGTCGCGCTGATGATCGACAAGTCGCTGGGGCACGGCAACCGGGGGCGCGCGGTGCCGACCGCATCCAAGCACCTGCCGAGCGGCACCTATGCGGAGGAGAAGCTGACCTCCAATATCGTCGGTGCCTACGAGGCCCGGACGCCGGAGGGGAAGCCGTATGAGGGCTTCGGGACCGGCCTCAAGCCGTGCTGGGAGCCGATCCTGATCGCCCGCAAGCCGATGATCGGCACCATCGCCCAGAACGTCCTCGCCTATGGCACGGGGGCCTACAACATCGACGCCTGCCGGGTGCCGATTGATGCCGCCGAGGAGGCCGAGGAAGGCGGTCTCGGCCGCTGGCCCGCCAATGTCATCCGGGACGATTCCGAGGCCGTGGAGGCAGCATTCGCGGCCTTCGGCGAGAAGGCCAGCGGCAAGCCGGGCACCCGCCGCAGGGCGCATCAGACCCACAGCATGGAAGGCAGGCTCAATATGCTGGGGCGGCCGGAAATCGGCTATGCGGACAAAGGATCGGCCAGCCGCTTCTTCTATTGTTCGAAGGCGAGCAAGGAGGATCGCGCGGGATCGAAGCATCCCACGGTGAAGCCGCTGTCTCTCATGCGGTATCTCTGCCGCCTTGTCACGCCTCCGGGTGGCACCGTGCTCGATATTTTCGGCGGTTCGGGCACCACTGGTCAAGCGGCGGTCGAGGAGGGCCTCAACGCCATTCTGTGCGAGCGCGAGGACGAGTATGTGGCGGATATCTGCCATCGCCTCGCCCTCTACATGGAGCACGAACCAAAGAAGGTTTGATGGCCGAATTAATTCGATTGATCACCGAGGCGCGCGTGGGTAGAAATGTTGTGCTTCTGAGACACCTTGAAGCGCACAGCCATCTCAAACAAGGGACTGGTTCATGAAACTCACCCGCTTGCTCGCGCTCTGCGCGGCCAGCCTGCTCCCTGCCTGTGCCACCATTTTCGAGGGCACAAGCGAGAGCATGGCGGTCAATACCACTCCGGCGGGAGCCACCTGTAACGTGGACCGCGAAGGCACCCGCCTCGGCACCGTGTCCCCGACGCCCGGCAGTATTAACGTCTCCAAGTCGAAGAACGACGTTACCGTGTCCTGCATATTGGAGGGCTATAAGCCCGCGCAGGTCTCGGTTTCGCCGAAATTCGTCGGTACCACCTTTGGGAACATCATCATCGGCGGTCTCGTCGGCGTGGCCGTGGACGCCGCCAGCGGCGCGAATTTCGACCTGCCGGACAAGGTCGAACTGACTCTCGCCCCGGACACGCCCCCGGTAGCCAACACCCCGGCGCCTACCGCACCGCAGCCGGTGATCTATGCCCCGAGCGCGCCGCAGCCGGGGCAGCCGGGGGCCTGACCGTGATCATCTTCGTCTGGATCGTCGTCCTCGTCGGGGCGTTTGCCGCCGTGGTCGATTTCTTCACCGCGCTCAGCAACGCCACCGGGGCGCCCCAGCAGGCCGCTGGGGCGGCGATGGCGCTGGCATGGGTCGTAATCCCCTACTGCGCCGCCAGAGCCATCACCGAGATCGCCGCCCACTCCTCCCGCAAGACCAGCATGGCCGAGACGCAATCAGGCCACACCCAACCGCCGGGCCAAACGGCCGCCTGACGAACGGCAAAACACGGTACGAACCGCATTTGGCGGTTGACGCCAGTGGCACCAGCCTGTAGAAAGACCCCATCAGCGAGGCACCTAGCCTACCGCCTCGCTGAAACTCCAATGAAACCCGGCTTCCGGGGCACCCATAGTCTCACTCTCCTCTCTTCCTGTGCGGGTGCCCCGGAAGCGTCTAAACGTGGTTTGCTAAATAGGTATACTGATCCGGGTTAGCTCAGTTGGTAGAGCACCTGACTGATCCGTGGCGGGTAACGCCTCGGAGGCTTGGTGGAAGCCAAGCCCCCTGACGACCCGAGGGCTTAAAGCCCATAAGGTCGCCCTTTAATCAGGCTGTCGCTGGTTCGAGTCCAGCACCCGGAGCCATTTTCTTCAACCGCTTATGGATCGCCACATCGGACACACCGATGATGGCTGCAATCTCCGTCTTGGACATGGTCCTCGACATCTCCACCAAATCGTACTGCGACCAATCGACCTTCTGCCGCGCCGATGCCGAGCAGGCTGGCGAGCACGTCTTTTTCGTCTGCGGCATCCGTGATCCACAGACCGGGCAGTCGCACATGCGAGCCTCTCGCGCAGCGGCCTTGTAGTCGGCGAAGGCTTCGTCAAACCGAGGGGCGCCGGGAGCGATCTCCGCCACCCCAGCGTGGACCTCCCGGTGACAGTTCGCGCAGAGCATCACGCACTTGCGGAGTTCCGCGACAATCTTCGACCATGCCATGGGGCTCGCCCGGACGCCCGCGATGGTAAAATCCTTCTCGGCCGGGTCTACGTGGTGAAACTCCAAAGCGTCGGCGCAGCGGTCGTAGCCACAGTTGCCACATCGCCCACCCATTGCTTCGACCATGCGGAGTTTCGTGTTCTTCCGCCAATTGCGTACTGAAATAGCTGACACTAAAATCTCGTTCGAACCATGAACGAGACTATTTAGAAATGAGCTAACCGAGTTATCTCAGGTTAGAACCACGTTTTCCGGTTGCGCTTTCCGTTCCGCTTGGCTAAATATCCTCCCGCCGTAGGGGCGTCATCTAGCGGCTAAGATTACGGTCTCCAAAACCGTCCACGGGGGTTCGAGTCCCTCCGCCCCTGCCAAACCCGGCGCGGTCGTAGCTCAGCGGTAGAGCGCAAGGCTTCCAACCTTGAGGCGAATAGTTCACGCGGGTTCGATCCCCGCCGACCGCTCCACGACCTTGCAAGCCAACCCGCGCGGCGTCTATGGCCCCATGACCATGCTGGGTGCCTTCGTCCGCAATTTCACGGCTATCTTCGTCATCGGGATCATCGGCTTCGCCGTGGTGCATTTGCCCGGCTTCCCGCTGCTGAACGGGGCGATCTACACGGCCTTGGTCGCCGGACTCGTCACGTGGGCCGAGCCACCTCCAAAGCCCAAGCAGCCCCGGAAGAAGCCCAAGAAAGCCTCCGCGCCGCAGGCTTGACGAATCCGTTCCACCAAGCGATGCTCGACCGGCGTGGCGGCCTCATTGAAGCTGGTCTAGCGCGGCTTGGGCCAAACGAACCCAGACCATTTCCGCCACGCGCTTTCCTCCCTCGGATGATCCTGATGGCTCAAAAGCAGTTCGAGATCGAATGGGACGGCGATGGCCGGAAGGCCACCTCCCCGCCCGATCCGCGTTACCCGGACGGCATCCACATCGACGGTGCCAAGGGCGCCACGCGGTCGTGCCTCATACGCCTGCCCTATCCGGCGGCGGGGTGTGGCAGGCACATGGTCCGCTGCAAGACCTGCGGTCTCACCGTGGCGGTGACGGCTGCCGGGAGGCCCGACGACCCACGCTCGGTACGGATACCCTGCAAGCCGCGCCTGCACTAAGCAGGCGTCATTGCTCGCGCTGAATCCGGAAACCCTCGTTCCGCAACTGCATCCACGACATGGATGCGTATTGGAGCATCCGCTCCCTCATGGATGCGTTCACATCCTTGAAGGAAGCCGGACCACAGGGCGGCGGGTTCATCTCATACGCACCGCGCGCCATCGCTTCGATGGCCGCGACATCCACCGGGTCGAGTTCCTTCAACAAATCCTCGACGGTCTCGTAGTCATCGGGATGAAAGGGCATTCCTCGCTCCCTGTGCTGATGGCAGCCATCATAGCGACGCCCGCCGTGCCGCACCAGATCGCCCTCGGATCAGATCACCTTGTGGCCGCCGACGCTGGGCGGCTGGACGGGTGCCAATGGCATTTCGTAGCCGCTTCGTCCCATTCCTCCGGGCTCAGGCCCACGGCCTTCGGACCGGGGTACGGAGCCCGGCCGCCGATAGGCCGGTTCTCGATATCGAAGCGCGCCGAAGCCCCGAACGAAGTCAGAATGTTGAAGTAGCAATACTCATTCTTCGGCACCGGATCGCCGCTCCGCTCGAAATTCCACCCCGTAATGACCGCGCCGCTCCGGAAGTCCACGGAATGGAATATCGTGTAGTTGGTCACGACCTTTTCGGTGCCTCCCCCGCCCGAATTCGTCAGCGCCGGATTGCGCGGCATCGCCATCAGCAGCAGGATGATGAAGGCAATCGCGGCGAGAAGGGCGATGTACGGTTGCCAGCCGTTCGGCTCCGCAGGCGGCCTGCTCGGCGGCGGGGCCGAAGGGCGGACTGGCGCGGGCGACGGCGGGACCGGCTTCGGCGCCTCTTTGACGGACGGCGGCACGGCTTCCCGCTTCGGCTCCATGATCCCCTGTGCCCGGCGCCGCACCGCCTCGTTGAAGAAGCTCCAATCCTCGGCGATGTGCTTGGGCATCAGGCCGCCTCCTGCCGGGCGTCACGCCGGGCCTTGGCGATCTGTTCCTCCGAGGCGTCGAGCGGCAGGAACACCAGCTTGAGGCGATCCACCGGGACCTCCCGCTCGACCACCTTCACGACCTCCCGGACCGGCAGGAGGCGCCGCCTGCGCCGCGCAAGGTAGCCCCGCAGGTTGCGGAGGATGCCGTGGCGGTGCTTGGCGATCTCCCGCATGTCCCGCAGGACCGGCAGGCGCCGCCTGCGCCGCGCGAGATAGCCCCGGATAGCATTGGTCAGCAGGCGGCGGCTCGGCCCGGCGGCCTGCTGGGCGGCGTAATGCATGGCGGCGATGACGGAGCCGATCAGCGCGACGATGGCGGCCAGAGACACCACGAATAGGCGTTTGGTCCGTTCCAGCGTGGTCCGGTCATGGTTGCCGAACAGCACCTTGGCGAGGCGGTGCAGTTGCGACCGCTCGATCAACTCGTCGCGTCTCTGGACCGCCTGCGCAACCGCCTCGCTGCCCTGCAAGACGATCCTCTGGGCGTTGGCAAGCTGCTCCCGTACCGTGCTGAGTTCCTGCTGCAACTGGCTCCGCTCCTGCTCCTTGGCGGCCAGTTCGGCATCGCGCTTCTGCCGGGCTTTCGCCACCTCGGCGTTGGCTGCCGCCTCCTGTTCCCGCTGCTCCTCGACGAGACTGGCGATGCGCCGGGCCACGGCATCGCGCTGCCGCTGGTAACTCCCGGCGATGGCCGAGACATTGCAGCGGGTCTCCGGGTTGTTGCGGCAGCGGATGCGCTCGCGGTTCACCGCCGCATCCCGCTGCTGATCGATGGACACTAACTCCTTCTCCAAGCGTTCCCGCTCGGCCCGGTAATCGGCGGTCCCGGTGCTGTTCCGGGCATCGGTGATATCCTGCTGCGCCTGCTCGCGGATGCCAGCAACCTCCTCGCGCAGCGCGGCCAGCCGGGCGGTGATTTCGTCCTGACGTGCCGTCAATTGCGGGATGCGCGTCTGCGCGACCTCCTGCGCATTGCGGCGGGCCTGCACCGCCTGTTCGGCATTCTCAACGGACCGGATACGCTCGTTGAAACCCCGTTCGAACCCGAACACGAAATTTTCGAAGGTCGCCAGCGTGACGGCCAGCAGCGCCACGAACGCAAGCAGGCGCCAGAACGTGCTCTTGACCCGGAAAGCCAAGCCGACCAACGGGATTTTCGTCAATTCGATGACCGTCAGCCCGGCGAATGGCAGGGTGGCGATGGCGATGGTGATCACGCCTCCATCACTTCCCTCGATCCCGGCGAAGATCGCCAGAATCAGTCCCATCACCACAGCGATCACCTCGACCACCCATGCAAAGACCAGTGTCTTGCTGGATGACATGCCGGACCTGAATATCCCGGCCGACGGTGCGGATTGCATACCCAGAGCCCTCGTTTCGGTACCGTTAGCTGATACCACCGGTTTGCGAGAAGGCAACCAAATTAATTCGGTATGCCCCGATTTTCCCGTGCAGCGGGACCGCAAAAACCTGTTGCACGGCAAAAGGGGTTACGGTATAAATATGATCATGATCACGATCCGCAACAGCAGCCGGTCCTATTCCTCGTCGTCCTATTGGGCGATGCGGGCGGCTGCGCGGATCGAGGAGACGGGTCGGTAAGACCTCAATCCAAGATCAGGCTGAACCGCCCGCCCGACGCAAGTCCGGCGGGTTTTTTGTTGCCTATGCGGGCGTAAGATAACGGGAAGTCGGCGTGGACTCCAAATCCATGCAGCAGAGGTTCGAGTCCTCTAGCCCGTGCCAGTTTTTCGGCCCTCAAGGAGGTGGGCCAGATGGGTTGAGACAGGGGCTCGGCAGAAGCGTGGCCGAGCGGTTGAAGGCGTCCCGTTGGAAGCGGGATAGGCGTGATGAGCGTCTCGCGGGTTCGAATCCCGCCGCTTCTGCCGAGCCCCTGTTGCACGATGGATGAGCAGAAGGGTGGCCGAGTGGTCGAAGGCACCCCGCTCGAAACGGGGCAGACCGAAAGGTCTCGCGGGTTCGAATCCCGCCCCTTCTGCTGATCCATCGTTTGGGAGAGTGGCCGAGTGGTTGAAGGCGCCTGACTGTAAATCAGGTCTGTAAAAAGCGCGTAGGTTCGAATCCTACCTCTCCCACCAAGGAAGGGTGTCAGAGTGGTTTATCGTGCCTCCTTGCTAAGGAGGTGGACCTTCGGGTCCCGTGGGTTCGAATCCCACCCCTTCCGCCAGTTTCACCGCCGTCCCCGCTCACCATCTTCCGGAGGGTGCCGAGGTTGGCTCCTCGACCGGTCTTGAAAACCGGGGTGACCGCGAGGTCAATGGTTCGATGCCATCACCCTCCTCCACGCTCCCGTAGCTCAGCCGTACAGAGCGCGCGGTTCCGGACCGCGAGGTCGCAGGTTAGACTCCTGCCGGGAGCGCCATCACCCGCATTGCGGAGCGCCGACACTTCCAGCTACCGCGACCAGCTTGCGATCACTTCTTCGGCCAGCCTACGAGCTTCGCCAGCGCATTGTAGGGTTCAGGCCCCACCGCCCGGAACAGGCGTTCCGGATCGACCAGCCGGGCATGGACGCGCAACCGGCTTTTCAGGAGGTTGGACACCGTTTCGGGATTCTGCGCCAATTCGCGCGCACCCCACGTCAGGAAATGCTCCGATTTCTTCCAGCGACGCTCGTCCTGCCCGTTGCTCAGCAGCCGGTACATCTTCCGGAGATATGCCTTACGGTACATCTCGGGATCGGCGCCGATCCGCAGCACATGGGCCATGTTGGCAACACGGCGGCGAATCTCCTCGAAACGCCGTTCATAGTCGGCGCCGCCGATGGAGCGGAACTCGAACACGCCGTTGTGGCGCGAGCGGATGGACCAGTATTTTTTGAAGAAGTGCTCGAAGTGACGGCCGATGCGCTTGAGGGTGTCGAACACCGCCGGGTTACGCAGCATTTCCGAGCTTGGCTCATTCCCATTGAAAAACTCGATCTCGTCATACAGGTGCTTACGCATCTGCTCCGCGTAGGAGTTGTCAAGCCGGTCGAAGATCGCCGCCACATATTGCTCGTCATAAAACAGGATCATCTTGAGGAAGTCGTAGTCCTCGTGATCCTTGCCCTCGATGCTGAGGTTGATATGGAGCCCGGTGCTCTCATTGGTCACATGGCCGCGCTTCCGCATCCAATCGAACACCGCGCGCATGGCTTCGAGACCATCGCCGATCTGGAAAACGGGGCTGACAACCTCGCCAGCAACCCAGTCAGTTCCCTCTGTTTCGATGGAACTGTCATTGATCACCCGCCACTGTGACGGTCTGCTGTCCGGGGCCGCCTCGAAACGCAGAGTGCGGTCGAGTTCATCGCGCGCTACCTCGCGGGTGTTTGCGTCGCGCACGCCGTCGGGAGTGGTGCGGATCAGGCCATCTTCCGTCCACCCGTGCAGCGGCCGGAGACCATAGTGCTTCAACAGCGTGACGGTGTCGCCGAATTCGGCTTCGATGAAGGAGTCCACGTCGGCGTCCCGATGCTCGCGCTTCCACGCCTTGTAATCCGCAGTCATCCGGCGGAGTGGCTCGCGTTCGAGATCGAGGTACTCGACGACTTCCCGCCACTCCGCCTTCTTCGGGTCAATCGTCGTAGCCTCCATTGGCCGCAGCAGCATCTCGGCCTCGAACCCCATGCGCATGGAAGGATCGTTGAGGACCTTGTTGAACTGATTGCGCGGGATGCTGTCCTCCCGCATGAGGAGTTCTTGGTAGCGCATGATTACTCCATATTGTCGGCCAGCAGCATTGGCCGCAGGGTTTGATCTGCAAAGCGCGCAAGGCGCTTGTCCAATTTGCGCCGGTTCTCGGGTGTCAGGTGCGCGATGAAATCCGCCGGAAAGGCACCGCGCAGATAGGCAACGATGCGTGCCGTGGGCTGCTCCGCCATCTTCCGCCGCATGGACTCCGAGGCATTGCGGAACAGATGCATGATGCGGGCGGTCGCTTCCTGATAATAGGCGTTGGTCTCCTGCGGATGGTTGAAGTATCCAGCGAAGTCGCCTTTCAGGAGGTATCCATCGGATGCGCTGTCCGGCTCCACCGTCTTACCCCGGAGCGCAGCTTTCGCCGCCCGCTTCTCGTAAGACCGCTTCCTGCTGCCCGAATCGCGCTTTAGCAGCAGGTAGTGGGTGAACTCGTGAATGAACGTGTCGCGCTCGGCATCCCATAGGTCCGCGAGATCATGGACATCGCCACCCGGTGGCAACATCGGGAAGTATATGATATAGCCGCCAGCGGGGTTCTCTCCGGCCGCCGGGGTGACATCCCCGCCCCGTGGTTCGAAAACCACCCAGAAATCGTCGTAGGGCGGTGCAAGGAAGCTCGACGAATGGATGCCGTATGCCCCTGCCCGACCGTTCGAGCCGTGGCACGGGGTGAGCATCCGGTCCAGATTGTCCGTGCTCAGGATGCGCCCGATGATCTTGAACACCGCCACGGCGGCGTCCCGCCACTGCTGGTCGCTCTCCTCGTCCTCCCGCAGGAGATAATCCGGCGTGATCTCGGCAATGCGCATCAGGCGATCCTTCTGACCGGGCCGACGATGCGCGACGCCGGGACCCGGAACTCCGCCTCGCCGTGCAGATATTTTTCAGTACCGTCGAGCCGGACCTTGCAGGCTACGATGCCGATATCCTTGATGTCGCGCTCCCGCAGGGCAGGGATCAAGGCTTCGGGGTTTGCGAACACGGGGTCCGCCCGCAGCTTGGTCAGGCCGAGATAGCCGCGATACAGGCGGATCACCTGCTCGGGCGTGTCCAGCGGTTCCCGGTGGCTGACGAAGAAGCTGGCCGCCCTCTTGGGGTCGATGCCCTCCGCCTCCACCCATGACAGGATGTGGCGCCGCGTCAGTTGGCCATGGATGATCATCCACATTTCGCGGAGCGCCCGCATGATGTCATGGGCAATCCGCAAATCGTGGGTAAAGCTGATCTCGTTCTGCGTACCATAGTTGCCGACGCCACGCCGGTCTGCTGGCTTCTCGGCGGAGAATCCTTCGCGGGCGATCTCGGTGGCATATATCGTGGCGTGGTAGAGGGTCTCGACCTCGTCATGGTCGGGCCGGTAATCGTCTGGGCGGTACTCGAAGCGAAGGCGCTTCGACAGGTCCAGCAACAGGGGCTTCATGCCCGCCAGCATGTCCTCGACCTGCTTGAGGGCGGAGCCGATGACGAGGTAGGCGTCCGCGAGACCCCGCGCCGCGCGGTATTCCTCGTCCTCCTCCGTTTCGGGGGTGCCCGGCGCATAGCCGTAATCCCGGAAACCGGCCTCAGCCTGCGGCATCAGCGCCAGAACCTCGCGCGCTTCATCATTGACCGGCCTGATGTGTTCCAATGTCCCGAGCACATACCGGAGGAAGTCGCGTACGCCGTACTTCCGCATGGACTCCAGATTATCCCGCAGGTCGCGCAACTCGTAGCACCGGTTCAGGTCCACCGAGTATGCGTCCGGCAGCCATGGGCGATCCCCGCCCCTCGCCTCCCCCAGCGCATAGCGAAGCAGGTAGTCGCCGTCGCCGCTGAGTTCCTTGATGGTCTCAACGGCCTTCTCAATTTCCGGGATCAGGCGGCTGAGCAGCCTGATCCGGGCGTCAAGATACGCCCCCATGTCGCGGGGATGATTGACGATCTTTTCGAGAAGGATTTCGGACGTATGCATACGCCTATTTACGTTTGCGCTGCACGCGCGTGCGCGAAGCGGCCTAAATATCAGGCCAATTCAGGAGCCTTTCCCATGTCCCCTGATCTCCGTCAACTGATCAATCTTGTAGAAGCAGCAAGTACCAGCGACACATTTACAGACAAGCCGACGGCCGAGCAGGTTGCACGCAAGGTCCGCTCGTTTTTAGAAGCGCACTGGACTGAATGGCACGAGACAAAGAAGGCAGAGCGGGCGAAATGGGCGGACACGCCCTACGAGTATGCCATGCCGAGCGAGCGCATGTGCCGTTTCACCGTTGCCTTCCTTGCCATCGTCCTACGGAAGGAGACGGGAGAGACGTGGAAGATCAGGGGTGGTAGCCCGTGGCCGCCGAAGTACCCGGATGGCGGTATGCTGTCCACCTCCGGTAATTGGGAAGGGCACTACTGGCTTGAGCGCAACGGGACGATCATCGACATCACCGCCGACCAGTTCGGCTATGAGCCTGTTCTGATCACCAGCAGCACGGACCCGCGCTACAAGCCCAACTACTCCCCGTCCGAAATCAAGTCGCATCTCGCCGATGCCCGGATTACGCCTGCCAAGTGGCTCGTCGCATATGCTCGGGAGACCGGTGCTGATCTTGACGAGGACGCGTCCGGAATGCCGCGCCGCCCGGTCATCGATACCCCGGAGTTCCGGCGTTGGTTCGCGGGCTCCAAGGCGGTGGATGCGCATGGGGAACCCCTGATCCTGTATCACGGCACCAGCAAGGACACCGATTTCAAGGCGTTCAAGGTCCCAAAGAACGGCGTGTGGTTCACCACCGATCCCAAGAGCGCCTCCGCCTATGCCGAGGAGAACGACAGTCAAGGCAGCAAATGGGACCCGGAGCGGCGCGCCTTCATGCGTACGCACACCGCGTCGCGCGTGATCCCGGTATATCTCAAGATCACGAACCCCAAGCGGTTTCCCAGCCTCCCCGAGGAGCTTCGCCATGTCCAGAACTACCGCAAGGCGCAGGGCCAGTTCTTCGACAGGCTGCGGGCGGAGGGCTATGATTCCGTCATCTTCGGCGACGACGTGTATGTGCTGCTCGACCGCAACGCTCCGAGCAAGATCAAATCCGCCATCGGCAACAAGGCATTCTCCGACACCAAGAAGAACATCCATGAGGCCGGGGGCCTCACTCCGCGCCTGACCGTCAACTCACCCGCGTTCCGCAACTGGTTCCGCGATTCCAAGGTCGTGGACGCGCAGGGCAATCCGCTGCCCGTCTATCACGGCACCGGCCGCCCGGATCGCGTCGGCACGCAGTTCCGCAAATCCCGCGCGACCTCCGGCCCGATGGCCTATTTCACTGACGATCCGGGCGTAGCGAGCGGTTATGCGACCAACAAGGCCGATACCAGCTTGTCCGACGATCAGAACCTCGGCTACTCGCAATGGTTCTGGGTGAAGGTCCCCGGTCGGCGTAAGGAAGTCTCCATCGACCGTGCGTGGTGGTTCCTACCGTATGACATGCAAAAGAAGATCGCTGTCTTGGCGCCTCGCGTCACTCAGAATGATGATGGCGAGATCGTACTTGGTGATGAGAGTCACACCACGGGAAACGGGAGCTACGACTACGAGATTCGGGCGGCGCGCGGCAATGCCCTTGCCGCTCTCGTCGAAAGCTGGCTCACGAGCGGTGTCCTGTTCGGCGAGGAGCGAGAGTTCCTGAAAGTCCTGCGTCTCGCGGGCCTGACCCTGCCGGTGCGGATGGCCGATCCCCGCGAGACCTATCCCTTCGTCTATGCCGTGTATCTCTCGATCCAGAACCCGTTGGTCACGACCGCCATTCCGCAGAACGTCCTCGACGCGCTCGGCAAGGAAGCCGCGCGGCGGCGTGCGCCCCGTCGGCGCATTGGCGCCGATGCATGGGACAAGCGGACCGTTGACCCGCGCCAGTGGTTCCGTGACCTCCTCGACGACATTGAGAGCACGAGTGGCGCACATTCTTGGACGACCATCCCCGACTGGGTGACCGAGACCCTCAAGCGCCTCGGCTATGACGGCATCAAGGATGTCGGCGGCAAGAATGGCGGCCCCGGCCATACCGTCTGGATTCCCTTCGAGGAGAATCAGGTCAAGTCGGCCATCGCCAATCGCAATTTCAACCCGGCGAAGAAGAACATCCATGAGGGTGGTGTCGAACTCGACGAGGACGCTTCGCACCTTGCGAAGCCGGTCAGCGCCAGCCAGTTCAGTATTTGGCTCGGCAAGGCATATGCCGAGGAAAATGGCCTCACTCCATATGAGGTCCGTGAGAAGGGCATCTTCGGCGGTGGCGTGGTCGATGACGACGTGGATGCCCCGATCAAGCTCAGGACCGAACTGTCGGATGAGGCACTGGATTTCGTGCGACACCACGAAGCCGACATCGCCAAGCTCGGCTGGCACCTGACCGATCTCAAGATGAACGCCAGCAGGCGCTACGGTGGAGGCATGTATCACCATGCCCGGTTCGAGCCGAGCTTTTCCGCGCCCGTCGCTGCGACGGGTGACCTCTGGCACGTCACCACCAAGGCCGCGCTGCCGCATATCCTGACCCATGGCTTGCAGCCGCGCGAGAGCCGTCATGGCTTCCGCTACCCCGCTCCGCGCATCTATCTCGCGACCAGCCGGGAGACCGCCAGCCGCATCATTGAGCAATTCCGGGAACGGGATGTCGCCTCCGGGCGGTCGCCGGGGGATTACATCCTGCTGCGCGTGACCGCCTCCGGCATCCGGCTCCACCGGGACCCGCAACTCAAGAGCGGCGTATACACCTATGATCCTATCCCACCGGAGGCGATCACCCCGGTCCCGTCAGACAAAGTGGAGGAGAGTGTTCTCACCGAGGTTGGCGAGCATGACCTGAACCGCTGCACCTCGGTGTCTTGCAACGCCATCCTGAACCACTTCAAGCTGATTCCTCTGAACAACAACGAAGTCCCGCGCACGGCGGCCGAATGCGTCCATAAGCTCGAAGGCCGGGGCTTGCGCTGCACGCCCGGCATGGACGATATCGGCCTCACGGTGAAGAATTTCGTCCGGAAGCACAAGCGCGGCGTGTGGTTCATCGGCACGAAGGGTCACGCTATGGCCTTGATCGAAGGTGAACTGATCGATACCGAGAACAAGGGGCCGGACAGCCGCGTCGTCGAGGTCTATGCGGAGGTCGGGCGCCCCGGTGCGCCACTGCATGAAAGCGATGAGGGCGAGGACTGATGCTGCTCTCCGAATTCGTAGGGTCGGTGCTGTTCGAGAGCACCGCCAACAACATGCAGGTGTTGCGCGACACCACCGACCCGATCATCCGGCGGAAATTCAGGGACAGCGGCCTCAACGAGGATTTCAAGGCGATCACACGGATGCGCGCCGTACAGGAGGCCGAACGGGTGCAGGGCCTCACCTTCCGCACCGAGACGCGAGGCTTCCAGCACGGCCAAAAGGACCTGACGCTGGTCGCCGAACTCGACGGTCGCCCCGTCGGGAGGATCGATTACTCCGTCTATGGAGGCGAGGTCAGCATCCAGTACATCAAGACGGCGGATGACATGACTCGGCGCGGCGTGGCAACGCAAATGCTGCAACGGCTGCAAGCCGAGTACCCCGACACGGAGATCGATTGGGGCAGTCTCACCGATGACGGAGCCAAGCTGTACGGCGCCGTGCCACGCGTCGAGGTGGACAACCCCGCCATTCGCCGCCGTCTGGACCTCTTGCCTCGGCTGAACGCGAAGCTCGCGGACTTGGAGCGGCGTTCCGAGGAGATCGTCGCGCAGGGCACACATCTCTCACCCGAACAGGAAGTCGAGATGGCGGCCGTCTGGGATGCCCACAACCGGATCAGCGACATGATCCGGAAGATCGAACGCCAGACCTACGGGAAACGCCGCACCAAGACCTTGATCCGACAATCCGCCTGAACGCCTTGCTTTGCGGTGAAAAGCAGGCGGTTCCTACCGGATATTACCGGTTTTCGCTCGGCGTTAAATAGGGCATCTGCGGCACAAAGCGAGATATCATGTTGAGGTTTTCCGGAATTATGGTGCGCGGCCGAATCTTTTTGGTTCGCGGCAATGAGGACGATCCCGGCAATGGCGGCACCGATCCGGCACCGACCGGATGGTGGGGGTTCAACGATACGGATGGTGGCGCATTTGTCATAACCACGAGTGCCGCTTCATTGACGACCGACGCGGGCACGTCGGATTGGGCGGAATTCAGCGACACCGATGGTGATGCCATGCTGATTCCACAGCCCAGTGCTGCCTCCATTGATGACATTGACGCCTCGGTATGGCTGAACTTCGACGATACGTTGGGAGACGCCTTCACTCTCCCACTGCCCGAAAGCGGCAGGCTCGCCACCTCTTGGGAGATCGCAGATACGGTCTGGTACGGCTTTGCCGATACCGAGGGCAGCGCCTTCGCTATCACAGCGGCTCCCGAGGCGACACTCGCCACCACTTGGGTTATCGCGGACACGGATTGGTACCGCTTCGATGATACCAAGGGCGAAGCTCATCTCGTCTCCCGGATCACGCAAGCCAGTATCTCTCCGGTCGATGCGTCGGTCTGGCAAAATTTCGACGATACCAAGGGAGACGCCCATCTGCTCGCCATCCCGGCGGGGGCGTCACTCGGAAACGTCCCTCCTCCGTCCGATTGGTTGGCCTTTGACGACAGCAATGGCGCCATCGCCGTCGCACTCGATTTGCCTGCCGAGATCAAGATCGAAACCGATTGGGTTGTCGTGCCCACCGTGTGGTGGAACTTCGACGCCACGGCGGTCGGTACCTTCATGCAGGACAATCCGTCCGCCACCACTGTCCGCACCGACTGGACCGTCGTTCCCACCGCTTGGTGGAACTTCGACGCCACGGTGGGCAACTGATCGGGCTGTCAAACTCGAATTTCAGCAAGGAACATTTCGATGGCGACTTTCACCATCCCCGCTCCCGTCGCGGGTGGCAGTTTCAGCATCAACGTAAACACCAGCGCATTGTGCCACCTCGGCGGCAACCGTTTTCTCACGATCTTTCAGCAGACAAACCCCCACCAAGTCTACGCGCGGGTGGTGTCCTATACCGGCCTGACGACGGCCCCCGCGACCGGCGACGCATACGTTATCCGCCAGAATACCGGTGGCACCACGTCCTACATTCGTGTTCTTCCCTTCAACAATGGAGCGTCCGCGCTTGTACTCTATGGTACGGGAACGGGCACGAATGTGACGTTGGACGCGCAATGGCTCAGCATTGACCCCGACACGGACGCCATCACCGAGGGCAGCGTCCAGAGCGTTGCTCTGGGCTATACCCCGGCCTCGGGGGCCACGTCAGCATTCGCCATTTTCAAGCTCTCGGAAACACGGCTGCGGATGGTCCTTGCCACCGCATCGGATTCCTACAGACTCGCGACACCGGCTGTCGAGATCAACGGCGCGGTCACGCTTGGCTCTCTCACTCCCATCACCGGCAAAAACATCACGTGGGTTTCAATCCCAAACACCGGAAATACGATGGAGTGGATTACCAGCGGTAGCACCCAGATTGCCTTCCGTGTCATTGATGGGAACGGCGCGACTGTTTCTGACATATCCATGCCTGCGAACTTTGGTCAAACCGCAATTCCAAACATGCTGTCGGTGGCCTCCACCAGACGGGCGGTCACCTGCCTGAATGGCACAACCATTCACACGATCACGGATGGCGTGCTGTACCCGGCAATTTCGACAGGCGGGAATCTCATGAATACCGTCAATCTGGTTCACGCCCTCGACGAGCACCACGTACTCCTTCTCTATCTCCCCACGACCTCTCCCACCGCCCGTGTCATTCGCATCCTCTCCGATGGCATAGCAGAGATCAGTCCCCCGACATCGCTGTCGGGCGGACTGCCCATTCCCATGGGCACGGTCACGACCAACAAATCGTGGTACGCTAACGCGTCGCGCTTCCATGAGGGGCTGTACTCCATCGACGAGAACACAAAGCTGGTCTGGTTCACCACGCAGAACCAGATCGGATATACCGTGCTTGCCGCGCAATAAATGAATTCATTTAAGAAAGGATTTTGCAAGTGGCCAGTTACCTGATTTCCACGCCGATTGGCGGTGGCAGCTTCAACATCACCAACGACAACAGTTCATGGTGCCACCTTGACGGCAACCGCTTTCTGATCGTGTTCGGGCAGCAGAACCCCAACCACTGGTATGCACAGGTGGTCACCTATAACGGTCCCACCACACCGCCCACCACAGGCGAGGCGCGCATCATCTGGCAGAATATGGCGGTCCGCCCGAGCTATGTGCGGGCTTTGGCGTTTGATGGCGGAAACTCCGTCCTCGTCCTCTATGGTGTCGGAAATGGCGCGAATTCCGCCATCCATCAGCAATGGCTTACCATCGATCCGCTGACGGACGAAATTTCGGAGGGGAGCGTGATGCGGGTTGCACTCGCCGTCACTCCGGGTACCAGCGCCTCCGCTTCGTTCAAAGCCGTCAAGCTTTCGGAGACCAGACTGCGTTTGAGCTATAACGATAGCAGCACCAGTAATTACCTCTGCACACCGACCGTGGAGATCGGTGGCGCTATCGAGATCGGCTCCACCACCAACTATACAGGCGCCGGTTTTTTGACGGCATGGTCCCCGGTACCGAACACGACCGACATGATCGAATGGCTCTCGCTCGGCTCCAGCAACCTAATCGCCCTCAGGGTTCTGGATAACGCTGGCGAAGTGGTTACCGACATCAGCGGGACCTTGGGGTCGGGCGCCGCGCCTTCCGCGCAGCGTATCGCGGCCTCCGCCGGGCGCGCCTTCATCAGCCTGTCCAATGGCGTAAACCTGCAAACGATCACGAGCAACGCGCTCAACCAGCCGATTCAGACCGGCGGAGGTACCATCAGCGGTGGCCTCGACATCTTCTGTGCTCTGGACGACAATCATGTTCTTGGCATCAGGACAGGTCCGGTCGCCCAGTCAACCGCATATGCGCGCGTTTTTCGCATCCTCTCGGATGGCGTAGCTGAGGTCAGTGCCCCGACAAGCATGGAAGGCGGTCTCCCGCTCAACATGGGAACGCTTGACGGGATCAAAGGCTGGTACAATACCTCCAACCGGTATCATGAAGGTCTGCACTCCTACGATGTGAACACCAAAATCCTGTGGTTCACCACGAACAATCAGATCGGCTACAAAGTCCTCAAGGTCTGATGAAAAAGGGGCGGGATTACTCCCGCCCCTTATCTCGCCCTGCGTCGCTGTTTCAGGTCATCGGCCACCCGCGCCCAGCAACATCCCGACGACCGTGCGGCGGGCGGCGGCAGGCAGTTCCCTTATTACATCGATCACCGCGATCTCCTCCGGATTGGTGAGCACAACGGCCTCGATCCGAGTGCTTGCGCGGCGCGATTTTGTGCGCCGGGTGATTCTCGCCGGGGCACGTACGCTAGACCTGCGCGCCGTCGTCCTGCGTGTCTTGGCCCTACGTGCTTTCGGTCTCTCTGCTTCGGTCGCACCCCGCGCCTGACGCGCACGAGGCTGCCGGTCGGAATATGCGATCTCCTCTATGTCGAGGCCGAGCGCAGCCGCGAGCTTCTTCGCACGGTCGAAATCCGGCAGGGATCGTCCGGTTTCGTAATTCCTGATGGCAACACCCGAGACGGCAAGCCTGCCGAGGCTTTTGCCGAGCGCCGCCTGCGACAAGCCCTTCTCCTCGCGGGCTGCCTTGATTATCGCATTCTGATGTTCGCCCTGAGCCATGTTCCGTCTCCTCTTAAATGGTATCGTCAGGAGTAGGAACTGTAATCCGGCTTGACAAGAGTCGCCGGACCTTCCGTGCAAGTGAAATGAGCGTGTGTCGCTTTGGTTCTCCGGGCTGTCACCCAAACGCCAACGCTCAGATGCCGGTCCGCGTTAGAGCAGCGCAAACTTTGATGTCGTCAATCTGCGTGCAATCCTGAACGACCAGAAAAGAGCAGTTGATTGCGGAGTTGAAAGTATGATGAATTGCGTAGTTGAGGCCGGTGAGGCGCTCCGCAATAAGCGGGTGCGGAGCCGTCCCGCCGATTTCAATGACGTGCGACCGTTTCGGAATCTGCGCTGCTGCTTCGACGAAGGCTTTGGCGTGTCTTTCCTGCTGGAACCATACCGATCTGTGGGAAGTGGTCACAAACCAGTCCCTTGAAGTGAAAACGACAAGACCCAAAAGGTGATCGGTGATGTACACCTCGTCCCGGTCAAATCGCTGTAACCAGCCGTTCAGGAGTTCCATCTCCATCTCCGATTCGTTCATAAGGCCGATACCGATCCAGCCTTCCTCAGAGATGGGGCATGGAGGTACGAAATCAGGGCGCATCACCCGGCGCCATTTCAGCCCGAGGTCATCCACACGCTCGGTCAGTTCATTAAGGTCCGACATCAGGGCGTCGCCTCGGAGGTCTCCGCCCGCAGCAACGAAGCGGCTTCCTCGGAAAGACGCTCGATCTCGTCACCGCTCACACCGGCCAGACGGAAGATGGCATCCATCAGGTGATCGGACCGGACCGGTGCCCAAGCCGGGCCGGTACCATCGGCACAGGTCATGGCGCACAGCAGGGCAATGCTTTCGATGCCTTCGCCGAGCTTCACCAATTCCTGCTTCGCCTTTCCGAGGCGGCGGATCGCCAGCATCTCGTTCTTGCGGTCGCGGTCGCCAACCACGATGATGAAGGGAACCTTCTGGGCCGAATGGTCCCGCACCTTGGCACTCAGGTTCTCGTCCCTGAGGTCGAGGCTGGCACGAACCCCGGCGTATTCGAGCTTGCGGACGATGCTCCGGGCATAGTCCTCGACCAGCGGGTCCGGCTTGACTGTCAGGACGGCGGCCTGCACGGGGGCGAGCCAAGCGGGTAGGTTGCCCTCATAGTGTTCCAGCAGGATGCCGATGAACCGTTCGATGCTGCCGAGGATGGCCCGGTGCAGCATCACGGGAGTATGGCGCCTGCCATCCTCGCCCGTGTACTCGGCGCCGAGACGGCCGGGCAGCAGGAAATCAAGCTGCAAGGTCCCGCACTGCCATTCGCGCCCCTTGAGGTCGCGGAGGGCGAATTCGAGCTTCGGGCCGTAGAAGGCACCCTCCCCCGGATAGACCTCGAAATCGAGCCCGGCGGCCTTGGTCGCCTCCATGAGCGCCGCCTCGGCCCGGTTCCACATCTCGTCGGTGCCGCCGCGCATCTCCGGCCGGGTCGAAAGGCCGACCTTGATGTCGGTGAAGCCGAAATCGGCGTAGACCTCGCACAGGAGCTTGATGAAGCGTGCCGTCTCGCCGGTCACCTGCTCCTCGGTGCAGAAGATGTGTGCATCGTCCTGCGTGAACTGGCGGACCCGCATGATGCCATGCAGTGCGCCGGAGGGCTCGTTCCGGTGGCAGGTGCCGAACTCGGCCATGCGCATCGGAAGCTGCCGATAGCTCACCGTCTGGGCATTGAAAATCTGCACATGGCAGGGACAGTTCATCGGCTTTACCGCCAGATCGGCATGGGCGAGCGAATTGCGGGCATGAACCCGACCCGTCTCGTCCGTGGCCTGATCGGCGAGCAGGTCGCCTGTGCAGAACATGTTGTGCCGGTAGTTGTCCCAATGGCCGGATGCCTGCCAGAGCTTGCGATCCACCATTTGCGGGGTCTTGACCTCGGCATAGCCGCCCTTGCGTAGCCGGTCGCGGATGTAGGTCTCGATGGTCCGGAACAGGGTATGGCCGTTCGGGTGCCAGAACACTGATCCGGCGGCCTCCTCCTGCACGTGAAACAGGTTCAATTCCCGCCCCAGCCGACGATGGTCGGTCGGCGGCAGACCTTCTTCGGTCATCTCAAATGGCCTCCTGCAATGGCGGCACCATACCAGACGGGCCACCGGAATGGAACTATTAAAATATGGTAGAGTCGTACCGATTTTTTTTCGTTGACTTCCTTCCGGGTTCGGTTAGAAAGGCCCCGAGACGAAATGCGGGGGAGTTGGTTGAGGATGGAGCCGCGCGACGCCGCAGGGCCGGAAGTCGAGCCGCTTCCCACCGCACCGGTTTCGGCCCTGACCGGGCCGACCCAGCAGCCGAAGGACAGCAGACCGTTGATGACCAGCGAAAAGAACGCCTTCAATCGCGCCATCCGTGTGGGCGGCGATGATCTGTATCAGATCAAGTTCGCCCTCGACCAGATCGCCGCGAAGGCGCTGCCTCTGACCCCGGAGGCGAAGGAGGTCGTCATCTCCCGCGCCGACTATTTGCGGCTCATGGCGATCCGCGACGACCTGCTGCCCAAAGGGGAGACGCAGGAGGTACACGTGCTGGCGAAGCACCCCCGCGCGCCGACGGAGGAGAAAGCACAGCCGGTCGAAATGTCGGTGCAGGACCGGCAGCAGATCGAGGCCGTGGCCGATGGCGATCCCGAGTCTGAGGTCCGCCTGATCGAGCAGGCCCTCCACGAAGCCTATCCCTGAGAACAGAAAGGCGCTCATCAATGAGCCGTATCCACTACGTCATGTTCGACGCCGAAACGCGGAAGGAGGTCGGGCACATCATCGACGACCACGCGCCCCCCCATCGGAACGGTGTTGCACATGCCGACCGAGACTCGGCCCGGAACCAAAATCCGGGTCGTACACAAGGACATGACGGGCATCTGGTAGATTGTGTCGTCACCGGAAATCGCTTTCACGGCCCAGCTAACTGGGTTTGTGCAGAAAGTGTGGGTCCGGCGGGTCGGCATCTGCGACCCGGTCGAGAACGAGGCGGTGTGGATGGAGGACTGGGAGGAGCAGCCTCCCCACCTGCCTCCGCCTGCCTGAAATATCGAACAACTCGGTTCATTGCACCAGATTTTTCTTGACGATCTGGTGCGATGCGGTAGAACGGGTCAAAAGCGATTTGGAGACGGTCATGAGCCTGCAAAGCGCGGCCCGCAAACTGCAACACCAGTCTGGCCGGGAGTGGGGTGCCTATCTCACCCCGACCGAGATCGTCGCGCTCACGACCGCCGGGGCTCGCCCCACCGTGGGTAGCCGCAGCCTTGTCGAGCGGGCCAAGCAGGACGTGGTGGGCGGCAAGAGCAACCCGACGTGGTTCTACTGCACGCTCGGGGACAACACCGAGGCTGCCAAGGCGGTCCGCAAAGCGAAGGGCTGACACTCATGGGTTTCCGTAATCGCGGCGGTGGCGCCACGCCGTACCGCCAGAAAATGAAGGGATACCGGCCGACGAGAGTGGCTGCATACCTCGGTCTGGCGGCGCGCCAAATCGAAGATGACGCCCTACCTCAATGACCTACTCGGTGAGGGGCGCTGGCGCGGAGGCCCAATGCGGGCAGGCCGGGTTGGGTCCGCATAGCCGTCATTGACCCGACGGCGGAGACGATTCTGCCTCTGCTCGGCGCGCGGCAATCCAACGCGAGCGATGTACACGGTCCCCGCGACGCGCCCACCTGACAACGCCATTTGAGAACGACACCATGACCGACGACATCATCGGCATCCCCGGCGAGCGCAGCGAGGACGAGCCGCGCCTCTATCTTCTGGTACGGGAGGACATCACCATGTCGCCCGGAAAGGCCATGGCGCAGGCCGGGCACGCGTTTGTGGGTGTGGGTGTGGTCGAGGCGGCGCGGCGAGCCGGTCACCCCGGCCTCGAAACCTATCTTTCCGGCCAGCAGGGGAAGATCGCCGTCCGGGCCAAGAACCTGAACGCCATCCGGCGTGCAGCCGAGGAATGCCGAGCGGCGGGCCTCCCGGTCTGCGTGGTGACGGATGCCGGACGGACCGAGTTCACAGAGCCGACCGTAACCTGCATGGCCGTTGGTCCAACACCCCGCAGCGGCCTGCCGAAATACGTGCAGCGGATGCGCCTTCTCTGAGGCGCACCGCTTTTCGCGGATACCCGTACCGCAATCCTGAGGTTCTCCCGATATAAGGATAGAAAGGCCAGATTCCATGTCTCAGACCCTTGGTGACCGCCTCCGCGCCCAGATGGCCGCCGTCCCCCGCGTGCATGTCACGCGCAAACAGGCGTGGATCGACGACGCCATGGAGGCGACCCGGCGCCACAAGCGGGCGATCCGGAATGCCTTCGAGGACATCAAGGAGAGCGTCATCTCCGCCATCGAGCGCAGCCGTCCCCTCCGTCCTTTCAGGCTCCCGTCGGTCTTTCTGGAGAACGGGCAATATCGGACGCCCATCAGCGCGCCGGAGCATCCCGACCACCATCTGTGGCGGGATTTTGCCGCGTGGCTGGATGAGAACGGCCTGACCGCCACAGTCGCCTATGACCATGACTGCGCCGGGATGGAGGGCTGGTTCAACCTCACGGTGGAGCCTGCCAAGGGCACCATGACGCCTGTGGAGCGGCTCCTCGCCGACGCAGCTTCGGCTCTGGACAGCCTCCGGACCGATGAGGCGCTCGCGCATCTGCTGGCGGCGCTTCGCGAAGCCTGCACCAGCGGCGCACCAATCACGGATGAGGCCGGTCTCATCGACCGGATGATCCGTCGCGTCAAGGAGACAAGGCCGGACGGCATCGGCCGGTTCATTGAGGGCGACCGGTGACGGCATTCCTGCCGACCGGTCTCGCCTCGGTTACCGAAACCCCCTTTCAGAAAGGCATTTCCATGTTCTATAGTGCGAGCATCGACTTCAGTACCCTGCGAGGGATGACCCTCACCAAGATCGAGAATCGTGGCGACAAGCTGATCTTCACCACAGAGGACGGCCGTCGGTTTCAGATGTACCATCAGCAGGAGTGCTGCGAGATGGTGGAGATCGAGGACATCGTGGGCGACCTCAATGACCTGATCGGCAGCGAGGTCCTGCGTGCTGAGGAACGTAGCGAGAGCGGCGCCGAAGGGTACAGTACCTACACGTGGACCTTCTACGAGATCGCTACCATCAAGGGCTCGGTGACGATCCGCTGGTACGGCTCCTCGAACGGCTACTACAGCGAGGCCGTGAACTTCGAGGAAATCCTACCCTACGGCGCCCACTGAGGCGCCAGATCACCATCCAACAACCCACGCCCCGGCCTCGGCGGCTCGGTTCAAGGCTTCACCTGCCGTGGACCGCAGATCGTCAAGCTCTGTCAGTCGCAGTCCCGGCGCCCTTCGGCTGCGTCCTCCTGCAAGAAGCGCCGGATTTCGGGGTCGGTGGTATTGTTCCAGTCTCGATTGTTGTCCACCGGTTGGGCCTTGGCGCCAAGGCCCGATCTCCCCAGATCAAGGCGCAATGCAATAATTGGCCTTAAAACCGATTTTAGTTGGTCGAACAATGCTATTGCAGAAGCTCGCTGGAGCGAACCTCATCCATCCACCGAAATGGCTGATCGCCAATACCCAGTACCTCACCATCATGGGTTCGGCCGCGTATGGGGTCGATGGCTCCTCCTCGGATGTGGACGTGTATGGTTTCTGCATCCCACCCAAGGAACTCGTGTTCCCCCATCTGGCGGGCGAAATCCCCGGCTTCGGGCGGCAGATTCAACGGTTCGAGCAGTGGAGCGAGCACCATGTCCGGCACCCCGACCGCGAGGTGGAATATGACTTCGCGGTGTATGGGATCGTGAAGTACTTCCACCTGTGCATGGAAAACAATCCGAACATGCTCGACAGCATCTTCACGCCGCGTCGGTGCGTGCTGCATTCTACGGTGATTGGTGAGCATGTCCGGGCGAACCGTCGTCTGTTCTTGCACAAGGGCGCATGGCACAAATTCAAAGGATATGCCTACAGCCAAGCGAGCAAGATTCGGAACAAGGTGAACTACGCGAACGAGAAGCGCGCCGCCGATATCGAGAAGTACGGTTACTCCACCAAATTCGCCTATCATCTGGTGCGGCTGCTCAACGAGGTCGAGCAGATCATGGTCGAACACGATCTCGACCTTGAGCGGAACCGGGAGCAGTTGAAGTCGATCCGACGTGGCGAGTGGACCCGTGAGCAGATCGAGGAATACTTCGCCATGAAGGAGCGGTCGCTTGAGGAGGTGTACGCCAAGAGCACGCTGCGGCACGCGCCCGACGAGGAGCGGATCAAGCAGGTGCTTCTCGAATGCCTTGAGGCACATTACGGCAGCCTGTCCACGGCGGTGGCGCGCAACCCATCCCTTGATGCGCTGATCGGCGACCTGCGGGCGGTTCTGGACCGCTATTCGCCATCGGCCTGATGAAGGCCGAGGCTAAATAGCCGCACAGAAAGGCCCATCATGACCGATACTACCATCTACGAAGGAGACCCTTGGCACGCGGATGAGAGCGAGGATGCCGTCCGCATGTTCCGGGGCGCTTCTCAGGTGTTCAAGGCGCCCAAGCGGAGCACCGATCTCGCCGAGTACTGGCCGAGCCCTGCGATGCTTCGCTGGATGCTCGACGTGATGAACAAAGCTGAGGCGGAGGGCAACATCCCTCCGGGACCCTGTTGAGCAGCGAGAGCTTACGGACTCTGGTGATGGCCTGCGGCTTGGTGCTGCTTGCGGATATCATTGGCCCGTTCGTCATGCCAATCTTCGGACTGACCTACGGCGGCGCCTTGGCCTTCACCACCGAATGTCTAGCCGCCGCGCTCGGCTACTTCGCGCAGCGCCCTCATTCCCGGAGCCATGCACCCAGTTGATCGCGCCCCGTCCATCGGGCTTCAAACAGGTCGAGACGTACTGGCGCCCCTGACGGCGCTTCTCGGACGGTACAGCGCCATCCTCCACAACAGCAGCTTCGCCTACGAGCGCATCGGCCACGAGTACCTCATCACCTATGACGACGACCATGCCGGTGAGGTCGATCAGGCCGTTTCCAACCTCTACGAGCGCATCTACTACACGGACGAGCGCAACCCGGCGCACTCCTATCACGACATCGAAGTCGCCGACTTCCGGATAACGCTTCTGGAAAACTTCAAGATGTTCGGCACGGGGGAGGAGACGATGTTCTGCCCGATGCGCCTGACCTCCATCTCGCGCCACGGAACCAGCATCGTTGTCGCCTCGGTGCCGGTATGCCATGTCGCGCCGGGCGTGGTCTCCGCCCGGCTTGTCGTCGGTGGTCCCTGCTTCGAGACAGTCAGGTCGTTCCTTGCCAGCGCCGTGTTGCTGGTCTAGGCCACCCCCTCGAAGCACCTCTTGACGTGGACGAGGACTGTGGGTGATTCGAACGTGATCCATCACCCGTCGCGCGGGTCATTGCAGGCTGATCGCCTCATAACTCCATGGCTTCGATGGCAGCGACGAACTTCTGCACGTCGATGGCATAGAAACCTGCACTATTGATGCAGTTGATCTCGATGACACGGTGGCCCTCCGTGGTCAGCGCCACATCGATCACGAAGGCCCGCGCAGGCTGCCAGAGGTCAACCATGCTCTGCGCATAGGCGATGGCGTCACCGTCCACATGCGGCTGGTAGACCACACGCGGGCCGATCTTGTAGACCGACTGGGTGACCACCCGGCCGTCCACCACGAAGAACCGGTACTCTCTGAGAATCTTCTTGACCGGACCGTAGGAGACCATCGTGTCGCCACTGAGGGAGGTATAGGTCTCGTTCAGGTCGATCACCCGGCGCCGCCAATCGCGGAAGCTGTCCCAGTCGATCACCGTCCCCGCGAACGCCTTGCTGTCATCGCAAGGCCGCAAGAAGAACGGCGACCAGACGGGTTCGACATCCGCAAAGCGGCAGATGCGCGCTTCGGCGTTCAGGAGGTGGGCGCCGTAGTGCTTCTGCCAGACCCGGTAGTCGTGGTTCTCATTCAGGAAGCTACCGGGCGTCCAACCACGCTGCTTGGCGATCTTGGACAGCCCCGTTGACCCGCTGACCATCACTGGACCGGCCGGGTTGACCTGCGGAATCATCCGCTCGGCCGGATCGAGATGATCGCTGAACGGCAGCACCTTGACCACATCATGCGGGATCGCCCGCCGCTCCGAGGTGTCGAGCAGGCTGACGAAGCCATCCTCGCGGTGGAGGTTGTCCTGAATGATCCAGTGCATCAGCCTGTTTTCTCGACATCACGGTGCCGGTTTCGGCCGGAAATCCCGCACGGCATCAGCGGCGAACCTTGTCGTGGACAGTGACCGTAAGGTGGCACCACTTCCCACTATAGCTGCGAAGCTCCTCGATCACGTCGTGGCCGCCGACCCTGAAGTACTCGTCGGTCCAGAGATAGCCGGTCATCTCCGAATAGCGGTGGAAGTACCGGTTTTCGGCTTCTCCCTCGTGGGTTACGCCACATATGCGGGCCACCAGCATCGAGACCAACTCGTCCTCACTGAATGGCTCGTCGGTGATGTGGTAATTCACCGTGATCTGCTTGTGGCCGTACCCGGTCACGGAATAGACCTGCGCCGCCAACGGGGGGCCGAAGCGGCCGGTTCGATGGTCGATCAGATAGAGGGCATTGTTATAATCCCCGTCCGATCCCAAGACGATCCAGCCGCAAAAGGTGTATTTCCGATCCTCCATGGGACGGTCGTCGGGCGGAGACTGGACGGATACCGTCCGAGGGAAGGTGACGCCCAGCAGTTTCGCCACGTTCTCGCCACCGAACACGCGCTCATAGCTCGTCTTTGATGCCGTCTCCTTCCAGTATGCCACAGCACGGTCGCCCGCTCCGTCAGGCGCCGGAACCGTCGCATAGAGGAGGCTTTTCGAGACTATTCCGTGCTGCTGGACCGGCTGGACCTGATTGCGATCCTTGCCGGATAGGCGACCCATGCCCGTTTTGTAGTCGAAGTACCCGAGATCGTCGAGCAGCCAGTCCGGCAGGATGGCGCCGCTCGGGATGCGGACCGCAAGGTCACCGGGCTGGAAAGGATGGGAGCCATCGTCCCGCTTTGCCACGACGACGGTTTCCTCGGTCGCCCCGCTGGAATCGCCTGCCGGGAGCGCGACGATCACAAGGGACAGGCGGTCGGCGTTCGGGTGATCCTCGACGCGCGCGACCTTGCAGACAAGGCAGAACGACATGGCTTTCTGAAACTCCGTTCTTTTTACTGAATATCAGTGGTTCGGGTAACGGTCAAGTATAAATATCGGGCACTCATTTGAAAAAGCCCGCTACCATGGATATGCGTACCCTGATCACTCTAGTGGAATCCGCCTCGGTCGTCGCCGAGCGTGCGCCGGAGGCGACTGCCGGGACTTCCCCGGCCGACAAGTTCATCACCATTGCCTCCACTGCCGTGGAACGGACGCAGGGTGCGGGCTATGGCCTGCAACTGACCAAGGTCGGCCCGGACCGGGTCCGCTACGCGCTGGATGGCCTGCTGACGCAGGGCTATCGCACGGCGAAGGACAAGGCGGTTGCCAAAGTCCTCTTGGACCTCGCCGACCGCCTTGGCGTTACTCTGGTCGCCAGCCCGACCCGCGCCGCGAGCGGGTTCCGCCACTGATCGGAGAGGGGTCAAGGCCCCTTCCCTGATTTCATCGAACCAAGCTGAAACGCTTGGTGATGGCGCGCGCCTCCTCCTTCGTGCAAGGCCCGATGCCCAGCGCCGTGATGATGGGATTGCCGTCGAAATGAGGCGGCATGATATGGTTGCGGTCGATGATGAGGCTGGTGATCAGCCCGGCCCGAACGGCTTCGTCATGCGCGCGCAGCAGCGCCGCCTCGTTCTTGGCCTTGAGGATGATCTGTGTGCCGAGGAAGTCCGGCCCCTGATAGAGCCGCAGGCGTTCGGGGTCATCCCGTCCCGCGATGATGGCGCAGTTCTTGGCTGCGTGGCAGCACTGCGAGGCCATCTTGCCCGGAGGCATGTCGAGGTCGCCACGGATGATGGCGTAGATGCGGAGCTTGTCGCCCTGCCGGATGTCGTCCTAGGTGAAAGCGGTCATGGTGTGCTCTCCTGCACAAATTGGTTACACCAAACTGATTTACCCGGCCGGGCACCGCCGGGTCAAGGTCATTGCGGAACCGGCGCCCGGATGTCCTGCCGACAGGCGTCATGGGCGCGCCGCACCATCCCGACCAGTGTCGCATCCACCTCCCATGCAAAGTCCTCATTGGCCCGCGACAGGCGCCGCGCCGGACTGTCGGGCTCCTCGTGACAGGCCGGACACATGTTCACCGATGTATAGGAGGCCATGTGCAGGGCCGTGATGGCGGCCATCTCGGCCTGCTCCTGATCGGTGAGGGTGATCGCCTCGTCCTCGGCGATCATGCGCCGGATCACCACCTCGTCGCCGCCAGCGATGCGCGTGCAGGCCCGCACGAGAAGGGCCTTGAAGGCGCGGTGCTTGGCGTAGCTGTATTCGACGCAGCACGGCGGGTATCCCAGCAGGCGGGCCTCCTGCTCGACCGTGACCCGGCCTCCGGCCGCGTTGATCTCCCGCACCTCGCGGGCAATCTCCCGGTCCATGGTCACATAGAGCGCCTCGCCGCGCGGGTTGTCCCATGAGTGGCCCGCAAGCTCCGCCAGCCATGCCGGAGAACCCTCATAGGGATTCGCTGCCGTCCACATAGGCCCCCACTGCGCCACCGCCTTGTGGCGCCGGGCGAGGCTCACGACCCGTTCCGCCCAGCCCGGCGGCCCGAAGCCCCGCATCAGGTAAACCGGCTTCCTCCCGGCCAACGCCAGCAGCAGGTCGAGGATTTCCTGCGGGACCATGATGAGGTCCGGTCCGCGCAGGTCCGGCAGGAGGGCACGCAGCCGGGCGGAGACCCCGTGCAAATCCTTGACGCCCGGTATCACGCGGCGGCCTTCTGGGTATCCCGCCCGGACATCTCCATTCGATAGAGCACGACATCGGCGGCGGTGCTGAACAGCCAGCCGCCATGGATACGGTACACCAGCCCCGCGCAGTGCGTGGTGATCCACGACCACTGCGGCAGGATATTTTCGAGGATGCGCACCTCCTCGTCCGCGCCACCGAGACTGCCGCCGCAAATTCCCAGCAGGCCAGCCAGACGCTCGGGGCGCTCATCCAGATACCGGTTTGGATCGCGCAGGAAGTGCGCTTCCCCGACCGGACCATTGCCGGGTGAAGGCAGGTACGCCCGGTGCGGGTCCACCAGACCGAATGCCCTCCGGTATCGCGCCCACTACTCGGCAAACCGGTCGCGGTCGCCCCGGTTGGTGAACATGGCGAAGGGCTCGTACCCGATCTCGCCGACGGGCGGCTCATCCTTGGCCTTCACCCCCGAAATCCATGTTTGGAGATGCCAGCGCCCTTGCAGCGTGGAGCAGTCGAGGTCCGCCGGATACAGGACCTCGCTGGTTCGCAAACTGACGTGCCGCGCTTCCCGCTCCATCTCTTGGGGCCGTCTCACCATACCCAGACTCATCGATTTCAGTCCTTCTTCCGGGGCGCTGATGGATCGAACATCGCACGCTGCTTGGCAGCATCGTTGAGGTGTTGGATGTGCGCTTGGAGCTTGCCTCGGCGATGCAGGGCAATAGCCTGCGCCTCGTCGATGCCAAGCTCGCTCAGGGCCATGCCGACATCTTCCAGCGCCTCCGAGCGGCTGCGCGGGATGCTGCCGAGGGCGGTCCGCGCCATCCCGGACAGTTCCGCGAAGTCCAGTTCCTCCAAGGTAGTTGGTATGTCCGCTTCCTTCTCGATCCGCTTGCGGGATTCGACCAGCCGGTCCTTGATGATGTAGCCAATCGAGGCATCACCGCGTTCGAACTCGTTCACCCACCAGCGGGCCGCGCCACAAATAGCACACCGCTCGCGCGTGGGTGTCTCCGAGACATAGGCGTGCTCGCAGTTAGGATCACCGTGCTTCCGGCTGTGCTTCCAGTGTCCGATCACTTCATGTCGGCGGCGCGGAATGGCCTCCGTCATCTGCCGGATGATACGCGCTTCGACGATCTTGCGCGGCAGCTTGAGCGAGACCAGCCAATGGTCGAGGAAGGGCACGATGTTGCCCCCGACCATCCGCGATTTCCCGGCGCGATAGGTCTGCTCGCTCTCCACATAGTCACGCGCGTTGATGAGCGCGAACAGCGATATCACGAACCGCCACGTGCCCGAATTCTCGATGACCTCGGTGCGCATGATCCGCTGCAACACGTCCCGGTTTATGCGCCCGTCTCCCGCCAGCGTCCGCCGGATCAGCGGCGCCATGAAGGGCGTCAGGACATTGGTCGCATGGGCGGCCAGTGTGTCGCAAAGGGCGATCCGGTGCTGGACCTCCTCCTGATCGTTGCGATCCGAAACCTGCCCCACATAGGCCGAGCCAATGAGGGTCTTGCGCACATAGTCCTCGGGGAGATCGGCAATCTCCGCGATCTGGCGCTGGTCAGCCGTCAGGGGCAGGCCCGCCACCGGGTGGTCGAGATGGTAGACGACCGAGATGGGCGAGACGCCCACGGCCTGCCCGGCCCCGCGAGTTTCGCCGGTAATCAGGCCGACCGGGGTCATGCGATAGAGCGGCTCCTGTTCGTCCAGCCGTTCCACGAGGACGCCAAATCGGTCGGGCGCGGTCTCATCGACGATGCCGCTCTCCTCTGCCTGTGCCCGGTTATCCCACTCCACCCAGACCCTCCCGAAGGGCAGCCGCGCCCGCCGAAGCATCTGCATGAGGATTTCCGGGTGCTGGACGCCAAGCCGGGTCGCCGCACGCGTCACCTCCTCATCCACATAGAACCGCCGGGAATTGCGCAACCGGTCCTTGAGGGCAGCACCGATCTTCCGTCGCTCGGCCGGGTCCGGGTGGCTCTGGACGAGCTTGGCCGGATTGGTGCAGGCGGCCATGATTCGGTCGGCAAGGGGTGGCAAAGCGGACTGCATGGCCGCGAGATTACTCCAGATTGGTGCCTTGACAAGAATAAATTGGTTCAGCAAACATCTTTTTTGGGTGCCGGACAAGGTTGTCCCGCAACCGGACCATTGAACCGGCCACGCCCCTGCCCTAGGTTTGCGGCCATGAAGCTGCTGCTGCCCGACCTGATGTATGTCCTCGACAAGCGGCCGATGCTGGTCCAGAGCGTGTCGGGGCTGCCCGAGGTCAGGCGTCCATCCGATCCACTGCGCCGGAAGCTGGCCGCTCGCCTTCTGCCCCTGATGCACAAGGCCGAGAAGTTCATTTTCGATTCCGGCAGCGATCAGGACGAGCGCACCATCACGGCCGTGCGCGAGACGGCCGTGAACATGATGGAAGCAGGGCTGTTCCATCTGCCTTTCCCCATCGTCTGGATCGAGGACCCCTTCGAGAGCGACCCCGAGGGCATAAGGCGCTTCTTCTATCTGGCGGTCGAGGATGAAAAGGAGCAGGTGATCCGCGTCTGGCACCTGCAAAGCTCGAACCTCAAACTCGACATGCAACCCTTCGCGGAGACGCTCGGAAGCGACCCGGCTTCGCTCAAACCCTACCAGTACAACGTCTTTGCCGACCCGTTGCTGTTCGATCTCAAGGAGCCGTCGGACCTGTTCATACTCGAAGGCGTCAAAACGCCCGCGAGCCCGCTGCACAGCAAACTTGTCGGCGAAGCGGCGTACGGCTTCAAGAAATTCTTGGTAAGCCTTAACACCGAACAACTCGAACAGGAGCGTGTCAGCCCACCCAAGCCGAAGCCGGGTACCGACAAGCGGTTCCGCGAATACCCGCACACCATCGTCCGCATCCCGCTCGACCGCGACGAGCGCGGCAATGTGATCCGCGACAAGGGGACGGGCAGGCCCCGCCGCCGCCATCTGGTCCGAGGGTTCGTGTGGGGGAAGAACACGCGTCCCGTCGAGGAGCAGCACTGGGTCAGGCCCCATTGGCGGGGTGATGCCAGTCGCGGCACCGTCGAACGGTCACACTACAAGGTGGGATGAAAAAGGCCGGGGATCATCCCGGCCTTTCGTTTGGACCTTGGTCAGGTCACCCGCAATGCACCGCCGATTCTGACCGCTCCGGATATCCGGAGACCTCCGCTCGACGCCGGTTCCGGGTCGGTCGCCTCGTCAATGGCCGCATAGCCCAGCGCCTTCATCACGACGATGCTGTGGCTATCGTCCAGCACGGCGAAGCCGTATGCCTTCTGAACGGTTAGCCCTTGCGCCTCGTCTACGACGGCAAAGCCGTTCGCCTTGGAAACTTGCAGGGGCATCTTACTTGGACTTCAACGCGAGTTTCAGGGCGGAAATCTCGGACGGCTTCCAAGCCTGACCAGTCACCGGATTCGTCTCAAACATGGTGCTGACCGGCTGCCAGCCCTGATCGACCAGAATGGTTTCCGAGAAGCCCTGCGCCTCACCGACCTCGACGCCCATCTGGATGCCGGTCGGACCGGTTTCGGCTCGCACGGCACGGCCGGAAATACGGACCGCACGGACGCTGAAATCGCCAGCAGGCATTCCCGTGACTTCGAAGGTCGCCGTCCGGTCCACCACGTCGGTATAGATCGTGGTCGCCTCGGAAGCGATGATCTCGTTGATGTCCGTATAGGACCCGGTCCACTCCGACTCACCATCCGCCTTTGGCGCAAGGGTCTTGAGGTGCAGCGTACGGGTGTCGCGCTCCGCAACGATCACCTCGGACCAGTAACCGGCGAAGGAGATTCCCGCATTGAACGTGTCGGCCGCCCGCAGGCGCAGGGTGTCGATGGTCTGGGCGACCAGATCGGACAGATCACCCGTCCATTCGAGCAAAGGCGTCTGGTTCAGATACAGTTTCAGATGAGCATCCGCGCCGAGACGGACCTTGAGGTCGATGCGATGGAGCGCACCGCTTGTGAGCGCGGTCTCGCTCGTGGCAAGAGTGGTCGCGGTTCCAGCATCATATCGCTTGAAGCGCAGGAGACGAGTGCTCGGGATGCACGAAAGACCGAGGAGCTTCGTGGCACCATTATAGAAGGAAAGAAACTAGACTTCGCCGCCGCCGAAGAAATTCATCTGCATGAAGCGGGCGCTGAAGAAGAACTCGCTGGACGCGCTATAGAGAGACGCCCGGATGCCGCGCGCATCGGCAGCGTTATCGACGCCCATTGAGCATCGCGCATAGGCCGACCGGTAGGTGTTGCTATCGGTCGAGACAAACAGTCCGCCGAGATTTTCGAAATCGATATCCTCACCGCCGAGAAAGAGGAATGCCATGGTGTGAAGCCCCGTCTGTGATGCGAAGCGTATTTATCGGCCCCGGAAACGAAAAACGCCGCCCGGAACGCACCACCATAACCCCGTTTTACGCACCGCTTTTCGCTTGACGGGGCGCCGTCGCAGTATGCTAAATAGCCGTGGAACCGGGGAGGAAGAACCCCTCCCCGCTCCGCCAACAAACTACCCATTTCTAAACAATTTGAAACTTTCATTTAAGCTCTTTGGTCCCTTTTGACTGCGTTAAGCCAAGAACACAACTTTCAAAGAGTAACCTGACTGGCGGCGCGTGATCCGGCCGGGCACGCGCCTTTCTTTCCTCCGGGACTGTAGCTCAGTGGAACGAGCACCTGCTTGACATGCAGGGGGTCGCTGGTTCGATCCCAGCCAGTCCCACCATTCAACGCAATTTCGGTTTGCAAACCGATTTTACACGTCACTGATCTGCGGATCACGGCCACCATCCCCGACCACGCCGATGAAATCCCGGCAGCCCAGCACCCCGATGCCTGATGCTGCCGGACAGGCGGTTCAGGCCCGGCCGGTACCTCACCGTGACCGCTCAAGGGGCTGGCGATTGAATTAGGCTGGACAGAACCAAGATAATGCGGTAATAAAACGACGTTTCATAAGTTCGCTTTTTCCAAAGCGATTTTTAGAAAGGTACTTTCAGTGTCGGATTTCGCAGTGCGCGTGAAGCGCATCCGCGAGCCCGTCATGCATCACCCCAACGCCGACCGGCTCAGTATCGTGAAGATCGACGGCTTCGAGTGCATCTCGGCCAAGCTTGAGGACGGGTCCCACCGCTACAACGAGGGCGATCACGTCGTCTACATCCCCGAGGCTTCGATCCTGCCCGAATGGCTGCTCAAGCGCCTCGACATGTGGGACGAGCAGCAGGGCAAGGGGCGGCTCGCAGGGCCGGACGGCAACCGGGTGAAGGCTCTGAAACTGCGGGGGGGTCGTCTCTCAGGGCGTGCTGCTGCCTGCGAAGCCGGTGCCGGAGAAGGCCCTCGGTCTGGCTGTTGAGGTCATGGGTGAGGACGGCCTGATGCACCACCTCGCGGTAGAGGAGGGCATGGATGTCGCGGCTCAGCTTGGCATCATCAAATACGAGCCGCCGATTCCCGTCCATATGGCCGGTGAAGTGCTGAACCTGTTCGGGGTGATCAAGAAGTTCGACTTCGAGAGCATCCAGACATTGCCCGACCTGTTCGAGGCCGGTGAGCCGGTCGTCGCGACGGAGAAGGCGCACGGCACCTTCGCACAGATCGGGTACGTACCGGGCCTCGGGCATCCGGAATGCTTTGCCGGTGGGGACATCTACGTCTCCTCGAAGGGCATGGGGAACAAGGGGCTGGCCTTCAAGGACAGCGAAGCCAACAGGGGTAACCTGTATGTCAGGGCGCTTCGCGGTGCGCTGGGCGAAGGGCTTGCGGACCGGCTCCGCGCGCTCAGCGAGGCGCAGGGCGGCCAGCCGGTACGGCTCTTTGGCGAGATTTTCGGGACCGGTGTGCAGGACTTGCACTATGGCTTCAAGGAGCCGGTGCTGCGCCTGTTCGACGTGATGATCGGCGATGAGTTCCTGACACCCGAGGCCATGGTGACGGTCGCGGCGAGCCTCGGCCTTGCGGTACTTCCCACCCTGTACGAAGGCCCGTTCGATCTCGCCGCGTTGCAGCAGGTCCGTGACGGCAAGAGTGTGATCGGCGGCGATCACATCCGCGAAGGCATCGTCATCCGCAGCGCAACGGGCGCCAAGCACGCCGTTCACGGCCGCAAGATTGGGAAATGGGTCAGCCCTGCCTATCTGCTGCGCAAGGGCGACGCGACCGAGTACAACTGACTTTCAGAAGGACTTTTTTTGAATGACGTTCTTCCTCATCCTCCTGCTGATCCTGAACGCCGCGATCAGTTGGTGGAATGCCCATGTCACCGGCAAGATTTGGCTCGAATCCAAGGCGCTGGGCGGGTTTGCCCGCCTGCTCGCTTGGTCCGGTGCTATCCAGTCCGCCTGTGGCTTCACCGTGATCCTCGCGGCGGTGATCGGCTTCCTCGTCCTGCCCGCGACGATGGTCGGCTCACTCATGAGCCTCATCTATTTGCTGGTGATCCTGCCCGTCCTCGGCAGCGGCATCGTCATCACCATCCATTCGTGGATCGCTGCCTACCGCTCCCGGAAATGGACGGATATCGGCATCGCCACATGGAACACCCTCGCCATGCGCTACGACCGATGCGCACACACCTTCTTCTCCGCCATCACCCTCGCCGCCGCCGTCACCTTCTGGCTCAATTAGTGAGTCCTGAGCCTAGTCTCTTTCGCCATTCTTTCACCATTCTTTCTCCACCCATGGCCCCGGCCGCTCGCACGGCTGGGGCCTTTTCGTACGAACTGAAGAATTCGGTTGATAGACCTCCATTTTCTGCGATGATGGTCGGCAGGTCCCGCCGTCTAAATCACTCTTAGTCTCTTTTGCCATTCTTTCACCATTCTTTCACCATTCTTTCACCATTCTTCTCCACCCATGGCCCCGGCCGCTCGCACGGCTGGGGCCTTTTCGTATGAACCGAAGAACTCGGTTGACGAGCCTCCATTTTCTGCGATAATGGTCGGCATGTCCGACCAAGACCTCGGCCCCGCGCATCTGCTGGATCGCGCCCTCGCTCTCGTCGCGGGCGAATGGGAGAGCGCGGATGTTATCCGCTGGCTTTCCACCAAGAACGTGCTGGCCGAGGCGTGGAAGCCGATCCGCTTGGAGGACTGCCGGAAGCGTCTGGCCGCCGGGGAGAAGGCTCCGACCATCAAAGTCGTGGGCCACCGGCTCGGCCGGAAAATCCTCTACAGCGTCTCGGACGGGAACCATCGGACCATCGCTGCCCGCGAGGTGGGACGGAAGATCAAGGCTCACATCTCCGGCTACTATCGCTCCGAGCCCGAAAGACATGTCCTCTGGCAAGGGGGCTGTGGCGGATGAACGGCCCGAGGCTTGAAATGGTCACGGGGCATGTCAGCGAGCGCCTCATCCCCTATCTTCATCAGATCGGTGTCACCCAGCGGGACGATCCATGACCGACCAGACCAAGACGATGGGCCTTGCGGAACTCATGGCCGACCCGGCAGCCGCAAAGCTGATGGAGAGTTTCACGCGGCAGGAGGACCTCCATCCGGACCTGCAAGCCTATCTCTACACGCACCCGAAGCTCGGGCAGGTCCTACAGCACCCGCTCGTCTACTCGGTGCCGCATTTACCCATGCTCAACGCGCGCATGAACGAGATGTACGCGGCGAAGAAGGCTGCCGTGGAGACAGCCGCGCAGGAGCGCCGATGGGGCGAATATCTCGTCCTGCACGAGCGGGCATGGCGTCTCGACGCCCTCAACGAGGTGTACCATCTCATCTCCGACACCGAGTTCTGGGAGTACCTCGGCTGGGTCTGGACCGACAGCGAAAACATTCACGAGAATTACGATCTCTGGTGCGACCTGTGGCAGTCGGAGCGTCTCGGACGGGAAGCGTGCATGGACGAGGCCGAGCGCGCCGCGCTCGCGGCCTTGCCGGAGACGATCACCATCTGGCGGGGCGTGGGGCACAAGGATGCCGTTTCCGGCCTCTCTTGGACCACCGACCGGGAGAAGGCGGTCTGGTTCGCCCGGCGCTATGCGGACATGGCGGCCCGAACACCCCTGCTCGCCGAGGGGGTCGTGTGCCGGGAGGCGGTGCTGGCCCATTTCATCGGCCGGGGCGAGAGTGAGATCGTCGTGCTGCCCGAGGATGTGGAGATCACGAAGATCGTGCCGGTGGAGCCCAAGCGCCGGACATGATGGCGGAAGGGATGAACCATGGCGAGGGGATGGCCCTCCTCGCCGATCTCAAGCAACGGCTCCCATTCGATTTCAGCAATAGCATGGCGGGTGCGGTCGAGGCCGATATCTGCCAAATCTATGACGAGGCCGTCCGCCAGTGGCATCGCAAAGGCACTGCCGAAGGTACCTTCTTGGATGCCCAGTGGACCCTCAAACGCATTTTCCTCATGAGCGCGGACAGGAAGCCGATGGGGTGGCTGACCATGATTCGCTGTGAGCTTGGCACGGGCGAGGTGCTCATCAGCCATTATCCGGCGCCTGACCCGGTGACCCGCAAAGTCTGGCACTTCGATCTCTTGGCGACGGATCAGGAAACGGTCGCCAATTTCCTCCTGTACCTGCCCGGACTGGCAGAGGCATCCCACAAACCGAATTAATTTGGTTGACGGACCATCGTTTTGCGCTAGGCTGCCCTCCGGAACGAAGGGAGCCGCCGCCCATGATCACGATCTATCACCTCAAGCGCGATCTCGACCGTGACACCCGGCTGACCGTCACCCTCCCGCCGCCCGGCGACGCTTCCGCGCAGATCGACGCCGCCCGCGCCGCGTTCAAGGCCGGTCATTACGAGGCGGTCGCCACGGTGGACACCGACGACCTCAACCTCGCGTTCAAGCTCACCCAGAATGGCGTGGTCTCCCCCTCTTGGACCATGGAGCCGCCCGAGGGCCTTACCCCGCTGGTCCAGCCCATCAAGCACAACGGCAAACTGTACGGCCATCGCTCGACCGACATCGGCGACATCCTGATGCTCGACAATGCCCTGCACATGGTCGCCCCCTTCGGCTTCGAGCGGATCGGGGGCTGAACCATGACGATCCGGCAGCGGGACGGGTCAACCGTCCCGACCATCCACCTGCAAGGCATCGGCCCGGCACCGGCCAAGCCCGCGTGCGAGTTCGTGGCGGGCGACGTGACGCGCTGGAACAACGACGCCCATGGCTACGAGGTGGTCGGCATCGAGAAGGCCAGCGCGCAATTCCTGCTGTTCAAACTGCGCAACCGTGATCCCCGCAGCGACCGGAAGCAGGTCTGGGAGCGGCGTATCAAGGCTGACCGACTGGTCGCCTATTTCCCGAAGGAGGGCTGAGGCCATGGCAGGCACCGACCAGCGCGACGAGGAGGCCATGGCCGCCGCCGTGGCCTTCAACATGGGGAACGCCTTGTACCGGGACATTCCGGTCGGCGGGCTGTTCCATTTCAAGGGCCACCCGGACACCATCCTCCGCAAGTACGCACGCGGATACCGGGCGGCGGACGGCTCGGGGCCACTGTTCCGGACCGGCGCCCGCACGGCCGTGTTCGCTGTCCGCTCTCCTGATACGACCAAGGACCAAAAGCCGGACTGATGGTTCCTGCTGCAAACCTTTCCGACGCGAGCTAGCGCAAAGCTCAAGGCGGGACGGACATGAGTGCCGTGCGTATCATCGACCTCGACACGGGACTTTTCTGGCCCGATGAAACTCAGGCGCTCAATTCCAAGATCGATGATCGACTCTCCGTTGATGAGATTCATGCCATCGCGGCAAGCCGTCGTGCCGTCGGCGGGCGCATTTGATGGTGGGAGACGACATCTCGCCTGAGAAATTCGACGAGGCACTGCGCCGCCGCAGGCTATGTGTTCGCCTCGGGATCAGCAAATCCGACCTCCATGAACTCGTCACCCGCATGGCTATCTACCGAGGTCGCGCCGGTTCGTGTCCGTACCGCTGGATCATGCTTCCGCCACGGGGGAGGAGGGGCCAAGAGGTCGAAACCTTTTCCAAGGGAGGTACCGTACCCTCTCGTCGGCGCAAATGCGGTCATCCGCGTCAGGAGCGGGTTCTTCGGCATCATCACTGATGAGGTCGCTACCAAGCTGACGATGGCCGGGTACGCTCTCGTCCGCTCGGAGGAACTGATCGACTTCCCCGGCTGACCGTATATTTTTGCGGAATCACTTGACGAAACGGTGGAACCGGATAATCTGGTCCCACTGAACGCGATTTGACAAAGGGCGAACCCGATGGCCGACATGTCCAGCCGCTTTCCGAGCCTGTTCGCCCCCGTCGCCGGTCGCCCCTCCGGCTACCGCGCCGAGCGGATCGCCAAGATGATCGCCGTCCTTGAGGCGGGCGTGCAGGCCGGGTCCATCGCCAATCCGGTCTATCAGGAGGCCAAGGAAGTCCTCGGCCGGGTCATCGAGGATGCGTGGAAGGCGGTCCGCGAACCGGTCGAGCCCCGCTTCTCCGGGGAGAAGATGTCCGAGGAGGCGCGGGATTTCGCGTGGGAGACCGCCTTCATCAATGGCGGCATCCATGGCTGGCACAAGACGATCCAGAAGCGCCTCGCCAAGGCTCCGGCCTGCCCCGAGGTGGCGCCGCTGGTCGAGGCCATGCGCCGGTTCGTGGCAGAGGTCGCCCCTATCGCCGATGCGTTCGCCTACTTCGCGGCGGACAAGAGCCGGATCGTGAAGCGACAACCGAAGGCGGAGGCCAATCCGCGCTTCGTTGCTCCCCGCGCCAGCACCGAGGCCAGCCAGCGGCTCCATGCCATGCTGTCCGCGCTGGTGAACGAGCAGTTTGAGGCGCTGGTGGCTGCCTTCGTCAGGCGCTATCAGGCCGAGCTTGACCGCTTCGTCCGGCTCCGCGACGCCAAGGTGGCGGAGATCGCCGTCTCCGAGAAGCCGAACCGCATCTATCCGCTGAGCCAATACCTGCGCGACCAGCGCGCCACCGGAATCAGCGTGGATGCCCGTTTCCTCGACGCCGTGCTGGACGAAAGCGAGAACTGCCGCAGCATCACCCCGAAAGTGAAGCCGGACGCCGACCGAATCATCGCCGCCCTTGCCCGCAAGGACGCCGAGGAGGTCCGCGATGCATTCGTCGCCAAGAATCTCCGCAAGATCGTCTCCATCGTCGAGGCGAAGGAGAAGCAGGCGGCCTTGACCAAGTGCGAGGCGGTCAAGCACTCCGTCTCGCTCGGCGGCCTTGAGGGGACTTTCGTCGTGACCTTCGCGGACGGCGCGGGCTTCACCTTCCGGAACGCGGTGGTGTTCAAGGTCAGCAGCCACGGGAGGCCCTTCACCCAATTCCCCCTCACCTTCCATGACGTGGTGCTGGCAGGCGGCAAGAAGATGGCCCGCCCCAGCGAGGAGCGGATGAACACGGTGTTCGCCAAGGGCGGGGAGGGCTGAGCCATGGCCGATTGGATCAGGCAGAAGGTCGGGCTCCATTACTGCGCCGATGGAACCCGGCTTGCTTTCGTGCTGAGGTTCGCATGAAACGACGCCGCGTGATATGGGTGGCCGAGGTGGAAGGTGTCCACTACGCCTTCTCCCGAATCGAAATTGATATCCTCGACCATACCGTGCGCCAAGATTATTCGCGTCTCGCGGCCGATGAGGACGAAATCGGCGAAAGACTGGCGCGCATCAGGTTTGCGACCTTCGACACCAAGGAGCGCATCCTGCGGCCGACCCAGCTTGCGATCAACTTCGTCACCATGATCCGGCTTGATCCCGAGGCGGAGGTGTACTCGCTCTGACGCTGTCGGGTGCGCGGCCTGTTAGGTCCACGCCCATCGCCGCCCGAGGCAGCAAAACCGGTTTTTGAACCATGTTCGGTTGGTTGACCGGCTCGATGAGCCTGAGCTATCATTCCGAACGATTTTGAGAAGGCCCTTTCATGTTCGACGAGACCCAATACGCACTTCTCGTGAAGCCGTTGCGGCAAGTCTATGGCGCGGACCTCGATGGGACATACATCAACATCACCGATTACAACCCCCTGATCGAAAGCATGGGGTTCACGGTTATGCTCAAGGTCGATGACGACGACTATCAGGGCGACAGCCGCGTTCTGCTGCGCCATGGCGACTTCTGGGGCATTCTGATCTTCGGCTGGGGGTCGTGCTCGGGATGCGACCGGTTGCAGGGATGCTCCTCCGAGGAGGAGATCGAGGAACTCCGCAAGGACCTGTTCAACAGCATCAAGTGGGGCACTGCCGCCGAAACCCTCGCCTATGTGCGCGAGCATGACTGGGAGGGTGATTTCTGCTGGCACGCCGAGGAGACGCGGGAGTTCGTCCGGCAAGCCGAGGAGATGCTCGCCGCCGTCGCGGCCGCCCATGGCTGACATCGATCTTCCGTTCACCATCGACCTCGGGGATGATGTGATCTGTACCATCGACTCCGTTCCGGGCATCCGCGAGGAATGGATGGTGCTCGCCAATGGGGAATGCATCGGCTGCGTCAGGGCTGACGATGGCTACTATAACACGTTCTTCGAAAACTACTTTAATGCATACGCTGTGCCCATCAGCCTTGAGGGCTTGCACGATGCCGCTCAAAAGCTCGCGCGGCAGGCCAACCTCATACCGTGCAGCGACGGGCACTATGCCGTCGAGCACCTCAGACTTATGGACTATAGCGGACCGGTCACTTGGGTCGAGGCCGTGCGTAACTACAACCGGGCGCCCCGCTTGCCGCATGTGCTGCATCCCGCACGTGCGATCTCGCGGCGGCAGATGCACGCCATCGTGGATTACTGCCGCTCGGCTTTCGGGCCGGAGAAGCAGCCGCACGAAGGCCGGGACGACACCCGCTGGTACCAGCCCGAGGGGACCTGCCTCCTCGGGTTCCGGGAAGTGACCGATGTGACGCTGTTCCTGCTGGAGTGGCAAGGCAAGCCCGTGCCTCGAAGCAAGCGGAGGTTTTGAAATGGCGAAACCCCGCAAGCCCAAGAAGCCGAAAGCCGCCATCAAGCCCATCAATACCGCGAAGCCCATCGAGGCCGAGAAACCGAAAAAGCCGGTGAAGCCGACATGAGATGGCGGCGTCGGCACAAATTGACCGGAGAAATTCGGTCAGCTAAATAAGGTTTCCACGGGCTGCCGTAGCTCAGTTGGTAGAGCATACCCTTGGTAAGGGTAAGGCCGGAGGTTCGATCCCTCTCGGCAGCACCATCTCAGGGGACCAGCATCAAGCAGTCATATCCTTCACGCGGATTGCTTGACTGGATTTTCCGGTTGACCAAAACCGAGTTGCTGTTATCCTGCCCCCATGCAGGAGTCCAAGTTCACCTTCAAGCTGCTCGGCAGGCATAATGGCTGGTGGGCGCTCCGTGCGCCCACATGGCCGACCGCGAAGCGTGGGCCGGTGGATGCCTGTCATTTCGAGAGCGCGGTGAGTGAGTGGCTGCTGAACGAGGCGACTGGGGAATGGCACCTTGGCAACGGGGATGCGCCGGGCTACCCGAAGCTCCCCATGGCCTTCTCCACCGGCTCCGGCCTGTGCCTGCTGCTCAAGCGCGCGGATGATTTGCTGCGCTTCAACCGTAAGTTCAAGGTCAATGGCTTGTCGCCGGAGGCGCTGGCGCTGGCGGCCTGACGGGCGCCACTGAGCGGTTACACCTGACGGTTGCAAACGCATATGTCTTGCAATCAGAGGTAAATTCGCTTACGGTGAGGTGACCTGCCCGCGTCGGCCAAATATTCATTCCCGCCGCACCGGACAACCGTGAGGTGTGTCATGATCACGCGCGTGGTCCGCCGCTGTGCGAGGGCGGTGTTTGGGTATGCGAAACGCACCCGTGCATATCCCCGACATGTACGGACGGCTCTGACCACCATCCTCGTTCTCGCCTGTTATGCAGTCCGGTATGCCCTGTTCGGCGGGACCGGCGTGATGTCCTACACGCTGGCATTCCCGGCGATCATCGTTGCATCGGTGATGTTCTCGCGGGGCGCGGGCATCTATGCCACCATCCTGAGCGCGGCACTGGCGCTGCTGGTCACATCCGACGCCACGCGCATCGTGGATATGGCGCATGTCGAGCCCGTACAAGTGATCATTTTCCTGTTGGTGGGATGCTTCACGGCGGTGGTGGTCGAGGCCCTGCAAGACTCCCTCGCCGAAACCGACGCGGCGCGGGCGGAGGCCGAGGAGGCCCGGAAGGCGCGGGACCTGCTACTGGTGGAACTCGGTCACCGCACAAAGAACGACATAGCGCGCATCAAGGCCCTGCTGACGATGCAGTCGGCGGGCGCCCCGCCCGATGTCGCCAATGCCCTGCTGACCGCAGCCGAGCGGATCAACGTCATAGCGCGCGTGCATGACCGGCTGCATATGACCGATACGTCGGTTGTTGTGGACAGTCGGGTTTTCTTGCATGGCCTTGTCAGCGATCTTGCGCGTATCCTTGATGGCAGCCCGGTCCGCATCGTCCTCCACGCCGAATCGCACGCGCTGCCGCCCGCGCAGATGGGCGCTCTCGGCCTCATCGCCAACGAGGTCATCACCAATGCCCTCAAGCACGCCTACCCTGACGGACGAAGCGGCACGATCACGGCCACTTTCCAGCGGCAGGGGCCAAACTATGTGTTGACGATCAGTGATGATGGCGTGGGCCATCCGGGGCACGAGAGTTCGGGCCTCGGCGGGCGCATCATCCGGGCGCTGGCGGCCCAGCTTGAGGGCGTCATCGAGATCAGGGCGAACCAACGCGGCACCACCTGCATCCTGCGTTTTCCCGTGCAATGCTCCGAGAGGGTGCCGAATGTCGAACCGGTCGCGGTGCGGCAGGAGCCTGCGGTGCAAACGGCAGTCGCGTGCTGAATCAGTCGTCGCTGTGAACGGCCATGGCGTTGGCCGGTGACGCGGGAGCGACGGGCGCGCCTTCGCGTTGTTGCTTGATCGCCCGCGCCATATTGCCGATATGGAAAGGCAAAACCTTGATGGTCCGGCGCAGATGCTTGCAGGCAATGCCTTTCAGGTTCGGGTTGCGAATATGCGGATACCGGACCTCTGGAACAATAGACGCCGAAAGCTGAGTTAAAATGTACTGATAGCCCCAAAACTTGAAGCTCGGGCAGCCACAATGGACTTGGATATTGGCCGACCAGAGCAGCAGTCGCGCCGCTTCATTGGCATTCAGGCTCGTATCATTGAGAACGTCGTACCATTCGACGAAGCGGATGTAGGTGTTCCATCCGTTGTATTTGTTCGGCACGAAGAACTTGATCGTGTCCTTGCGGCAGCCGACGAACTTCACAAAGGGGATCAGCGGCGCATAGTCGCGATGCGGCAGGTCGCGCGGGTCAACGGCGTGAAGTATATCCTTGTACGTGACCTCATCGAGGTACGTGACCTCATCGAGCACCGCCGGGTGCTCGTCGTGGAAATAGGTCAGGATGTCGAAACCGCCGCTCATGCTGCTATTTAGCCACCGGGACCTTGGGCTGGGGCGGGGCTGATGGGGGGTTGGGACGAGGAGGAGGACCGGGAGGACTGGCAGTTCCGGCCGGTCTGGGAGGACGAGGAACCGGAGCCGCCGGGGCGCCCTCTCCGCCCGGTGCTGTCGTCGCTGACGCGCCCGCCGCCCGCCAAGGCGCCCCCGGCGCCTTCTTCCTCCGATGACCTGCTGCACCACCTGTCCGAGGCCGAGGACGCCCTGTCGCGCATGGACGCGGCGGCCATGACCGCGCCGGAGGCGGTTCGCCAAGGCGCAGTGGCCCGGCTGGCCTACCGCGAGGCCAGCGGGTGGCTCGCCAGCCTTGACCTGTGGGTGCATCCGCATGACCTCGCCCTGCGCGACCTCGGGCTCACCGGGTCCTATGTGGCGGCGGCCAGCACCGGCAGGCTGGTCGCCAACCTCCCCAATACGCTGGCCGAGGCCCGGAACGAGGATGCCTCGACGGTCCCGGAGGACCGGGTGGTGGCTTTCTGCCTTGGGCTGGCGCGCGCCCTGCGGCGGCTTGCGGAGGTCCGCTCATGGAAGCCGCTGGCCGATGCCAGCGCCGCCGGAAAGGCGATGGAGACGTTGGGCTTGGCCGACTATGAGGCCGAGATCGCCTTCGTGGACTGGACCGATGCAAGGAGCGACACCAGCAAGGCCCCTCCCCTGCTGTCGGCCATCAATGCCGCGATGGCGTGGCGCAAGCTTGACGACAGGGAAGGCGGGGACCTGAGGGCCGGTTTCGTGGCGGCGGCGATGGTGGCCGGGGCCGGGCGGCTGCGGGCCATGCCCCTGCCGCTCTGGACCGCCCGCCGCGCCTTGCAGGGTATGCGACGGCTCGAAGCGCCCTTCGCGGACACCGATGAGGCACGGTGCCTGCTCCTGCGGGGGATTGCGGAGGGTGCCCGCGCGGCCATGACGGAGTTGGACCGCCTTGGCGGGATCATCCAGCGCGCCGAGGGGATGCTGCGGCAGCGCAGGCGAAGCTCCCGCATGGGCGATGCCATCGACGCGGCGATCCGGACGCCCTGCCTGACGCCGACCGCGCTGGGGCGGCGCCTTGGCGTGACGCCGCAGGCGGCGACGCGGCTGTTGCGGGAGATGGCGGAGGCCAAGCTGGTCCGCGAGGCGACCGGCCGCCGGAGCTTCCGGGCCTTCGCCATGTGACGATGACCCGGCTCGGATCAGCCCAGAACCGCCTTTGCGAAGGCGGGACGGATATGGCCGAGGTGTTCGGCGCGGCAACCGGGATACCGCGTCAGGTATTCATCCAGTGGGAGTGTCCCGGCACGCACCTGCTCACGAAGGGCAAGGTGAGTTCGCGGCCGTTGCATGGCTGCTTCGTGCAGCGCAGGATGCAGCGGCCCATCGGCAGTCTGAGGGTTTGGTCCGTTTCTCAAACCCGCATCATGTTGTAGGGCGAGGAGGCGATGCCCGAGACGATGTGCCACTGGGTCTCGCCGTAGATCAGGTGCAGCGAGCCGTATTGGATGTCGAGGACCCACGAGGTCTGGCCGTCAATCGTCGCGCCGCCCACGGCCGAAACCGTGATCGGGTAGTCCGCCGCATTGCCGCCCTCATCCTTGATGATCAACTGCTTACCGGGGGTGCCCTGCGGCAGGTACACGACCGGCGTGATGGACGGGCTGTCCTCGACGCCGGGCGGGGCTCCATCCCCCGTCGGCAGGAGCCCGGAGATATTCACACCCACATAGGTGGTTTTCGGGAGGATCGTGGCCGTCTCCGTGGTGACCGCCTGCCGGACGAAGCCGAAGGTCGGGTCGGCCGTCAGCACCCACGTATTACCGCGCTTCTGAAAAAGGGACGGGGTCGCCCCCAGCATGATGTAGAGGTCGCCGCTGTTGCCGGTCGAGTCCGACGGCTCCTCCTCACCATGCAGGATGGTGGGGCCGTATTTGCCGATACGGAACTCGTTTGCCATGGTCCCGGCGGCGTTGATGCGTACCTTGAGAGAATTCACCAAATCAGCCCGCCTGCTCAATTTCGTGGGGGTATTTATCACCCGCCGCACCGTGAATGAGCGCGCTTTTAGCACAATCCGCTGCGGAACACCACCTTAAAGTGGTCCACTATTTTTTTTGGTTGCTAACACCACGTTCTTTGGTAGAGTACCGTCCATCACCGATGGAGGGGACCGTGGACGACGAGCAGCGGACGATCTTCGAGATTCCCGAGGTCAATCTCGCCAAGTTCGAGGCCGAGTGCGCCAAGCTCAGCCGCAAGGCCGAGCGGATCGGCTGCGACCCCATCACGCCGTTCATCTTCGGGCACCACACCGAGACGCTCTCGGACGGGCACGAGCACCGGGTCTACGAGGTCCTGTTCACGGTCTCGGCGCCCAAGATCGACGGTTGGACCTTCCTCGCCTCCATCGACCACTCGCAGGAAACCGGGAACATCATCCGCACCGTCCCGAACACCAGCATCACCCTCCCAGCCAGCTATCGCACCGCCGCGCCGCATTGCGACCACTGCAAGGTCCGCCGCTACCGCCGCGACACCTATGTGCTGCACTGCGAGGAAACCGGCGAATTCAAGCAGGTGGGCAAGTCCTGCCTCAAGGACTTCTTCGGCCACGACCCCTACAAGATCGCCAAGATGGCCGAATTGCTCGGCTACGCGATGGAGTGTGCGCGGGGCTATGAGCAGATCGTCGGCGCGGACCTCCGCACCATCAGCGTGCGGGAATTCACCGCTCATGTCGCTTGGGCGATTCGCAATTTCGGCTGGGTCTCCCGCAAGGCCGCCCGCGAGAACCCGTACCTCGAAGCCACCGTGAACGTGGCGTGGCGCAACTTCCACCCGGTGACCACCCACGAGATCGCAGCGGCCGAGAAGCCGACCGAGGAGGACAAGGCGCTGGCCGAGGCGGCGATGGCGTGGGCCGACAGCCTCATGGAAAAAGAGCCCAAGACCGAGTACGAGCACAACATCTGCGTCATCGCGGCGGCGCAGTTCGTCGAGCACCGCTCTCTCGGCCTGCTGGCCTCCATCGTTGGCTCCTACGCCCGCAACGTCCAACGGGAGATCGAGCGCCGGGCGCGGCGCGAGGCCCGGCGCGACAGCCAGCATATCGGCAGGACCGGCGAGCGGGTGCGCAATCTCAAGGCGACGGTGATCGGCTATTTCCGCCGCGAGACCGATTTCGGGGTGACCCACATCTATCGCTTCCAGACCGAGGAGGGCGATGTGATCGTCTGGTTTGCCTCGCGCTACCAGTCCATCAATGAGGGCGACAAGGTCTGCCTCACCGGCACCGTGCAGAAGCACGAGGAATTCCGGGGTGTGAAGAACACGGTCATGAACCGCTGCATCGTGACCCTGTGTGATGAGAAGGCCAAGGCAGCTTGAGGGAGCACAAAGCATGAGCGGTAGGACGAACCGCGCACCACGCAAGGCCATGACCGCCGAGGAAATCGAGCGCGAGATCGCCCGGATCGGGCGGCGCATTTCGCGCCGTCCCCACTCCGCAGGCACCGGCTACATCCGGGCGCTTGAGCGTGACGCGGCGCGAATGTCGGCATTGTCGAAACGCTTGGAACAGCTTCGCACGCAGGAAAAGGTCTGAGAGGACCTCATGCAACTCAGGATGAGCCCACTCACGCGCCAGACCCACGCCGACTGGACTCGGCGGGCGTGGAAGGAGAAGCTGGGCTATGCCGAACGGGGCATGGAGCGCGTCGAGGCGTGGGTGTACTGGAAGCTGGAATAGCACGGCGTCACCATCCCGCCGAAGTACACGCCCAAAGGCGATGACAACCATGTCATCTTCACCTACAACGACGGGATCGGTCGCATCGAGCAGCGGGTCTGGATCGAGACCCGCTTCGAGACACAATCCTGATCGGCGAGGTGGCGGTCCCGCCCCACGCGCGGCCGGTCAAGGACGCGGATGCATGACACGCGGCGCGTCAGGCCGCACTTCTCGCCGGGGTTCCGCACGCCATCGCCGCCTGAGGGGCGCCCTGTTAGTTTCATCATGGCATTTCGCTGCCTGCACTGCATGGACGAACCGGACCATTTCAGGTCGGCCGAAAGCGTGGTCATCGACGGCCCCACGGTCGCCGGAAAGCTGCTCTGGGATGCGGCTTTCGAGATCAGGCCCACCGAGGACGGCACCGACCTGATCGCGCGCGCCATTCCCGAGGACCTGCCGAACCGCGAGGATTGGGAAGCCGTCGCGGTGGAGCGGGCCAAGACTGTCTGCGTGATGTGGACGAACGCGAAATTCGAGGACGAGGGTGGCGTGATCTACGACGATGCCAAGCCCCATTCGGAACAGGTCTGGAATTGCCCGCCTGTGATCTACATCGACGGCAAGAAGGTGGTCAGCCCCTAATCCCGGCTCGCACCATGTTTCTCCGTTGACTGTACCACATTATAGGGTAGGATGCCTTCCGTAGTCCGAGGAGAATGATCATGGCCGGACCCGGAGTACTCGGCGACAATCACACTCTGCGCGCCTACGGTTATGATGACCTCGGCGGTTTCGTCGGACGGCCGGACCCCGCGCCGGAGCGGCCCGTCCCGGCGGAGAACTTCGTCGCCACTCTGGCGGCCAATGTGGACAACGCGAAGCTGACGGACGCAGAATTCCGCGATTTCGTCCGCCGGTCCCTGCCTGTCGTCCGGCGCTGACCATGAACACCACCGTGCGGTGGTCCCTTCCCTACCTGCATGAGGGGGTCGGTGACCCGCCCATCTCCGAGGACTTGCCGCTGACGCCCCTCGAAGTGATGTGGCTGATATTCCGGGTGCGTTGCTATCCGGGTGCGGCATTCGCCACGGAGAAGGTCCGCAACCCGGCATGGAATCCGGACGCCTTCGGGGTGCCGCGCTGGCACTACATCTACAGGTGGACCGCCGAGCTTATCGGCATCCGGATGGCGCTGACCAAGCGGGAGGACAGCCGGACCGCCCTCAATCTCGACCACTACGCCTTGGCCGGGCAGGACTGGACCTTGACCTGCACCTTCCGGCGCGGTGGTGGGCTCGGCCCCCGTCACATCGAGATCGACGGCGGAGGCCACGGCATCGTTCAGGAGGCGGCCCTGACGGGGCTCGACGACTTCAAGCGGGACTACGCGCTGCTGAAACTGTTCGAAGGCGCGGCGGAGGCCGCCTGAGGCGCCCGCCTTTCCCGCGTCCCGAGGCGCTCCCACTGCCGCATTGCCCCACGAAAGAAGGCGCTGGCTCGCACCAGCGCCTTCTTCATAACCGACCCGGCGGGAGGGCCGGGCCATCAGGCGGCCAGTCTCAGGGCCGCCTCATGCGCCCGCGCCCGGATGTCCGCAAAGGTCTCGTCCACCAGCACCACGCCGTCGCGGTAGACCTCCCGCAGGATATCGCGGTCCTCGTTGCCCGCCGCTCGCACGGTCTCATACCGGTCGCCGTTCCGGACCAGCGCGAACATGCCGCGCTTGCTGCGCTTGCCCGGATCGGTCTTGGGCGCCTTGAACACGTCATGCACGATGCCGTTGATGCTGATCGCGCTGCACTTCATGGCGAATTTCAGGGTGTCGCGGTCAAGCTGCTGCAACAGGCCGCCACCCATGCCGAAGGTCAGGTTGTCGGCGCTGAACCCGGCGGCCAGCAGGTTGTTCAGGATCACCGGCAAGGTGGTCTCGTTGATGCCGTCGCCCTGAATGACCCGGACCGCCGACGGCAGGACCTTGTAGCCCTTGCTGTTCATGGTACAGCCGAATTTCTCGGCCAGCGCCTTGACCACCTCGACGGGAACCGTCAGCGGGTCGCCGCTGTCCGGGCGCACCACCAGAGTGGCGCCGCTGTTCAGGACCTCCTCCCGCAGCGCACCGCCCCAGATGTTCTTGACCGCATTGTGGATGTCGTAGCTGTCGCTCACGCAGGCCACGATGCTGCCCGGCTTGGCGAACTGCCGAAGCATGTTGCGGTAGGCATCGACCTCCCGCTCCTGCCCCCAAGAGCAGATCGTCGAATGCTCGGCGGCCGGGATCGAGAAACCCGCCATCGGCTCGCCATAGTAGCGCCGGACCGCCATGATGCCCTCGACCGTGTCGGTGCCCATGAAGTTCACCAGATGGGCCGCGCCGCCGATGGCCGCAGTCTCCTGCGAGGACGCCCCGCGAGCCCCGAAGTCATGCAGCTTGAACCCGACCTGCCCGGCGGGATCGTCGGAGGAGAGGCTCAGCGCCCGCAGGATCGCCAGCTTGGCATGGAAGCTGTTGGTCGCCACCGTGGTCGGATACCAGATCGCCCGCAGCAGCGCGGTCTCCATGTAGCTCGTCAGCCAGAAGCAGTGCGGATCGGTATTGATGACGGTGACCAGCACATTCTTGTTGTCGATCACCATGCCCTCCGGCACCGCCTTGATGAGCAGCGGCAGGCGTCCACCGTGGACACGGACGATGTACTCCCAACCCTCGCGGTTGAACGGCTCGCCATGCGCCGCGAAGAACTCGGCCGCCTCCTCGATATCCGCCTGCGTGACCGGCTTGGTCAGGTACTTCTTGAGGAACATCTGCAAGCCGAAGAACACGCCGCGATCCCACTTGCCGCCACGGCTCTCGATGTAGCTGTAGACGTGCTGCGTCCCCGGCGGGTACTGCACCCAGTGGGAAGCCTTGTAGCTGTCGGTTGCGAGGATGAGGTTGTCGAACATGATCTCAAATCTCCTTTGAGTATAGATCGGACTGGTCTATCCGGCCCGAGTTCTTGAAGTCGCTTTTCCGATTCCTTTCAGAGAAGCGCGGTCAGGCACTTGATGATCGAGTAGTGGTCCTCGAACATCATGTCCTGCGTGACCTTGGCGAGCGGCACCCACTGCGCCTTTTCGGCGTCATCAGCGCCCTCGACGGCGGGGAGGGCGCTATTCTTGGCCCCCTTCTTGCGCCTGATCTCCGGCAGGCTGGTGTCCGGCCGCAGATGGATCAGGTATCCATGGGTGATCGTCCGGCCGCGCGCGCTGCGGTTCGGATCATCGAACACGCGCGAGGCGACGATGCTGCCGCGCAGGACCGGCGCGGGGACCGCGATCTTCGTCTCCTCGCGGAGTTCGCGCAGCATCGCATCCTCGATCCGCTCGCCCTGCCCGATGAAGCCACCGGGCAGCGCCCAGAGGCCCTTGCCGGGACGATCCCTGCGGCGGACCAGCAGGACGTGGCCGCTCTGCACGACGCAGGCATCGACGGTCACGAAGGTGACCGGATAGGGGGTGGAGGCCCACTGCGCCTTGTAGCGGAGGATGAACTCGTACTCGTCCTTGATGTACCGGTATTCCGGGGTGTCGAGGAACTCCGTCAGGAACTCCCTGACGGCGCCCGGCACGAGCCGGTCCTGCGGCAGGTCCCCCACCCGGTGGCCGTCGCAATCGGCGAGCCACATCTCGGCGATGTTCGAGAAATACGCCTCGCGGATCGGCGTCGCCGCGATGCCTGCGACATTCGGCACCTCGATGCTGTCCCATTGCGGGAAAAGTTTGAGATAATAGGACGACGCATCCTTGCTGTGCCCGATCAGCGCGATGCGAGGCCCCTCGAATAGCCGGTCCACAGGCCATGCGAGAGGCGGCTTGGCTGTCGCGAGGCTCACCGCCATCTGTGCGTTGCGCACCCACTGCGCGTCGTTGTAGGCACAGTCCTCAAGCGGCTTGATGATGATGCGGGCGCGCTCCTCCGGTTCCACGCTATCGAGGATCATGCGCACACGCTCGTTGTAGGTGAACGGGTTGCGGTGGCTGCGCGGCGCGTTGGCCGAACCGATCAGGATGCAGAGATTGAGTGCCCGCTTGAGGGCCTCGCGGACGACGGCGAGGTGGCCGTGATGGAAGGGCTGAAACCGCCCGATGAACACCGCAACATCGTACTGCGGGGGCAGGTGCAGTGTCTTGCGCCCGGTTGCGGGCGTCGAAATCGCATTCATGGCAATCCACCATTCTCAAATGAGCGGGGTCTACCCCCGTTCGGTCGTATTTAATCAGACGGCCTAATCTCCGTTCACGGAACCGACTTACTACCGTTCGGCTCGCTGTGGCAAGCAAAATCGTCAAGCCGACCGTGGCCTCCGCCGGACCATAAATAAGCAGACGCAATTTGAGCCCGCGCGGAGCATTTCAGAAAATGAGTTACATCGTCCACAACACCGATGGCAGCCGGTCTTTCGAGGTCCCCGACCGGGGTCTCAACACCGAGACGGCGCTTGCTTTGGTCGGTCGTGGTTCGACCGGATACAGCGAACCGGTGTTCGAGAACCTGATCAAGCTCCTCGAAAATTTTGCCGATACTCTGCCGCCGCCGGGCATCCTGCTGTCCGGTCAGCTTTGGTACGACAAAGGGCAAAAGCTGCTCAATGTGTATAACGGCTCGCAGTGGGAGCCGCTGGCGACGCAAAGCTATGTGGACGCCAACGCCGGGTCTGGCGGGGGCGGCACGGGCGGCCCGATCACCGTCTCTGGTGACGTGACGGGGATCGGGACCGCGAACACGCTGGTGCTCAATCTGGTCGAGACCGGGGTCGTCGCCGGGACCTACACGAAGGTCACGGTGGACGCCAAGGGCCGCATCACCAAAGGCCAGTCGCTCACGGACGCCGATATCATCGCGGCTCTCGGCTACCGGCCGGAGGAGGAGAGGGTGATCACCTTCCCGGTCACTTCGGTGAATTCCAAGATGGGCGATGTCGTCCTGACCGTCGCCGACATCAATGGCGCCGCACCGAAGGACAATCCGACTTTCACCGGTATCGTGCGGGTTGCCGCCGATGTGACTGCTGGCTCCCGCATCGTCCTCAACGGCACGAGCAATTTCGCCTCGGTCGAACTCAGCGGGACCGACGACAAGTTCCGGGTATCCCGCGCATCCGATGGCGGCAACCGCCTCGAATACGACGTGACCAACGGATCGCTCACCATCCCCAATGGGCTGACGGTACGCAACCTCCATGCAACGGATGCCGTCTATGCCGAGGGCGGCACCATGGTGTGCCATTCATCCGTCGCGAACCCGACCCCCAGCTTCCAGTTCCAGACCAGCGACGGCACGCCGACCGGTATCCTTACGCAGGACGCTGACCACAAGATCACCCTGTCGGCCAAGTCCAGCGGTTCCGGCTGGATCAACTCCCTCACCCTCGACGAGGACGGCAATGTCACGGCCGTCACCCTCACCGCGTCGGCCATCGTCGCCAGCAACAGCCTCGTGGCGGCGTCCGGCCGGGTGGCCAGCCGCAACACGCAGCGGCGCTACTTCACCTTCCAGCGGGCGGATGGCACAGCTACAGGGCACATCCTGCAAATCCCCAACCCGAACCCGAGCATGGCCGACGGTGCTATTCGCATCGTAGCGAGCGGAAATGAGAACGACACTGGAGTGGAGATCGACAAGGACGGCAATCTGGTCGCGCCCGGCTATCTCAAGACCACGAGCGGTCTCCTCTACATCCAACCTCCGAATGGCGCCGCGAACGGAAGCAAGCTGGTCCTGACAGATGTGAGTGGCACCGAAGTCGCATCGCTCTCATACGACGCAGCCAGCCAGAACTTGGTCCTTCGCGCGTCCCAAATCAGCGCGATGCAACTGACACCGTCCGGCACGGTCCACGCTACCGCGTTCCTGACTTCGCAGACCTCCGCGCCCAACTCCGGCCTGACCGCGCCATCCAGCGGCATCCTCTCCCTCTTGGTCAGAGGGTGGCCCCGCTTCACGACGGATACCGATGGCAGCATGGACACCATGTTGTGGTTCGGCGCGCCTCTGGCCCGCACCGACAGCATCATCGATGGCTACAGCCGATACCGGCTCCTGCTTGAGGGAACCTCCGGTAGTCTGACTTTGTCCAGCTTCACCCGCGATCCAAGCGATCCGAACGACGTATCCGAGACCATACTTTGGGATGCGCCGCTCGCGGTGTCCGACGCGAACCTCAAGACAAACATCGCGCCCCTCGACGATGGTCTCGCCACGGTCCGCAACCTGCGCGCCATCACCTTCCGCTGGGCCGAGGGGCATCCGCTCGATGACGGCAGGTCGCATGTCGGCATGATCGCGCAGGAGGTCGAGGCGCTGGTGCCGGATGCCGTCGCCGAGGTCCGGGGCACCAAGCTGCTGCACAAGCAGGAACTCGTGCCCTTCCTCGTGCGCGCCGTGCAGCAACTCGATGCCGAGAACGCCGCGCTCGCCGCCGAGAACGATGCACTCAAGACCCGTCTTACCGACCTCGAACAGCAGGTGGCCGACATCCTCGCCCGGCTTGGCGCCTCGAACGAATAACCACCAGAAACCCATTTTAGACGCGGAGCATTTTCAGGATGACCTACTACCTCAAGCGGACTGACGGCACGCCCTTGGTGACGCTCGCCGACCGCACAATGAACTCGGCAGTCGTTCCGCTCACCCTTATCGGCCGGGGTGTCGTCAACTATGGCACGCAGGTCTCGGAGAACTTCGTCCGTCTGCTTGAGAATTTCGCCAACGGGGAGCCGCCGTCGAACCCGATGAGCGGCCAGCTTTGGTACAACAGCAGCAGCCAGACCCTCCATCTGCGCAGAGGCTCCGTATGGAAGGAGCTTGCTTCGACCGACTACGTGAATCAGGCGTTCCAGAACGCCATCGCGTCTCAGCAACCGATCACTCTGGCGGGCGATGTGCTGGGTTCCGGCACTACCAACAGCACGATTACCGCCACGCTTTCCGCGTCCGGCGTGACGCCGGGTACCTACACCAAGACCGTGGTCGATGCGAAAGGCCGGGTCACGATGGGCCAGTCGCTCACCGCAACGGACATCAAGGAAATCCTCGGCTACCGACCCGCCGAACCGGGCGAAGCACAGGCCGCCTCCGTTCGGTCGGTAAACAACATGGGTGGCGACGTGATGCTTACCGTCTCGGATATTCCCGGTGCGGCGCCACTGAACTCCCCGGCCTTCACGGGCACGCCGACGATTGCCGCGCAGAGCGCCAGCGCAGGAGGCCGCCTGACCCTGCTCGGTTTCACGGGCCAATCATCGGCCGCTCTCGACACGACCAACAGTGTTTTCCGAATCTTCCGCGCGTCCGACGGCGCGAATGTCCTTCGTTATGATCTTAACAGCGGGTCACTCACCGTTCCGGCCGATATCACTGGGCGCAATATCACCTCCACCGTCGATGTCATCGCGCAGAACTCGCTCCTCTCCCTTGGTGGCGCGGCCTATGTGCGCTCCAAGTCTGGCTCGAACCGTAGCCTGATCTTCCAAAACAGCGCGGGCGCCAATACCGGGGGCGTAACCCAGTTGGCAAACAACAACCTGATCCTGATCTCCACCCAGTCCGACTGGTCTAAGCCCATCACGGTGGATACGTCAGGGTCTCTGACGGCCGCATCGCATCTCAGCGCCACCATGAACGTCTATTCACACAATGGTACGTTCGTGGCGCGCTCCTCCGGCCCCCGGAGACTTGTGTTTGAAAATGCAGACGGCACCATGGAGGGGTCCATCAACCAAGATGCCAACGGTGCGATCATCCTGTATCCCAACGCCACCGGGAATGCATATGCCCATCTCGACCGCAACGGCAACTTCGTCGTCACAGGCAACACCTACACCCTGAATGGCAATCACTCCCTCCGCTCCTACGGCAATTCGAACCTCTGGTTCCAGAGGGGGGATGGCTTGGTCAACAACGCGGTCATCTACTGGAATAACAGCAACGCCACGCTCCGCCTGAGCGCGCGTGGCGATGGCGGGCAGCCCATCTCGGTGAACAGCCTTGGCGACTTGACAGCACCCGGCTGGGTGTACAGCCATGGCTTCTGTTTCATGGATGAGCCCGGCATACCCGATACCGGCATTTTTCAGGAAAGAGACGGCTCATGGATCATGACCGCGAATGATAAAATCCGTGGCCGCATCAACTACGAAGAAGTCGTATTCTTCTTCACGTATACCAACTATTGCACGTTCGCATTGCAGCATGACGGCAATGTCGTCTATACGCAAGGTGGTGTTCCGAAGTGGAATGTATGGAGCTACCTTTCCGACGAGCGGCACAAGGAGAACATCGCCGACTGGTCGGGCAGCGGCCTCGATGTGGTCCGGAAGCTGCGCGTCGCCTCCTTTGACTGGAAATCCGAGGAGGATGCCTCGGGCGGCAGCCGAACGGGCAATGTCGGCTTCATCGCACAGGAGGTGGAGCAGGTCGTCCCGGCGGCGGTCAAGACCATCAAGGATACCAAGCTGCTCCGGAAAGAGGAACTCGTCCCCTACCTGACTCGCGCCGTGCAGGAGCTTTCGGCCGAGAACGACGCTCTGCGCAAGCGCGTGGCCGCTCTCGAAGCGAAGCTCGACGCCATCCTCGCCAAACTCGGCTGAAACAGCTTTCCAGACTGCCATGGCTTCTGGTAGTCTGGAACCGATTTCAGAATGGGTTTCAGGATGCAAATCAGATACGTGACCGGCGACATGTTCGCCTCGGACCACGCCATATTGATCCATGGTTGCAATGCACAGGGTAAGATGGGGAGCGGGGTCGCCAAGATCGTGCGCGAGCGTTACCCCTTGGCCTACCAAGTCTACCGTGACCGGTACGAGACAACCGGCCTCGCCCTTGGCGAGGTGGTCTGGGCCATGTGCGAGGACCGGATCATCGGCAATGCCATCACCCAGCGTTTCTACGGCTACAATGGCGGGCGGTACGTGGACTATGAGGCGGTCGGCGACGCCTTCCGCGAGGTCAACGAGTTCTGCCGCCGCACCCAGACGGGCGAGATCGACATCAGCCGGTATGGCCGGATCACCAGTGTCGGTCTGCCTCTGATCGGCGCGGGCCTCGGCGGCGGGCACTGGCCGACCATCGCGGCGATCATCGAGGCCGAGGCGACGTTCTTCGAGCCGGTGGTCTACACCCTCGACGGACGCATCCCGTCCTGACGAGGGCCGCCGGGCGGGCCATGCCCACCCGGCGGTGTCGCTCTAGGCCCCCGGCTGCCGCGACGCGAGCTTGACCGAGTGAGCCTTGCCGGTCCGGCCGGACCGGAGGCGGTGCTTGGGCTTGGCGGACGGCCCGTGCTTGAACACGGCGCGCGTCTGGCGGCGGTGCTTACGGTTGCGGCGGATGCGCGCCTTCAACATGACGATGGTTCCTGCGTGCGAGAAGGGAGAGGGGATGAGAGATCAGGGTCTCCCGGCCCAAACACCTTCTCGGACACGCACCGAGGTGCGCGTTGAAACGGTTGATCATTCCGCACCTCCTGTCCATCGTGTTGCGGTCCCGCGATGATGACAGAAACTCGGTTCCCGTCAACCGCGTTCTTCGGCCTGCCGGTGCGCCGTATAGTCCTGCCATGCCTCGGACAGGACTACATCGCGGGCGGCGTAGATCGCCTCCACGGACTGCTGCCGCATCGCCTTCTGGTCCGCGTTCGGGCGGACCGGCGCGGAGCCGAACAGCATGGCCGAGGAGAAGGTGTCAATGCCCTCCCGGTGCTTCCGTCGCCAGTCCAGCAGGATGTCGCGCAGCCGCTCCTTCCGGGGCGACAGGCTTTGACCATCAACGAAGGTCCGCATCTCGATCAGCGGCACCCGGCCCCGCACCAGCAGGTCAAGCTCCCCGACCACCCGCCTGCCATCATTGCGGTCGTAGCAAATCTCGACCGGGTACCGCTTGGGGAAATTCTCCTCTGCGATGAAATGCGTATCCCCGAGCAGCAGCCCGTCACGGAAGGGCACGGCGGTGGCGGAGGAGTCCGACAGCAGGGTGGCGGGACCGATCAGGCAGGCCGCCCGCAGGGTCTCGGTCACCCCCGAGAAGAAATGCCGCAAATCCTTCTGCTCGCGGCGCATGTAGCGGGTCAGGACGTGCTCGCTGACCCGGAATTCGGTCCCGGCGAAACGCAGGCGGAGGTCCCGGCGCGACAGCTTGGCCTCGCAGGTGACGCAGTGCAGCCATCCGGCGAACTCGCTGATCACCATCACGAAGCGGACCATGCGGCTCTCGTTGACGCTCAGGTCGGCGGTGCGGAAGGCGCCTACCTCAATGTCGATGATATTGGGCGTATCCGCCAGCCGCCGGAGGAAGTTGCGGAACAGCTCCGGCAGGGCATTGCGCGGCAGCTTGCCACGCTGGCGGAGTTCGGTGGCAATCGGCGCAGCCAACTCGCCCACGGCATCGACCGGCGCGAGATTGTGCTTCGCCACCTCACGGACGGTCCGCTTGGCGACGGCGTTGCAGGCAGCGTCGGAGGTGAACAGATCGCTCATGATGTGGTCCGGAGGTATGGGCAGCACCATACCAGATATTTGTGGTCACACAACTCTTTTTCCGGTTCAAGCGCCAAGAGGCCAGTTCGCGTCTGGCCTCTTGGCGGGTGGCCTATTCCTCGCCGCCCTCCTCCTCGATCTCGTTCTCCCACTCCTCCCACGCGGCTCAGGACGCCAGCTTGGCGATAACCTCGTCGGACCGGCGCTCGCGCAGGAAGGCGACGAATTCGGCGGGGGTCATCATGTCCTTGAAGGACATGGTGTAGCAGTCGTACTGCACCCACGGTTCGGACAGCTTGGCATAGAACCGGCCCCGAGACTTGAATTCCTCCGGGGTGACGATGCCGCAGATGTAGCCATGGCTGAAATTCTGGAACACGTGGCCGTCCATCTCGGATTCGCCGTCGGCCACGAAGGAGGTGCAGACGTAGAAATCAGTTTGCTGCCGGGTGTTGTAGGCTGCCAGAGATGCATCGAAGTCGCGGCGGGGATGGACGTTGCGGCCCTTGCTCTTGACCTCAAGGCGCAGCCCATCGACGAGGATATCGTAGTCGCGGGTATCCGCGATGGTGGCGCCGAATTTGGCGAGCCATGCGCGGACCAGATGCTCACCAAGAATACCGACCTTGTTGGTCGCCACTCCGCCCCACGTGAACCGGTTGAGAACGCCCTTCTCGATGGCCTTGCGCTCGGCGGCACGGTTCACGGCATCGGACAGTGAGACCTTAATGAACGTCTCGGGCATTATCGCATCCTCTAACGGCTTTCAGTATAGCGCCGAGAATAACCGCTGACCGCTTCAATGACAACAACGAAAACGACATTTTTTTCGTGCGCGCGGACCGGGCCGTCGGGTCAGTCGGCCCGCCAGTCATCGGCGTGCGGCTGCGGGACGCGGTTGGCGGGCACCTCGGGAAAGAACAGGCGGAACAGCACCACGTCCCGTTCGTCCGCGAAGGCGAGCGTCGCGGTGCCAAGGTGGTCGGCGACGCGGATCATGCATCGCCCCGCCCCTCGGCCGGATACCAGCGCCGGAACCGGTTGAGCAGCGAGCGGCCTTCGGCACGGCTTTCCGGGTGCAGCGCGATCCGCGTCCAGCCCTCCATGCGGATGCGCGTCTGGGACCACGGCTCGATGATGCCGGGCATGTTTCGGGACCTCAAATCAGCCTGTTCAGGCAGTCCGTGCCATGCCGGAGGATGTCTGGTGGCTCCTGCGACGGGCGGGGACTGACATGCCCCCTATTTACTCGCTCTCCGCGCAAGCCTCCGGCTTGTACCAGCGCAGCAGGAAGGCCATCGCGTCGATATGGCGGGAGAAATAGAAATAGATCAGTACATCGCCCGGCCGGTACTCGGCTCGCGCCGTCCATTGCGCGGCACTGATCCCGACAGTCTCCCGGAGCCATTCCACGCAGGGCGCCACCCCCACATCGCCAGAGACCCAGAGGGCCAATCGCCTGCGCTCCGTGCGCGAGGCGACCACCACGCGCCAGCCATAGCGCCGGAAGGTATGATCGGGTGGCCCCCAAGGCAGGGCGACGATCCTCACGCCAAAGTCGGCAGCCTCGGCGAGCGGGGCCTTGGCAAGCCGCCAATGGCCTTTCTCAAGGATCATTCACCCCAAAGGGGAGGCTTTCGCCTCCCCTCCCCCTCAGTGCATCACCACGTCCACATAGGTCTCAATGGCGCGCGTGTAGTTGACATATCGCAGGTGCTCCTCCTGCCGCATCTGCCACTCCTGCTTGGCAAACCTGCTCGGCAGGTACTTGGCGACACCCAGCCCGAACACGCGCTTCGCTTCCAGCCCCTTGGACTTGTGGATGGTCATCAGCACCACCCGGTTCGGCTTCTGCCCCTCCGGCGTATCCGCGAACATGTCGTCGATCTGCTTACGCAGGTCGGCGACGGTCGAGCCATCCGGCAGGCCCTCGATCATGACCATGATGGTTTCGACCTTGTCAGCAAGGTCCTCGGCCTGCCGCTCCTTCTTCTCGGCCATCAGCTTCGCGATCTTGCGCTCCTTATAGTCCTTGAGCTTGTCGAGCATCGCCGGGAGGGTCTTGATGGACTTCCAGCGGTCGATGATCGCCAGCAGCCCCTTGCCGATTTCCTTGCCTTCGACGTGGCAGGCGACGCCCTTGCGGATCAGGCCATAAGCAGTCTCGACCAGCGGCTTGGTGTTGCGGCAGAGGATCATGTCGTCGGCCGTGAGGGTATGGGCGAGGTCGTAGAAGGCCGCCTCGCTGATGGTCTCGACCTTGCCCTCGGCATTCGTCTCGGCCGCCTTGTAGTCCGGCACGATGCTCTGGGCCAGCGCCACCACCGCCTTGGCGCAGCGGAAGGTCTGGGTCATCTTGAGGACCGTGCAGCGATCCTCGCGCCGGATGATCTCCAACGCGTCGTTGTCCGCCCCGCAGAAACCGTTGATCGACTGCATGTCGTCGCCCACCCAGAAGCGGCGGCCGGTCGGCTTGGTCATCCGCTTCGCCATCTCGCGGCGCAGCGCGTTGCTGTCCTGCGCCTCGTCGATGCCGACCCAATCGTACTGCGGGAATTTGGCGTTCAGGACCAGCGGCATATAGAGCATGTCGTCGAACGAGACGACCTCGTGGGCGATCTCGATGCCGCGCTTCACGGCCTTGCAGGCATAGCGCAGGCCCTCCTTGATCACCTCGTCCCGGCCGCGAAGCTGCACCAGCACATTGTCGTCGGCGATGTCGTCGTCGAGATCGTAGTGGGCGACGAGATCGAGCCACTCCTTCGGGTCGTTGAGCTTGGTCAGGATGCCGAAGCCACGCTGCATGGCGAGGCCCATGGCCTTCTTGGCGAAGCCGTGCAGGAATTGCGGGATTTCCAGTTCCTCGGCGATCCGGTCGAACTTGTAGTAGCCAGCCTTCTGGGAGCCAGTGCCTTCGAGCTTGGCGGCGGGCAGGATGTTGCGGAGGACGCGGTACCCATGGCTATGGAAGGTGCCGATATCGGCGCGGAGGCCGTCCTCCGCGATCTTCATCTCGATCTCGCGGGCGATCTTCTTGTTGTAGGCGGCGATGGCGATCCGGCCGCGCATCAGCGGCAGGCTCTTGCGGATGACGAAAGTCTTGCCGGTGCCCGCACGGGCGATCACAAGGATGTTGCCCCGGCCGGAGACCACTTCGTTGGTGATCGCAAGCTGCTCGTCGGAGAGGCGGGCCATCGGTACGTCCTCATCAAAATCGCTTTCTGAGGCCGAGTTTTACCACCACCTGCCGGAATGTCCAGCGGAATGTGGTGCAAATACCGATTTTTTTCGTTCAGCCGGTCGGGCCGTGCCGCCCGGTTCGGTGCCGCTCCTCTCCGTCAGTCCTCCTCCCGGTCCGCAAGGATGGTGAACTCCACCTCCCACAGGCGGAGGAGTTCGAGCATGGCCTTGATCTCGTCGGGATGCGCCGTGGCGTGGAACCGGCGCCGGAGCAGGCCGAACCCGGCCGAGAGGGCGACCTCGTTCTTCCGGGCCGCCTCCCTGATCCTCGGCCACGACCTCCGGGGCGACATGAGGGTAAGGCTCCGGCACCGCATCCGCTCGCGGATTTCCGCAAAGGTCCGCTGGAACGCCAAGAGGACAAGCGGCTCCGCCCGGATGATGAATTTGCGGGACAGGATGCCACACCCTCCCCGGAGACTCACGGCATGATCCCGGAGCCGGGCGGTGTTGACCAATTTCCGCACCGTGCCCCAGAAAGGACGGCCGACCTCGACTGCCATCTGCTCCATGGCGCCTCAAGTCATCGCGGCGCCGACGACTGGCTGACGGGCTCGGCCTCGACGATTGCCCCTCTCCTGCGCAGTTCCTCCGGCACGGATTGGTACAGGCTTTGGCGCGGCCCGACCCACCCGGTGATGCGATACTGCCTGTCCTCGTGCCAGAAGGTACCATCCTTGGCCACGGTGCCGCGAAACAGCAGGGAAGCGAAGATGTACCTGCGGTTCGGGTGCGGCGCCACAACCACCCGAGGGATGCCGAACGGCCCCGAAGGCAGATATCTGGCATGAATCATTCGTTACTCCTCGCCCGCTGCGAAAATCCGGGGCAGCACGCCTTTCCCCGCCGAAGATAGCGAATTCGGCGCCCTTGTCCACGTTTTTTTGTTCGCTGCACCGCTTTTTTTTGGTTCGGACCGCCATAGCCCGGAGGCCCGCGCACAAAACTCCGATCTGAAGTGCCAAGTGCGCCCCCTCTAAATACTGCCGCAACCAGAGACCGCGTGGCGGCCGTCATGAAGATCATCAAGTTCCCCGGTGCTGCCCAGCCGATAAGCAGCAAGCCCAGCCCGGACCCGATATCCCGGCTGCATGTCGGCCCGGTCTCCCTGACCTGCACCAACTGCTCCGAGACCGTGACCGCCGAGTTCCGGGGCATGGTTTTCCGGACCCTCGACTGCTACTGCCTCTGCTGCGGCGCCTTCTACCGGGTGACGAACCCGGCCTTCGCCCCGATACCGCCGCAGCCCAAGCCGCCCGGCTCCACCTCGAACCAATCCAAACCGAAACGCTGAACCGACTTGCGGCGGTGCGCCGATCTGCGATATAGGGCAGCCTCTCATTTGAGGATGCCATTTCAGAAATGTATCGCAAAGTCACCCAGTTTCAGGCCGCATTCGGCCTGCTCATCGCCGAACGGCCCTCTTTCCCCGACCGCGCCACGCGCGATCTTCGCATCAAGCTTCTCGAAGAAGAACTGAACGAGTTCCTCGGAGCCGAGGCCGCCGACGACATCGTCGAGGTCGCGGATGCCCTCGCCGACATCGCCTACATCCTGTGCGGCACCGCCGTGAGCTACGGGATCGTCCCCGGCGACGGTTCCACGCCTCCCTGCTCCCCGACGCAGAAGCCGGGATTCCCGTCTGCCGTGCTCCGTAACCGCCACGTCAATGGTGTTCGCAGCGCCTTCCGGCGGTATCTCGACGCCGAGGCCGCCGATGACCTCGACGCCGTCAGTGCGGCGCTCAACGACCTGCGCGACGAGGTGTTCACCACGGCGCTCTGCTTTGGCATTCCGCTGACGGCGGTGTTCGAGGAGGTGCATCGGAGCAACATGAGCAAGCTCCTGCCCGACGGTACCGTCCTGCGCCGGGCCGACGGCAAGGTGATGAAGCCGGAGACCTACTCTCCGCCCGACATTCGCAAGGTCCTGTTCGGCGAGTGAGAATCAGGCGCCCCGATTGCAGGGGCGTCTAAATAGCCGGTGATAACGAGGCTCCCAGTGTTTGATATTCCCGGCTTTGACCCCAAGACGATGAGCGACGAGGAACTCCTCAACCGCTCAAACGAACTCTCCCGCAAGCTCAACTGGGCCTACCGCTTCGGCTCCATGGACGCCGTGGCCCAGATGCAGCGCATGATCGCCGCCATTGATGCCGAGCGCCGGGAGCGCACCTTTGTCGAGCAATGGGAGATGATGCAGCAGGTCGTCCCCGCCGTCATCGAGACCGATCCCGACCTGCGGGAGCAGGCGCAGACCGCCGACAAGAAGCAGCAGGAGGCCAAGGAGGCGAGCACGAGAGCCCGCCCCCGCCTCGGCAGCCGACGCCTGCTGACCGCCCCGAGCCCGACCCCCGTGAATGTCCAGCCCTTGGCGCCCGGCAGCAAGCCGGACGGCAGCGCCAGCTAAGGAAGCCATCATGAGCGACGATATCCATCACGACGACGAAGATGCCGTGACCCTGATCGACTTCGAGACGGAGTTCGCCTTCATCAGGGTTGTCGAAAACACCCTCCTGCCCTCGCATATCAAGCTCAAGGCCGAGGTCGTCCCCAGCGGCGAGCACTCAACTGATGACTTCGACGTGGCGATCTCCAAGATTCGCTTCTGGTTCGAGAACATCGTCTCCCGCTGTGTCGCCTTCTCGCGCAGCAACCCGAACGCGGTTGCCATGCTGATCGACAAGGACGGCCGCAACCAGAGCGGCAACCTGCTGATGCTCTGCCCGGACGAACCCTCCGACGAGCATCTCGGCGCGCTGTTTCAGGCGAAGATGAACGCCTTGGCGGCGGGTTCTCTGCATTTCGGGTCGGTCACCGTGCGCTCCGACAATGTGACCGGCCTCGTGTTCACCTTCGTCGGCATCGCCGAGGACCTGCTGCCCGAGATGCCGAATTGGGTTGGCGACCGCTCCTATTTCGATGCCCCGTGGTGGGGACGCGACGACGCCTCGACGATGGACGTGATACCGGGTCCCGACGCGGACCTCAGCAAGCCCCCGGCATGGGCCTATTCGCTGGATTTCATCGGCAAGATGGTGAAGCCGGACCAGAATGTGGTGATCCGTCCGGAGTTCAGGCCGACCGTCATCGACGGCGGCAAGCGGGACGATTGAGCAAGCTCTCCCGGCTGGTCCGGGAGCGGGCTTTCCCCTGTTCCCCCGCATGGGGCCAAGACCGGTGGGGTCTCAACACACCGGTTGCACTGCGCGATCAACGGGAGTATCTTCGTCAACACCGCGTTTTTCCGTTCGGCCGCGAGGCAGCGTTCCGACCGGTGGGCGTGGCATTCGAATCAGGTGATTTCGCGGCCTTGGCCGCGCTTGAGAAGATGATTTTCATTATCAGGGAAGCACTTGGTCAATGACCACGGATATTGTCGCCGTCCGCATGTGGGCCTTCAACATCACCCAATCTTGGGTGCGCTACGATGGGAAACCGGCCCGCACCGAGGATCGGCTCCGTTGGGCCGATGAGCTTGTCGAATGGGCCACCCGACCCGCGCCCGAACCCCAGCCACCCTCCCCCGCCGCACCGGCTCAGGCTATGGAGGTCCCGGTCGCCGTCAATGGCTGACATCGAACTCGACCGGGCTGAGGTCCTGCACGCCGCCTGCGCTGCCGCGATTTTCAGCAAGAACCCGACCTTGCAGGCGGCCTTGGACGCGCTCTTGGTGGCCGTGCGCCTCGCCGAGCCCGAGCGGTTCGCATTACAGGTCGAGCTTGAAGCGGCCATCAAGCGGTTGCAAATGCGGGATCATGTCCTGCCGGACAAGGAGGCGATTTACGACCGGGTGGACGAGGTCCTCGGCCATCAGGACCCTGCATGTCTGGTCGCATTGGAGAACTTCATTGACATCGCAAGCGAACACTCCCTCCGGCGCCGCCATCGCGCGCGAGGTTGATGCCTACGGGCGTGTCCATTTCCGCCCCGAGGATGCCTTCGAGCTTCTCTACCGGGGGATCGACATCCCGAACCTGATCATGCCCGAGGACGACGCGCTGCGCGCCTACAACGCGCTATGCCGTCGCTTCGACAAGGCCGAGCATCAGGTTCTTCCCGAGGTCGAGCCCAATTGGACGCCCGAGGAGGAGCACCAGCGGCGCGCCAATAGCTGGCGCATCCCCGAACCCTACGCCTCGCTCGACGTGCGCGCCGAACTCCTTGGCCGTTGCACCACGGACGAGCAGCGCGCCCGCGTCGAGATGGAGATGGACATGTTCGAGGCGCGCGGCCTCCTCCCCGTGCTCCGGCTGATGTTCGCCCTCGTCGTGCATTTCCGCGAGAACGGCATCGTCTGGGGCGTCGGACGCGGAAGCTCGGTGGCTTCCTACTGCCTGTATCTGATCGGGGTCCACAAGATCGACGCCCTGAAATTCGGGCTCGACATCCGCGAGTTCCTGAAATGAGGCGTCTCACCGACATTTTCGAGGCTTGGCTCTGACACCATGGAAGATATCGGCGCCATGAAAGTCATCATCACACGAGACGGTCAGGAGACGCATCTTTCCCTCGATCTGCTGCAAATGCTCATGTTGGACGAGATGGTGTCCGATGGAGCTTGTTGCATTGAGAGCGATTTTTCTTTGTCGGATGTGGAATTTCCTGTCGAGAACGGCCTTGCTCACGCCACGAACGAAATCCGCGACGGGACTCCGGTCATCCTCCTGACCCCGACCCGGCTTGCCACCAATCTGGTGGTGGCCGCATTCCTGACCGGCTGGGACGAAGTCCGGCTATGACCGTCGTCATCGGCACCCTTGAAACGCGTTTTCCGGTCCCCGATCCGCCGGACACCGAAGCCGTCTGGCTGCCTTTCTTCCTCAAGGTCGATCACTTCGTGCGCAACCGCGCGCGGTTCTATTTTTTCCCGGTCCTGCGGGACAACATCCACGGCATCGACATCCTCATCAAGACGGACCCCAAAGGCTACGAGCAACTCATCCGCTCCGGCGGACGAACGCTGCTGTACACGCAAACCCCCATCCACGACGGGACGATCCAGATCAAGGTCACCGCATCCTCCGTGGAGGACGCCGAATATCTCCGGACGATTCTCACCGTGGCCTGCGCCACCCCGGATACCTGACGCAACGCTTGACTTCAGGCGGCCCTTCCCATAAAGAACGACATTATCTGGTTTACCGGAACCGTATTCAACCCCTTAGGAGGAGGTCTGCCATGGTCACGACGCCAGACGGTCGCACGCTCCTCACGCGGGATGCGTTCCGCGACGGGGTTTTCGCACGCGACAAGCACCGCTGCGTGTTCTGCGGCGCGCCCGCCAAGGACGCCCATCATATCCTTGAGCGGAGGCTGTGGTCGGATGGCGGCTACTACCTCGACAACGGGGCGTCGGTCTGCGAGGAGCATCACATGCTCTGCGAACAGACCGTGTTGTCGGTCGAGGAGGTCCGGCTTGCCTGCGGCATCACCAAGCCGATCCTGCCGGAACACCTCTATGAGGACCAGACCTACGACAAGTGGGGCAACCCGATCCTCCCCAATGGCAACCGCCTGCGCGGCGAGTTGTTCTGGGACGAGAGCGTGCAGAAGGTGCTCGGTCAGGGCGGCGTGCTGCACCTGTTCACCGACCGGGTGAAGTACCCCCGCACCTACCATCTGCCGTGGTCCGACGGCATGAACGATGACGACCGGATGCTCGCCTCCATGGCGGCGTTCGAGGGCAGGCGGGTCATCGCCACGATCAAGATGGATGGCGAGAACACCACCTTCTACCGGGATGGGATGCACGCGCGCAGCCTTGATTCGCGCGGCGGCCCGGAGCGCGATTGGGTCAAGCAGTTCCGCTCCGAGATCGGACATGACATCCCCGAGGGCTGGCGGGTGTGCGGCGAGAACCTCTACGCCAAGCACTCCATCGCCTATGACGACCTGCCTAGCTATTTCCTCGGCTTCTCGGTCTGGAACGACCGCAACGTCTGCCTGTCATGGGACGAGACGCTGACGTGGTTCGCCCTGCTGGGCATCACGCCCGTCAAGGTGATCTATGATGGCATCTACGACGAGGCGGCCATTCGCAAGCTCTACGACCCGAAGCGGGACTGGGAGCGATGTGAAGGCTATGTGCTGCGCATCGCGGACGAGTTCCCCTATGGGCAGTTCCGGCACTGCGTCGGCAAGTATGTCCGCAAGGATCACGTGCGGACCGTGCAGCATGGATGGAAGAAGGTGCTGGTGCCCAACCGGCTGGCTGGCGCCGAGAAGGAGACGGCTACGGTATAAATCGATTATCACATACCAGCAGGCGGTCATCATCGGGGTCACCGCCGCCCCAGAAGCGATGCCGGGAGTGAGGCCGTATCCAGTCGGCCGCAGACCGGACAGCAAGCTGTAGCTGGACAGGCAGGGCGGCCCTTCGTGGTCGGCTCCCGGCGGCTCTCAGGCCGCGAAAGGCACCGCAAGATGCGGGCTCTGACTGACTGTTTGTCAACCCGCTGCATCCGGCCGGTCTATCGCTTGCCGGTCGGGTGTGCTTCGCCCCTCGCAAGGGGCGATAACCGTATGAACCATCGACGATCCGCTGGCCCAGCAAGCCCGGCGCGTGAAAAAGGGCAACGATTCCCCCGGCCTAGGCCGGGCACGAACCCACACGCGCCATCCGGCCCCAAGGGCGGCCGTAGGCGGGATCGGGTTCGGGAGACGCTGTTATATGCAGGGTTCGGATACCACCTGCTGCCGGGGTAAACCCGGCTCGCGGCGATGCGGTCATCGCGTGACGCGTTGATTTCTCCTCCTTGCTCCATCGTCCGGCCGCCCTCTGGGTGGCTCCCCGGTGGAGCAGGGGGAGAAACTGTGCGTGACCGAGGGAGAGAAAGATCATCATCCTGCCTGATCGACTGAACGGTCCTTGGCAAAGCCGTGCCAAGGCGTAGCGAAGCGAGCCGCAGGCACGCCCGTGAGGTGAGCGAAGCGAGCCTCACGGAGCCCGTCACCACCAGTCCATCTTGACCGAATTAATTTGGTTGAATCACCGTGTTTACGCAGTATGGTCCTGAGAGACACGAGAGGATTCCAACATGCCACGACGCGGCCGACGCCTGATGCCCATCGAACTGTACTTGGTCCGGGTCATCGGAGGCGCACTCCTCCTGTTCCTCGGGTATCTGATCTTCGTCATGGCAACCCAGCCGGTGCCCGATGCGGTCGCCATCGCTCTTGCGCCCGGTCTCCTGCTCGGCCTGCCGGTGCTGGGCTTCAACGTCATGGTCTGGACCCGTGGGCAGGAGATGCGTTGGTGACACCATCCCGGATACGACGAGCCCTTTCGCCGGTCCGGAAATACTCCGCCGTCAATTTCCTGACGCTGCCTGCCTTCGGGTATGCCCTTCATGTGGGTGACTGGCAGGTCATCGTCGCAACGGCGCTTCTTGCCGCCATCGGCCTCATCGGACTGGCTGGCACGGCCATTGCCATCCGTCGGAACCGACTGGCCTGATCCGCTCGGAAAACCCGGCATGAAAAGGCCCGGTGGGGAGCCTCCACCGGGCCTTGCGCGCGTGGACCTGTTAGCGCCAGTGGCGGCCATGTGGCCGGGGACGCTCCGGCGTCGAGAGGGCGCCGCCGAGGACACCGACACCAGCCCCCAGCAGCGCCCCCGTCGCCGGGTCCCCACCCGCGATACCGGAAATCCCGGCACCGGCAGCACCGCCGAGGAGCCCGCCGCCCACGGCGCGCGATGCGGGATTGTAAGGATCACAGGTGGTCAGGGACAGGACCAGCGCGGCACATGCACCGGTCTTGAAGAATGCATTGCGGATCATGCAAGTCTCTCGAAAAATACACCGACCTCGGCGGCTCGGCAGGACCGCCGGTATACGATCTTCCGGTGACAGACCAACCATGCGTTTCGCCATCTGGCGCCGACCGGGCATTTGCCGTTCCGGCCAACGGTTTTAACCGGTGAGAACGCTAAATACGGGGAACGAACCGGATTTCAGGAGTTCCCCATGAAGGTTGTTTCGATGCGCGGTGAGGTGCTCGACATGAGCCGCTACATCGCCAAGCACGCGGAGACGGTCGCCCTCGGCAATGCCGGGATGAATGCGCGCGGTGATCTCGTCGGCCCCGGCGGCAAGGTCATCAAGCGGGCCGAGCAGATCAGCGCCGAGTACCACCGCGCCAATCCGAAGGCGGTGAAGCAGGTCTCCCTCAAGAATCTCGCCTCCGAGGTGCTCACCCCCGCCGAGGCCGTGAAGGCTGCCGAGAAGAAGGGTGAACTGGCACCAGTGAAGCGCACCCGGAAGATTGCCGACAAAGAGTGAAGCCGGATATAGGCATTGCCGATGAGTGAGATGCGCCGCCTGATGACCCTCGTGGAGGCCGGGACGACACCGCCCGAGACCCCGTGGGATGAGTTGACCACCGGCCAGCCTGCCATGTTCTACGCATGGCGGGGCGTCGGTGGCAGCAGCACGCCCCTCTCCGACCGCTGGAAGGCGAAGCTCGGGCGCGACTACCTCCTCGGCGACGGCATCTATGTGGCCCCTACCCGCCACATGGCCGCCCGTTTCGGCGAACCGAAGCAGTGCCGGGTCGTGGTGTGGAACCCCTATGTCATGCCGCACGCGAACGGCAGTGATCTCATCGGCCTCGACCTCGACGCCATCCGGCGCGAGCACGACGCATTCGTCATCCTGAGCGGGCGCGGCGCGGGCAATGAGGACATCCGTCAGGCGTGCATCTGGCCCGAGCATCCGACGGCGCGGGTCGAGGTCGGCATCGCTCCGCCCTCCATCTCCACCTTGCAAGCGGGCGCCAAGGTTCGGATCATCGACAATTTCGTCAATGACTACGAACGGGAAAAATACGGGCCTCTCGTCGGGCAGGTCGGCAAGGTGACCAGCATGACTTTGGGGCACCCCAACGTCCGCATCAAAGGCAAGACCTATTTCATTTCCAAGCAGAACGTCGAGGTCATCCCCTGACCCTGAACCGAACAACCCGGTTTTCCGCAACCACCTTCCCTTGACTTCCGCCCCGGCATCGCCTACCCCCGTCGCCGTTTTCAGAAAGCGACAGGTGGCCGATGCCCGATTCTCCCGTATACCTTTACATCCTGATGCGCGCCGACCGCCCGGACATGAATCCGGGAAAGGCGGTTGCGCAGGGAAGCCATGCCGCCAACCAGTGCATCGCCGAGGGCCGGGCTTGGGTGGCCGAGAATGCGCTGCACGAGGACAAGGCGGTTCGTGACCGGGCGCTGGCGCTCGAAGCGATGATCAACGAGTGGGAGAGCGAGACCGGTCGTGGCTTCGGCACCTGTGTCGTGCTGAGCGTCACCGAGGCCCAGATGCGCACCCGCGTGGCCGAGGCCCGTGCTGCCGGACACCACGCGGGCATCACCCATGACCCTTCCTATCCGCTGGCGACGCCGCCCCGGAAGGACCATGGCCTATCGCTGGTGGGGTACTTCTTCCTCCTCGCCTTCGGCTATGCGGTGTTCGGTTATCTGGATTTCGCCCTTGTCTCCGGGGTTCTCGGCTGGCTGTTTCACGCCATCATCCTCGCCGTCGTGGCGCAGGGGGACATCGAGCGGCAGCGTAACCCCAAGCCCGCCACCATTCCGCTCGACACCTGCGCCTACATCTTCGGGCGCAAGGATGACCTGCGCCCCTTCGTCGGCGATCTGCCCCTGATGGCCTGAACGATGAGGGAGGCGGCGTATGGCCGCCTCCCTCGACGAGATCAAGCATGACGCTCCATGTCGGACCACCGCGCTGGACCGAACACGGTGTCCGGTTCCGCCTCAGTTGGACGACCGACGAGGACTGGGACATCCTGAGAGAATGGTTTGAGGCGAATGCCGTTACCCCCAACTGGCTGCCCTTCCCCGACGACGATGCCGGAGAGACCCGCGTGCGCCTGCCGGTGCCGATGACCATTCACGACCCGGTCAAGGCGGCCCTGTTCGCCATGTTCTTCTGCGGCACCTCGGACGCCTCCGAAACCGCTTGATTTCCATCGAGCACCGCATTATTGTGGTTCCCTCTCGATTTGAGAAAAGCATTTGGATTAGGCATGACCGTTTCGAATCGCGTGAACGCTGGCAACTTCCGTCCGATCAAGGACAATGTGTTCGTCTCCGACCTAGACCGTGGTCCTCGCCTGACCAAGGGCGGCATCATCATCCCCGACGATGATGGCAAGGATCAGGGCATCCGTGACCGATGGGGCAAGGTCTACGCCGTCGGCCCGGATGTCACCGATCTCAAGCCCGGCGACTGGGTGCTGGTGAAGCATGGCCGTTGGACGCCCGGCTTCGACCTCGCCCTACCGGAGGGCACGGTGCGCCTCTGGCGCATTGACTACCCTGAGAGCGTCCTGCTGGCCTCCGATACGGACCCCCGTTCGGCCCAGCCCACGACGCTCTGACAACAAGCAACACCACTACAGCAAATCCAAAAGGCATTTTTGAGAAAGACATTGAACATGGCAACGAACCTGATGCAGACCCCCGCCTACGCCAATGCCGCCACGGCTGGCGAGATGATCCTTGAGTACATCCGGCGCACGGGCGCCGTTGGCGCGACTGACGACCAGATCAGCATTGCGCTGGGCCTGTCGAACAGCACCGTGCGCCACTCCCGCCGCGCGCTGGCCGATGCCGGTAAGGTGCAGGACACCGGCCGTACCCGGCGGACCTCCGAGGGCCGTCTGGCCCGCGTGTGGCGCTATACCCGTCCGGCGAAGGCCGTGAAGGTCGTCAAGGCTGCCAAGGTAAAGGGTTGATCAACCCACAATCCACTGATGTCGGGGCATTGACCTACGGAGATGTTGATGCTCCGACATCTTTGGTACTCGCCCGGTGGTCTCAGGGACAGCGAACTCCTCAGCAAGGAGATCAACGAAGCCCTCATCAAGAAGGGCTTCGTGTATCGCTCCGAAGGACGGAACTATCTGTCATATCGTCTTGCCCTCGTGCTTCCATTGGACAAAGGGAACCCGTTTTGAGCGACCCGTTCTTCGAAACCATCGATGCACGTGAGTGGGCCGCCGCTTTCTGCCGGGCTGTCAGGGGCATCGGTTGTGAAATTGATGAGGACTCGGTGATCCTTTGGTTCGCCAACGCCCTGATGCGCGGCTATGACGAAGGGCTCCGTCAGGGGCGCAGAGAAATCGCGCACGTCGTTCGTGCCATCCAGCGCGGCGCGACGATCACCGTGACCCCGAATTCCTGAGGCTGGGCAGCCATGCTCAGCCTGCTTGCCGTCATCGAGGCCATCCCGCCCTATATGGCGGGCGCTGCGGCCCGGATTGCCGTCGCAGCCATCATCAACGCCGTTCGCTAACCCCAATTGGAGAAAGACATTGGCTGTCGAATTGTGGGTCGAGAAATACCGCCCGAAAACCATGGACGAGTATGTCTGGCGCGATCCCGCGATGCGCGAGAAGGCAGAGGAATGGGTTGCCGCAGGTGCCCTCCCCCACCTACTCCTCTCCGGCCGTCCGGGTTGCGGCAAGACCAGCCTCGCCAAGATGTTGCTGAACGTGCTGAACATCCCGGCGGGTGATATCCTCTACATCAACGCATCCAAGGAGCGGAAGGTCGAGGACATTCAGGACCGTCTGAACGGCTTCGTCAGCACATGGGCGCTGGGTCTGAGCGGCATCAAATACGTGATCCTCGACGAGTTCGACCGGGTTTCCCCGACCGCACAGGACATGCTCCGCGCCGATATGGAGACCTACTCCGATATCTGCCGGATCATCGCGACCTGCAACAACGAGCACCGGATCACCCCGGCGCTCAAGTCGCGCTTCACCGAACTGCGGTTCGCCACGCTCGACAAGGAACAGTTCTCGCTCCGCGCCGGTACGATCCTGACCGAGGAAGGCGTGGAATTCGATGTCGATGATCTGCTCACCTATGTGAATGTGAGCTACCCCGATATGCGGAAATGCATCGGCCTGATGCAGGATAACACCCGAGCCGGGAAGCTGCATCCGCCGCGTGCCGACGATGGTGCCGCGACGGACTTCCTTGTCGAGGTGCTCGTGCTGTTCCGAGAAGGCCGCTACAACGAGGCGCGCAAGCTGATCATCGAGAAGGCGCAGCCGGAGGAGTACCCCGAAATCTACCGGTTCTTCTACCGGAACCTCGAACTGTTCGGAGAGACGCAGGAGCAGCAGGACGATGCGCTGCTGGTCATCCGCAAGGCGGTTTACCAGCACACCATTGCAGCGGATGCCGAGATCAATCTGGCGGGCGCATTGGTGGAGCTTACGCGCATCGCGCTGGGCAAGCCGCTCTGAAACACCCGCCGCGCCGGTCAAACGGAGGCCGATCTGGACTGGCGCGGCGCTCACCGTCATGCTAAATCCGTTCCACTGAACGGCATTTCAGGAGACCTCATTTGAACCAGAGCTACAATCCGCGCTATCTGCGCAAGCGCCCCTTCCTCATCGTCGAGGCCATCCATCGTCCGGCACAAGGTGTGCGCACCGAGCGCAAGGGCTGGGCCATGGAGCCGAAGAATTGGTCCGTGTTCGAGCGGCCCTATGTCGTGGACTGCGTCACCCCGAACATGCTGACCCGCGCGCAGGTCATCATCGATCTGCACCAGCGTACGGTCGTGAAGAACCGTTTCATCGGTACGGATGTGAACGAGGTGCGTGACCACTACCTGAACAAGTACGCCGAGCAGTGCGCCGAGGCGATCAACATCTGGATCGCGCGCGAGGTGAACCGCAAGGCCAGCATCGCAGCCTGACACCTCAGTCCCCCGGATCGATCCGGGGGACTTCCTTGCAATCGCGTGGGCCACGGCAGGAGTGGCGGAACTGGCATACGCTTCGGCGACGCCGGAAGGCGTTGACCCAATGGTTTCCGAGCGAACGGAAGCCGACTGTCGGTTGGTGGCGTGATGGCCTTGTGGGTTCGAGTCCCACATCGGAGAGAACCGGTCAGCGCCGTGGTCCACGCGATTCCAAGGCGATTTCAGAAAGCCCGATTATGACACGCCTTATCCTGACCGATATCGACGAAACCGTCCTGCGCTGCGGCGATGCTTTGGAAGCGTATTGCGCGGAGCGCCTCGGCCGCCCGCCTAAGCACCCTTTGCGCAATCATTTCTACGTCTGCACCGCCTTCGACACCACGCGCGAGGAGGGGAATGCGCTGGTGCGGGACTTCTGGAAGTCTCCGGCTTTCCGCAACCTTGCACCCGAGGAATGCGCGGCGATCCACCTGCCCATCCTCTACGCCAAGGGTTACCGTTTCGTTGCGATCACCGCCTGCGGCGATGATCCCGAGATCGAGCAGGTCCGCGCCGACAACCTCGCCCGCGCATTCGGCTTCCGCTTCGAGGCGGTGCATTGCACGGGCGAACATGGTGACAAAAGCGCCTTCCTCGCGCGCTACAGCCCGGCGATCTGGGTGGAGGACAACTTCAGCAATGCGGTTGTCGGTGCCTCCTACGGCCACCGCAGCTTCCTCATCTCGCGTGGCTATAACGAAGGGCATGAGCATCCCGCTGTGACCCGCGTGCGCGACTGGCATGACATCGTGGAGATGCTGGGATGATGCAACAGGCGTTTCGTCCGGTGAACGTGGAGCGCGTGCTTGACGCCGTGATGCTGGAAAATGCTGAGATACTCCGCAACATGCATGAGAGCCGGATTGAAGGCTACCTCGTCGGGCAGGTCATGAAGGTGACGAAGGGCAAGGCGAATCCGGCGAAAGTCATCGAGGCCATCAGGAACCGCATTCTCACCTAAACTCCCATTTATCATGCGAGCGGCCCGACTAAAGTCGGACCAAATGCTATATCGGGTCACCCGCTAAATACCGGTGAGCGGCTCAAACAACTCTCCACCCTCACCGGAGGCCAACAGTGGCTCGTAAACTCAAGCCCGCGAAGCGGGCTAACCGTCCGAACCCCCGCGAAGAACGTAACCGCCCAACTCGCCACAGTCGATTTGATGCCGACAACGTCGTCGAATTCAGCCGCACCGAAGGCCGCGACGGCTCCTTCTCCTCAAAGGGCAAGCGCCCCGAACTTCTCCCCCGCAACCTTTCGCAGGAACTCTACCTCGACACGCTGAACGATGAGACGAAGTCCATCGTGTTCGCGATGGGTCCGGCCGGTACTGGCAAGACCATGCTCGCCACCGAGTTCGCCATCAGCGAGTTCCAGAAGGGCAACTGCAAGAAGATCATCATCACTCGCCCCGCCGTGTCGGTCGATGAAGCCCACGGCTTCCTTCCGGGCACCCTGATCGACAAGATGGCGCCATGGGTCATTCCGATCATGGACGTGTTCAAGGAGCACTACAGTGTCAGGGTGCTTGAGCGGATGATCGAGGAAGAACTGATCGAGATTGCGCCATTGGCTTATATGCGTGGCCGTACGCTCAAGAATGCGATCATCATCGCCGACGAGATGCAGAATGCCACCCCGTCTCAGATGAAGATGCTGCTCACCCGCATCGGTGAGAACAGCCGCATGATCGTGACGGGTGACCTGCGCCAGCATGACCGTGGCTTTGAAGCCAACGGTCTCAAGGACTTCGTCTCGCGCCTCAAGATGACCGGCAGCCGCCACATCGCCGTATGCGAATTTGCTGCCGAGGATGTCGAGCGACACGTGGTCATCGAGGACGTGCTTCGAATCTACGGAGACGAGTGAGAACCGTCCCGCCTAGCCGCCTCAAGAAAAACCCCGCGCCTTGCGCGGGGCTTTTCTTTTCAACGCCTCCGGTACCCATAGGGTGTCTGCGTCCCCACCCGGCCAGTGTATGGGTTGATGTTCCCTCGTGTGGACCAGTTGTTGAACCGGCTGCGGTCGGGGGCCGTCCGGTAATGTGGCGCGACATAGGTCCCTCTCCGCGTTACGTAGCCGCGCGTGTATGAGGAGCGGACCTCCTGCACAGCGTCGGGAACGCCAAGCTGCACCCGGCCGACCGGCGCGGCTGAGGCCGTGCCTGCGGCAAACGCCAGCAGTCCGGCGATGATGGCAGTTCGCATCGTCCTACTCCCCTGCTCCCTGTGTATCGAATGCAGTATCCGAAAGCGCGGTCGTGGACACCGACCGAGACCTTGCCGGGACGCGCACGAACGCGGTTTGGGGTCATCATCCGGCTGTCGTGCGGGATGGACCACGTCCGAAACATCCGCTCAAAGGGAGGACCTGTCAACCATGGCCGGTCGCACGGGACATGACTTTTTCGGCCGGGTCTGTTACCATCGCCGGGCCTTTGGAGAATGAGCATTTCGATGAGCAGCAAGACGCCACCGGAGATCGTGGAGGAGCGCGTTTGCTACGCGCTGCGCTGCCGCGAGACCGGCAAATACATCAACGCGCAGGACTACTCGACCTTCAAGAAGCAGGACCTCCCCTTCCCGGTTCGGAGGCTGGCGACCGCCCGCAGCCACAGGCTGCGCGCCATGTCGCTCGACCCCAACCTCGGCATTGTCGATATCGAGCGGCTGGTGATCACCGTGCGTGTCGATGGGCAGATCGAGGAGGATGATGCGGTGACCAGCCGCTTGCTCGGGCTTTGCCGCGCCGTCAAGGACGGGTGGGGGTTTGCCTCGGAGATCGAGGCAGTCCTGCGCGAGAACCCCAAGGCCCGCGCCATGCGCTATCTGCTGGTGGCGAAACAGCCCCCGAACCTCGCCGCAAACGAGATCAGCTCCTTCGTCCGCACGGTCATCCGGGGCGACTGCTTCCTCCTGTACGACGACGCCGACCTGATCGCCTTCCGGATGCTGGACGGATTATACATTCATTTTATCTACGATTTCGAAGCGGGTGCCCTCCTGCCCTGAACAAGCTTGCCATCCGGCCAAACCGGGTTAATATGGTGAACCGAACGTCATTTCAGGAGGCTGCGGTGGCCGACTTGAAAGTCTATGTCTGGCGCGGGGACGAGGTCCTCAGGGACTATTCCTCCGGCATCGTCGTGGTCGCCGCCGAGAGCGCCGAGACCGCGTGGGAGAAGCTTAGGGCGGCTGATTTCCGGGCATGGTTCTGGCTCCGGACCGGAGTGTCGTGGGTTTTCTCCGAGGAGGAGGCCAAATTCGTCACCCCGGAGGACCACCTCTACGAGAAACCCATCGAGCCGGAGGAGTTCGCCATTGCGGACCTGCCGGTGTTGGTGAAGCCGGGCGGGTCCTGATGCGATCCTTGGATACCCTTTCCTCTGACGAGGAGCCGGGCGCGCCCAGCAGCGCCTTCCCATGCGCCAACTTCCCGTGGAGTCATCCGGTCGGGCTTGAGAGGACGCCCGGCATGTATGATCTCTTTGAGCGCGCCGTCTTGGCCCGTGCAAACTCGGTCACGACACCGTTCGGGTTTCACTGGTTCAAGAAATGGCCCAAGCTTCACGCCGCAGCGGACGCCCACACGCAAACCATTCGGTCCATCGCCTTCCATATGGGGGATGGTTCCGAGGTGATCATGCTGTGTGCGCCAGTCTGGAAGTATTTCGGTTCGGAGTTCGACCTGACGGTTCGGGCCACCGATGAACCGGCGGCGGCCAAGTTCCTCCTGTTGCTGGATGCTCTCATTGCCGCCATGGCCGGGGATGAGTGATGGAACTGGACATAAGCGTGCTGCGGGACCTCCACAGCATCACGGAGTGTCATCGTTTCATCCGAGGCTTTAAGGAGGATTTCCCGGTCAGTGTCGAGCATACCGCACCGTTCCACTGGGTGTTCTGGATGCTCGCCAATAAGCGCGAGCATGAACCCGGCACGAACGAGTGCTGCGGGATGCGGTGGGCGACGGAAAACGCCGTTTTCGACTCACCCGTATACCCGCGATTCGACATGATTGCCGTGATCTTCGACGTGGGGAATGGCGGCACCGGGGTGATGGCGCATCTGCCATACTACAGGGATGGGGACTGGGGGGCTGATCTCGTCGTCCGGGCGAGTGACGAGACGGCCGCCGTCAAACTCCTCATGATCGTGCCCGCCATCGAGGGCGCAATGGGGCTTGATACATGAACGAAGTCGATACTGAGAAGCTGGCTGCCGCCACGCGGGCCTTGGATGCCATCGCCGCCGAGATGGCGGAGGCCCGCGCAGAGTACGAGAAGCTCACGACCGAGGGCTATGTGGCGTGGCGCCGCACGCAGGACATGAGCGACATCTTCATCCGGGAATTGGACGCCCGCTACAGGGCCGAGCATCAGGAGGAATGGGCGGCCCTTGGCCGCCGGGTAGCCGATATCGTCATGCGTGCCTGCGCGGCCGGTGGCGCCCGGTTCGCCTCGATCTCGTACTCCGACCTGATCGTATTCGAGAATGTATGCTGGCCTCCCCGCCGCGATGGGATGCCTCGTGCGTTCGACTGCCCGCTCAGCCGGGTGGTGGCGAGCAAGCTCGGTATCGAAATCGGATGCGCGAATGGCCCGCAGACGCAGGTCTCGCTCGGCATGGTCTGGAGTGGGGGTTCCGGGACCTATGACCTCCGTATGCCCGGCGCCCCGGTACGAATTGGACCGCCTCTGGCGCTCCTCTCCATGCATTTCCGTGAGGTCGAAAAGCCGTTTGACGCCGGATCGGAGCACATCCACGACTATCTCCGGCGCTGCGGCGTGTCCATATAGACGACCACGACTAATTTCTTTTCGAGCCGGACTGATCTGACGAGCGAATTAATTCGATTGACATATAATGGTGCCTCGGTAGGTTGCGCGCATACTCGAAGCGATTGGTGCGTCAACCATGCCCTTCACCCCCGATGCACTCGAAAAGCGGTGCGCCGAAAGTCTTGATGTCCTGCGTGAACTTGCTGCGAGACGTGCGGAGTGCGCTCCCGCCCTCAAGCAGGTGGCGGAAGCCATTGAGGAGATGCGCCGAGCCTTGGATCGTATCCGCCGTGTGGCCCTGACAGATGCCCTGACCGGCATCGCCAACCGTCCTGCCATCATCGACGCCATCGAGCGGGCCATCGCGCGCCGCAAGCGGCACGCCGAACCATTCTCGCTTATTGCCATCGACCTCGATGGGTTCAAGCAGGTCAATGACCGCCACGGCCATGCCGCCGGGGACCGGGCGCTGCGGCAGGCGGCGGAGGTGCTGAGCACCAGTCTGCGGCGGGAGGACATGGCTGCCCGGATCGGTGGCGACGAATTCGTCGTGCTGCTCAGCGGCAGTGTTGACGCGGCCGTGGTCGGCGAACGGATCAGGGCCGAGATCGCCAAGCGCATGACCTCGGCCGGATGGCCGGTGACGGCATCGGTTGGCGTGGTCACCTTCCTGATGCCACCCGATGATGCCTCCGCCGCGCTCGCCATGGTCGATGACCTCCTGTACAGCGCCAAGCACGGCGGCAAGGATCAGGTCGCACACCGGGTATTCCGGGATTTTTCGCACCTTTCGGGCGGGAAATCACTTGACGACGTTAAATAGGTAGTGGTACACTGAATTCACCATTTTGGAGGATCAACCCATGTTCGACGCGAGAAGGGCTTGCGCTGCTGCGCTTGACGACGCGTCGAAGCGCGTCCTCCGTATGCGACGACAACCCACCGGGGTGGTCGTCGCCGCTCGAATGCGACATCGCCGCATCTGACCCCGCTGGTTGGCGGACACATAGTTCAGCCCGGTAGAACAGCGGTCTTACACACCGCATGTCGGTGGTTCGAGTCCACCTGTGTCCATACCAGCACCACCGCTCCACGGTGAGCGTAGCTCAGTTGGTCAGAGCGTCGGTTTGTGACACCGAAGGTCGCGAGTTCGAGTCTCGTCGCTCACCCCAAAACCCCTCATCTGCTGCCCGATAGTTTAGCGGCAGAACGCAGGGTCTTGGCCCCTGAGACGTAGGTTCGAATCCTACTCGGGCATCCACATCCTTTCTGGTCCCATAGCTCAACTGGATAGAGCGTCGGCTTGCGGAGCCGGAGGTTTGAGGTTCGAATCCTCATGGGACCGCCATGCTTGGCCCCGTATCGGCGCCGGTTTCTACCCGGCAACCCGTAATCGGATGCGAATGGGGGTTCGAGTCCCTCCGGGGCCGCCTTTCTCGGGGTGCGTAGCTCAACCGGTCAGAGCGCAGGTCTCATAAGCCTGAGGTTGGCGGTTCGATCCCGCTCGCACCCTCCAAACCACCGAAATGCCTTGCTTGAACCATTTTTTCTGGTATCACTCTCCGAAGCGAGGGGTGCCGCGATGAAGTCCCGCATTGTCGAAGCGAACAACCGCCTGCCGGATACGGCAACCCCGGACGGTTGCCCTCGGCCGAGTGAGGGAAAGTCCATGCCGATTGTGCATCGCCACTCCGTTGCGAACGACGAAATGCGAAAGCCGCCCCACGAAGCCGCCAGCGACCTCGCAAAGGATGGGATGAGCACATGCCCGGATGGTCGGCGGGACTGGCGGGCAGATGGCAATCTGCACGACGAGGATGGCTCTGCCTCGATCAGGCCAGACGGCCCACAGAAATGGTATCAGGGCGGTCAGTTACATCGAGAGGACGGACCCTCCGTCATTGAGCCTGATGGCACGCAACAATGGTGGATGAACGGCCAATTGCACCGCGTGGATGGGCCTGCCGTCATTGATGCCGATGGCACACAAGAATGGCACGTGAACGGTGAGTTCCACCGCGAGGATGGACCTGCGATCATTCAAGCCGACGGATTGCGGATATGGATACAACATAACCTGCAACACCGTGACGATGGGCCTTCGATCATTTTCCCGAACGGCATGATGGAATGGTACCGCCATGATCGGCCGCTTACCAAGCGGGTCGAGGCGTGGATCAGGGAACATGAATTCCCGCCGTGCGGCCACTGGTCTGACGCCCAGCTTGTGGAATTTCTGATCTGGTATTCGAGTCAATGACGCGCGCTCTCATTGATCACGGTCCTACCTGTCCCCCAGATGGTAGACAAGATTGGCCGACAAACGGCATTCAGCACCGCGAAGATGAGTCTGCCATCATTCGCGCGGACGGCGCTCGGATTTGGCATGTCAAAGGGAAGCGACACCGCGTAGGCGGCCCTGCTGTCATCCACCCTAACGGCAAGTTGGAATGGTGGATGAACGGCTTTCAGCATCGAGAGGATGGGCCTGCGGTCATCCGTAAGGATGGGACGCAGGAATGGTGGTCAAAGGGCGTTCGGCACCGAGAGGACGGTCCTGCCGTCATTTTCGCTAACGGCGCACAGGCTTGGTGGGTCCACGGAAAGCTACACCGCGAGGATGGACCTGCGGTCGTCCACCCGGATGGTACGATGGAATGGCACCGCCGTGGTCGGCGTCTCACTGAGCAGGTCGAGGCGTGGCTTAAGGAACACGAGTTTCCGCCATTTGGTCGCTGGTCTGACGCCCAGCTTGTAGAATTTCTGATCTGGTATTCCGGCCAATGACGCACGCTCTCATCGAACACCATTCCATCTGCCTCCCGGATGGCGCAAGGAAGTGGCGCGTGAGCGGTCAGTTGCAAAGCGAGGACGCTCCTACTGTCATTCGCGCAGATGGCACGCGGATATGGTATCTGAATGGCTTACGGCACCGTGTGGGTGGCCCTGCGGTCATCTGTGCGGACGGCACACTGAAATGGTATCTGAACGGCCAATTACACCGCGAGGACGGACCCGCCATCATCGAGCCCGATGGCTCACAGAGATGGTACTTGAATGGCTTGGTACACCGCGTGGAGGGTCCTGCGCTCATCCTCTCGAACGGAGAAAAGGCGTGGTATTTGAACGGTCAATTGCACCGCAATGACGGTCCTGCGGCCATCTTGGCAGATGGCTCGCAAGAATGGCGGGTTCACGGCAAACTGCACCGTGAGGACGGACCTGCCGCCATCGATGCTGATGGCACGCAGGCATGGTACCTGAGTGGCAAGCTGCACCGCGATGGGGGACCTGCGGTCATCTGTGCTGATGGTACACGGAGATGGTATCTGGGCGGCGAACCACACCGCGAGGACGGCCCCGCCGTCATCAAGCCTGATGGCTCACAGGGATGGTATCTGAACGGCCAATTACACCGCGAGGACGGTCCGTCTGTCATCCTCCCTGATGGCAGGATGGAATGGCATCGTCACGGCCGTGATCTCACCGAGCAGGTCGAGGCGTGGCTCGCGGAACATGAGTTCCCGCTATACGGTCACTGGTCCGATAGCCAGTTAGTGCAGTTCCGGCTCTGGTACTCCGGTCAATGACACACGCCACCCTGCCATTCGGCAGGGTGGACCGCTTCTCAGCCGTTGGCGCGCTCCTTGGTCACGCCACAGGTCCGGCAAACGTCGCGGACATAGGTCGTGCGACGCACCAGATGGCTCACGTCCCCTGACATCAGGGGCGGCAGCTTTTCACCACAGAGGGCCGGTTCCGCTACGTCATAGCGTGGCTCCCAGTGGCAGCCACGGAACAGCCGCCCCACTCGGGGGCAAGTCGTATCGGTGTTGGTGCTCATCGAAATGGGCTCTCTCTTTCAAATGTGCCCATTATGCTGATCGAAAACCGGTTCGGTCAACCATATTTCAAGCGTCCGGTCCGGGCATGAAGAAAGGGGCCTTGCGGCCCCTTTCCTCGAACCTCCGGCCCATCACCATCGAATCAGACGATGAGGCCAGCCCCGCGCAGCGTCAGGGCGGCGGCGCGGACCAGCTTGAGGTTCTGGCCGTACAGCTTCGCCGTCTGGTTCTCGATGATGGCGCGGACCCAGCCCATCGGTACGACGGTCGGCTGAATGTCAGGATCGCCATTGATCTCGGCGCAAGCGGCAGCGGTCTCCTCCTCGGTGGATGCCGCGTTCAATGCGTCGAGGTATTTCTGCACCATGAACGCGTCCAGACCGAACACGTCGTGGTTCACGACAACATCGACATTGTGCGTCGGAGTGGCAAGGCGCGCCGTGTTCGTGGCGGGCTGCACCCAATACAGATCAGCCATTGTGGCCTCCATTGTTCGAGAGGCCGTATTTAGATGGCACAACCGGAGGTTTGCACCGGGGCTTTTATGCTCGTGTCGTGCGAGTAATGGTGGGCGCGGCTGGGATCGAACCAACGACCTACCGCTTATCAAGCGGTTGCTCTCCCATCTGAGCTACGCGCCCGCCGCCGGAGAACACCGACTATAATCGGTTCTGACCTATTTAGGAAGTGCAAAAAGAAAGAGGCCCGGATTTTCCATCCGGGCCTCGTACTCCGTCACAGGTATCTGCATCATCGGGAGAGGTTCAACGTTCGGCGCTCGGCCGGGACGGCGCCACTGCGCCCCAGCGGGCGATGCTCCACGACCACCGCCATCGCCGGACGGCGCTCGCCCACCGCCGCCTCGCCCTGCGGCGCCGGAGCGATCTCGCGGCGCATGATCTCATGCTTCACATCGTCAAGCTCGATGAAGCGGTCGGCCACCCGGCGCAGATCATCGGAGACGGAACCCGCTACCAGCGAGGATACCACGGTGACCTTGGCGCCCTTGCGTTGCGCTGCCTCGACCGCATAGGCGAGATCGCCGTCGCCGCTGATCAGGACGATATGGTCCACATTCCCGGCAGCCTCGACCATCTCCGTCGCGATCTCGACGGCTATGTTGCCCTTCACCCGGCGTCGCCCGGTGCTGTCCGTGAACTCGCGCAGGGTCTTGGTGATCACCCGGTAGCCGTTGAAGCCCAGCCAGTCCACTAGCGGGCGCACAGGAGAATGGGCGTCCGGATCGTTTGAGAGTGCCGTGAAATACTGGATGCTACGCAGGTCACATGCCTCCTCGACCTCGTTTCGAAGCGTCCGGAAGTCCGCCTCGAAACCCAGCGCCTTCGCGGTGGCATAGAAGCTCGGACCATCGATCAGGATGACCGCGCGCTGGGTGGGCCGGAGGCCGAAAATCACCATGTCTTTTTGTCCCTTCCGAGTATCACTTTTTGCCGGTCCGGGTCATTCCGGCTCGGTGTCAGGACAAATAATCTTGTTTTTAATTTCGGTCAACCGGTTTTTTTGGTCGGGAGCGCAGACAGCCAACGTATTGGCATATTAGGCTTTGCAAATCCCTTTCTCAAATGGGTCTGATGGTGACAACGGAACCTTTGGGGCACCACCGTTCCAGCATCAGGCTCAGGAAGGCGGCCTCGGTCTTGGTGGGGTGCAGCAGGTAGACGATCCTGAAAGGACCATCGTCCCCGGTGATCAGGACCACATCGAATATCGGGCTGAAATCATAGCCTTGCTCCCGGAGGAAGCTCTTGGAATGCCGATCCGGTGACATTGGATGCACTGGAATGGCGGGAGTGACGGGGCTCGAACCCGCGATCTCCTGCGTGACAGGCAGGCGCTTTCACCTGCTAAGCTACACCCCCGCGATAACGCCACCATAGATGAAACCGGCGCCGAACGTCAATAACTCCGTTGCACCTACTTGCGGTGGTTCAAAACCGGTCAGCCCGTGAACCTGCCAATGAGCGCCATGATCATCGCACCAAGTCCACCTGCGCGCCGCACCACCGCCTCCGGCTTGGGGGTCAGGGCTGCCTTGATCCGCTCGGCCACGGTAACGCCCTTGGCCGCCGCCTCGCGGGCCAAGCGGTCATACTCAGCCACATCGTCGCCGCGCCATACCAGCACGACCCGGCGCACCGGCTCGGTCGCAACATGGGTATAGTCCTCAGGAAACGCCCAATAGCAGCCCCGACAGGTCTCCGGGTCACCGGCCCCCGACCAGTTCGGACATTGCTCGCACGCCGTGCTCTTGGTCCTCTGCGATGAAGCGTCGAGAAGCATGAAATCAGCCGGGTCCGGCGCCCCCACGCTATCCCCCGCGATCTCGTAGGGAATGCGGTGATCGACTTGCAGGTAGAACGGATCGAGCGCCTCGCCCGTGACGCAGTCCCGCGCGCCATAGCGAGCGACAAGCTCCTCCTTGAAATGCTTCGGCAGGGCACGGCGCCCACCAATGCGACCGTGCTTGACCTTGCTGGGATCACCCAGCGTATAGGCCCCGATCAGGCGCCCTGTGGCCTTGGAAGGCACCTTGTGGGTGTTGAGAGGGATGCCCTGTTCCCGGACATCGCGGGCAGCGCGAGGTGGCTGCTCATAGCCGTAAAGCTCGCGGAGTTCCTCGTTGGTGACGATGCCGTGTTCGAGAATGTGGTCGATGACGGTACGGGCACGCTTGGCGGTAACGGATTTGCAAAGTGCGACGAAGGCCGGGTCGAGATCGCCCTCCCGCGTCAGCGGTACGCTTGGCACAAAATAGCCTCAAGAATGACTTCCTGAGGCTATTTATCTGCGGTGTTTTAACCGGCCTGCTGGGGCTGCCGGATCAGGTCGAGGAGATTGCGGAGGTCCTGCATCGTCATGTGCTCGGTGATGCCCCGCAGGTCGCCACCGTCCTCCGCGATGCGGTGGCGGGCATAGCGATAAAGCTCCTGCAAGGCGCGTGCCTGCTCCGCGAAGGTCTCCCGGCCCGCCTCCAAGAGCGCCCGCTTGACGTGGCAGGCGGCCGGGTCCGTCATCCTCATCAGCACCACGATCTGGTCGAGCGCGGCCTTGACTTCCTCGTTCGTGCTGTCGAAGGCAGCCATCAGGGAGGCCAAGACCTCCGTGTTGATGCCCTCGACGCGCAAGAGCGAGAAGTTTTGGGGGTCTTGATCGCTCATGATCCGACTTTCTCGCCGCTGGTTTCCGATATAGAAGCGCCATTTGCTCATACCGTCACCTGCGCCAGAAGCACCTCCCTGCCCGCCGTGAAGTCGCTGGCCGCCCAGACCTTCCGGAGCCCGGCCAGCACCTTCCCCATCACCGGCCCCGGCCGCATCCCGGCGGCGATGAGGTCATCCCCCGTCACCGGGAAGTTCGGCACCGCCCAAAGGTCCAGTGCCTCGGCGAGGTCCACCCTCCCCTCGACGCGGAACACCTCCACCAGCCACTTCTTCGGCATCCCGTTCACCGCTACCATGGCCTTGGCATCAGCCAGCGTGAGCCCCTGCCCCGCATGGCGCGCCACCGCAAGGCCAAGGTCCCGCTCGACGTTGCTCCACTTCCAGAGCATCGCCATCTCCGCCACCGCCCCCACGGAGCCGAGATGGGCGGCCATGAGGCTGACCGGATCGCGGGTCCCCCGGTACGCAAGAGCCACGGGCGCCATGTCGCGGCGGATCGGCAGGTCGATATGCTCGGCAATCCCGACCCGCTCCATCAGCGCCATCATCTCGGGACCATGCGGCCCAGCGATGATCCGGCGGACCTCGCTCCATACCCGCTCACGGGAAATGCGGCGGAGCCCCGAGGCATTGCGCCTCGCCGCCGCAACCGTCTCGGCATCCGGTTCCCGATCCCCGGCGATCCGGGCATGGAACCGTACCCAGCGGAGAATACGGAGATAGTCCTCCTGCATCCGCGCATCCGGCTCCCCGACAAACCGCACCACCCGGTTGCGCAGGTCCTCGGCCCCGTTGAACGGGTCCACAAACACCCCGTCAAAGGTCAGTGCCATGGCGTTGATGGTCAAATCCCGCCGCCCGAGGTCCGCCTCCCAGTCGCGGGTGAAGGAAACCGTGGCCCAGCGCCCGTCGTGATCCCGCTCCACCCGGAGGCTGGTGATCTCGTAGGGCATATGGTTGAGGGTCACCGTCCACGTCCCGTGGCTGAGACCGGTGTCGTAGTGGTTGATCCCCTCCGCCTCGTAGACCGCCCGCTGCTCCTCCGGCGTGGCATCGGTGCAGAGGTCAATGTCCTTGGGCGTCCGCCCATCCAGCAGGTCGCGCACCACCCCACCCACCAGCCGGATATCGAACCCATGCCGCTGGAAGGCCACCCGGAGGGCGAGCAGGTCGGGAGTGAGCACGCAGTCCAGCATCAAGCAAGCGCCTTCTGAAAGGAACGGCGCTTTTTCGGTCATAGAACCGAATTTGTCAAGTCAGAATGGGATATCCGCGTCGTCCAACGGCGGGAGGGGTGCCCGCCGGGGCTTGGGGCGCTTCCGGGGACGGAGCCTGCCGCCCATCAGCGAATTGTACTCGTTCGGTTCCTCGGGCTCGTCATCCACTGGCGGAAGCTCGGCCTGCATCACCCGGTTATGCATCTGCCAGAAGCTCTCGCCCTCCCAGAGCGGGTCGATCAGCACGAGGGTGCCGTCCTCGCGCTGCATGAAATTCTCGTTGTGCAGGTCCTCCGCCCCATCCAGCCCCGCCTTCATCACCATGTTGTAGGCGGCAGCCAGTTCCTTGATACCGGGATACCGCTCCCAGATCACCCGAGCCTTAGATAGGTACTCGCCACCGGACTTGTCCATCTTCTCGGATGCCGCCCGCTTCGCGGCACGGTCCGTGGCGGTTTCATACTCCCTTTTTGCAGCCCGATAGGCAGCAACTTCCGCATCCGCCCTCGGCGACTGATCTTGGTCGATATAGCGGTAGGTGTCGCCGACCAGCGCGGCGACGTTCCTGCGCAGGTCAGGATCGCGGATCGGATACAGGCGTTCCAGCTTCACAACGTAGAGATAGGGGTCGTCCAGCGGACGGCGATAGAACGGCACGATCTTCCACGGACCACCCAGCACGCGTGGGAACGCCACCACCTCCTGATGCCGCTTGGCAAAGCGGATGAAGCGCAGGTATTGATCGTCCTTCGGAAAGGTCTTGAACACATAGTTCCAGCGCGGATGCCAGATGACCTGTCCGTACTTGCCGACACCAAGGACCTGCCCGCCCACACGCTGGAAATCCGCCAACACATCGTGGACGGAGCGACTGCGGTACTTCTTGATGCCGACAAGCTCGTCCAGACGCATCAGAGCCGCCCAGTCACCGCGTTGATGAAACGCCGCATTGGATTGAAGGATTCGAAGCGAGCATCGTCGTCCCGATCCATCTCGCCGCTCCGCATGAACGGCATCTCGGTCTGGTCCGGATGCTCGATGCGCCCCTGCCCGCCGTTGCGCAGGAACTCCTCATAGGCACGCGCCACAAGCACGGCATCATCGCCACCGCTAATGTTGATCTTCGGCTTCCGCTTGGAACCGAACACCAGATCGTCCCCGTTCTCGTCGGTCAGCGGATTGTCGGAGTATATCCCGCGCCATTCGCTGTCGCTGTACCCATCCTCAAGACTGGACCATGAGGCATCGCGGCTAGTCAGGCGCCAGAGATCATTGTAGCCACCGCCTCCCTCGTCGTTCGGGTCCTCAATGTGGTTCTCGATATACTCCATCATGTCGCGACGACGAATGCGGAGGGTTACCTCCTCATCGATAGCATAATGCTCACCGTGCTTTGGAACATCCAAGTAGCAGGAACTCATCTCGAAGCGCCAGCCGGTCTCGACATACTGGTCAATGCGGTTCAGCAGCATTTCCCGGAGGTCGCTACCGCCCGCCACCGCGTCGATCATCTCCTTGGCGACCTCCGGATTGGCCGAGAGGGCAGCCAGCATCCGGTTGAAACCAATGCTTTTGGCAGGCGCGAAGGGCACGTCAAACCGCTCACAAAGCTTGCGCAGCAATTCATCAGGAAGCAGGCCAAGAGCGTGACGGATCACCTCCTCGCTAAGCCCATCCTTGCCGACGCTGTCGATGTCATCCACCAGCGCAATGAGGTAATCCAGCGTATAGTCGCCCACGTCGTTGCAGAAGTGGGAAAGATCGCGCCACTTATCGAGGATGATCTCATCGCCCACGAACTTGAGATAGGGCGGCTCGATATCCAAGTTCCGGAGGTACTCCTCTATGATCTCGTTTTCCTCGTCCGGCGAGCCACCCCATAGCTTGCCTGCGACGGCGATGGACTTGCCATCGTCGTAAAGATTCGACTTGAGACAGTAGAGCCCGCGCTTGTCCGGCCCGTTCACCTTGGCGAGCCATTCCTCCACGATCTCCGCAAACCTGCTGTCATGAGTGCCGTACTGCTTAGCATCGGTCGCCAACAGGATGTCATCGGGGTCGAGCCTGTTGACGAAAGGCTTGATCAGAAGCCGGGAAATCGGGTGCCGGATGTTCTTGTCATCGTCGCGGATCAGGTAGGCGACCAGAGTGCCTTCCTTTACGTCATGCATTACATAGTGGCGGTTGATGCCGTCGCCGATATTCATGCAGGAGGTCCAGCCACGGTCATAGCTCATGCCCGCGATGTCGTAGGGATGCCGGGAAATGACCACCAGTTTGCCGCCGGTTTTCTTCCCCGCCCGACGCGAATCGTTCATGAAACGCTTTTGCAGGTCCGGCTTGTCGGCAAGCAGGCGGCCGATCTTCATCACGCGCTTGCCGCCCTTCTCCTTGGCAAGGCCCTGCACGTAGTCCTGCACCTCATACCCCTTGTCCGCGAGGGCTTGGGAGATATCATAAGGCGCATAGACCGTATTGTCCTCATCGTCCTCATAGGGAAGGTAAATTCGGAAGCCACCGCGATCCCGCATCTCCGGCGGCACCGACTTGAACAGCTTCGCATAGGTGTTCGGGTCCCACGCACGACGGTACGGCAGCGCCTTCCTGAGCGGAACGGCTTCGGCCATCATCTGCTCGGTTTCAGCGAGATACTTCTTGAACGACACCGGAATAGCCTCCAAACGCGCGGGCGCGCCGCGCCCGATTCTGATTCCGCGTATTTATTGAGGGAGGCCGCTATTCTGGCTGAGCGTCCGGCCAAGCGATGCGGAAGCGAACTGCATCCGCATCGGAGGCGATGAGCAGGAGATGCACCGTGACGGTGCTGACTGGCACTTCGATAATGCGGCCGAGCGCCGCACAGAATTTGCGCATCGTTGAGATCGTGCGCTCCTAAATGCGGTACTCGAACCCTTCCGTCAAACTGTCCCGGCACCATTCCTCAATGTCGGGGCGGAGCTTCGTCGTACCTTGAGGAATGGCGGTCATCAGATAATGCGGCGGGTTATATCCCGCTTTCCTGAGTACTGTGTCTTTTGCCATGTCGGCCAGAATGACTGAAGTGTTTTGGTAATGCCGATACCCGTCGAACTCCACGACCAAATTTCGGTCCTTGACCAGAATGTCTGGGCGCATCTGGCGCCCGCTAATCGAAAGAGATTTGTTCGATACAACGTCGCTGTTCGGAAACCGCTGTTTAACAAAATCCAAAGGTGTTTCTTCGGTGAGAAACATCATGGCGGTATCCTTTCGCGGATACGCTGTATAACACCGTGTGCGGATATTGCAACAAAAAAGGGCGGATGCCGAAGCATCCGCCCTTTTCCAGTATTCGTGGATTACATGAAAGACACGTTGGAAGCCACACCAACGAGCCCCAAGTAATCCGCCGCATTGCCCAGCGAGGACGCGCTGTTGGTGAGTTCGACGTAGCCATAGCGGGTCATGAAGGACACGACCGGCTCCATGGTGTTCGGGTCGATCAGCACGCCGGAGGAGGTCAGCGGCACGTACGGGCAGTAGAACGCAGCGGCGTCCATCTCATTGCCCTTGTACCCCACCAGCACCGGGGTCTGGTCAGACGCGTACTGGTCAACGTACACGCGCATGGAGTTGTTCAGGGTGCCGACGTACTTGGTGTTCGTGGGCGCCTCGAACACACCCTCGGTGGTGCGGGCGAACGCGGAAGTCGTCGCGCTCTGGAGAATGGTCAGAGCGGTCGGGGAAACAACGCACCAGTTACCAGCGCCCCGGCGGGTACGGGCGGCGATCAGGTTGGCCTGACGGTTGATCAGGATCGCCAGAGCAGCGTGGACATCGCCGACGAAGGTCGGGGTGCCGGTCACGTTGTTCATGTCGAAGGTCAGGGTCGGAGCGCCCGGTAGAGCACGCAGGGAGACGAGAATCTCCTGATCGATCTCGGCGGTGATCTCCTGTGCCAGAGCAGCCATGATCTCGGCCTCGATGTCGATACCCTGCTGCGCCTGCGCGTCCTGAGCGGCCTCGAAGGTCCAGCGAGCGGACAGCTTGCGGGTCTTGGCCTCGACCACTTCCTTGAGGATTTGGATGCTGATCCGGTTACCGGCGACGCCTTCCAGTGCGGAGGTCGCGGCGGCCTTCGGGGTGTTGGCATTGCCGTTGCCGGAGTAGGCGCGGGCGATGTCGAACGGGCTCAGGGCCTCGGAACCGGCGGTCACGCCAGCGTAGGTGTCGGCGTAGCGGACGCGCAGAGTGTGAATCTGGGCGACGGGGCCGGTCATCGGCTGCACGCCGATGATCTCGTTGGCGATCACGGTCGGCATCACGCGGCGGATGACCGGGAGAATCACCTTGTTCAGCGTCGCGACGTTGGCAGCGTTGGTCGCACCAGCGGTGGCAGCCTCCATCAGCTTCATCTCGCGGCGGGTGTTCTCAAGGACGGTCTCCATCATCTTCTTCTTGTTGGGGTTCGGAGAACCGTCGAAGTTGTGGGTCAGGTCACGACCCTCGCAGAGGGCCTTCTTGGTGGCCTGCCACTGGGACTCGAAAAGCTTCGTCATTAAAGTCAACTCCTGAAAGGACTTCTGAAAGTGGTTTGGTTAAATCGCTTACTTCGTCACGATGCCTGCAAGCCGGACGACCTCCGCGATCTCGTTGTCGATTTCAGACTCGGCCTGAGCCGCTTCGAACAGGCGGTTCGCACGCTGGTCACCGGTCACCACGGTGGTCGGCTTCGCGGCGGGACGCTTGTTCTGTTCGTTCAGGACCGTCTTGTTCTGCGCGGGAGCCCTGCGCGTGGTCTCATCGAGCACCACCGGCAGCAGCTTGTTGAAGGTCTCGCGGAGCGCCTCAGTCTTGACGGTCTCCAGCATTCCCTCCATGACGGCCCGCTTTTCGCCGCGCAGGTTGCTGAGCAGTTCGCCCATCACCTTGCTGCGGGCGGCGCGGTCCTCGGCCAGCTTCGCGCGGCGCTGCGCGATCTGACCTTCCTTCACCGCTTCGTCGAGCTTCGCCTTCGCTTCGGCGATTTCCTTCTCCTTGGCCTCAAGGACCTTTTGGAGCTTGCGGATTTCGGTGCCCTCGGCGAGATACGAAGTCATGAACTCGGCAGCCACGGCCTCGAAGATGCGCCGCCCGAACATGTTCTGGCGGTTGCGTTCGATGTCCTCGTGAAGCTGGGTCATCTCGCGCTTGAGGCTCTCGGTGACGACCTTCTCCACGGTCCGGGCGGCTTCCTTCACGAAGCGGCTCTGGGTCTCGCGCAGACGCTTGCGGCTCTCGGCCACGAGCTTGACGCGAGTTTCAACGAGAGCGCGGTGGTCCTCAGCGAACTCCTTGAGTTCCTTGCTGACTTGACGAACCACGAACTCGTCGATCTTGGCGAGCCGGGCAGCCTGTTCGGCGGCCAGCGACTCCTTCATCTGAGCGAGCTTCTCGGCGGTAGCCAGCTTCTCGGCGACCAGCGCCTTCTTCTGCTCGCGCAGCTTGACGATTTCCTTGGTAAGCTGCTCGGTCACGAAGGCGCGGGTGGCCTTCATGTTCTCGGACAGCTTGGTGCGAAGCTCACGGCGGCACTCCTTGAGCGCCTTGCGGAAGGCGTCGCGCGCCTCCACAAACTGCTCGACGGCAGCCACCTTTTCAGCCTCGTGCTTCTGGACCACATCGGTGATCATGCGGTCCATGGCTTCCACCATGATGGCCTTGTCGTGCTCGTAGCGGGCCGCCAGTTCCTCACGGACGGCGACTTCCGCCTGCTCACGGGCCTCGGCAACCTTCTTGTCGAAAGCTTCCTGCAACTGGGTGGTAAGCTCGGCAGGGAGCAGACCCTCAGGCAGAAGCTTGGCAATGGTATCCATCGAAACCAATCCTCTCAAATCGAATTCAGTTTCCGAATGGCCTCAAGAAGTTCCTTGTGGAGGTACTTCTGTGCCTTCGGGTCGTGCGACACGGCTTCTGCGAGATCGGCGATCACGCGGCCACGCCGCGTGTTCAGCGCCTCGTACACGGGTTTCGGGTATGCGTCGGGCGCGGAGGGCCGTGCCACGATATCAACGGTGATGATCTCGAACTGCGAGACGATACCGCGTTCATCGACATTGCCCACACCACGGCTCGACACGCCGAGCTTTACATCGCTCTCGATCAGCGTCCGGATGATGTTGCCCATCGGCGTGGGGAGAATCTTGAGCTTCCCCATACCGGCCGAGCCATCCATCCACATCTGGGTAATCATGTGCGAAACACGGTCGAGATTGATGGTAAGCTCCTCGGGGTGGTCGCACTCGCCAAGGACACTCTCACCGCGCTTGAGAATCTCGTTGATGCGAGACACGGCGTTCTCGATCTCCGAGACCGGGTAGATGCGCTCATTGTGATTGCGCACGCCGCCCTGAATGAAGATGCCCTTCATGTAGAGCGACTTGCTGCCGTCCTTCGCAGGCTCGGAGGCTTCAACAACCACCCGAGCCTGATCGAAAGACTGCCATTCGGTGAGCATGGTCATGATGGCGTTGTCCCCGAACCGCGCGGCTTACTTCTGGGTCTTGTCCGCGAAGTCCTTGTTGAGGACGGCCGACTTGTCGCCTTCGGCGGGAACGGTCGAACGACCATCCTCGGCCTTGGCCTTGTTGTTCTTGCGCTTCGGCATCGGCTTCACGGCAGGCGCCGGTTCGCGCTCGAAGCCCTCGTGCTTGTCGGACTTCACGGTGACGGGCTTCGCGTCGTTGACGTTCGCCTTGCTGGTCGGCAGCACGGACTTGCTGTTCTGCGTCACGGTCTTGCCGTCGCCGACTTCCTTGCCGTCGTTCTCAAGCGACACGGCAACCTTCTCAAGCTCGGCGATCACGCTCTCGGTGATCTCGTCGAGGTCGTCGAACTCGTCGTCCTCCTGAACTTCCTCACCGTCCTTATCGGCCGCGAACTCGTCGCCAGCCGGAGCCTCGGCGGTGTCAGCCGCGACCTCGTCGCCACCCTCGGCGGACACATCGGTGTCCTCGGCATCGCCCAGATCGTCCTCGGCGCCGCCATCAACGGCGTCGTCGCCCTCGGCATCCGGATGATCGCCGTCGATCTCGGACATCAGCGCCTCGAACTCGGCGGTCAACTTCGCGATCTCGTCCTCGATATCGCTCAGGCGCTCCTCAACCTCGCCCTCGGCTTCGTCGCCCAGATCGCTCTCGGCCTCCGGGGCCTCCGCATCACCGGCCAGATCGTCGGCAATGGTCGCGGCATCGTCCTTGACCGCCGCATCACCCTCACCATCGACATCGGCATCTTCCGCGTCGTCGAGATCGGCCTCGGTGAAGTACTCCTCGGTGGTAATCTCGTCGTCCCAGCCTTCGTTCAGAACGACTTCCTCGCCCTGACGCAGGGATTCGTGAATCTGGCGAGCGCGCTCGACCATGAACTTGTGGAACAGCGCCTCGGCCTTGTCCTGCTCCTCGTTCAGAAGGTGGACAATCGCCTTCTCAAGAATGGACCGCATAATCAAATTCTCCCAAAATCGGTGCTACAGACGGGTTAAGCGTCGTGCGTATTTAGCGAGTGCGTTTGGGAGGCCGCCGAAAAGGTCCAAAAACCCCGAATTTCGATTTCCGTGCCCGCAATCCGATGCGGACGGGCCGTAAATACGGTCATGGACGGGCAGCAATGGGGGTCCATCGTCGTCCTGCACGACGCGGAGGACGGGGCCGTGATGGACGAAATCGAGGAGATGCTGGCGGCGCGCGGCGTGACGCGCTATCGCCGCGATTGGTATGCCCGCTTTGGCAAACCCGACATTCTGATACTCTCGCTCCCGCGCGGACATGAAGCGGAGGCCGCGATGCTCGCCATGCTGCCGGGATGCGTGGCCGTGCGGCGCCTTGATTAGAAACCACGAAAACTAGTTGACAGCACCATATTGAATGGTATGGTCGCGCTCAGAGGCAAGGAGGCCATTTGATGTTCACTCCCGAGCGCCTGTTGAACATCGCGGTGGAAGCCGAGCGGCAGGCGAAGTCCAACCCGGCATCGGCCTTTGAGGCGCGGCGCACCGCGCAGGAGGCCATTGCATGTGCCGTGTGGATGGAGAAGAACGGCATCCCCGAACTGCCTTGTGTCGGCCCCTTCACGGACCGCCTGCCCCGGCGCGGCGATAAGGTCCGCATCAAGGCGGGCGCCAAGATCAGCAGCACCTCGGATCGCTCGCGGCGCATCCTCACCCGCGCCTATAAGGTCACCGTGCATGACGCCTTTCTCGGGTCTGTGAGGGACGGCGACATTTCCCAGCCCACGGTCCACTGGGCTGGATCGGGCGGCTACTGGTGCTGGACCGACCTCGCGTCGGTGGAGTTCCTCGACTGAGGATCAGAAGCCCGGCGGGCCGCCGAAGCCGCCTGCCTCGGAGCCCTCGTCGGAATACATCACGCCAAGGAGGTCCTCGCGCTTGAGACGCTCAAGCTTCTTGAGCGCACGCATCTTCTTGAGGCGGTTCAGGTCGCGCAGGAACAGGCGGTTGCTCCGGGACTTGCCGGGGTGGTGCTGACCGATCTTGTCCTCGTTCGGGTCATAGTAACCCGTTTCGATCTCTTTGGCGTTCAGTTCGTAGAGTTTCACGGCCGGAACCCTGTTCGTTGTTCCGTATTTAGGCGGGGCTGGACCTTGTGCGGGGCTACCCGTGCCGCACGGGCACGACCCGGCCGCCATAGGCCCGGAAATCGTCGATGTGCTGGACCCCCTGTACCTGCGTCGCCAGCAGCAGCATGACGCGGCTCACATCCTCCTTGGATGCGAAGTAGACCGTGGGCGTGCCTCGGATGCTTATCTCCTCCCGGCACAATGGCGCAATCTGGTGCTCTGAAAACTCCCGCCACGCTTCGTGAGCGATCAGGAAAATGGAAGTGAAGTTGACGACAGAGCCGTCCGGCCGGGTCAGGGTATGCGACTTGGCCTTGGCCCGCGCTCCGGACATGTCGATGTTGTGGAAAATGATCCGCCACGGCAAATGCGGCTGCGACCAGTCATGCAGCGAGAAGCCGGGCGGCAGTTCCCAAATCTGGTTCCTGCTCAAATGCTTGTGGCTCATGGGCTTGACGATAATCCGGTTCAGTTTTCCGGATTATATCAGGCCCATGAAGCCATGTCACCCCTCACCCCGGCGGTGCGGGCAGTAGAGGCGGTGGGGGTGTGGCGCCCCCGCCCGGTGACGGCGGCGCGCCCATGTCGCCGCCCATATCCGGTATCGGGCCACCCTCGCCCGGCGGCGGCGCCTCGGGTGGCGCGTTGAGGTCGAAGGCGTCCGTGGTGGGGCGGATACCGACCGAGCCGAGGTCGCCCTCGGGCGTGTTTTCGGCGGGACTGCTGCCGAGCCGCTTCTTGACCTTGCTGGCGTTCTCCTCGGCCCAGAGGCGTTCGTTCTCGATGATCTCGTCCTCGGTGAGGCCGAGGAACCGCTTGAGCTTGAACCGCTCGGAGAGTTTCTTGTTATCGGCCAAGCCCTGATAGACCTGCACCTGCTGCGCGTCGATTTCCATCTGGCGGTACTTGGTGAAGCTCTGCGGTGGCACGAACCGGATTTCGAACAGGTTGTTGTCGATCTCGATGCCGCTCCGTTGCAGGAACAGCTTGAACTCCCGGTCGAAAACCGGGGCCAAGAGATTCTGAATCCTCATGCAGTACTTGTTGAAGCGGAACTCCTGAATCAACGCCTGACCGAGCTTGCCGTCGTTGTAGGCCACGCCGTTGCCCTCGTCGTCGCCGAGCGAGAGGTAGGAGGCCGGAATGCGCAGGCCGCGCGCCAGCTTGCGCGAGAAGAACAGGAGGTCGGTGATCTCGCCGACCTGCTCGCCGCCCGGCAGGGTCTCCACCTTCGATCCGCGCCCGTCGGCGGACTGTGCGAAGAAGTAGTCCTCAAGCACGCTCAGCGGGTTGTAGCCAGCGTCGAGGATCGAAGCGCCGCCACCCGTGCGGTTGGGGATGCGCCGCTGGTGGATTTCGTTCTTGATCTGCTCGATATGGGCCTTGGCGCGCATGGGCGGCATGTTGCCCACGTCGATGTAGAAGATGCGTCGCTCCGGCGCGCGCTGCACCCGGTAGATGATGATGGCGTCCTCAAGCAACTCCTTTTGCTTGTACGTCTTGAAAACCGGTTCCAGCACCGATTGGCCGAAGGGCCAGTTGATATCCATGCCGCTCGACAGCGACAGATGGACGACGTGCTTCGCGTCCACGACGAAAAGCTGGTCGGCGGCCTGCCCCATCATCTGGCGCTGGCGATGATCATTGACGCTGCCTGCGAGGCTGAACACGCTCTGGGAGGGGGACGCCACAACCATCGGGCGCGCGGTACCAACGGGCGAGACGCCATAGGGGGTGCGGTACTGCGACGGATCGGCGACGGCGGTCGCGAACTTGGCTTGCTTGCCGTAATCGAGGCCACGAATGATGTACTCGTCCGGCCTCTTACCGGCCGAATCGTCCACCTTGACCATCTCCACGTTGAAGTGGTCGATCCACAGCCATTCGAAGGTTTCCGGGTCGCGGAGGAAGAAGGCGTCGCCGTTCTGGATCGTGTTGCGGAACATGTGCCAGAGGCGCGACTTGAAGTCGTTGACCTTGACCCATTTCGCCAAGGCGGTCTTGAGCAGGCGCACCTCGGTCTCGTTGGCCTCGTCGTTGAAGTGGACGAGGAACGGCTCCTCGCTCTGCTCCTCGGACTGGGTGCAAAAATCAGCGATGGTGTCGAGCGCGGCGTTGATGTCGCTGTCCCGGTCCATCTCCATATACTGGTAATACCGCTGGATGCGGTTCGGGTGGCCCGAGTAGACCTCGGGGAGGTAGGATGAGTACTTCGACGAGGTCCCGGTGCTTGCCCGCTCATCGGCCGTCGGGATTGTCGGGGTCGCGGCGACGGTGGTCGCCGGGCTGTTGACCACCCGAAAGTGCTTCTTCCAAGACATAGATGCGAAATGCCTGCGCGGTAAAATACGTCGTTATTTAGCGACGACCGCGCAGACGCCTCGGAGAGGCCCGGAAAAGCCTCAGGAACGGTCGGGGTCGGCCGCCCGGACTGCCACGCGATTCCCCTCTCGCACGAGACGGTTGTTTTCCGCCATGAGCCGGGCGATGAGATCAAGCTGCTCGCGTTGCTGTTCGAGGAAGCTGGCGAGCATGTTGTTCGGGATCGCCTGCGCTGCCAGCGGGGCTGCGGCAGCGGGCGCCGTGGTGGGCGCCACGGGGGCGGCTGGTGGGGCGGTCGGTGCGGGGACTGCCGGGCTGGGGCCGCTGTCGATCCCGAGCCAGCGTCCGACGCGGCTGTTGCGCACGCCATCGGTGAGGCTGCCGACCGTCTCCACGAGGCCGCCGACCCATCCGGCAACGGTGTCGATCCAACCCTTGAAGGTGGAGAAGAAGCTGCCGAGCGCGCCCGTGATTGTATTCCAGACGCCGATGACGGCCTGCATCGGGGTGGAGTCGAACGCCCATGTACGGACGGATGTGGCCCAGCCGGTCACGGTGTCCATCGCGTCGCTGATCCAGCCTCCGAGTGTCCCGAGCCCGCTGCTAACGGCACCCGTGATCGAGGACCAGTTGTTGGTGACGAGGCTGACCGGGTTCCAGTCGGAGACGAACTGGCCGACCGTCGCGGCCCAGCCCTTCACCGTGTCCACCGCGCCGCTGATGAAGGTCCCGAGCGCAGTCCAAGCGGCGCCAATGGGCGGCGCGATTTCGTCCCAGTTTGCCTTGAGGAGGCCAATGGCGGCACCGATGGCGCCGCCGATGCCCGTGCCGATGACCGGGATGACGGACCCGATCATCGCTCCCAAGCCGCCATAGTCCAACATGCTCTGGGCCGCGCCCTTGCCCGCGAAGTCGGGCAGCAGGTTGAGAAGCATTCCACCGCCCATGGCGGCCAAGCCGCCAAGGCCCCCGATGGCCCCTCTCCCGAGATGCGATACCGCGCTGCCTGCCGCGCCCAGCGCCCGCGTGGTCCGGGGCATCACCCGCGCCAGACTTCGGGCGGCTCTTCCGACCGCTCCCCGCTGGCGGAGGATCGACCGCCGACCGGAGCCGCCGGGCGCAGGCAGGTCGGGACCGCCACCGAGACGGGAGCCGTTCACATTGATGACCTCCGCGTGGACATTCATTGCCGGGACGCGGCGGAACATATTGCTGATGGCTTCCGTGACCTTGGTGATCAGGACTTTGCCGCCGAAGAAGGAAGCCAGCGCGACGAGGCCGGTCTCGAAAGGCCCGAGATGCTGCGTCAGGCGGTTGAAGATGGTCGCCACGGTGCCGACCACCCCGATGATGCCACGAAACACCGGGGACAAGGCACTGATCACGGTGCTCAGGGTCGAGAACACGCCAATCATCCCGCTGCCCACGGCGTTGATGGTCTTGATGGTGTTCCCCAGACCATCGCCCTTGAACATGCCCGCGAAGAATGCGCCGAGCGACGAGCCCAAGGCTTTCACGATCTCGCTGATCCTATCGACGGCCTCCTTGAGGGCATTGCCGGAATCGCCCTCCACGAGGTCCTCGAATGCACCAAGGAAACCCTCGCGGAAGCTGCTCGACACCTTGGTGAAGGCGTCCTCAAGCTTGGAGAAGATGGAGGTGATCTTGCCCTGCTGCTTGGCGCGCTCCATCTGTTCGGCGAGACCCTCGGCCGTGATGTTGCGCATCTGCGACAGCATGGCGAGCACCTGCTGGGCATTGCTGTTGCCCGCGCGCGCCTGCACCATCAGGTACACCCGGTTCTGCTCGTCGAACTGATGGATGCGGTCGAGCGCGGCTTGCAGGTCCTCGATGCTGGCCCCGGCCCCCGTCTCGATCTGACGGCGGATGTCGTCAAAGACGCCGAGCAGGCCACCGGCACCCGCCTGAATGAAGGTCTCCGCCTGCTCGGTAAAGATGGCGCCGCCATTGGCGAAGCTCTGGCCGATCATCTTGCCGAGCATCTCGCCCGCGATACCGGGCATGGAGCTAAAGAAGGCGACGGAGCGTTCGAGGGCGCGACGCTGATCCTCGGAGCCGTTGATGGCGAGACGCGTGGCGATGGTCCCCTCTTTCAGGAGGTCCATGGTCATCTTGGCGATCTGCCTGCGGTTGGTGCCGGTCATCGCCGCGAATTGCGTGATCTCCTCGGAGAACTGCGCAATATTGCGTGCTTCCTTGGCCGCGTTCATGTCGGCAGCGGCGCCCTGACGCCGCAATGTCTCGGCGTAGTCGCCGGAGAGTTCACTGATGTCGCGGAGCGACAAGCCGAGGAAGCCGAACTCACGGATGTTGTCGCGGACGCCCTTCTGGAGTTGGCCCAGCCGCATGGCGCCGTCGCCCGCTGCGCCACCCAAGGCGGCAACGACCGCACCGTGGGTTTTCACCATATCGGCGAAATCAGACAAGGACAGGCCCGAGGCAGCGGCCTGACGGCCCATTTCGATCATGGAGCCGCCGAAGGACTGGCCCCGGCCCATCATCTCGGAATAGGTGCGGCTTAGCCCGTTAGCTCCGTCGTACAGGGACGCGAGTGCTACACCCAGCAGCGGCACCTTCGTGATGATACCGCCGAAGCTACGGCTCAGGGTTTCGGCCGATCCCGCGAGCACGGAGAATTTGCTGGTGAGCCGCGCCGTCGAGTCCTCGACAAGCTTGGCGCCCTTGCTGATCCGGGACAGGTCGGCGGATAGCCGCGCCGCTGCAAGATCGCGCCCGCTCTGCCCACCGCTTTTCAGGCGCGGGCCGCGCTCCGCCAGTTTGGCATAGCGGCTGAACGACGCGCTCATGTCGTTGACGGCCTTCAAAAGCGCCTGCATGTGAATTTCGGTGTCGGCCATGGCTCTCGGGACAAAAGGACTTCAAACTATTTAGCGGCCGGATAACCCCGCATTTTATCGGGGTTATGTCCGTACTTTTCGGGCGGATAAATACGGACATAACGCCATTTGAGAGTGTCCTTGATGACGCATCGCCCCATCGACGACGATTTCGACGAGTCCCGGATGTTCCCCGGCCTGCCGCAGCATCCGGCCGCCGCGATGAGCCCGCAGGCTGCCATGCGCAACCTGCCCCCGCAGCAGTTCCCGATGCATCACGTCGCCGCCGCACCGCAGCAGTTCCAGCAGGCCCCGGCCCCCGCGCCGGTCGCGAACGGCAATCCCCTCGCGGGCTACTTCCGCCTGCCCGGCCTGCACGTCACGCTGCCGACGAATGGTGCCTTCCTACCGCCGGGAGCCATCGAACTGACCGCCGCTGGCGATGTACCGGTGCTGCCGATGCGGGCGGCGGACGAATTGCTGCTGAAAAATCCGGACGCGCTGATGAGCGGCTATGCCATCGAGAAGCTGATCGAATCCTGCGTGCCTGCGATCAAGGCCCCGCGCCATGTCAGCACCCCGGACCTCGACGTGATCCTGCTGGCGATCCGTGCCGCCACCTATGGCGAGATGATGTCGCTCTCTGCCGACTGTCCGTCCTGCGGCGCCGAGAACGAGTTCGACTGCCACATTCCGTCGATCCTCTCCTCCATGCGAACCATCCCGGCAGAGAACCCGGTGCGCCTGTCCGATGAGGTTGTGGTCTATGTCCGGCCCCACACCGTGGACGCGGCGACGCGTCTGGCGCTCGCATCCTATGACGAGGCCCGCAAGTTGCAGGCGTTGGAGGCGGAGGGCGACAAGGTGACCGTCGAGCAGCGCACCCAGCACATGAGTCAGGCCATGGAGCGGGTGACGCGGCTGAATCTGGACATGCTGGCGAGTTGCGTGGTGAAGATCGTCACGCCCGCCGCCGAGGTCGCCGCGCGCGGCTACATCGCCGAGTTCCTCGCGAATACCCCGAAGCCGTGGGTGGAGAAGATCGAGACCAAGGTCCGCGAACTCGACGACGGCGGCATCGACAAGAAGCTCACCGTGCGATGCCGCTCCTGCTCGCATGAATGGCAGACCGAGGTGGAGTTCAATCCGGCAAGTTTTTTCGACGCAGGCTCCTCCGGGTGAAAACCCGCGAGGAGCTTGACCAACTGCTGGCCGAGTACCGGCGGGAGGCCCAGACCATCCGGGCCGCCATTGCCGACATCATGTGGTACATGCGCGGGAGCGTCTCCCGCGAGGAGGCATGGACGCTCAGCCACGAGGAGCGTCAGGACTACCTCAAGCTGATCGAGGAGCGGGTGAAGGCGGTCAAGGAAACCGGCCTGCCACTCCTCTGAGGTCAGAACAGGAAGTAGAGGATGGCGAGGATCGGCGCGCCGATCAGGAACAGGGTGAACAGGAAGCCGTTGAACTTCTCCTTCTTCTGCTTGCGCAGGAACTCCTCCGGGCTTTGCCCGGTAAGGCAGCATTGCAGCCTCGCCAGCACCCGGTCGTTGTCGTCCTTGATGATTGAGAAGTCGTACTGGTCCAAAATGGCGTCGAAGGCAGCGTGTTGGCGCGCCGCTCGCTCCGGATCATAGGGGACCTGATTGATGATCATTTCCTTCGGCCGCATGTAATAGGCCACATCGGAGACAAAGCGTCGGACGCCCATATGCATCTCCCACTGGACGCCTCGACGGTATACCGGCTTTTCGTTCCGTCAAGCGATTTTTGCACCGACCTAAATACGTTCCCCACCGATTTTCCGTTGACACGGATGGGTTCCTTCCTGTATCAAACTCCCATGCTGTAGCTTCACCTCTCCATCGATTCCACTGGCATCCGGACGCCCGACTTGCGTCCGATGCTGAGCTATGGCGACATGGGTATCCCTGACTGTAAAGCCGCACGCGCATGGTCGCGTGCGGCTTTTTTCGTTTTGGAGCAATCGACATCATGAATGCCATTGACAGCTTGGCCGCCGACGCGGCCGAGGACGAGGATGATGACCTCGCGCTCGATGACTTCCTCGGCGAGGACGAATGGGAGGACGAGAGCGCCTATAAGGAGATCATCAGGAAACTTCCGGACGGATGGTCCCTGATCAAGGTCGAGAACTATACGGCCGCGTCCCTGAAAGAGATGGACGAGTGGCTCGCGGCCAATTGCCGGGGCGCCTACGAACGCGTCGGCTGGTCCTCGGGCTGCGCCTTCACGGTGGGCGTGAAATTCGAGGACCAGATCGATGCCGTCTACTTCCGCCTGCGCTGGACGACCTCGACGTTCTGAAACCAGATACTTTCCGATCACAAAGACCTTTCAAAGGAGACTTTTCATGACCATCACCATTACCACCGAGGCCAACAACACCTTCACCTTCACCTTCACCGACCGCGAGACCTACCTCGCGTGGCGCGCGGAGTGGCGCCAGACCTATCGCGACCTCTCGAAGCGCATCCGCGACACCAAGAACGCGATCAAGAACGCCGCGCGGGGCACCGGTTCGGTCACGCATATGGACCACTACAACCTTGCCCGCGACCGGCTCACGGCCTTCTTCATGCTGGATGAGCGCCGCGCCTCCAAGCTGGCGGCCAAGGCCCAGCGCGAGGCCGCCCGGATCGCCTTTGCCGCCTGACCCGGAGGTGGCGGAATGAGCGCATATGCGATGAAGCCGACTTTCGCGGACCGCGACGGCTACCGCCGATGGCTCGACCAGTGGCGGATTGTCTACAAGGACCTGTCGCAGGCCATCCGTCGGGCCAAGCACGCCGCCAAGGCCACGCAGCGGGAGGGCAATGGCTCCTCCCGCCAGCGCGAACTCCATTTCCAGCGGGCCATGGGGCGCAAGATGATGGGCCTCCTCGGCGAGGCCCGCGCCCGCTGGGACCGCATCAGGGGTATCCGCAGGCAGATCGCCGAGCAGATGGACAGCTTCCCGCTGGTGTTCGAGGACTGCGCGACCATCGATTTCCATTTCAACCGGGGACACCTCGAAATGCCCGACCTGCCCATGTGGGTGGTGAAGGCGAAGGGCCGCAGTTTCTATGTGAACCATGTGAACGCCGAGGCGCCGTGGAGTACCCGCGAGACCCCACGGGGCTCCACCAAGGGGATGATCCGGTTCCGGCGATGTCGTCTCGCCATCGACCGGGAGGGGGTGGCGACCATCACACCGGCACGGCGAGCGATGCAGGTCCCGGTTCGTTTTGAAGCCGCTGAACCGGAAAAGGCCGAAACCAAAATTATAGTTTGACGAACCACATTTTCGTGGTAGAAGGGGGCCAACGCAACATCGGAGGCCATTATGCGCGTCGTCGCCACTGACATCATCGGCACCAAGACCCGCGTGTTTTCCGTCTGGGTGCCGAGCAGCCTGAGTGGCGACCACACCAATGTCACCACTTTCGCCGACGAGCCGGGCCGGTGGTATGGCCGCGTCGGCACGGAGCGGAACCTGCCTCCCGAATTGGCGGCGCTCCGGCCGGGGAGCGACGAGCGGATCGAGAAGGTCCGGGCTTGGCAGGAGGCCGCTTACCAGCGCGCCTATGATGCCATCATCAAGGCGCATCCCGAGGCCGCCAATGGCCGCAGGTGCATGGGCGAGATCAGCATCGAGGTCGGCTGATCGCCGCCGGGATAGAGGGGCGCCGGATGGTACCCGATGGAGCGCGGCGCAAAAGCAGTTGCGTACGCGTAGCGACCGGGAACACCATGCACGGATACGACCCGGTACAAGACAGAGGGAGGTAGGACACGTCATGGGCCTGCGGTTCAGGAAGCGCATCCGGCTGACCAAGCATCTCGGGATCAATGTCGGGCTGCGCGGCATCGGCATCAGCGCCCGCATCCCCGGTGCGAGTGCGGGGATTTCCACGCGTGGCCTGCGTGCCAGCGTCGGCGTTCCCGGCACCGGGCTGAGCTACGGGGCGGAAAAGCAGTGGACGAGGCGGCGGCGCGCCACGGACGCCGAGGGGATGCCCGCCCGTTCTTCCCGCCTCGGTGCGGGTCTCGTCTGGGGCGCCGTCATTGGCGCCGTCATCCTCCTGCACGCCGTCATGTGACGAAACCGACCGAGGGCGAAGCCGAATGAACCCGTTTGCGTGGATCGATGCCCTGTTGCTGGAGTGATGACGTGCTTCGCGCTCGGACGGTCGCTCGTGCTGAGCGGCCTTGTGATCGGGTACGTGCCGCAGATACTCGCCGGGACGTTCGACGGGGTGGACCTTCTGGGCTCAGTGGCGGGGCTTCGCGTAGCCGTCTACTTCGCGTCCTGTGAGGCGAGCCCGCCCCGGACCGTGACGGAGGCCGACAGCACCGGACAATTCCGGTTGACCTAACCGCCTTTCCCCTGTTATCTACATCTCACGCCCGCGTACCTCAACTGGCAGAGGACCGATCTCTAAAATCGGGGGTGTCGGATCGTACCCGACCGTGGGCGCCATCCACCTTCGGAGCGCAGGGCATGGGCAAGGCACCACCGCGCGTCACCTTTCGCAAGGGTCCGCTGGGGCTGACCGTGCGGCTCGACGGCAAGCCGGTCGGCGCCATCAAGGACCGGCGCGTCCACGGTGTCTGGCAGGTCAGCGTGCCGAGGCTCAACGCCGCCACGGAGGGCGGCAAGCTGTTCCAAGGCAAGACCACCTTCCCCACGCTCACCGCCGCCATGGCGGCGGTGGAGCGGCACCTGCTCACGGCGCCGAACGCTCCGACTTGAGTATTGTCCTGCCCGCTGGCATGGTCACGCCATGCGCCACGTCAGCGGGACAGCCATGGGGAATTCGACCAGCGTGACGCTGCGCGTGCTCAGGCAGGCCACCCATTTGGAGGCGTTCTTCGGCCATCCCCTGAACCGGGTGGACCAGAACCTCATTCGCATCGCCGAACTCGGCGATCCCCCGCCCGAATGGCTACGCGGCACGCGGCGCCTCTCCGACCTCCCCCGCTTCCAGTTCCTCGGCCATGGCGACAATTTCCGGACGCATGGCCTCAGGCCGAAGGAGGTGGCCGCGCGTCTTGTCTGGATCGTCGAGAACCTATCCGGCCCGTGGCGATACAGCCGGGGTGGCATCACCCTCCTGACCGAACAGGACAGCGTCCACTATCGTCTGGTCTGGGCTGCCGACGAGGGCTGACTGGAACGCGTCGAGCGCCTTTGCGCGCGCTCCGCAGGCACGAAAAAGGCCCGGAGGATCGCTCCTCCGGGCCGGGCACGGGACCTGCCGGTCTCAGCCAAACATCAACATCAGACCGAGGCCGAGGATTATCGCCAGAGCAAAGGCGAACATGAAGCGTATTTCCTCGACGTTATCGGACGGCGTATAGTAATCGTACTCGACGATTTTGCGGCCCTTGTCGTCCACCCGTTCCACGCGCCGCTTGAAGATCGCCATCCGGCGGAACGTGATGTACCAAATCGGCAGGGCGATCAGCAGCCACAGGGCGCCCACGACCGCCTTCCCCATCAGTTTCCAGACGATGATGCCGGTCGCAAGGACGCCGATGGGCGTGCTGGCGAACTCATTGACGGCAATCCCCAGTTCCTTCGCGGCAGTGGCGACGCCGATGCCGATGGTGCGTCCCAGTTCGGCGTACTCGCCGATGGTCTCGACCGCCTGCGCAGTCTGCTTCGTCTCCGCCGCACGAGCCAGATCAGCCGCGTCGGAATCGGAGACGGTGTAAGTGCGGCCGTTGATGACGATGCTGGCTGCATCGGCCGGAGCGACCGCGAGCCCGAGGAGCAATGCAGCCGCGAGAATTGCGCGAGTGAGCATTCAAAAGTGCCTTTCTGAAAATAGATTACGGAAACGTTTTTATCGCAGTTTCAGCATCGCTTCAATATGCTTCCCGGCGAGATTCCTGCTTCGCGGGACGTAGCGGACCTCGACCCGCCGAAAGAGGTCCTTGAGCCGGTCGAATTCGGCCTTGAAGGGCCGGAACTCGGCCGCCTTGACCCTGTAGAGGCCGTTCGCCTGCTTGACGATCAATTCGCTGTCGCCGATCAGTTCCACCTCGCTGGCCCCGGCGGCGCGAGCCATCTCCATGGCCCAGATCAGCGCAACCCACTCGGCCAGATTGTTGGTCCCGTGTCCGAGCGTCTGGAAGTGCTTATCGCCGCCGACGACCACGAGGCCGACATGCATCGGGCCGGGATTGCTGGGGGCCGCGCCCCCGTCGAAATAGACCTGCATCCTATCTCCTGCTCCTGAGACCCGCTTTCGTGGCCCTGCGTTGCGCTTTGCGCGCCTGCATGACCGAGGCGGGAATGCTGTTCAAAGCCGGTTCCGGGTAACTGGCAGGGCGGTGCGGCCGGAAGATGCGTTCCCAGAGGGTCTCCGCCACCAGATCGACCTCGGCACTCGTCAGTTCCGGACAGGCCATCGCCACATTGCGCCGAAGCTGCTTGCGGATCGCCGCCACGTCATGGTTGCGGGTCTCGCGCCAGTTGTCCCGGCGCATCCGCTTGACGGCGCGCTCGATGGCAAGCTCGCGCTCGCTGCCGACCCGATTACCCACGACCGAACCTTCGATATCTCAGGGACGCAGAAGGGCTCCAATGGCATTGGCGCGCTCCCGGATGCGCACGGGATCGCGGCTCAGGATCGTCGCTTCGAGGATCAACAGCGCGCCGATCATGCGCCCGACCCACCGCAGCAGCGCCACTGCCTCGTGCGGGCGTCCGCGCAGCAGGGCGAACAGCGCCAGTCCACTGCCATAGACGGTGATCGAGATCAGGAACAGGGCGATGACTATCATCCCCATCAGGTCGGAAAGCGCCTCGAAGATACTGCTCAAAATCTGTCTCATTGAAATGCCCTTCCAGCAGGTGCCCTAGGTAGCACGGCCTCTCGCCGAATGGAACCAGAAAACGCCGTCGATAAATACCGCTATAACTTGGTGTAACCATCATGAGCGGCGGCGCAAAATCCAAGCGGAAAGGCAATTCCGGCGAACTTGAACTCTGCAAGATGCTGGGGAAGGCACTGGGCGGGTCATTCATCCGCAGCAACAACAGCGGTGCCTTCGTGGGCGGCAAGAACGTGTTCCGCAAGGCGGTGCTTTCGGCGAACCAGACGCAAAGCCTCAAGGGCGACATCGTGCCCCCGGACCATCTCACGAAGCTGGTCGTCGAGTGCAAGAACTACAGCGAATTCCGCTTCCATCAGCTACTCCAGCCCGGTCCGTGCAAGCAGCTTGACGAATGGATTAAGCAGACCCTCGACATCGTGGACGAGGGCGATGTGATGCTGGTCTGCTTCAAGATCAGCCGCACCGGCTGGTTCGTCGCGGTGCCCGAGGTGGATTGTCCCGACTACCTCCTCGGCAACCACTGCGTCTACGAGGGCGCCCACGGCAAATTCCGCGTCACTGATCTGGCCCGGTTCCTTGAGGACAACCGCGAGGCCATCCTCAGAAAGGCAAGGTGAGCGGTCCGCCGCGTCAGGATGATGCCTGCGGGCGCGGAAAACGCCTTTTGCGCTTCGCAAACGCCCTGCCCGCCGCTGTGCATCGGTAGGGGTGAGCATCCCCCTCGATGAAACCGCTTTGCTTGGCCTGCTCGATGATTCTCGGCGAGATGTGGAGATAGTCGGTCGGCTGGGGGAGTACGCCATCACGAAGCGCCATGCGCAGCCAGCCTTTCAGGGTCGGGGCTGCCTTCCCCGTGCGGGGCGCCGGTCTGCTGGCCTTGCGCTTGACTGGCTTCTTGTCCCGGACGGTGATGCCGAGCCGGGCCATGCGCTCCCTGATCTCGCGCAGGTCGGTCACGGCGCGTTCATAGGCGTCATGCAGATCGGCCACGAGGTTGGCGATGTCCTTGTCGGTGATCGGCATTCCGCCCTCTGAAACGAATCCCCCGGCGCGCTATACCACGGGCGGGCGCCGCGTTAAGCGCCCGCCCGGCCTCGCGACTCAGCGTCCCGGTCGGACTTCGCTGATCGGGCGCATCACCCGCCGCAGCCTGCTTGCCATGCCCGGCGCCGTATCCGAGACCTCGGGCGGAACCGGACGGGGTTTGACCGGGGCCTCGGTCTGGGGTGCCGCCGCCTTCGCCTGCTTCAACAGGACATCCTTGCGGCCCGCGAAGGCCGCCTTGATCCGCGCATACCGCTCCGGGTCCTTGACCTCCATCTCGATGAGGACCGGCCGCCGTTCCAACCAGTGGCGCTCAAGCTCGGTCTGCGAGCGGGACTCGCTGGCGAAGCCGACCATCTCCCGCTCGAACCGCGCCGGGTCGAAGGGCGGGTCCTTGGGCGGATCGACCAGATGGGCGCCATAGCCGTCATGCTCCACGGGCGGCAGGTCCGCCCCGGCCTTGACCTCGCGCATCGGCACCGGCCGGGAGCGCACCCGAGGCGGCTGCGGCAGGGCATCCGGGTCCGGCTCGCCGGTCGCCGGGATTTTGAACAGGTCCCGCATGAACGCCTTGTTGGCGTAGCTCGACGCTGATCCGGTGGTCTGCGGGCCGATATACTGGTGGAAGATCGCCATCTGGGCATAGCCCGGATACTCCCACTCCTCTCCCCGGCTGTCGCGGAAGATCAGGTCCACCACCACGTCGAAGTAGAGATCACCATCGAACCGCTTGGCGTTCAGCAGGTTCACCTTCCACGACAGCCCATGCTTGGCGGCGAGCGGCGCCACCTGCTCGTAGTAGGTGTCGATGGGGACGAAATCATAGTGCGCGAACCGGTTTCGGTCGGTCTTGACGAGGACCCCGACCTCCTGCTGGACGGCAAGGATCGCCTGCACGACGCCTTTTTTCAGGGGGCGTCGGGTCTTGGGCGCGGGATGGTCATCGGACAGGTTCGTCATGGAACCAGTGCTACCACATAATTCAGAACTGTCCACCGAATTTTTGTGGCATGGGGCCTGCCCGCACCGGGATGACACGGGCAGGCCCCGTGGGGTTCAGGCCGCCTTGGCGGCATCCTGCATTTCGAGCCCGGTGAAATTGTCCTGCTTCGTGACCAGCAGGATATTGTCCGCGCGGGCGATCATGTCGTCCCGGTGGCTGATGACGAATACCGACTTGCCCCGCGTCTTGCTGAACTCCTTGAGCACCTCGGCCGCCGATTCCACGCCCGCGCCGTCGAAGCCCTGATCGAGCATCTCATCCACGAAAACGAGGTTTACGGTGTCGTTCAGGGATTCCCAGACATCGCGGAACGCCCATGAGGTAGCCAGTATCACGCGGTTCATCTCGCCGCGCGAAAGCTGCTCGAAGTCGAGGTCTTTGCCAAGCAGGCTGATTTCAGTGGTGAGATCGGGCAGGAAGCGGACCTCGTGCGGCAGGGCCAGTTTCTCAAGGTAATGGTGCAGGCGCCCATTCAGGTAGGCGAGGTTCTGGTCCACGATTTTCTTGCGGATGAAGCTGTCCTTGCCGCTAAGCAACTTGAGCAGGAACTCCTCATGCTTGAGCCGCAGGGTCAGGGCATTCAGCGGCTCATAGTCCACCGCCTGCAAGGTCGAACGCAGCGAGGCGATGTTGCCTTCGTGCGGGTTCTCGCGCTCGGCCTCGCGTTCGAGGTCCCGCAGCAGGGCTTCCTTCGTCTCACGCAGCTTCCAGACCTCCTCCCGCGACCGGAAGGCGGTCGTCGGCCGGGGACCCAGCAGCGCGACGGAAGCGGCGATCTCCTGCGCCAGCACCTCCTTCTCGGCCAGCGCCGCATCGAGGCGGGCGGCCTCGGTCCGAAGCTCGCGGGCCTTCTCCGAAAGCTCCGCCTGCCGCTCGGCGAGCGCCGTGCGGGCAGCCTCGATCTCGGCGCCGATGGCCTCCGCCTGTTTCCGCCATTCCTCCCGGCGAAGGTCCAGCGCCTCCCGCGCCCGCTCGGCCTCGGCGCGGATCGCCGCTGCCTTGTCGCGCAAAGCCTGCTGCTGCGCGGCATGGTCCGCCAGCAGCGTCTCGACCTCGGTGTCGATGGCCTCGGCGTCACCCGCCAGCTTGACCGCCAATGCCGAGAATTTGTCCATCTCGGCCTCGATCCTCGCCGCCTTGGCTTCGAGGGCGGCCTTCATCTTCTCGAAATGCGCGGTGCCGCTGAGACCCTGACCGCAGGTGGAGCACTTGTGGCCGTCGGGATTGGCGATCTCCGCCCGTACCGCCTCAAGCTCGGCGCGCAGGGCATCCGCGCGGTCGGAAGCATCCATAGCCTCGCCGACGAGGCGTTCCTTCTGCTGCGCCAGCCGGGCAACCTGCGTCTCGATCCCCTTCTCGGCCTCCGCGTCGCACCGTTCGGCCTCGGCCTCAAGGCGGGCGATCTGCGGATCGGTGCCGGTCTCCGCATCCCGCAGATACCGCGCCGCCTCCGCTTCGAGGCGGGCGATCTGGTGGTCCGTGGCCGCGCTCGCCTCGCGCTCGTAGCGCAGGGCCTCGGCCTCGACCCGGCCCTTCTCGCGGCGCAGGAGATCGGCCTCCCTGCCTTCCGCCTCGGCGGCAGCCCGCAGCGCCCGCTCCTGCTCGATCCAAGCGTCCAGCGCGTCGAAGGCGGCGATCTCGGCCTCGAAATCCACCTCCCCGATCTGCTCGATCTGGGCGGCGAGCCGCATCAGATTGGCGTCGCGCGCGGTGGCCCAAGCAAGGCTTTCCGCCTCGGCGCGCCGGATCGCCGTCTCGATCCGGGTATTCGCCTCGATGGTCGCCTTGATGGTGGCTTCCTCCGTCTTGATCGCTTCCTTGGTCGCCTGAATCAGCTTCTTGAGAGCTTCGGCCCGTTGCGACAGGGTGGTGGCGCCCAGCAATTCCTCCATCACCTCGCGCTGCTCCGCCGCCTTGAGGCGCAGGAACGGAATCGCGTAGGTGTTGAGACCGACGATCTGCTGGAACATGGGCAGGGTGACGCGGATCACCTTGTCGATGTCGGCCTGCGTCTGCCGGTTCTCGCCCTTGGCCTCGTCGGTCTCGCCCGTCTCCTTGTCGTTGACGAAGAAACGCAGCACGTTCGGCTTGCGCCCTCGGACGATCCGGTAGTCCGTCCCGTCCTTCCGGAAGCGAAGCTCCACGATCATGTTCTTCTGGTTGATGTTGTTCACAAGGTTGTCGAGCTTGATCCGCGTCAGCGGCTCGCCGAACAGCGCATAGCAGATGGCCTGCAAGATCGTGGTCTTGCCGACGCCATTGCGGCTGTTCGCGCCGCCCACGTCGTGGTTCGCCCCGAGAACCAGCGTGAGGCCGGTACCGTCGAGCCGGACGGTCTGCGTGACATTCCCGACAGACAGGAAATTCCTCAACGAGATCGACTGAAACTGAATCATGCTGAAATGGCTCTCGGAAACCGGGACACCCTACAGGAGACTGATCCTGCGTTGCAATAGATAGTGCTTCTCGTTGACGAGCTTCACCGAACCGGGCGTGTCGCCCTCGGCGAACTCCATCAGCGCAAGGCGGCGCGTGGTGCTGTCATAGTGGACCGCGACCGGACGGCAGACGCGACCGTCGCCGCGTTCGTTGCAGGCGCGGATGTCCTGCATGATCTGCACCGAGTTGATGCGGTCCTTGTCGCGCTTGGCCTGCACGGTCACGACGACCTCCGTGCCATCGCGCCCATCGGTGCCGATATACACGTCGTCGATCTCGACCTGTCCTATACCGGACACCTTGGTGCGCCAATGGCTCTGCTTGCGCTCAAGGCGGCACCAGAGGAACAGGTCCAGCAGCCGGTTGTAGGCGATGGAGGCGAGGATGGCCTGCTCATCCTTGACGCTGCCGTGCTCAAGCACCTCCTCGGGGGTGCGGTCGCGGAGCACGATCAGCGGCGCGTTCGGGTCCGGCTCGAACCATGATTCGGCGACGGCGCGAAACCTGTAGAGCCCGTCCCCTGCCCCCTCGATGATCCATGTGGTGCCCTCCGGCGCACAGTCGAGGATATCCTGCGGGAGCGGGCGGCGGTAACGGTAGGTGTAGATGATATCGCCGAGGTTCTTCGGCGTCAGGCCGAGCGAGGACCCGTCGATTTCGTCGCGGGAGAAGGTGAACTCGGTACATCCCCTCGACCAATGCCGGAAGAAGGCGGCACGGATGATCTTCTCGTACTTGGTGCCGGGCGCTTCCTTGGGTTTTACCTCGAAGCGGATCAGGTCATCGCCCGGCTGCATAGCGGCAGACAAAAAACGTTCTCCAAAGTCATTCTAGAATTCGTCAGGAAACCCGGAAGGCTCGCTCAGGCCGAGACCGGAAACGAGCATTTGGAACATGATCTCATCGCCCTCGGTCCACTGCCCCCACGGCGCCAACCGGCCTTCCGCTATCCATGCGTCAACGTAAGCGGTGATTTCCCGGTAATTGAACCACCTCTCGTATGAACCGTCTGCGTTGCGGATCGCCGGGCCGTTGGCGCGATGCCGCGCCCCAAAGTAACACCACTCCTCGCGGCCGTCCGGACTGATCGTGGCAGGACCGTCCACGCGGTGCAGGAAACCGCGAAAGGACCATTCCTTGAAGCCGTCCTCTCCTTGAAACCGTCCTCGAAAATGCGGGCAGGACCCTCCGTCCGGTGCAAACGTCCGTTGACGCGCCATTCCTTGCGACGGCGTGGGGCGTGATGCTGCGGGGGACGCCGGAACGCCTGCCACCGCTCGATCAGTCGCCCGAGAACCGGGATCGACATCGCTCAGTCCGCCGCGAGGCTGCGGTAGATTTCGATCAGGCGTTCCTTGGACAGACCGGCGCTGTCAAGGGCTTTCAGGCCCTCCTCCACGATCTGATCGACGCTCTGGTACACGACCTGCTGCTCGAATTCCTGCTCGGTCTCGACCTTCGCGGGATGCACCAGTTCGAGCTTGCGGAGGCCGTAGGCCGACAGCAGGGTATCGCGGAGTTCCTGCATTTCCTCGTATCCGAGCACGATGTCCATGGTCGCCCGGACGGTCATCTTCGGCTTGAGGTACTTGTCGGGGTCGGCCACCAACTCCGACAGCTTCACGGTCCGGTAGAGGGGCGCCTCGTCCCAATTCACGAAGATCGGGTCCTTGCCCCATTCCAGCAGCATGATGCCCCGGTCGGAGTCCCATGCATCCGTGAAATTGTGGGGCATCGGGTTCCCGATATAGGAGACGGTCGTATTCCCCACGCGCTTCGACTGCCGGAGATGGAAGTGCCCCGTGAACACATATTCCTGCCCGACGAACTGGTCGGGCTTGATGACGTGCTCGCCGTCCGGCATCTCGACGCGCGAGTTCAGCAGGAATCCGGCCATTTCAAGGTGGCCGAAAACGTAGCGGCTCTTGAGGTTTTTGATCGTCTTGTGCTCGTCACCCACCAGCCATGGCAGGAAGGTCACGCCATCGACGGTCAGCGGGTCGCGGATGATTTTGATATTCGGCAGGTTGCGCGCGAATTCGATGGAGGCTGCATCGCGCTTCTCCCGGAAGGGGAGGTCGTGGTTGCCGGGGAACCAGTATGATCTCGGGAAGGCCGCGTTCAGCGCGTCCATCGCATCGAGAGATGCGCTGACCACGACCGGATTCAGCGAGTGCCTGTTGTCAAACCAGTCGCCCATAAAGATGCAGGTCTCTGCACCCCATGTCAGGGCCTTGTCCATCGCCCAAGCGAGGCAGTCCATATTGTCCTGCAAGGCAACGATGCTGTTTCCGGATCGCCCAAAATGCAGGTCGGTGAGCACCATCGCTTTCTTGAACAGAGGGTCCATACTGCAAAATGCCTTGCTCAAATGAAATGTCGCCGTCGGCAAAGCCGACGGCCATTGTCGAAATGCAGTTCAGTGTACAGTGTTGAGTGGTCGGCTGCAATCCCGAATGACGGGATATGTTCGCGGCCTGTATGGTGCCGGAAGGTCGGCGAGAGCCGTTGCCCTCGGAAGGGAGGGCAACGCCTCGTCAGATGTCGCGTCCGCCGGAACCGAAGGGCTGGGCCGGTTCGGCCGGGCGCGCGGGAGCCGGGGTTTGACCACCGGGCTGGGATGGAGCGGATGGAGCGGAAGGAACGTGTGGCTGCGTCGGCGTTGTCGCTTCGATGAGCCGGTTCACGCAGCCGAGGAAGGTCCGGGTGATTTCATTGGAGCCACGCAGGCTCACCAACCACGGGGCTTCGGTCCCATCGGGGAAATACAGTTCCATCACGTTCCCGGACCGGAAGGCATTCATGAACTCGGCGAAAAAATCGGCGGTGATCGCCAATTCCACGACGTTGCGGACGCCGATGGCATTCGCAGTCCAACGGGGTTTGCCATCCATCCCCACGAGAACCCGCATCTTCGTGCCGTCGAGAATGTTCCAAGACTTCTTGAACATCTGCACGGTCACGTGCCTGCTGTCCGCCCCGATGCCACAAAGCGGTGTTCCGTCAACCGACCGGGCCACATAGGCTTGCCACGCGCCCGAAGTGTGCAGGATTGCGGACTGAGCGGCAGCCGTCCCGATGGAAGCCACGAGCAGGGCCACGCCAACGGCGATTGAACGCCAAATGCTTGATTTCATGTGATCCTGAAATGGTTTGTGGATTGAAATAGCGATGGTTTCAGACGCCCTCAGGGAGGCAGCCCGCCACCATCACCGGTATCTTGCACCAAGTAACTCGGTGTGTAAACTGTTTTTCGTGGTTCCGGCGCGCCCGGCTCACGCGGCATCCTGTAGCGCCATCTGGACCAGAAGCTCGTAGAGGACGGCCGTGACCTCCACGTCTTGCAGGCAGTACTCGCCCATCTCCGGGGTGAACCGCTTCCAGTCGGCGGTCTCCCCGAAGGTGCCCTTCAAGATGCCGAGCCGATAGCCCCACGCCTTGAGTGAGTGCTAGCCACGCAGGTCCTCCGGCATCCCCTCGGCGAGGGCATCCATCGCCCGCAGGTCCTTGAAGTAGGATTTCGCCAGCGGGAGGGTGTCGAGCACCTTCGCACGGTCGATCCGGATGTCCGGGTAAAGGCGCTCGATCACGGGCACGTCGTAGTCCAGACCGTTGTGGGCGATCACCCAATCGGCGGATTCCAAGAGCGCCAAGCCATCGCGCAGGGGCAGGTAACCGGGCTGGTCGGCGAACAGGAACCGCTCGCCGGTCGCCACCACCTTGATCCCGAGACAGTGGATGACGGTCGGCTTCAAGCCGTCCGTTTCCGCGTCGAAGATCAGGCCGATTTCGCTCGATTTGGGGATCACGTGACCTCTGCCTTAGGCTTGCGGCCACGCTTCTTCGGCGCCTGCTTCGCGTCGGTGGAAGTGACATCGGCGGCCTGTGCTGCGGTCTGCGGCTGCTGCTCCTCGGCACGTTCCGCCATCTCGTGCTCGATCTGCCGAGTGAAGCTCGGGTTCACCCCGGCCATGATCAGCAGGTCATCGCGGATGTTCTGGTTGCGCCGCTCAAGGTGCAACACGCGGGTGAAGCAGTTCTTGATCACCTGCGTGTAGAACGCAAAAGGGTTGTCGCTTTTGCTTTCGTCGAACTGCAAGCCGATCTGGCTCAGTTGTAGCAGCGCGTGGCTGCGCATCTCATCGACATAGGTGTAGCCCCGCCAGTTGCCGCGCCGCGAGTACCGGTCCACCAGCATCATGAACATGATGGCGAGCCGGTTGGTCATCTTGCCATGATCGATGCAGAAATGACCGGTCTCGAAATCGCCCTTCCAGTGCGACCGGAGCACCTCCACCGGCTTGCCGCCGATGACCTTGTAGTGCTTGAAGGCCGGAAACGGGACCTTGGCCTGCATTTCCTCGTCCGCTTCCCGCGTCCGCCGCTTGCGGGCCGGATCGCTCGGGATGTGCTCCGTCGTCATCACCCGGAACACCAGCGTCTCGGGATCGATGCTTTCCGGATCGACCGGGGTGGTCTTTGACGAGAGCCGGGCCGCTCGCCTCCGTCGGGCCGCCTCGATGAACTCCGGCGTGAGAAGGCCGATGGAATCGACAATTTCGTCGAATTGCGTGCAGTCGGGGTCGATGTAGTGGCAGTAGGTCAGCTTGCTTCGGTGAATCTCCGCCAGCAAATCCTTGTTCTTAATGTACTTCGTGCGTTCCATACTCGATAAAATGGCCTTCCTTAATGTCGTTCAGTATACCAACTTCTGGTGGTAATTCGCAATTTCAATCGTCACGCTGCGCCCCGCGACGGCGGGTTGGCGCCGCTTTGGAGCAAAAACACCCGCGATAATCCCGCCATAAATAGGTGCAAACCGATTTTTGTCGTGATGGGTGGATGTTCCGGCGGCCGGACAACTTCCCGTCGCGGAGGATGTGCCCGCTTTGTCCAGTGACCCGTTGAGCAACATTTTCGGCCCCGGTGGGCTCGCCAGCCGAGTGTCGTCGATCAGCAATATCGGCCAGTCCGTGAATGCCGCGTCGGACCTGATGCGGTCCGTCTCCGCGCGCACCCCCGGCCAACTCAGCGGCTTGCTCGGCGGCGACCTGAGAGGCTTGATCGGCGGTCAGACGGGCAGCGGCGAGGCCCCGGCGCCCAACGAGATGCGCGTGCGCCTGTCGGCGATGGTGGGGCAGGAGGAGACGGTCTACGGACCGCGCGGCGGCGACAACCTGCTGTCGATCCTGCACGAGACCAACGGGATGGTATTTCCCTACACCCCGCAGATCGCGTTCTCGCAGGATGTCTCGTATCAGGAACTCGCCCTGACGCATACCAACTACGACATCTCGGCCTACCAGCGTACGCCCTCGGTGACCCTGAACATCACCGGCAAGTTCACCGTGCAGAACCAGCGCGAAGGCATCTACGCGCTCGCCTGCCTGCATTTCCTGCGCACGGTGTCGAAGATGCGTTTCGGCAGGCAGGACCCGGATGCCGGTCTGCCGCCGCCCGTTCTGCTGCTGAACGGCTATGGCGACTACATGTTCAACAACCTACGGGTCGTGCTCAAAAGCCACAGCTACCAGTTCCCCGAGCAGATGGACACGGTCCTCGTGGAGGTCGCGGGCGGCCGGGCACGACTGCCCGCGCTGTTCGATCTTTCGATCACCGCCACGGTGCAGCAGACGCCGCGCGCCGTCCGTGAGGATTTCAACCTCGATCAGTTCCGTACCGGAGCCCTGATGAAAACCGGCAAGGGCTGGATTTGAGAAATGCCTTACGTCAACTATCCCAACACCTCCCCCTACGCGACTACCGACCAGACCAGTTGGCGCATCGGCCGCTATCAGCACCGGGCGATCCCGCCCGATTCCGGCGACCGCCCCTTCACCTTGCAGGCCAAGCACCAGTACCGTCCGGACCTACTCTCCTATGAGCTTTACGGTACTCCGGCCTATTACTGGGTGTTCGCCATCCGCAATCCCTTCCTGCGCCGGGACCCGATCTGGGAATTCAAGGCGGGCCTGACCATCATGGTGCCGTCCGCCGACTACCTGCGCCGCGTGCTCGGGGGCTGAGCATGGCGCGCATCGGCAGCAGCACTCCCCCGGCGCGAGGCGCCCTCGTCCCGACGGCCGCCGCCGTGGCCGGGACCGCCGCTCTCGCCCGCATCGGCGGCAATTCCACCGAGACCGGTGGCTCGCCCGCCTCTCCGGCCACCCCGGCACCCCGCGAGGTCGAATCCCAGTCCCAGTCCAGCGGCGCCACCCCCGTGGCGCCGCAGCCGGTGACGCAGGCGCAGATGAACTCCCTTTTGGATTTCCTCGCGCAGGACCGGTATCAGCCGAACCCGCTGAACGGCTACCATCAGGTCGCCTACCACTTCCGCCTGTTCCTCGCCAAGGACGAGGACATCTACACGCAGGCGGGAAATCCGACGAATGCGACCGCGCTGTTTCAGGCGTTGGACTCGATCCCGACCGTCATCATCGCCGAAAGCGGGGTGACGGCATACTCGATCACCGAAGTCACCATGGAATCCACCGTCGGGCCGAACGCCCAGACGCACAATGTCAATATGTCCAAGGTGACGATCAAGATCACCGAACCCTACGGCGTCGGCTTCCTCGACAGCATCAAGGCCGCGACGCTCAAGCTCGGCATCCGCAACCGCACGAAGTGCCCCTACTACCTCGAACTCACCTTCCGGGCCTACGACGAGAACGGCAACTATGTCGGTAACCCGCTGGCGGACTACGGCGGAACCGGCGGTCGCTGGATTTGGCAGTTGCAGTTCACCAATGTCGAAGTGCAATTCGACAGCAGCGGCGGCCATTACACCATCACCGCGATGCTGTTCAATGACAGCGCCTTCGACACCGAGCTTCTGCGCATCAAGGAGAACATGACCATCGCCGGGAACACGCTCGGCGAAATGGCGCGCAACCTTGCCAAGCAGCTAACCGACAACTGGCGCGCCCGCTATGGCGCCAACATTGTCAAGTTCAACGACCCGATCTTCTACCCGATCCCGAGCAACGCGCCCGCGTATCAGGGAGCCGATCCGGCGCGGTTCACCGTCAAGCCGCGCGAGCAGGACCGCAATCCGGCCCGCAACCTGTCGATGGACACGAAGGACGGGCAGATGCTCGCGCAGGTGAATCGCGGAACCTCCCTCACCCAGTTGTTCGATTTCATGATTGCGAACTCGGAGGAGGGTCAGCACCTCGCGCTCGACCGCGACAACCGCGCGACGGCCACCGACGGCGAGGCGGGCCACGCCAATGCCCGCCGTTTCCGTGAATCCGTCGTGTTCCGCATCGAATCCGACATCAAGATCACCGGCTTCGACTACTACAGCGATCAGTATGTGCGCGAGATCACGCTGCACATCCGCCCGCACGTCACGCAGGCGGCCGTGACCTCGGTCAAACAGCGCGATGACGCCCGCGATGACGAGGTGCAGCGGCAGATGGTCATGGCCCTGTTCAACAAGAACTTCCTGCGCAAGCGGTACGACTACCTGTTCACGGGGCAGAACACCGAGGTCATCGACTTCGATGTCGCCTACAACTTCAAATGGAACGCCATCATCCCGCAGATGGAAGGCGCCAATATCGAGGTCGATGCGCAGCAGCCCAGTTCGACGGCTCGCCTGCACCCCGGTGCGGTCAGCCAGACCGGCAATCGCGTCGAGACCGATATCGACACGCGCCTGCGTGAACTGGAAAAGCAGATCGCCGAGATCGACACCGAGATCACGCAGGAGTCGCAGAGATTCGGCGGAAACCCCACCTCCGAGCAGCGCCAGCAGTTGAGCGCGATCCTCGACCCGAAGCGGGCGCAGCGGGAGAGCCTCGTCACCGAAAGAAACCAGCTTGCCGTGCGGCTGGCGCAGCGACGCGAAGCGGAAAACGACCGTCTTGACCTCTGGAACCGGCAAAACTCGATTATGGGTCAGTACAAGGAGTATTCCGAGGTCCTGTTCGAGCGGAACGAGCGTCCGCCGACCCTGCGCATCCCGCCCGAGGTGCGGCCCATCTCGGTGATCCAGACCAACCGCGAACCAGAAAACAATGCGGGCATCGGCCTCGGCGGCGCCGCGCACCGCGACCGCTCGCTGTTCGGCTGCGTGCTTGAACAGCTTAACGGTCCGGTGCAGACGCAGCTTATCAACATCAAGCTGAATGTGCGCGGCGACCCCTACTGGCTCGGCCTGTCCAATCTTGCGCGCCTGCCGCTCCTTCGGGGACAGGCGACCAACGCGCAGGCGCAGGCGGCGCTGAGCCGGGAGACGCCGTCCCTGCCTGACTGGTTTCAGGGCGACCAGACATTCTTGCTGACCTTCCGCTACCCCTTCGGCGTCGGGGACGATTTCGCCCCGCAATTCCGGCCGAACGAGGTGTTCAACGGCATCTACCGGGTGAAAAAGGTGGATTCCATCTTCTCGGGCGGCCAGTTCAGGATGACACTCGACGCCGACATCCTGCCGCTGATCGACGTGGCCCGCGCCTTTTCGGCTGCCTCCGGTGCTACCGCGCCGGACAACGAGACCGGACTTCGTCCGGTCGGGGAGGATCAAGCGCAGCCTACGAGTGCAGCAGCCAATGCGGGTCCGGCCGTCACGGTCCAGACCAACGGCGACAAGGCGGCGTTCATCCGCGAGTTCTCCGGGTACGCGCAGGAGGCTTCTGCGGCGACCGGTATCGATCCACGCATCATTCTGGCGCAGTCCGCCTTGGAAACCGGATGGGGCAGGAGAGCGCCGAACAACAACTATTTTGGCATCAAGGGTGCCGGGGCAGTACAGGCGACCACCGAGTTCGTCAATGGTATCCCGGTTCCGGTCCGTGACAGCTTCCGGACCTATCAGAGCCCGGCCGAGAGCTTCCGTGGATATGCCAGCTTCATCAACAGCAATCCACGTTACAGCGAGCTTCGGCAGATTGCAGCAAGTGGCGGTTCGCTTGAGGCGCAGGCCGCCGCGCTTGGCCGGTCGGGTTACGCGACCGACCCGGCATACGGGCAGAAGGTGCTCGAAATCGCACGCAACATCCGCCTGCCCTCGAACTCCGGCGGTAGCGTCTGACCGTACCGTAAGGCTGATTTCAGAAGATGACTTCGTTCAACCATATTCCCAGCGGCCTCTCCACCGATTCGGCGGCCGGTGTTATCCGCAACAACGGCATTTATATCGGCATCGTCAAGAAGAACGATGACGCACAGCGCATGGGACGGCTTGCAGTCTATATTCCGGAGCTTGGCGGCGATGCCTCGAACCCGTCCACATGGTTCGTGGTCAGCTATGCCTCGCCTTTCGCGGGCGCGACCAACTTCCGCGACATCAAGGATGACCAGACCGAGGACGGCACCCAGAAATCCTATGGCTTCTGGGCGGTGCCGCCGGACATCAACAACGAGGTTCTGGTCTGCTTCGTGAATGGCGATACCTCGCGCGGCTTCTGGTTCGCGTGCCTGTGGCAGCAGAACATGAACCACATGGTTCCGGGCATCGCGGCGAATGTCTCCACGGACCGCACGGGCGACGACACGGTCCTGCCGCCCGTGGCCGAATACAACAAATCGAATGCGAACAACACCACCGCTCCCGCCCGGCCGACCTTTCGCGCCCTCGCCGACGGTCTGGTGAAGCAGGGCCTTGCGCGCGACTACGAACGCGGCCCGGCCTCGACCTCGGCCCGCCGCGAGGCTCCCTCGAAGGCGTATGGCCTGCTGACGCCGCGCGGGAACAGCATCAGCATCGACGACAACGAGGCGAACGAGTTCATCCGGCTGCGCACGCGCAGCGGCGCGCAGGTGCTCATCCATGAGACCACCGGCTATGTCTACATCAACTCGAAGGACGGCAATGCTTGGGTCGAGATTTCCGATTCCGGCGTTGACATCTATTCGGCGAATTCCGTGAGCGTGCGGGCCGAGAAGGACATCAACTTCCGTGCCGACCAGAACATCATCTTCGATGCGGGCCAGAACATCTTCATGCGGTCCGGGCTCGACATCAACACGTCCTCCGGCCGGAACACGGTCATGGGCGTCGGCAAGAACCTGATCCAGTCCGCCGATGCCGCCAGCCTCCGGGTGGAAGGCGACCGGATCGTCTATGCGGGCGGGGCGCTCCGCGTCCAGTCGGGCGGCGACACCTCCATGCTCGCGGGCGGCAACCATGTCCGCTCGGCAGCGCGCATCTCCGACAACGGCAGCCCCGCCCCGGCGGCCGATGCTCCGGCCGCGCAGGTGCCGCAGGGCAAGGCGACGGCCGACAAGGGCGGCAGCCTCACCAACACCATCACCAGCCGGATGCCGACGCATGAGCCATGGGTGGGGCATCCCCGCGCCGACCTGCCGCCCGCCCAAGGCGAGGGGATGACGGAGGAGGACTACCGCCGCGCGATGAGCCGCACCGGGCACGTCAGCGACGGTGACGTGACGACCGCGACGCCGCAGCGATCCGTGCAGACCGGCGAAGGGGAACGGATCGTCAACGAACCTATGGACGGTACCCGCTGTCCGCTGGGAGTTGGCACGCGCGCCGTATCCAACGAGACGTTCAACGCCATTAAGGAAGCCTGCGACAGGACCGGCGTGCCGATGAGCTACATGCTGGCGATGGCCGACCGGGAAAGCGGCTTCAATCCACAGGCCGCCGCCCGGACCAGCAGCGCCAAGGGCCTCTATCAATTCATTGACGGGACATGGGATGCGATGGTCGCCCGCTACGGCGGGCAGGACAATGTCGGGAGAGGCGATGTCTTTTCCGCCCGTGCCAATGCCTTGATGGGAGCACGATACACGCAGGAGAACATGGCGGTCCTGCGCCGCGCGGGGGTGACCGACCCGAGCCCCGGCCAGCTTTACATGTGCCACTTCCTCGGCGGGGGCGGCGCCACCACCCTGATCCGGGCGAACCAGCAGAACCCGAATGCCTCCGCCGCCGACCTGCTTCCGGCTGCCGCGCGGGCCAATCGCTCGATCTTCTACAACAGGGACGGCACGCCCAAGACCGTGGGCGAGGTCTACAAAAGCATCGAGAGCAACATGAATGGCCGGGCGGCTGCCTATGCGAGCCAGTACGGGCTCCCGCCGCCCTGCGACCGGGGATCGTCCGGCGAGACCGTGGAGGCAAGCGCGCCGCCGCGCCAGCCGCCGACCGCCGGGTAAGGGGCACGGGCTCGATCCGCCTCACCGATAAACATCGTGCATAACGACCGGATAAATACGGTGAGATTGGATTTCCGAATGTCCTACAGCAGCACACCCCAGACCTTTGTTGGGTTCTCCACGGTCGGCGCCGAGCGCACGGGCAATACCCGCCTGAGCGACATCGCCCTGATCAAGCAGGACCTCATGAACGCCTTCATGACGCGCATTGGCGAGCGCGTCATGCGGCCGGATTACGGCTGCCGCATCTGGGAGTGGTTCATGGAACCGCTCACCCCCGGCCTGCGGGACATGATCACGCAGGAGGCCGTCCGCATCTGCGAGACCGACAGCCGCGTCGAGGTGCTCGACGTGCAGGTCTACCAGTTGGACCAAGGCGTGCGGGTGGACATCACGCTGCGCTTCCGGCCATTCGACGTAATCGACACTTTCTCGGCGAGTTTCGAGGACCGCCAGATTTCAGAAGGTAATGTTTGATGCAAAGCACGCGGCAGAGTGAGTTGTTCGCCGGGCAGGACTGGCAGGTACTCTATCGTGCCTTCGTCGAGGTGAACTTCAACGCCAGTGACCCGCCGTCCATCAACCGGGCGCTGCGCGACTATATCCGCACCAATTACCCGGAAGATTTCAACGACTGGATCGAGAACTCCGAATTCGTCGCGATCATCGACCTGCTGTCGTGGCTCGCGGGCAACCTTGCCCTCAAGACCGACCTTGCCGCGCGCGAGAACTTCCTTGAGACCGCCGAGGCCCGCGAGTCCGTCCTCCGCCTCGCCCGCTTCCTCAGTTACAACCCCTCGCGTTGCCTGCCCGCGACCGGCGTGGTCAAGATCGTCGAGGTCTCGACCGACGATTACGTCACCGACAGTTTCGGCACCAATCTCGCCAACACCCCGGTGATCTGGAACAACCCGGACGATCCGAACTGGTTCGAACGTTTCACCGCCATCCTCAACAACGCCTTCGTCACGACGAACCCCTTTGGCGTGCCGCTCAAGACGGGCACTGTGGCGTCCATCCCGGTGCAGCTTTACCGGGTGAACGGCCGGGCCTCCGCGAGCAATCTCGGCTTCACGGCGAACGTCATGGGGTCCGCCATGACCTTCGAGGTCTGCAATGGCGACTTCGACGATGGCGGCACGCTCAAGGAACGCACCCCGAACCCGGCGGCGGCGTTCCACATGTACTATCTCAACGACAGCAATGGCTACGCCAGCGACCGGAACGGGTTCTTCCTGCTGTTCAAGCAGGGCGTCACCAACTCGAATGTCTACAACATCCCCTCCCCGGTCGAGAACCTGCTGATCGACATCCCGACCACGGGGGTGAACCAGAACGACGTATGGGTGCAGACCGTCGATGACGACGGGACGGTGATGACCGACTGGATCAAGGTCCCGGCGGTGCTTAGCTCGAATATCACCTACAATAACCTTCCCGTCGATCAGCGCAACATCTTCTCGGTCATCACGCGAGATCAGGATGCGATCAGCATCCGCTTCTCCGATGGGCGCTTCGGCAACGCGCCGACCGGCAATATCCGCGTCACCTACCGCGTCTCCAATGGCCTGACCTACACGATCAAGCCGCAGGAGATCGACCGCATCCGGATTCCGATCTCCTATATCAACCGCTCGGGCGCGCCGCGCACCCTGTATCTGACCTTCTCGCTGTTCGAAACCGTGGCGAACGCGGCGGCGGCGGAGACCACGGACCAGATCAGGCAGCGCGCCCCGCTGGTCTACGCGACGCAGAACCGCATGGTATCGGGCGAGGACTACAACACCTTCCCGCTCTCGACGAATCTTGCGGTCAAGCTCAAGGCGGTCAACCGCGTCTATTCGGGTCACTCGCGCTACATCGACCTGAATGACCCGACCGGCACCTACCGCGATCTCAGCATCTACGCCGACGATGGCATCTTCTTCAAGGAACGGGTGGACCTCTATACCGAGGTGCCCGTGGTCCTGAACCGCACGCCGGACGAGATCATCGGCAACACCATCCAGCCGATGCTCCGCAGCGTCGAGATGCTGAACGCCGTGCGCGACCTGTATGTCGCCCGCACCCGAGATACGCAGGCCATCGAGCGGGCCAATCTGCGCCCCACCGGACTGATCTGGCGCAAGGTGCAGGCCAGCAATTTCAGCAGCACGGGCTACTTCTCGTCACTGCATGACCTCATCCTGCCGGGAGCCATGATTCAGGTGCAGGAGGGCACCGCCGAACCGCGATGGGTCGGCATTGTCGGCGTGAGCGGCAGCATCACGCACCGGCCTGCCGCATCCCTCCCCGGCCCCGTGACCCTCACGGACAGTGTCGCCGATGGCGCCCAAGTGCTTGCCATCATCCCCCGCTTCGTCGCGGAACTGCCCATCGAGATCATCAACGCCATCAAGGACAAGATCGAGAAGCGTCTGTCCTTCTCGCTGTCCTACGACTACGGCAATGCGGGCGGAAAATGGTCCGTAGGCCCGCAGCAGACCTCGCTCGGCGAGGATGCCTTCACCGGGATCGGCGGGACCGAAGTCCTCCTGATGACGGTGGACTTCGTGCCCGGACTCTGGCGCGTCGCCGGGCGCGGGATGCGCTACGTGTTCGAAAGCCTCAGGGCGGTCGAATGGTACGATGACGGCTCCCGCGCTACCGATACTCAGACCGGCGTGGCGAGCAAGGACCTCGTGCGCATCATGCGCATCAATGAGAACCTGAACGACCTGATCGCCGGGGAGCCGTCGGGGCGGGCGCTGCGGCGCGACTTCGACCTCGGTATCGACAAGCTCTGGTTCTACTCGAATGGCGCACCGGAGCCGCGCCGCACGAAGGTGACATTCACCGACAGCGATGGCGATGGCTTCCCTGATGACCCGGATACGTTCTTCCGGGTGGTGTCCTCGGCCGAGGCGAATTCCTATCTGTTCTGGAAGCGGGTCTCGACGCCCTATGAGACGCCACTGATCCCCTCGGCCGATCTCCCCGGCGGCGGCGTGTGGGTCTTTACGGCCGAGAACCTGCGTCAGGAATATGATCCGCAGCCCCCGACCGGCACCGTCGCCTTCCAGATCAGCAGCCCTTCGACGCTCCGTCGGAACACTTTCTGGATCAAGACCGAGACCGGCTGGGATCAGGATTTCTCCGGCACCTACCGCTATGCCATCGGACGTGGCCCGAATGTGGGCGCCAAGTGGATCGCGCCGCCGCAGGCATCCGAGGAGGAGACTGGCCTGACCGTCGTGCAGCCCTATGGCAACACCATCGCTTTCCACTGGAAGCACTACGCGCCGTCCAACCACCGGATCGACCCGGCCTCGACGAACATCCACGACATGTTTGTCCTGACCTACACCTATGATGCCGCCATGCGGCAGTGGGTGACGGATGGGGCTAATCCGGCCACCATGCCGAAGCCGCCATCGGAGTTCGACCTCCGTGTCGCCTTCAATTCACTCGACCAGTACCGCATGTTCTCCGATCAGATTGTCTGGCGCCCGGTGCGCTACAAGCTGCTGTTCGGAAATGGCGCTGCGGACGAGTTGCGGGCGACCTTCAAGGTGGTCCGCCTGCCGAATGCCTCGGTCAGCGACGGCGAGATCAAGACCCGCGTTATCCGGGCGATCAACGAATTCTTCTCGGTGGACAACTGGGATTTTGGCGAGACCTTCTACTACACCGAGCTTGCCGCCTACATCCACCAGCAGCTTGCCACGCTGATCGGTAGCTGTGTGATCGTGCCGCTCAACGCCTCGGCGAGCTTCGGCGATGGGTTCGAGGTGGCCTGCCGCTCGGACGAGATTTTCCTCTCCACCGCGCAGGTCTCGGACGTGGTGCTGATCAACTCGAACACGCCCGCGAATCTGCGCATCCGCTAACCCCGGAATGCAAAACGGACCGTGGATGCCCACGGACCGTTTTCCTTTCCCTTAGCCCTCCGGAGTTTCCTCTCCGCCGGGTTCCTCACCACCGGTTTCGCCACCGGTACCCTCATCACCGGTCCCATCGCCACCGGTCTCGCCACCGGTCTCGTCATCGCCAGTACCGTCATCACCAGTACCGTCATCGCCAGTGCCATCATCGCCGGACCCGTCATCGCCGGAGTTCTCGGTAATCGTCGTGATCAGCACGCGGGACGCATCACCCGGAACAAGGGTCCACGGCACCAAAGCGGTGCTGCTGGCGAGACGGCATTGGAACGTGGTGAGCTTCGCCACCACGACCGCCGCCGAGTTGAAGGTGCCATCGATGGTCGCCATTCCCGCGACAAGAGCCGCCGCCTCGGCGGAGGTCTGCGCAAGGCGAACATCATAGGTGGTGACGCCGTCGGTGGTCACGCGGTAGGTCACCGAGCCAAGCTGCTTGACGATATAGCCGGACACCACTTCCGTGCCGTTATGGTAGCGGATTGCGATCTTGCCCACTTCGGGGCCGAAGTTGAGCTTCGAAATCGGATGCATTGGTCAAACCATTCCTGAACGTTGGAATAGTATTTAAGTACGGACACGGGCAAAAATGTTCCGACATTGGCGTCCGCCGATTTCCGGCGCACCGGGCCTCCGGCGGCCCGCCGTTCAATGCACAAGCAAGCCGCTTTGCCACCCTGCTCCCGAGTAATGGGGGATGTTTATCGCGGCCTAAATAAGCGCGGACACATTCCCTCAGAGCACCATGACCAAGCGTCGTCTTTCCTCCCTTCTCCCTGCGTATCACCAGACGCCGACCCTCGTGAAATTCTTCGGGGCCACGGTTGATGCGCTGTTCCAGCCGGGCACGGCCGAGCCGGTCAGCGGCTTCGTCGGCCGGAAGCCCAGCTACTACGATCCGGAGAAGGATTTCTACATCACCGAGCCGAGCGCGGAGCGTGCTCGTTACCAGCTTGAGCCCGGCATGGTCAGTTACGACGCCAACAAGACGCTGACGCACGCCCTCACCTATCCGGACCTGATCTCCTATCTCCGCGAGAACGGCGCCCGGACCGACGATCACGCGCGCCTGTTCGAGACCGACTACTATTCGTGGGCGCCGCCCATCAACATCGACATGCTGGTGAACTATCACCAGTACTACTGGTTTGGAGACGAGGGTGGCGATGCCGCCCTGCCGATTCTGGACGTGTACTCGCCCGTGGCGAATTACACGGGCGACGGGGTGTCCACGACCTTCGCACTCCCTGCATCCGTTGCCGGTATTCCGGCCGACCGGGAGACACCCTGCGCCGTCGTCGATGGTGTCTCCGTCGCCTGCACCGTGGTGGATCGCGCTGTCCATCTCGACGAGCCGCCTGCGCCGGGGTCCAAGGTCACCGTGTTCCTGTTCGGCGATCTCAGGGCCGCCATCGAAGGACGGCCGGTACTGGGCGAGGAGCCGCTTGCTCGTCTCGACCTGACCGGTCTGGTCACTGAGGAGGTCGGTGCCCTCTCCTCCGGTATGCGCATCCGCCTGATCGACGGCCAGCGCCACCTCAATGGCTGGGGTAACCGGCCGTGGGACACCGCGTCGGAGGAAGGCGATCCGGCATCGTGGGACGTGGAGGCCATGGATGGCGTCTCCTCGGTCGAGGACGACATCTATTTCGTGGACGGTGTCGGGCAGTCGATCCGCCTGACCCCGAACCGGATCATGCGCTACGACGGCGGCCCGAACGGGACGCCGCCGCAGTACATCACCATCGACCGGTCATCGAGGGACCGCAACGGCTGGTCCCTGCGCAACTTCTGGGTCCACCGGGAAGCCATCGCATGGGCCTCGGGTGACTTCCGCGCGCGGCAGGCACGTCGGCCGATCATCGAATTCATCCGCGACCTCGTGCTCATGGACGGCCAAGAATGGCAGAGCGGTGCGGACCCCCTGTTCGTGCTCTACGACCTTCGCGGCAACCGCCTTGATTCGCGCGATGCCTATCCGGGCAGTAATTTCGCGGGCAGCCGCGTATTCGGCTACGCGGAAGGCAGCGGGGCGGCCGATGCCGTCCTCCACCGCCCGCTCAAATGGGATCAGAACGGCTACATCCTGTTCAGCAACGATATCGCCACCGTCCGCTACAGCTATGCCTCGGGTGAGATCACTGGGATGTATGCGGTCGGCGTGGACGAGAGCGACAAGGTTCGCGTGGTCCCGAACTGGTACCGGAAGGCCGAACCGACGACGCAGACTTTTTCGACCGAGGATGGGCTCTACGACATCCCCCTCAACTTGCAGGCCAATCCGAACTCCCTCGACATCGGGGAGATTTCGCGGAGCGACTGGGTCGATCACTTCCGGGACCTGATCGGCCAGCAGGACGGGTTCGCCGGTTCGCCCTTGGCCTCGAACAACTTCCGCGACACTCCCCGCGATCTCCGGCACGGCACGCAGGTGCTTCAACACCAAGCGCCGATGCTCAAGCTCATGCTGCTGGCCTCCGACCGCAATTTCGACTTCCCGGCTGCGATCCTCCATGCTGAGCAGGAGTACAACCGCTTCCGCAATCGCTTCGCCCGGCGCCTCGTGGAACTCCTGAATGCCGGGGCCATCGACCAGTCCGACATCCCCGGCGCCGTGACCACGACCCTGATGGCGCTCCGGGTTGACCGCAATCCAAGCTTCCCCTTCGCCAACAGCACGATGGCGGGCGGCCAGTACTTCATTCCGCCGACACCCGCCGCGCTCGGGGTCCTGCCCTGCTACAAGCCCGGCAAGCTCGTCGATACCTCCTACGGCGATACCCCGGTGACGATGCTGCGCGGCCATGACGGCAGCCTCACTCCGGCCTTCGGAGACTGGCGGGATGACGCCTTCATGGAGCTTGAGCAGCGCATCTACGACAACATCCCGGCGAGCCTCAAGACCGAGGCGCGCCCCGTGTTCGATCTGGCCGCCTATATGGGCAACCGGTTCCAGCATCCGACTGGCGGATATGACCGGGCCGAGGTCCAGTCCATGCTCGCGCCGATCTTCGAGCGGTGGGCACAGACCGGCCGCTTCGATTTCCGCACCAACGGCATCTACAACAGCGACGATCCCTTCACATGGAACTACCGGGGCACGCCGGACCTGTTCGGCGATCCGCTCCCCGGCCACTGGCGCGCGATCTACCGCTGGTATTTCGATACCGACCGGCCCGATCTTGAGCCGTGGGCGATGCTCGGCTTCGCGGACAAGCCGGACTGGTGGGAGGAGGAGTACGGCACGTCCTACGGGCGCGACAATGCCGCGCTCTGGGCCGATCTCGAAGCCGGGATCATCCGGCGCGGCCCCCGCGCCGGTACCGATCCCCGCTATGCCCGTCCTCATCTGAGCCACTTCATCCCGGTGGATCGGGATGGCGTGCTCCTCGACCCGGTCGCGGCGCAGATCGTGCCGCAGCCGCCGACGCAACAGCAGGCTTCCGCACCGTGGGAACCGGGCGATCACGGTCCGGCCGAGAACCTCTGGATCAACAGCCCCTCCTACCGCTTCGCCTTGGCGCAGATCGCCTTCCTGATGAAGCCCGCCCGGTTCGTGGAGCAGACATGGGACACGGTGGGTGTAGGCTTCGTACCGGCTTATGAGGGCGATGGCGTCAGGGTCGCGGGTGACCAGTGGGTCGCGCTCGACAGCATGGTGCGGCCGTCCAATGCGGCGGCGCTTGTGCATGGCGAGACCAAGGCCGACGGCACCGTCCATGTGGTCACCGGCATCCAGCAATGGGTCGTCGATGCGCTGGTCTCCTACGGCCAGAAGCCGACCATGCTGGGCGATGCAGTGCGCGGGCTCGATGTCCGTCTCATCCACAAGATGGCCGGTTTCGTGTCGGCAGGCGGCGTCAAGGCGGTGGCGGACAATTTCGGTCTGCTGCCCTCCGAGGACATGCAGATTGCCCTCTACAACTCGCCGAGCGTCCGTACCGAGGTGTACAGCGGCGTGGTGGTCGAATGGACCGGTCGCTCCTACCGCGTCGTCGGCTACGACGCCCGTGATCCGTTCTTCCGGGTCCTGCCGCCCGACATCAACAGTCCCAAGGGCGTCATCTCGCTCTCCGACACGCCGGAACCCGCAGTCCTGCCGTGGCGCCCGAACACCTTCTACAGCGTCAACGCGATGGTGGAGCATCAGGGCTCGGTCTACAAGGCGAACCGGTCGCACACGAGCGGCACCACCTTCGAGGTCGGATACTGGACGGCGCAAGGCGCCCTGCCCCCGCAGGCTCCGCGCGTCATCACCTATCTGCGCGGCGAAAGCGAGCCGGTGACGGTGCCGTACGGCTCCGAATTCGGCACCATTCAGGAGGTCGCCGATTTCCTGCTCGGCTACGAGCGGTATCTCGTGAGCCGTGGCTGGGTTTTCGATATCCTCGATCCTGACACGCAGACGACGCGCAATTGGTCCCATGCGGTGCGTGAATTCCTTGGCTGGTCGCAGGTTCAGTGGGATGCCGGTAACTTCATCGCCCTCTCGCCGGGCGCCGAGGAACTCAAGTTCCGCACGGAAACCGGCACAGTTCTTGACGTGGAGGACAGCCGCACCGGCTTCTTCGGCCTGACCGACCGCTCCGGCCTGCCGATCCAGCGGCGCAAGTCGCGCATCGCTCGCCTTGACGGCGAGGTGACGATGACGGCGCAGGATGCCGACATCTTCGGGGCGCGCGTGCGCGTCGCGGAGATCGAGCACGCGCTCATCTTCTCGAATGTCACCATCTTCAACGACGCCATCTACCTGCCGCTTTACAATATGCGGCAGGCGCGCCTCCGGCTGACCGGGCAGCGCACCCGTGACTGGGCCGGGCGCCTCGACGCGCCGGGTTTCATGCTCGACGGCGAGAACCTGTTGCCGAACTTCGAGAAGGCCGCCGAGGACGTGCGCCTCATGTTCGATATCGAGAAGGCCGACCGGCCGGTGCTGCGCGACCATGCACGGCACGTCATCGGCTATCAGGCGCGTGACTACCTTGAGCGCCTGCTGCTCAGCGAGACCGAACAGTTCGAATTCTATCAGGGCATGATCGCGTCGAAGGGCTCGCCGGGCGTGTTCCAGACGCTCCTCCGCAGCCAGCGCGTCAGCGACGACAGCGATCTCGCATTCTTGGAGGAGTGGGCGTTCCGCATCAACCGGTTCGGCGCGCCGCGCGATCCGCGTGTGACACTCCAGCTTCGCCAGATCGAGATGCGCCGTGATCCGCAGGTCATCCGCTTCTCGGTCACGGCGGGCCAGCAATCGAACTGGATCGAGCTTCCGCAGGGCGACACCCGCTGGCTTGACGCCCCCTCCCCTTCCCAGCCCTTCTTCCGGACCCGGACGGGGAGCACCCGCCCCGGTGTGCCGACCGCCGGGCCAGTGCGGCTCAGCGAGGTTCAGTACACCGCGTTCCGGCTCGACGACCTGCCGGACCTCTACACGGAACCGGGCACGCTGGCGGAAGGCGAGCGGGTCTGGGTCTATGACCAGCCCGATTATCCGTGGACGGTGCTGCGGGTCTGCCCCCTCGGACAGGTGTTGGCGGTGATCTCGGCCGCCGACGATCCGACGGTTGTGCGCAGCCGCATCGTGTTCCGCGAGCCCCATGGCCTGACCGAGGCCGATATCGGGGCACGGATCGTGGTGGATGGCCTGACCCTCTCCGAGCCCGACCTCGCGGGCGTGCAGGTCATCTACGCGGTGGACGTGGCCGGGAACTGGATCGAGGTTGGCTATGGCTCCTCCAAGGGCCACGATTTCACCGACGAGCCCGAGAACGCCCCCGAGGTGCGCATCCTGCGCAGCGTCCGCTACAGGGGGCGCGCGGAGGTCATGGCGGATACGAGGTTCCAGCCCGCCGAGGGCGATCTCGCATGGGTCAACGGCGATACCACGCAGCCGGTCGGCATCTGGGCGCCGGAGACGAAATACATGGACGGCGACATGGCGTCGTACGGCGACACGACCTACCGCTGCGTCACCACCCATACGAGCGGCACGGATTTCGAGCCGCAGAACTGGGAAGCGATGCCTTGGGCCGTTCTCCGCTACACGGACGGCGAATGGCGCACGGCCCGTGTCCAGCCGCAGCGGATGGACCCGCACTGCATCGCCAAGTCGATGATCTACACGGTCGGCTCACGGGTCGTGGACGGCCGCCTGATGATCAATGAGCCGCTGATCGACCACATCTCGGTCATCGACGCCACGGGCGGCATCCTGCCCGGCGTCGCCGCGCGCGAACTGGACTACTGCGAGGATTACGATCCGGCGGGCTACAACCACGGAGCGGGGGTCACCGACGATATCTGGACCGGCGAGGAAGTCGGCCGCCTCTGGTGGGACCTCTCGACCGTCCGTTTCATTGACCCCTACACCGACGCGGTGGGCGAGAATGCCGAGGACGATGCGCGCCTCGGCCTGACGCCCGAGCGCGTCATCGCCGAGATCGACCATCGTGCCCTTTATTGGAATGCCGTGGCACCGGGTTCCTCGGTGGATGTGTACGAATGGGTCCGCAGCGACGTTTCGCCCGCCGAGTGGATGAAGCGCGCGGCAACCGACACCACCGGGACCTATGAGGGCACCGTCTACAAGCCGGAAGCGCCCTCATGGTCCGAGGAGGTCATCTACGATCCCCGCCTCGGCCGCGACAGAACGATTTACTATTTCTGGGTGAAGGGCCGCACCTCGGTCCCCAACGTCCCGTTCCGCCGGATGGCGGCGCGGTCCGTCGCCATTGCGCTTGAGAACCCGTCGGCCCTCGATCTGCCGTGGCTGGCGCCGATTGCGCCTGATGCCATGCTGATCAGCGGCGTCGCGCCGGTCCTCAACGACGTGTCCACCGTCCTCAAGGTGGAAGTGGACGCCACCGTGGAGGGCGACGCGCACAGCCAATGGCTGCTCCTGCGTCCGAAGGACGAACGGAGCCTGCCCCCGGATTGGCTCTGGCGCCGCATCCGCGACGGTCTGGCCGCCTTCGACGACCACCTGCGCCCCCTGCCCTACCCCGGCCTGCATCGCACCCGCGCAACCGGTATCCTTGAAGGCCAGAACATCTTCGCGGTCGCGCAACCCGATCCGGCGACCCCGGAATGGCAGCCCGCGACGGACTACAATGCGGGCACCATCGTCATGCGCGACGGGACGCCATATCGTTGCGTGAAGTCGCACCGGAGCAAGGCCAATTTCGAGGCGGCGAACTGGCGCGTGGTCCGCGATGGCCTGATGGCGGCGCGCGAGGCGTTCGTCACGGTGGTCAACACCCTGCTTTCCAAGGCCCCGGTGGTCTGGGACCGCTCCACCGTGATGGGCAGCCTCGAACGCTCCACTCCCATCAACGAATACCTGATCTGGGTCCGCCCGGATCAGTCCTACAGCATCGAGCCTCCGCCCGAGATCGAATACACCTTCGTCCGCGCGCCGGACGGCTCCCTTGAGAGCCTGTCCCGGCATATCGGCGAGACGCTCGACCCTGCGATGGTAGTGCGCTTCGTGGCGTCCAATGTCGAGGAGCGCAACCGTCTGCTGGCGTCCCCCGATTTCATCGCGGCGGCGGATAGCGGGACGCGCCTGCGTATCCTGATGGACAACACGGCCACCGCGAACCCGCAGTGGAGCATCTGGGAGTTCGACCCGGCGAAGGCGGCGAATGCCATCCAGAACCGGCCCGAGCACCTGACCGAGGGCGAGGCCCTCGTGGTCGCGGCCGATGAGGTGCTGTCACTGGCGAAAGCCTATGAGTACGACGCCTCCGACGATCTGTCCTTCGATCCCGCCTCCGGCAGGATGAAACTCGTGATCACCCCGTGGGCGCAGGACACCAATTACGCGGTGCGCGCGCTCGTTGTGCAAGGCGATGCCGTTTACCGGTGCAACGTCCCGCATAACAGCGGCACGGTGTTTAGCACCGAAAACTGGACGAAGCTCTTTACCAAGGGCGACCGCGTCTATGTCTCGGCCGATCCTGCCGCCGATGGTTTCTGGACGATCCGCCGCTACGATCCGCAGGACGTGGCTGCCGATGGGGACGGCTTCATCCTGCATCGGGTGCAGACCTACCGCACCACGGATTTCTGGGAGTTCGTGGACTGGTATGCGCCGGGCTACTCCCCCGACAAGCCGCCGATGTATGTCTATAGCAGCATCGCCGAGCGGAACCGGGCGGAAGGCAGCAAGCCCACCAACCAGTTCGTCAAGATCGAGAACGACGGCACCGGCCACTGGGCATGGACGATCTTCAACCCGGCCACCAAGGGCTGGCAGGTGGTCGCCCGCGAGAAGGGCACCGTCACGCTCAGCAGCAAGTTCTACGACGCCTCACGCGTCGTCCACGGCCTTGGCCCCTCCCCTTCGACCGCGACCGTCGCCAACCGCGACGGATCGTGGGAAATGCGCGCCCTTGTCACCACGCTGCGCTTTGGCGGCCTGCTGACCGATCTTGAACTGAACGTCGTGTTCTTCTCGCTGGTCTACTTCATCCACAGCCAGCAGGAGGAGGTGGACTGGGCGTTCAAGACCTCGTTCATGACCATCGCGGGTTACCATGAGGAGTTGCGGCAGACCCCGGTCCAGACCGCCGATCCGTCGGAAAGCCTGATCTCCTATGTCGGCGAGGTGAAGCCGTACCGCGTGAAGCTCCGCGACTTCTCGCACCAGTACTCGGCGGGCATGGAAAATGCACGCGTCCATGCCACGGATTTCGACAAACCGGTCTGGTATGATCCGCGTACGCAGGAATACCGCCGCCTCGATCCGAATGATCCGGTGGACCGGGATATCCTCGCCGAGACCGCGCCGTGGCTGGACTGGTTCGATGAGTACACCAAGCCCGACAACGGCGTCCGCAAGATCAAGGTCAAGATGCTGTTCGACCGGCTCATGGCCGATCCGACCACCACGCTCAACGCATGGCAGGAGCGCGTGCAGTATGCGGTCGGCGCGCTGGTCGAGCACTTGGGCTACGTCTACCGCTGCATCGTGGAGCACACCAGCGCGGGCGTGTTCGAGCCGGAGTTCTGGGAGGTCGTCAATCCGCTGTCGGCCGCCGACCGCATCATCGAATACTTCAACCCGCCCACTGGCAGTTCCATCGATCTCGTGTCGATGCTCAAGACCGACTACAAGGCGGATATCATTACGGGCGCGGCCCTGTACAATTTCGAATACCCGGTTTCCGATTTCGACACGGTGATCACCGGCTTCGATACGGTGGGCTTCGATACCGTTCTCGATGCGGACTATGTGGGCGAAGTCTATCGGGGCACCGTGGAGGATGAGACCGAGGAGCAGGTCGAAACCCTGCTGAACCCGAATGTGGAGCACAAGGTCGCCGGGCTGGCGCTCAACGATCCCTATGTCGCCGCCGGACGACCGGAGGAACAGACCCGCCTCGTCGTTGATGACGCCATGCTCCTCTCCGTCAAGGCAAGCGCGCTGCCGGGCGGCCCGGTGCAGGCCGCGCGGGTATTCGACACGGCGCACACCACGGCGGCGGAGGACACATTCTTCTTCGGCGACATCGCCCAGTCCAACGACGCTATTTTCGTCTACCGCGACGGCATTCGCGCGGTCCTCGGCACCGATTACACCATCGACTTCTTCGGGCGCACCGCGACGGTGAAGCTCGATGCGGCGTGGGGACGCGTTGCCAAGGTCCTGATCCACAGCTTCGGCATCTCCGGCCGCTCGCTCATTCGCGAGCAGCATCTCCTTGCCTCGACCGGTGCGACCACCATTCCCCTGACGGCGCCTGCGCAGGACAACCAAGTCTATACGACCTTGGATGGCGTGGTCGTGGTGGATGCCCACACCAACGGGACGAGCACCCTGACCCTGCCCTATCAGCCGGGAATCGGCGCCGATCTGGCCGTCACCGTGTTCGAGGGGTCAACGGACGATCTCTGCGCCGTGCAGCAGGAGGTTCTGTCCTACAATGCCGGGCAGGAGTGGCGGCTTCGGAATCCCGACCGGTTCACGATTCCCGAGCACGCCGGGACCATCGTCGAGGTGGATGGCGTGCGCCTGACGCCGCCCCGCACCTTCTATGGGCGGCTGGACGCGGCAAACCGCTGGATCACCACGGACCGGGATTTCCAAGGCATCGGCCGTCCGGGCCGGAGCCTCACGGCGGACAACACCTTCGTCACGGTCGATAGCAACACGATCACCATCGACATGACGCGCAGCACGGAGATCGAGGTATTCGTCAACGGCGTACCCTATACGAATCCCATCCCGATCATCACCGAGGTCCGGATGGATGGCCGCTCCACCGGCTATCCGATGAACGTCATCGTGCCGCCGGATGCCATGCCGCCCAATGACGGCTCGGCCCGCTTCGTCATCTATGACCGCTACCTGATCGCCCTGAACAACGAGTTCATGGCCGATGAGGTGATTATGGTGGTCCGCGAGGACTACGACTACGATGTCCATGGCGGCGTCCTGAGCATCTATCGTCCGCTGACCGTCGAATCCCGGATCGTGGCGACGACCTTCGCCAACGCCGATATGCTGGGGATTCGCACCTACACCTATTCGCTAGACGGCGACTTCGAATATTCCGTCAGGCGCCCGCATGGCCCGCATTACGGCTTGGTGGCGGTCAATGGCCGCGCCATCGCGCCGGAGGTCGATTTCAGCTTCGCCGACGTGGTTCGCAACTACGACGAACAGAGTTTCGGCGACGTGATGTTCGACCAGACCTACACGCAGACGGTCATGACCATCCCGATGGACCCGGATGTGCGTGGCGTGGTCGTGGCGACGCTATTCTCCGGACGCCCGGCCCGCGAGTCCATGGCGTGGCTCACCGCCACCACCACACCGGCCGCGAACCGCATGATGCCCGCCATCGACAGCGGCGGCTTCGATACCCAGTGCTTCTCGCTCACCCCCTTCGACTTGGGCGGGGCGCAGCGCATGGCTGTCCGCGAGGAGGATGGCGATCCCCTGCCGCTCTTTGAGATGGAGGGGCGCTGGGAGAACATCGTCCACTCGCCTCTATTCGCCGGACGCCTCGCCAAGGACTTCAACCATGGCGACGCAACCATCGAGGTCGTCGCGCCGGAGATCGAGGTCAGCGACAAGCTGCGGCCTGCGCATCCGCTAGCTCTCCCCGACCTTGAGGAGCGCAAGCCGGGCGTGGTGTGGATCAATGGCGAGCGGATCGAGTACTTCTCGATCACCGAGACCGACGACCGGATCATCCTTGGCGAGCTTCGCCGGGGGACGCAGGGCACATCGGCCCCGCCCGAGTATCGCAAGGTCTACCGCCATACGGGCGACGGCAGCACCACCGTGTTCACGATACCGGCCGTGGGTGTGGCCGACGTGCTGGTGAACGGTGTGGTTCACGTGCCCTTCCGCGATTACGTCATGAGCGCCGGAGACGGTCAGGCGACGATCTCCTTCACCGCGCCACCTGCGGCAGGGGCGGAGATCATCGTCGGCATCACCATCGCCAAGGCGCATCCGGCCGGGACTGCGGTGATCAACGGGACCAAGCAGTTCACGCCAAATGTCCCGGTGGGTCCGGCCGCCGGTATCCGCGACGATGAGCCGATGCGGACCATCATCGCTGGATAAATAGGCGCAATTATGAGCACGACGCAGATTTCAGCACGCGATTACGACGATGAGGGGAAGGTGGCGTTGATCTGCCATCTCCTCATCCGCGACCGGAACACGGGCGAGGTCCTCGTGAACCAGCGCGATCTACTGATTTCGAGAAAGGCATTTCAGTCAGACGATGAGCAATCTCCACGACCGAAGGGGTGAACTCCACGACAAGATCGGTCTGCGCTTCAAGGGCCACGTCCTCATCCGCGACGCGGTCACCAAGGAGGTGCTAGTCGATAAATTCAACGCCGTGCATTTCGAGAATATGAGCGAGTGCCTAGCCCTTGGCCTCGCCAATCGTCCGAACGGCCACATTCACCAGATGGTATTCGGAAACGGCGCCTCGACCGTATCCGCTGTCGGCACCATCAACTACTTCCCGCCGAATGTCGTCGGGCAGGACGCACAGCTTTACAATCAGACCTATGCCAAGGTCGTGGACGACATGTCGGCCATGAACCCGAGCCCGGACCTGAACAAGCTCAGGGTCCAGCACACGCTCGGCACGGTGTATTCGGATGTGATCGTCACCTGCACGCTCGACCTGAACGAGCCCTCCGGGCAGGACGCTTTCGACGATGCGCCCAACAACGACGGCTCCTATGTGTTCGACGAACTCGGTCTCAAGGCATTCGATCCGACGGGCGCTGGCGACGGCAAGCTGCTCAGCCACGTGATTTTCCACCCCGTGCAGAAATCCCTCAATCGCTCGATTGAGGTCATCTACACGATCCGCATCATCCTGACCTGATGGAATGGCAGGGGGTCGGCACGGCGCAGCACGACCCCCAACACGCGGCGCACCAGCACACCAAATCGTCCCCAATGAGCGCCGCCCGCATACGGGATTTCGTGATTTCTCCGGGGAAATCCAAAGATTTCAATAGCTTGCGCGATTGGCCTCTCTTTGGCCGTCCCGGCAGGTATGTGGCAGTGATGCCACGTCGGCGCCCGAAAACCGCATCTTAGCCGCCCGGCGAATCGGATTTCTCCGGGGAAATCAAATGATTTCAATGCGTTGCGCGAAGGGCCGCGTGCCAGCACCCCCTACCCAGAACGCGTTCGGTACCGGCATATTGCCCCGGCGACAGATTCAAAGGGGGGATCATGTCGGCTGCAACCTCAACCGTTGTACCTATCAGCACGCAGCGGCGTGCCTGTCGGGTCATCCTCATCACCGCACCGAAGGGTGGGGTCGGCAAGACGACCCTCAGCCGGGCCTTGCTGGTCAGCGGCGCCATGGCCGGGCTCCGGGTGATCGGGATCGACCTCGACAAGCAAAGCCTTTCCCGCTGGGGTGAGAGCCGCCGGAAAACCCGTGAAATCGCCTCGGAGGTTACCGAGGTGGATGTCATCACCGGGGACCTCAATGACTGGCGCAATGTCCTCAAGCAGGTGGCCGCGTACGACCTCGCGGTGCTGGACACGCCGCCGGGCGTCAAGGGAGCGGTGCCGCCCTTGCAGGCCATCGCCAGCCAGATCGCCGATTACGTCATCATTCCCAGCGGCACGACGGATGATGACCTGTCCGAGACGCTGGAATGGGGCAGGGCGCTGGCGCCCATGGCGAAGCGCGTCTCCTTCTGCCTCTCGGCCGTGGACGACAAGACGGATGCCTACAAGCTGGCGCTCAAGAAGATGATCCCGGTCTGCAATGTCCTGCCGGTCCCGATCCCGCGCCTGACGATGATCCCGAAGGATTCCGGCATCGGCCTGACCGTGCTCGATTACGATCCGTCCACCATCCGGGCGAAGGAGCGCAAGACCTTCGAGCGAGCGCGCGGCGCCTTCGAGACGGTCTGGGATACGGTACGGCGGGAGACTGCGCTGTGACGACGGGGCTGAACCGCAGGCAGATCGAGGCGCTCCGGCGTCGGGTCGAGAGCGAACAGCAATCCGATGCGGCAGCGCCACCCGCGAACCAGATCACACAGCGCCCCGCCGCTGCGATCATCGCGGCCGATCCCACGCAGGCCGACCCGGCGCGAACCACGCTGATCTCCAACATCTTCGGTGAGGAGATCATGTTCAATACGGAGAAGGTCCACGCGATCCTCCGTTCCCAGAACGAGGTCAAGGACCTGTCGCTACAGGTCTTTGAGGGCCAGATCGGCATCGGCCGTAGCATCGGCGCCCTCCGGGCCGCCTTGGCGGAGGAGGAGTGGAAGAAGCTCCTCGCCAATGCATCGCGCATCTACGGCGCCCACCTGTCGGCGCCGACCGTCACCAAGCTCATCAGCGTGGCCGATGCCATCGACAGCCGCCGACTGCCGGTGGAGCGCCTGCCGAAGCACTACACGCTGCTCTACGAGTTCACGGTGATGACGGACACCCTGTTCCGGAAGGCCGAGGAGGCCCGGCTGATCCGGCCCGATGTAAGCCGCTCGGAGATCATCGAGTGGAAGCGAGAGGCACTCATCACCCTCTCGCCGCCGGGCCAGCGCAGCCCGCGCGTGCTGCGTCAGGCCAAGAACCGCCTGATGAGGCAACGGCGGCTGTTGGTGCAGCGGCTCGCGCAGATCGACCAAGAGATCGCCGAGATCGAGGCCGAACTTGGTGAGAAAAGGCCGGAGGATGCCTAGGAGAGGGCGGGTTTTGCCCGCCCGGACCGGGTCCGGGGGTGATCCAGCAAGTCATTGAAAAGATGGGCGCGATTTGCCGATTTGAACCGCATCTCGTCGTTCGGGTTCGTCCTGCGAGGGGCACCGGACGGACCGGATTGCGGGCATCCGGAGCAGGTCGCGCCCGCCGGAACGCCGCCGGTTGGCCGCAGGGGGTGCAGCGGCAGGATGCGGCCTCCGGCGCCGCCACGGGGGTCAAAGGCGTTTGCGGAAGCTGCTGAAAAGCATGGCCGAAATTGGCGATTTGAACCGCAAGGGGCGGTTCCGGTTCGCGCCGCGATGGCCCGCTCAGCGGGCTTCGGCCAACGATAGGTCCGCGTCGATGGCCCGCACGCGGGCATCCCAGAGCTTGTCCAGCAGGCCGAGATTGCGAAGGGCCTTGTAGGTGAGGTTCTCGGTCGAGAACTCGCCGCCCTTTTGCAGCCCCACCCGGCGGAGATCGTGGAGGCGGGAGAAGATGGCGTCGATCTCGCGCACCGACGGGTCGGCGGCCAGCAGGTGCTCGATCTCGGCCGCATAGGCCCGCGTCTTGTGGACCACGGCCGCATCATCCGGGTGCGGCGGCGTCCGCTCCGGCTTCCTGACCCAGCGGCCATGCAGGATCGAATAGACCCCGTTGGAGCGCGCGGGCTCGGCGGCGTCCTCCACATAGAACTCCACCGAGCAGCCGCGCACCATCGCATGGTAGGTGTCGGACCAAAGGGCCTTTTTGGCGCGGAACAGGTTCTCGGCGAGGTCGGGGCAGGGGGTGGCCGCGAGGTCCACGATCAGATGGACATCGAGGTCGGAGAGATCGGTGTAGTTATAGGCAGCGTTCGACCCGGTGAGGACGATATCCTGCACCCGGAGGCCGTCCACCCCGAGGAAACGATAGAAGGCCAAGGCGCCGCGCAGCAGGCGCAGCCGGACCTCGGGGCGCATCTCGTCGCCCGACCAGACCTTCGGGTTGAGGGTGTCGTGGAACCTGATCTTCGCCCGGATGCTGCCGGAGGAGGGGAGGGGAGGTGTGTCGGCCATGGCCGACTATTTATCGCCGTGGCGCCGGACCACGGCAGGGAAGGGGAGGGGGCCGCACGGCCCCCGGACCCGTTTCAGGCGGCCTTCCGGCCCTTGGCCTTGGTCGCGCTCTCGGCGGCGCCGCCGAGTGACTTCTCGACGCTCCTGACCGCCCGCTGCACGCTCGCGTCGTCGATCTCGCCATCCGAGATCACCACATTATAGAGCGTGGTGAGCAGGTCGTAGCCCCTGTTGCCGAGCCGCAGGATGCGCAGCAGGGTATCCTCCTCCGGCATCGAGCGGGCGGGCGTTTGGGCCACGAAATCGAGCGGCACTCCGCTGTCCGGGTTGGCGGCGATCAGCTTGACGAGGGACATGTAGACTTCCCGGTTTCCGTCATAGGCCGGATTCACCGCGAAGCCCGCCTTCTCGTGCCGCAGCGGAATGTTTGCTTCCCGGAACTTCGCCACCGTGGCCGCAGGCAGGCCGCTTTCCCGGATCGGCTTGCGCCGGAGCGACACCTTGGCGACGGCGCTCCGGCCCTCCACCACGGTGAAGCTCTTGGGCAGGTCATCGACCGTGACCGGCGTGTTCAGGCGCAGTTCCTTGGCCCGCGCGTCGAGCTTCGCCGTCTCCTCCATGAAGAACTCGGCCAGCATCGGCTTGAGGTCGCCGTACCGCGTCTCCGCGAGGGTCTCGATGGTCTTGAGCAGCCGCACGAGGCCCAGATACTCGTTGAGCCCCGGAGCTTCGACGACCTCGATCTCCTCCTCGGCCGGGGCAGGGGGCGGCGAGACCTTCTCGCGCTTCGGCGGGGCGGCTTTCGCTCGCGAGGCGGCACGGGCAGGCGCGGCAGCGCCCGCCTTGGTTTGGCGTCGGGCCATGATTTCACCTCTGAGTTGACGGACACACAGGGTCCGTTCGATAGCTGTCCGACCCTAACCTAATTTTGTCGTTATGCAACCGATTTTTTTCGGTGTGCCCACACAATTGCCTCCCGAGGCAGCGGAGCATCGGTACTCCCACCTAAGCAGGTTCGGCCCTTATTTTTGCGGATAACCGCAAAAAAATCTGGATTGGAACCGCCTTTCGTGTGTATAAGAGGGGGCAAGGGGCGCCGAACATGCGATTTCCGGGCACACGGACCGGATGAAAAATTGCAGACCGGCAGCGGCTTCGTTCGGGATGTGCGGGCGGACCACGTCACGTTCGGGACAGCCATGCTGGCAAAAAATGTGGTTGACTTCTGAAAGTTACGTGGTCAACTCGGTTTAGATGTACAGGAGCGCCTGATGGCAAAACGACCAGAACACAGGGCCGCAAGGCAAACGGAACCCAAGGCCGCAAAGCAGGCCGATCAGAAGGCCGACGAATTGGTCACCTTCACGATCACCTTCAACAAGCCCTTCCAGATGAACATGATGAAGGGCAACGACCTCGCCGGTATCCGGGTGCGCTATGACGATGGCGTACTAGCCTTCAAAGGCACGAACTCCATCCGCGCTCCCGATGCCTTCCCCGTGGTCGAGCGTGAGCGCGGAGGGTACGAGGCGGTCATCGAGGGTTCGCTGGCGGCCGATCTCAAGGCGGCTTTCGAGCGGGCGGGCGGCTCCCGGCAGATGCCCTTTTTCACCCTCGAATGGGGTGAGAAGGACTGGATCATCGCCAAGCACTTCAAGAAGGACACTGCCCCGCCGAAGCCGGTGCCGCATGTGCGGTTCTGGCCGCCCATCGACCGGACCGAGATCGTCCGCGAGCCGGTCCTCAGTGAGGAAATCGTCAAGGCTCTCGGCGACTTCTCGACCCGCATCCGCAATGCCTATGCGCTCATCGCCGCCTATGACTCCGAGCGCAAGGCCGGACGGCCGCCCGAGGCGGTGCGCGAGGCCCGTGAGATCACCGAAGCCTTCGAATCGCTGGCGCGGGAGGTCATACCGAATTTCGGGGTACCGACGGGCGAGATCAATCGCGTGGTCGAGGCGCGCGACCTGCTGAGCGCCTTCCTTGAGCCGATCCTGACACCGCACCCGGCGATCTGTCCGAGCGGTACCGGGGAGTCAGGCGAGACGGCTTTGGCCCCGTCGCCGGGACAGGAGCCGGAACCCGCTTCGCCGCCTGCCGAGCCATCCGCCGAGCCGCCTGCTGAGCCGCCCGTCTCGGCAGCCGATCTGCCCCCGGAGCCGAGGCATGTGCCGGAGCGCCCGGTCGAAGCCGCTCCAAGGGTCGTCGCCCAGCCGATGCGGCAACCGGAGCCGGAGCCGGAACTCGAACTCGTGGCCGAAGGCGCTGTGGCGGCGGACAAGGCCCTGAGCGATGACGGGCTGGTGGTCGTGCCTGATCCAGATTACGTCGAGTACCGCGAGTGGGAAGGCGAGGTGGTGCGGACGGCGGACGACGTGGTGGATGAGAGCGACCAGCCCACCCCTGACGATGACGAGGCTCAGAGGGAGATCGCACGTCAGAGGATGCTCCTGTCGCGCCGCCGCTGGCGCGCGCCGGGGGCCATCAACAAGGTCGGGCCGCGCTCGGTGCGCGGACGGCGCTGAGGCCGCGCGATCCAGAAGAAGGGCGGGGGAAACCCCGCCCTTCTTGCATTTGGGGAGGCAGTTCGGGCATCATACCAGTCCATTTCAGAATGCCGGTTTTCAGAACGCCATGGACTGGGACGAATATTTCATCAGCGAAGCATACCTCGCCGCGCGCAAGAGCAAGGACCCCTCCACGCAGGTCGGCGCCGTCATCGTCGGCCCCGACCGGGAAATCCGCTCGAAGGGGTACAACGGGCCGCCGCGTGGCTTCAACGACGGTGATCCGGCTATCTACGAGCGCCCGCTCAAATACGCGCTGTTCTGCCATGCCGAGGAGAACGCCATCACCTCCTGCGCCCGCGTCGGCGTCTCGGCCAAGGGATGCACGTTGTACTCGACCACCCATCCCTGCACGGCCTGCGCCCGCATGATCGTCCAGAGCGGGATCGTCGAGGTGGTGCTGCACGCCGAATATCCCGGTACCGCGCCGGGCGCGGTGAATGGCGATGTCTGGCGCTCCGGCCTCGATATCTCGAAACGCATTTTCGAGGAATGCGGCGTGCGCGTCCGGTGGTGGTCGGGAACGCCCGTGATCCGCGAAATCCGTGCTGCCGGGGCGATCCATCGCTTCTAGCGGCGCGCGAGGGCGACCAGCCGCCCACCGATACTAAATACGTGGTCAACAGCCCTCGCGTGCCATGCCAATCGACCTCGAAAAACTCGCCGATTCCGAACATCTGCTCGATGTGCTGATCCAAGTCGAGGATGTGTTCGATAGCATCGACATGTACTGCTTCCCCGGTTGGTTCGACACCGAGGTGGTTGAAGGCCCCGAAATCCGGCGCCATTGGGTGTCCGTCACCCTGCTGGCGCCTTACCGCAAGATGCCCGATCCGCGTGCCATCCCCCGTCTGCTCAAGCACGACCTCCGTGTCGAGTACAGCAAGGTCCAGCAGGCAGGCGACGCCTACAACCCGGTCACGGGCGAGAACCCGGACGGCGAGACCTTCTGGATGATCAAGGTGTCCGTCCCGCGCCGCCTGCTTGACCAGATGGCCGAGGCCGACCTTGAGACCTATGACGACGCAGTCGATACCGATGATGTCGAGGACGCGAAGGACTCCGGCATCGACGACGAGAGCGCGTATCATACGGATGAGAAGGCGCCGATGATGGACGGCAATGGAGGCATGAATGCGCCTGTTTGAGGGAATGCGCGCGGGCGATCTCAAGGACCTCGTCCTGCCGCTGATCTCAGTGGACGAGTACGAGTCGAAGGTGGATGCCTCCGCCGTCGTGTTTGGCTTCTACGTCCACGACCGCGATGCCGCGAACGACCTGAACCGGTTCCTACAGAAGTCCCCGGCCGCGATCCTCGACACCGAGGTCTCGCCCGCCCCGGACCAACACGGGTACTACCTCGTTTTCGTCGAATTCCTCGACAACGACCGGCTTGCCCGCAATGTGCGCACCATCCTCACCGAGATGGAGCCGCTGGTCGAGATCAGCGAATGGCAGATGCGCGTGCGCAAGTCCGACGGTCTGGTCCCCTTCTCCGAGGAGGAGCTTATCGCCCGCCTCAAGCACGCCCGCGCCGAGGACCACAGTAAATCCGCCGAAGTCCTCGAATTTCTGGTGCCGTCCGACCTGACCGGGGCACGGCTGGACGAGGATCGCCTGATCCTTGACGGCCTCGGCGGCCGGTTCACCTTCCATGTGGCCGGATTCGGCCCGACGGAGGCGCTCCTCGCGGAGCACGGCCTTGTAGGGAAGCCCGTCTCCCTCGATTTGCGCGATGCGGCGCTTTGCAACCGTCTTGGTTTGACCCTCGGCGAGGGCTGGACGGCGAGCCGGATCGGCAAGCATATCGTCGTCCAGCGCCAGCATTCCGACATGTCGTTGGTCTTGGCGGAGTGAACGAAACCATTCCGGTTCGTTGTGGCATTTTTGCCAGTCACCCGTCGGCACCGTCACGTTTCGCGACTTTTTTGCTTGCGTTCCAAATCCCGTTTGCCTAATTAAACCTCCGGTTCAACGCGATTTGATGAGGGTTCCGACGACTGCGAGGGCGTCGCCGTGATTTGGGACACCGGACCGCCACAGGTCCGCACAGGGGAAATAATTTGCATGTTGCTTGCGAGCAAGCCTGAGACGAATCTCGATCCGCCGAATCTGTCGTGGGTGATGATCCCGGTTACGTGGCGCAAAGCGGTCGCGGCCGAGGTGCCGCAGTACGCCATGCTCATGCGCAATCGCGTCGAGCCGCAGGACGAGGACGTGTTCGTGCCCAAGTCCGCCGTCGCCGATGTACGGGAGTTGCGTAACTGGATCGCGGAATTCTGCACCGGGACCTACACGTTGTTCGCCCGTTTCTCGATGATCGACAATGGGCTTAATGTCGAGCGGTTCTTCGATGGCCTGATCTTCCGGTTCTCGGAAACGACAGACACGGTCCATTTCCGTCTGGCGTTCGCCACCATGACCTGACCTGATCGCCACCGGCTGGTTGGGACGGCGATCCATGGAGTAAACCCCGCAGTCCCAACTGACCGCCTACAAACTAAATACGGCCGAACCCAGAAAAATCGGTGGTCGGCCGTGGATTTGGAAAGCATTACCAGCATCATCACCCTGCTCGCGAATGGTGGCCCGACAGCCATCATTGCCGTGTTGGTGCTCATCATCGTCGGCCTCTGCATCGACCGCCGCCGTCTCCTTGCCGAGATCACGCGGAAGGACGACAAGATCGATAAGATCGTGGACGACTACTACAAGGGGAACCTCACCCTCTCCGAGGCCCTGAATTCCCTCAAGAACGTGCTGTACGACCTCAAGGGCAAGCTGTGACATGTGGCCCTTCTCCTCGCGCAAGCGCGCTGCGCAGGTCAAGGACGAGGAACGTCGCCGCAAGGTCGCGCAGAGCCAGCTTGCCCTCCTTGAAGCCGCAACCACCACCGCCGATGCCGCGCATCTGGTGACGACACGGCTCCGGCAGCACCTTGAGGATTCGATCCGCCAGTTCGAGTCCACCGTCCGCCTGCTGACCGACGCGCTGCTCGTCTGCGACGCGGACGGCAAGGTGAAAGCCGTCAATCCAGCCGCCGAGCACATCTTCGCCTCCCGCAGCCTGATCAACACGCGGGTCATCGACCTGTTCCGCTACCACGGCAAGGTCCCGGCGTCCTGTGACGACCTCTGGACGGCGATGCACGCGAATGAGGATGGCGCAAGCGACAACGCGCCGCTCAAGGGCCTCCGCGCCAATGGCGAGGTGTTTCCCATCGAGGCCAGCACCACCCGCCTCGACCGCACCGACGGCACCACCGTGGTGCTGATGCTGGTACGGGACATGAGCACCTGCATCGCGGCGCGCCGGGCCGCCGAACTGCACGAGGCCCGCTACCACAGCCTGTTCGACGTGTCCTTCGACGGCATCCTGATCGTGCAGGAAGGGCGCGTGGTCGCGGCGAACCGTGCCGCTGGCGCCACCTTCGGCCGCTCCGCCGAAAGCCTGCTGACGCTGCCCGTCGAGACGCTGATGGTCGAGCGCGACCGGACGCGCGTCGCGGCGATGGACGACACCGCCTCGGATGGGCCGGTCGAGGCAAATGCGGTGCGCAATGACGGCACCACCGTGCAATTGCTGCTGTCGAGCGCCACCATCATGTGGAACGATGCCCCCGCCTGCCTGATGACGGTCAAGGATGTTTCGGCAATGCGCCGCCTTGAGACCGCCGCCCACCGCGACAATGGCGTGGACATGATCTGCTGCTTCGGTCCGGATTTCCGCATCGCCTTCGCCAACGAGGCGTTCTGCCGCTACTACGGCGCCGAGCGCGCCTCCCTGACAGGGAAGGACATCCGGGACCTCCTTCCCCACGACCAGCGCGACACCTTCCTGCTGAGCCTGCGCGGCCTCACGCCGCAGTCCCCGATCCGCCGCATTCAGGTTCAGACGCCCGGCGCCGATGGCACCACGCATCTGTATGACTGGATCGACCACGCGACCTTCGATGCGGATGGCAACCCGGTCGAATATCAGCGCACCGGCCGCGACATCAGTGACATCCTGACCCGGCTGCTCACCGGCCGGTCCTGAGAGCCGGGCCTGCGGCCGGTTGCCGGGTCAGCACCAGAAGGTCATGAACAGGGCCGCATCCTCCTTGAGTTCAAAGGCCCAGCAGTTCGCGGCGAAGGACCCCCAGTACCCCTTGGTGTTCTCCTCGCACCAGCGGTCGATCTCCGCTTCCAAATCCTCGCCGAGATTTTCACCACGACTGACTTTCTCGTGCGACACGCAGGCCATGTGCGGCAGGCGGCTCGCGTCACGCCAGCCAAGCCGCCAATTCCTCGCCAACCGCATTGCGGACTTGCTGGCCCGCAATGCGCCTACTCCACCTGCTCCGGTACGCCGATCTCGCCCTCGCTTGCCGCAAAGGGATCACCCTTGATCCAAATCCGGAACATCATGTAATCGCCGCTGCGCTCGAACACGTAGGTCTTGGCGCCGTCGTAGTAGAACCAGCCCCCACAATGGGCTTCGATCCATTTGCAGATCATTTCCCGGTGGATCGTGGTCCAACCTTCGCCCTCGACCCGGATGTACCAGAAGGGCGGCTTGACCTCCGCCCATTGCTCGTTCGTCAGCCTCATACAATTCGCCCTCGCAGCGATTCGTTGTGAAAGAGAAGGGCCAGCGATGCGTCCTCCTCCGGAACCACGATGAAATAGGTCACCTCGGCGGGCTTGGGGCCGAGATCATCCGCTGGCTCGCGGTCCTCGCTCCATTCGAAGTGATAGGGGGTGCCGCGCTCGTCGAGCCACCGGATTAGGGCCGCCATCCGCTCGTCCTGTTCCTCATTGTCCGGCGTCCCATAGGCGCCGCACAGGTAGGCGAGATGCACCCACGGTTCGAGATGGGTATCCAGAATCTCGGTGCAGAGCTTGAAGCGGGCCACCGTCGCGGATCACCCCTCCTCGCTCTCGACGAACCGCTTGCGGGCCTCGATCAGCTTCTTGGCGGCGTCGTTGACCCGCACCGCGTCCTCCATGGTCAACATGCCGAATTTGCCGAACATCGGCAGGCCGTTGATCGAGCGGGGCAGGGCGTCCACGTAGTGGCCGTAGAAATGCTCGATCTTGTCGCGCTCCAACTCCTTTAGCTGGACATCGTTCAGGAAGGTCAGCCCCATGAACACCATGGGGAGCAGGTGCTTTTCCCACTCGGTCAACTGCCAGCTTACGAAGGCCCGGCCCTCGACCAGATCAAGGGCAAGCTGCTTGATCTCGCGGTCGGTCTTGCGACGATATCCGGATTCGGCGGAGACCTCGCCCTCGTCCTCGATCTTCACGCTAGCTTCGTCGCGCATGTCGCCTTCTCCAAGTCCGATCCTGAAAATAGCAGCGGACGGTGAGTCGTCAACCGACTTATTCGGTCATCGCTTCCGCATTTTTCCGGTTCCCGGTCAGTCCCACCAGTTCGGTGAGTGGCGGGTGCGGTACCAGCCGTAGCCGATCTTGCCGAACCGCTCGGCCCACGCCCTCACCTCGGGCGTCGCTTCGACAAGCGAGGACTGCCCGACGGGCTGCATCGTGTTCTTGCCGCTCTTGCAGTACCATCGGTTGTAGCCATAGGCGTTCGCCGCCTTGGTCTCGATCCGGCCCCGGCTATTCGACACGACCTCCGTGATGGTGAAGCGCAGCAGGCTGCCATGGGTCTCGCGGATCGCCACGGTATCGCCGGGGTTCAGCGCCCGGAGGACGCTCTCACGGCGCGCACGGACTTCCTTGGCCTCACTCGGATCGTCAAGCACTTTGGTCTGCATCGCCGTCATCCCCCGTCGGCTTGGGTCAAGGCAGCGCGTGTACCGCGTCCGTTCCGCGTTGTCCAGAAATATTTCCGGTCAACCACGTTTTTTCGGTTCCGTCCGGGGTCGCCTGAAAGAAAGGGCTCCGCCCGTTGCCGGGGGAGCCCTTTGCAGTCAGCCGGAAGCGGGGATCACCGGACCGGGAAGATCGTCCCGGTCCTCGGGTCCACCCGGAAGGTCACCGGAGCGGCCGGGGTTGCCTGCTGCTGCGCCGCAGGGGCCACCTCAGGGGCTCGGAGAGCCTCCGGGGTGCTCTGGGGCTCCGGCTCGGCCACGGGCGCCTGCGGAGCCGTCTGCGCCGCCACATCGTCCCCGGCCTCGGTCATGTCCCCGGCCGGGGCAGACGGACCGTCCGCAGTGCCCTCCTCGGAGTAGTCCTCGGAATAGACCTCCTCGGAGTAATCCTCGGAGTAATCCTCGGAGTACTCGTCGGAATAATCGTCGAAGAAGCCATCGGAATCGAGGTCCTCGCTCGCCGCTGCCGGGGCCACATCGTCCATCGAGACCCAGACGCCCGCGATCTTGACCTCGCCCGCGTGTACGTCCTCGACCTCGTAGAGGTTCCCGTAAATCAGGTCTTGGTCGGCGCCCAGATGGTCATAGCTTCCCTCATCGCCGATGAATTCGACCATCTCGCCCTTGCAGACCTCGGTTCCGGAGCCGTAGTGGCCGGTGAACTCGGCGGTCTGGAACACCGCCTTGGTGCCCAGCAGATCGTCCTTGTCGGTGCCGGTATACTCGCTCAGCACCTCATAGCGGCAGCAGCGGACTTTCGCCGCGTTGTAGTCCACCGGCACCGACACCACATCGGCCGGGTTGACCTTCACGATGACGATCCGGTTGCCTTCGCCCGCACCGTAATGCGGCAGGTAGGATTGCGAGCAGAAGTGCAGGCCGTGCGAGCAGGTCGCGTTCGGATTGTCGTTCACCTTGTTTCGCGGCATGGTCACGATCTGACCGGGGCTGTTGTCAATGGTCCCGGTGTAGATGTCCTTGAAATCGCCGCGCACGCGCTTGTAGCCGAGGATGTAGCCGTCCTCGGTGATGCCCATCTTGTTGCGCTCCACGAAGGTGAACAGTTCGTCCACGGCGCGCTTCGACGGGTTCTGCTGCACATTGGCGAGGAAGTTGATGTAGGGCTTCATGTCATAGCCCTCGGACAACCCCCACAGGATGCGCTCGGTCAGCGCGCTGTAGACCGGCTCGCCCTCGTAGTAGACGACGCCATCGCGCACCTCGACCTTGCCCTCGCCCTTCTCGACGATCACCTGCGCCGGATTCACCAGCGCGACCAGCCGCTCGATCTGGGCCGTGGCCCCGGCATCGTCGCCTGCATTGCGGGCCGCCTGCACCGCCTTGATGGTGTCGCGGGCAGACTGGAAATTCTCGTGCTGCGACGAGATGGTGTGCGTCTTGCCGTCGGGAGACGTGAAAACGATGCTGTCCGGTGTCACCACCGCAGCGAAGGGAACAGCCATGAATAACCTCTTTCTGAACGGGATTCTGGAAATGCGGATTTCAGTACGTCACCATTATAGCGTCAGGCTGCCGCCTTTGCTACCTCCTTTGTGTCGATCCACCGGACATAATCGACGAGATGGTCCGGCTCGAAGGATTTGTTCCTGTAGGTCTCCAACACGTGGAGCAACGGATACCGCTCCATGATCGCGAACCAGCGGTCCACGAGCGGCGGCAGGTTCGGCACCTCCTGATGCACGCCAAGCATGGTGCAGAGAAGTATCAGACTATCGAGGTCGTTCTTCGATACCAAAGCCGTTCCCCAGTCCATGACAAACACGCGAAGGTCATGGTCCTCGGGCAGCAGCCGAGCCATTTGCCGCAGCAGACCCCGGTTGCGATCCAGATAGTAGACGCTCGAATTCAGGCTCGTGATCTGCGCCCGGTTGGCAAGCGCCCGGATGATCGCTGGATCGGTGACGCGCCGGGTCACGGCCTCCGTAACGACCTCGCGGAAGTCGCGCCACTCACCCTGCGCGCTGAGCGTCTTGAGCGCATCCTTGTGCAGACCGTAAATCTTCTCGTTCTTGCCCAGCAGGCCGAGCCCGGTGGCTAATTGCACGATGGTCAGGAACTCGTGGTCAATCGAGCCATTCTTGCCCACCGCCATATGGCCGCGCCGCATGGTGTAGATGCCGCCTTCGGCCGCATCGATGTCCTCGATCTCCACATCATCCCACGAATCTTGATGAAGCGCGCTGTGATTGCAGGCATCGACATTGAGCACCTTCACCTTCACGGTCTTGCCGCGCGGCGCCGGGGGCGGCTTCGGAAGCTCCGAGCCCTTTACGATCTTGAAGCCGTCGAGCAGGGCGATGAGTTCATCGAACTCGGCATCCTCGGCAACGCGCTGCACCAGCAGCACGGAATTGGTCGGCTCCGTCATGCGCAGGCGGTTGATCCGCGAGATCATCCCCCTCGGAAGATCGTCCAGCACGATGGTGATGTTCTCGTCGCAAGGCAGGTAGAGGGTGTCACTGCTCGACTTCGCCATGTAGGTATAGCGCGAGTACTTGGAGCGCCTGTCGTAGTAGTACAATAAGCGCAGCCCCTCGAACTTCTCCATCTCCACCGTGAAGTCCTTGCTGGTGACCGGCTTGCCCCGGAAGGTCGGCGGGTTCTTGCCGACATCGACCAGCCTCCCGCCGATGCCACGGTAGCCGAACAGCTTGCCGTAGAGACGGCGCGCCTCAACCTCGGTCCGGCACTCGTCGAACAACTTCTGGATGACGGCAGGCGCTTCGGCCGCGATCTCAAGCGCGCGGGCTTCAAGCGCGGCCAGTGTCGGCTTGTCGTAGGAGAGTTCCTCGCGCCCGGCCGTCACGTCGAGCGCCCCGATGGGGAATTCGATGTCCAGAGGCGTGGAGAGGATGGTCAGCGCGCGCTCGTCCAACGCCCCGAGCCCGTTCGGGGTGATCGGGTAAGCGACATTCCCCATCAGCGCGGTAGCGTGATGCATCGATGAGTAGTAGCCGTCTCCAATCAGACGCTTGGGCAGGGACCAGCCAGTACCCCTCAGGAAGGGCTCGTGGTCGATGAAAGTGAATTCGGCGCAGCCGACCACCTCCGGACGGACCTCGAAGCGGGACAGCACGTCCCGCGCCTCGCTGCGGAACTCCGCGAAATCCTTCGAATGGGCCACTGGCACCATCACCTCGACGCCATTGCCTTCGTCGGTCGGTTCCTCGCTCATGGGCGCGATGGCGGGCTGGCCGCTCTCGTTGATGAAGGCGGCATAGGTGGTCTTGATGCCGTTGAAGCGGCTGGTGACCGTATAGCTGTCCACGTAGGAGAAGGGCGCCTTGGAGCCGAGGCCAAGGCCGCCGATGAGATCGTTCGTGCCCGTCTTGGGGCTCTCGAAATACACCGTGAAAACGTTCACCACGTCATCGCGCGACAGGCCCACGCCATCGTCGCGAACCGAAAAGAACGGTTCCAGCGCGTTCGGCAAATGGACGCGGAAGGGCTTATCCCGGCAGCCTGCCATCACATGCGCATCGAAGGCGTTGCAGCTTAGCTCGCGGATGATGGCTCGAATCTTGTTGCGGTACAGACCGCTGGACAGGATGCGAAAGGCCCGCCCGGTCGTCTTGATTCGGAAAGTCTGTTCGGCAGGCAGCGAGAAACGCTCGATCTCGCGCGCGGCCTCGGCCAACTTCATCGTGTATCCCTTCTGAAATCGTTCTTGAAAACAGTCGAGGCGCACCATACTGAAATAATATGGTGCGTCAACCCGATTTTACGCGGCCTGCTGTGTGCGATAGTCAGCGATGATCTGGCCGGGGGAGGCCGGAATGATGGTGAAAGCCAGCATGGCATATTCGTATATACGGAGATCGGTCACTGGCCACGCCTGTACCCAGTCGTAGAAATCGACCACGGCAATCCCGTTCTCGACGCTCATAATTTCGCCGTCATGGTAACTGTCATCGGCTTCATATAGACGTACCTGCGCGCCCGGCTTGATCTCGACCTTGGCAAGTCCGATGGGAGTGCCGTCCGCCTCAAATAGTTCCGGTTGCTGGTCCATGATGACCTCTGAGGGCTATCTGATGGACAGATGCTTACCGCCCTATTCTGGTTCGGTCAACCTACTTTTGGTGGTTTTTGGGCAGAGGCGGAGGGCTTTAGGGTTTCACACCCTGTGCGTTCGTACCTTTTCCACCAAGTCCGTGACGTTGCCGTACTGGATGATCGTGAACTGGACATGCGAAATGGCCTCGGCAACCGTCATGTCGAACCATTCTCCTCGTCGCCGCAGGTAATTGATGTCGCGATGGAGCAGGCGCTCATATGCCTTGCACAGGTCGGCCTCAACAGGCTCGTGGTGATAGATGGTCAGGCGGTCGGGATGACCGGTCTGTAGCTGTTTCAGACGGCGGGCGGGGTCGGCAGTGACGCCCAACTTCACCGGGCCTGCCTCTGATGCAGCAATGACGTAAATGTAGCTTTCAGTCACGCCGCTATTTAGCAGCGGCGCGAAATGCCCTTTGGTCGTGGTGACGTGGGGCTGGGCGGCAACATGGCCTCACGGCCAGAACCGCCCATGCCGGTGAATTTCAGCTAGTCGGTCGGACCTCCGGCATCCGCTGTGTAGCGAGGGCATCCAGATCGCCGTCTCGCTGCATGTCGCGCACAGCCCGGAGGAGCATCGCCTCCACGACGCGCTGAAATGCCATGTCTGGAGTCACCGGTTCCACGCCGGAGGGCAGGCTCGTATTGCCGATGGCGGTATGCAATGCGTGGCGAATTCCAGACTTGCTGCGCGTCACGCCCCCGGCCGTGATCGTGATCGTCATCTCGTAGTTGTCCGTCACGGTGGTACCGACCGCACCGAATGTCAGGCCCGTTCCGAAGCCCCGCGCTGCGGCGGCAGCCAAGTCGCCGAAATTGTTTACCACGATTCGCACCACCCCGTCCGGCCCGCCGGGTGTGGGGAGGATCACGCCGGTCCCACGCAGTACCCGCTCGGAAATGTCGCGGAGGAGAGGCTGCGCCCCCGAATATGTCTCCCCATTGCGTTGAAACTCGACCACAACAGTCGCGCGCATGGGTTCACGGCGCCGGTTGATCTCCTCGTATGAGGCGCCTTGGAAACTCTGATCGACATAGGATCGGGGCGAGATGCACCCCGACACCAGTACGCCGAGACAGAGGAGAGTGAACGCACTTCGCAGCTTTCGCATGGCATTGCCCCTGTCTGTTGCAATGCCAGCACGATAACCAATCGTTATGAAAAGGAAAGGGCCGAACACCGTCGCTCAGGCGTCTAACAGCAGCCCGCCGAGTATCCGATACATCACTTCCCCAACGGCATCCGTCCGCAACAGGACCTCGGCCACGGTAGCTGCTTCCCCGACCGGCAAGGAATCCTCCTCCATCTCCTTCACCTTGCGGATATAGGTTTCATGATGAACCCCCTGACGTTCCATCTCGTCAAGTGCGTCAAGGACCCGCCGATCCGCGAAACCCAGCATGAACCGAGGGCTGTGGCTTAACCTCTCATAGAGGTACCGAGGCATCAGGGTTCGGAAGATGACGAGATCAGCCATTGAGCACCGTCCCGCCGGAAATCCGGTATAGCACGGCGCCATGCTCATCGACGCGCAGAAAGAGGTCGATCCATTTCTCGTCGGTTGCCGCGATATTGTGCTCGCCCCTGATGAGCCGATAGCTGATCCCGTTCTCCCGCAACGCCCGCAGGCCATGCAGCAGGGCAGGGTCCATGTTCGCCAGCCTGATCGCGATGGAGGCCGCACTCACGGTGCTCACGGTGTTCAAGAGATTCGCGCGGGCGATCAGCAGGTCAGGCATGGGACGACTCCGACAAGCATTGCCCGCCGAGCACCCGGAACAGGGTGAGGGCCGTATCATCGAGGCTCAGCACCAGCCCACACTGGAGTGGGAACTGCGGGCGCGTCGCATCGTCGGTGTCGATGCGAAGCGAGAACGGGACACCCATTGCCTCGAAAGTCGTCAGTATCTCGTCGATCTTCGGGATGAAGCGCGCCGCGTCGCGCGGGGAAAGATGGCCGCCGGGCATCCGGTCCGTGTGTTCGTACCAGTCGAACAGCCGCAGATCATGCATGGGCGGGCTCTCCGTAGGGGATGGGACCGCCCACGAGCCGATAGATGGCATAGACCTCGGGGCTCATAATCACGCGCAGACGCGAGAGCATTTCGGTCTTGCCCCCATAGCCGGTTGCGCGCCGCCCGGTGTCCTCAAAGGCGAGATCGAACGGGTATCCTTGCTCCGACAGGTATTCGAGGGCGGTGTGGACGCCCCGATAACGATAGCCCGGTAGGATGTCGTCCCAGTTTGAGACTGATATGGACGTATCCACGTAGTGCCAGCACCAGCCGAGCGTGAGATCGAGGTCAGCCATGGAAAGGCAGGTTGGCTAGCAATTTCGCGCCGGGCGACCGGTCCATGTGTTCGAACCAGTCGAACAGCAGCAGGTCATGCATGGCCGGACCCTCCGTAGGGGATGAGACCACCGTCACTCTGGGGTTCCCTCGCTTTCCGGGTTATCGAGCAGCAGATAGGGAGAAACCATATCCAAGGCCGAACCCGCCCCGGACATGCCCCACCTGTAGAACCGCCGTTCCAAGGCGTCCTGCATCCGCGTTGCGCCAGCGATAAATCCGTGCTCATAAGCTGTCTTATATTCCGCCGTGGAAGCACGCCGACCCACCTCAGACTTCAAGCTGCAAAGGGCATTGATGATGTCCCGTCGAGAAGGTGTCGGCACCGTGACCTGTCCGGGTTCGGTATCCGGGCAATTCCACTCAAGGATCGACGCGTAATCCGGGTATTTAAAAAGCACCATCACATCATCCAAGTCGCAGCCTGAATGCCTCATATTCTGCACTACATTCATTGTGCCTCAGTTTCAGTTATGCATTTGACCAAGGACCGGATCACCAAGCACGCACCAGAGCGCCGCACCATGCTCATCGGTCATGAGGACCACATCCAGCCGCTCACGCATGGTCCCAGAACATACGGAAGATCGCCGCCTGCTCCTTGGTGCGGAAGGTGAGAGCAAGACGGCCATCCTTGGCCGTGCCGAAATTGATCAGGGCCAGCCGATGTCCCTTGGCGAGGGCACGGGCCTCGCTCAGCACCGTCCACATGCCGAGGTGGCCGGTATCGACCAGCACCGTCGTCTCGCCCACGGGATGGCCAATGAAACTATCCTCGGCGACAGAAACGGGGATGGGACCCGGAGATTGCTCAGTCACGCTGATGACCTCGATGAGCTTCGGCGCCGGAAAGCGGCCACCGTCCTTCTTCTCCCATGGTTTCTGGCGCGGGTCCTTATACATGGCCGTGGCTGAATTCTCTTTGAACCGCGTAATATGGTATCACTGCCCGGCATTTTGGCAAGCGCCTTGTGCCGGGCGACCAGATTGGAGTCAGCTACGTCTCAATCGTCCAACGGACCCGCGCTGGTATAGAACTGCTGCCACGAGACACCACCTGCGAGGTACCGGACCTCGTCGATCCGGGTCTGCGTGCCAGTGTTCCTCTTGAGTAGGCCCAGCACGGTCTCGACGGCGGGGCGGCCGTCCCAGACCGCGAACAGCAGGCCCTTCTCGATGACGGGCACGCTCGGCTGGTTGACCACCTCCATGGCGAACCGCTTCTTCTCGCCGCCGCAGGCAACGCGGGCCGCCGCCACGGTCGCCTCAAGGCGCTGCGCCGTCTCCCCGACACCCCGGTAGAGGGCATCCATGAAGCCCTCCACGGCCGCCCGGTCGGCGTCCTGCATGAACGGCTTGGCATCGTCCACGAGATCATCCAGCACCAGCGCCCACACGTCCTTTTCGAGGTGCAGCAGGTCCTTGGTGCGGTGGATGCGGCAGTACCAACTCCCCTTGGCCTTCGCCATGTGTCCGTCAGCCCAGCGGACGACATATCCCTCAGCATCTTCGATGTCGGCCGTCTCCCGCAGGAACGCCTGCGGATCACCGACCATGCCATCCAGCGCCCGCACGACCGGGATGCCGCGCAGCTTCGCCAGCACCGCCATCTCGTCATAGGGCATGTAGACGCCGGTCCTGTTGTCGCGCACCGCCGTCAGCACCAGCATGTCCGTCGGATAGTCGATGACGATCCGCTGCTGCCGCGAGCACCATTCGAAGATCGGCGTCTTGCCCTGCTCGCGCATCTCGTCGGCGAAACGCGCGTAGGGGATGGCCTCGGACGCCGCCTCGACATGCCGCACCACCGGTTCGGCGACCTGCGTCGCGCCCATCTTGGTGTGCCATTCCAGCACGCCATCGCGGCGCCGGAAGGGCGTGATCATCGACCCGTCGAGCTTGTCGAGCACCCAGTGCTGCTCGCCCCACGGCAGCCGATGGCTGGCATATTCCGGCTTTTCGCCGACATTGTGGAACTTGTGCAGCTTTCGCGTCACGAGGTCGCCGGTCTCAAGGTCGAACTCGATGCCACGGCACTCCCGGCGCAGCGCGGCATTGAGCGCCTCCTGCGGGTCCGCATAGGAGTTCGGATCGGTGAAGGTCCGCTCGGCCGCATAGAGGTAGTTCAGCACGAGGATGCCCGACTTCGGGTCACGCTTCACCATGAACTCCTCATAGCCCTCAATGGCCTTGAGATAGGCGTCGATATGCGTCGCCTGCGGAAATGCGTACCGCATCGAGTATGACCTTCTGAAAATGGCGTTCAAAATCGGACGGCACCTTACACCGTCCGGCGCCTTGCACAAGCCTAATTTGGTTCGAAAACGCTATTGCATTGGTTCGGACGACCGGATAGGCTCGGCTCGCATTTTTCAGAATGGCATCATATGGGAAAGCTCATTCTCTGCCCTCCACCCTCGGCGGCACCAATCCCGGCCCCTGTTGAGAGGTACGCACCGGTCGTGCAGTCCGGAGCAGAGTGGTCGTCCTCCTCTGATTGCCCCGCCTATGTGCGGGTTGTTGAACCGGCGCCCTATAAGGCGCCTCCTATCGACCCGCTCGACACCATGATGGCGTGGCTATCCTCCGTCGGTCGGGAACAAATTGAACGCGTTACCCGCTCCTCCCGCCAGATATGCCTCAGCGACGCCATGTTGCAGCGCAAGGTCTGGGACAAGGTCGAGATCGAGGAATGGATTGAGCGGAACTGCGTGCGCGATGTGGTCGCCCAACGGATGACGGACGGCTGGACCCTGACCTTCGTCGAGTCGTCCGATCACGATGCCTTCTTCCGGTGGTGGTCCGACAAGAGTGCTGACGCCCCGGTCGAGATCAGGCTCAGCTATAAGGGCCACGAGGCCGAGATGCGGGAGTGGCTCATGGCAAATGTCCGAGCGTCCAATTTCCGCGCCTATTCGTGCTGGCTCGGCGACCCGATCTTCTTCGTGCGTTTCCGCGATGATACCGACCGGACGCACTTCATTATGCGCTGGGCCGGGCAGACCGAGAAGAACGGGGAGGAGGCAGCGTGACCCGTGGGGCGGCCAGCCGGTCCCTCACATTCCGGCCGAGGGGCGTTCAAGGACCCCCTCGGGCTTGGCAGCGAATGTCGCGTATTCCTCGCTCAGATAGAACAGGACGGCATCGCGGTCCGCGTCGAAACCGACTTCGATGGTCCAGTCGTCCCGTTCCTCGACGCGCCATCGCCCCCGGCAATTGTCTTGGCACCAGAACTCGGTGAAGCGGGCTACGACGGTCGAGTTTTGTGGGCGAATACCGGCCAGACCATAGTGGAAGCGGAACCTGAGCGGCAGGTTCACGCCCTCGTACCCAGCCACAAAGACGCTTCGTCCGACCATCCCAGCAGCCTAGCCACAGCTTGATCGGGCACACAACGTGCGCCCTATCAAATATTTAGGCTGGATCGGCCCGGAAGCTCAATCGTGGCCCGGAGATCAGGCCGGGGCGCCCGTCTCAGAGCAGCCGCGCGAGGATACGCCTCATCTCGTCCACCTCGCTCTCGGGAGCGGTGAAAACGGGTTTGGGTGGCTGGTCCTTCTCGAACTCCTCGGCCAGCCAGCGGAGGCCGTAGTCGGTCAGCTTGCCGCCCAGACCGAGAGCCTCATCCATCAGGCGAAGGACCTGCTGGTTCGGCATCATGATGGGCCGAAGCCGGGAGCAACGCTCGAAAGCCTGCTCGATACCCATGCCGTGCTGGATCATGATTCCGATGGCGACGGCCGGGCTCCGGCGCATCCCCATGTGGCAGTGGACCAGCAGCCGGTCCGCGTCGGTGAGGTCCCGCGTGAAGGCCAGCACCCGCTCCATATGCTCCCGCTCGGGCAGAATGCAGTCCGTGGTCGGGATTTCGATGTCATCCATCTCGACGACGAGGTGGTGGGGACCTTGGCTCGACATGATGCCGGGATAGACCAGCGAGACGGCACGGGTCGGCCATCCGGCCGCCATGAGCGTCTGGGCGCTGCCGATGTCCTCGATCCTGACCTCGAACATCAGGCGCCCCGTCCCAGCAGGGTCTCGATCTGGATCGCCATGTCCCGGAGTTCGTCGGCGACGATGCCAGCCAGATGGGCATTGGCATGGGACGAGGAAGCCGTCTCCCGCAGGGCGGCTTCACGGCGGCGGATGATCGCCACCGCCTCCTTGACACCCGGCCTGTCGGCATCCCGCTTCGGGTGAGGATCGGCCTGATACCCCGGAAGGTCCTTGGCGTTCAGCAGCGGTTCCGTGGAGAGGGTCCCCTTGGCCCGCTCGAAGGCGGCGAGGATGCCGTCGATGCCCTCGTCCTGATAACACCAGACTCGGATCGGCTTCGCCGTCCATGCGCTTACGGAGCCGTCCTCGTTGTAATAGACCTCGTGGAGCCCGATCCAAGGCTCCACCGGGTCGTCATGCAGGATGGCGCGGTAATTCCAACTCATGGACTCAAATCACCTTTCAATCAGGGGCTTGACCGGCTTCGACTTGTAGGTCTCGACCGCGCGCCCTTGCGGGACTTTCTCGAAAACGAGGAAGTAGCTGTGGTTCTTGCGGGCGTGGACCTGCTTGAGCAGCCGCGACACGCCGGGTCGGCCGGTACGGACCAGCACGAACAGGTCGCGCGCATAGAAGCCCATCGCGCCGTAGGCATTCACCAACTGGACATGGGTGAGTTCCTGTCGGTTGGCGCACACCTCGTCCTGACACTTGACGATGAACATGCCGTGGTCCTTGAGGACCCGATGCGCCTCGCGTCCGCCCGCGATGTAGAGGTCGAGGACCGCCTGATGCCACTTGCCGCCGCCGGTCTCCGCTCCGCTCGAATAGTAGTCCCGGAACTGGTCGTGCGTGCCACTGCCTGCGCGAGTGTCTTTCTTCTCCCGCAGCAGCCCCTCCATGTAGGGAGGATCAATCACGACGGCATCCATGGACGCATCGGCGTAGGGGAGGGCGCGGAAGTCCACACCGGTCTTGAGATCGCTCGCGTGCAGGTCGTAGAGGCCCTCCGGCACATTCCGCCAGAAAACCCCCTTTCCATAGGTCACATCGGCGATCTTGGCGCCGTCCGGCACGTGCAGCTTGAGAATGCGCGGAAACAGATCGGCGTTGTCCCCGATATGCGCCGAAACCTCCACATCGCTCGTGGCAACGCCGGACTGGACCCGTCGGGGCTTGTGCAGCCCCGACGGGGCAAGGTCATCCGGCATTAGTCCCGCCTGCTGACGATCTGATCGACGACGCCGAACTCAAGCGCCTCGGCGGCCGACAGCCACGTGTCGCGATCCATCGCCTTCTCGATCTCATCCAGCGGCTTCCCGGTGTTCTCCGCCAGCATGGCATTCAGCTTCGCCTTGAGCTTGATGATCTCGCGTGCCTGAATCTCGATGTCGGAGGCCATGCCCTGCGCACCGCCGGAGGGCTGATGGACCATCACGCGGGCATTCGGCAGGATGAACCGCTTTCCCTTCGCACCGCTGCTCAGGATCATGGCACCCATGCTGGCGGCCTGACCGATGCAGATCGTGCTCACATCGGGCTTGATGAACCGCATGGTGTCGATGATGCCGAGACCAGCCGTCACGACCCCACCGGGGCTGTTCACATACAGGCTGATATCCTTCTCGGGGTCCACGCTCTCAAGGTAGAGAAGCTGGGCGACAATGAGGTTCGCCATGTTGTCCTCGACCGGACCGGCGCAGAACACGATCCTGTCCCGCAACATGCGGGAAAAAATGTCGAAGCTGCGCTCGCTGCGGCCGTCCTGCTCAAGGACCATCGGAACCAAAGGCATTCTTAAAATCTCCCAAAGGGGCTTTCTGAAAAGTGGTAGCGCGAACCGTATTCTACGGTGCCAACGGGGACTCCGTCCAGTTCATTCGGCGGCATTCACATCTTCATGCACCGTGAGATGCGGGAATTGCAGCCGGAACAGGACAACATCGGAGGCGTCCGGGATGTCCACCAGCGCACGGATATGGTGAGAAATCGCCAACTCCTCATCATATGCACAGTCAACACACTGCCACGTGCAACGGTAGGGGATGCCTCGCGTGTCAAGCCAGTCGAAGATATCCGACGGCACTTCGAGGACCACCTGCCATGGCCTTGCGACGCGGGCCGAGTACTGTTCCGCGACCACGAAAGCGGTCATCCTTCGAACACGTCCTAGAGGTCCATCATTCCTGCGGGGTCTCGGCCCATGCCGTCTCGCCGTTTTTGATCTTGAACATAACGGCGTCCACGTCATTTTCGAAGGCAAGCAGCACCACCCGCGCCCGCCTGAGATTCACCACTTGGCACGCCCAGCGCCCCTCGATGTTGGCCGCGATCCACCGGTTCATCTTATCCACGGTGGGGCGTTCCTCCGTCTCGAAGCGAAGGCGCGTCCATTCGGGAGGGATTACCCCGACATGGATGCGCGGGTTCAGGATCACCATCGGGTCGAGTTCGAGCCCGGTGAAGTGGACTCTGGTGGGGATCACTATGAAACCGCCCTCAGGTCCTCGGCGTCGAGATAGATCACGCCGGTTCCTTCCTCGGTCAGTGCTTGCCTGATCTTCTTCAGATGGTCGAGATCGCCCCACGCATAAATGGATGGGTACTTCAAGAACAGGCTGTCATCGACGGGGTCCGGCCGGTCATTGTCGGTGACGGGCTTGAAGCCGAGCAGGCGTCCCCACCACGTGGCCGCCCTGCGGTTCTGCCTCTCGCGCCATTCACGCTCATATTTTGAATCTTCTTCCGCGCGTCTGGCCATGATGGCGTTGATCGCGGCGTCCACGCGAGCGAGCCAATGCTCGCGGTCTGTGATCTCGATCTTCATGGCAATGTGTTTCTCGAAATGGGGTTTGGGGGCAAAATACAATGGAAATGTAGTTTCGACAACCGCCTTTTGTTGTCCCCGCACGCGCGGGGAACACGAACATCGCCTCCTGCTGAAGGATGGCGGCGACGGTTCATCCCCGCACGCGCGGGGAACACCACGGCGCGCCGCTCCGGTGCAATGCGCTGGACGGTTCATCCCCGCACACGCGGGGAACACCCGGTGGCGATGCCAGCCCGTTGAGCAATGCGCGGTTCATCCCCGCACGCGCGGGGAACACTCTGCGACCTCGTCCGCCATGAGGCCCAGCACCGGTTCATCCCCGCACGCGCGGGGAACACGCGATCTGGCGTGCATATTATGACCCGCATGACGGTTCATCCCCGCACGCGCGGGGAACACGAGGACACCGCAGCCCCACCGGGCGAGACCTTCGGTTCATCCCCGCACGCGCGGGGAACACGGCCCTGCATCGCGGGCGAAGCCGTCAGCGGCCGGTTCATCCCCGCACGCGCGGGGAACACTCGGCGCGGGCAGGCGAACCCAGCACATCAACCGGTTCATCCCCGCACGCGCGGGGAACACGTCACCCTAAATATGCGGTGATCCCATCCTCTCGGTTCATCCCCGCACGCGCGGGGAACACCCTTGCTGTAGGCCATTGATATTCAAAGAGTAATGTCTCGACACAGTTTTCACCAAAACGTGAACTACCGTGCCGGGCGAACCAGCATCAGGCCGCAGCCAAACCGCTTCGCCCGCCCGAAACCCGCGATCAGGCGCGCCTTGAATGCATCCGGGTCCGACACCCTGATTCGACCGGCGAGGTCCATCATTCCGAACCGCATAGGCGGTCCATTTTCGCGCGGCACGGAGACGAAATCCCGATTCTCCACGGAGAACGTATTCGAACCGACCGCAAAGCCATTGGCGGCAGACCGTTGCACTAGCCACTTATAAGCCGCCTCGTTAATGGCCTCGTCCCGGCACGCACGCGTGAAACCCGGTTCCCGAGCACGCAATTCGCGGATAGCACGAGTAAGGATGTCCTCGCGGTGGCCGTCTCTCTCGCCATCACGCTTGGTCGCAACGGTAGCGTTGACGCGCAGGGAAAACTCCAACTCGTCACCCGCCTTGATTGCAGGATCGAACTGCTTGGTCTCGATCCTGAACAGTGAGCACACCTCCGTGGCATCCTGTCCGGCCATGGGCTTCCGTCTCGACAGGACCAAGAAGGTATCCTTGCCCGCATCCTTCCAAAGGAAGTCAGCTTCGCGGCCCTCATGATCGCCAAACAAGCTCCACATCAGCTTGTGGGCCGCCGCAACCCGAGCACCAGTCTCGTCAGGAAGAAGCAGCGTCCGAAGGGCAACAAAGGACGGTTTGGGGAACAGCGTGATGCGGCTGATATACATATCGTTTCCGAGGTCCAAATGGCTTTTGTAATTGCGTCCAGTTAAACCGAATTTTCTCGGTCAGACAAGCGGAATGATGGCCTCACCGCGCGGGAGGAACTGCCACCGCTTCCGGCTAGCCAACCGATCAGATCGAAATTCGATGCGAGCGGCCTCCCCTTCCGGTGCATCGCTTACATCGAGCACAATATAGGGCTGCGGCGCACGACTGGGTCTCTCTTTCTTGAAGAACTTGCGCTCAGGTCCGGTGTCACGCCGGTTCATGAGGGCGGCGATGGGCGTCTCGGCCTCAACAATGCGGGGCGCCAAGGGCAGTCCGAGCGGGCACGCCTTACGGCCAAGGTAGAGCACGAAATGGGGGTGTTCGAGAGCCTCCGCAATACGAACCAGCGGAAACCGAGGTGTATCGGTCCTATGCCAGACGGTGGCGAGCAGCGCCACATCGCTGCGATATTCCCGCCATGAGACAATCGGGTTGTCTTTGCCTTTCACGGCAGCGAGTTCCTCGGCCCGAGTGCGCCAGTTTCCCTTCCCACTCGGGACCTGCGTCGTGTGAAAATCCTCGAAGGGAGTACCGGGACGGACGATCAGCATCGCCAACCCCGTTTCCTGCTCAAGGGTCTGGATCGCATTCTCATCGTCACGCTCGATCCCAAGCGCGGCACCAATCATTCCGAGCATCGCCGAGCGTGCGGGCCTATCCCAGCCCACACGCTTCGAGGCCACCGCTACCGCACCCATCGAACCGATGGGTGCGTAGATGCCGTAGGTGAGGTAGGTCCGCATTTGGCTCACGTGTCCCTCAGGAAATCGTACAGGTCCTTAGGTTTGGTGGGCAGGCCCGAACCGAATTCGATTTTGTCAATCTCCTCGTCGTAGAGTGCGTGCGTTGCATCTCGCTCGTCCCGCAAACGCTTAATGGACTCCAACATGAGGTCGTTACCGGTTACCGGAACGTCGAAATGCGTCTGGCTGGTGAACGGCATTTGGGTCCCACGCTCTATCAGCACATAACCGGTGCGGACACGCGACCCGTAGGATGCCTGCATCCCACGCGGACCATCCTCCATCATGGCGCGCAGAAAGGTCACCATGGTCTCTTTTGCCAGTTCCGTGTTTCCACCCAGATTGCTGACCAACAGGTCATAGTTGATGCAGACATAGGTGTGGAACACGCCGCCGCCGAGAAAGCTTCGGTCACCGATGTGGCCCGAGCCTTTGTTCGCATTGTTCCAGTCATCCACCGCCGAGAAAAAGTCATCCTCAACCTTCACGGCGTGTGTGGTAATGGAATGCGATACCTGCACGGCCGCCTCGCAGGTATAGTGGGGATGGCTCGCCATCATGCGCCCATGCATGGCGATATCCGGGCTGATGTTCTTATTGCTCAGCAGCACATCAATGCTGGTTGGTACCGGAGCGCCGTTCGCCACTTCGGTCGCAACCTTCATGATCTGGTCGATCTCGAAGGGCGACAGATGCACAAGCTGGCCCGTCTCCAAGACGATCTTCTTGGCGGAATCGGACTTTTCCGACTCCTCGTTGTCGTCGATATCCTCCACATCCTCACCGAACGCATCCTCTACGACCTCGTTGGCGTCGGCACCCTTCTTGCTGCCCTTCTTGCTGCCCTTCTTGCCACCATTCTTGGCACCCTTCTTGTTCTTCTTTTCATCCTCGGCCTTCTTGTCGTTGAGAAGGGCGACGAGGGCGACGGCAACCTCGGTTGCCTTATCGTCCGCAACACCCTGACCGGTCAGGTGCTCGATGATCTTCTGGCCGACGAGCTTCGTGCGCACACCCAACGGATTGTTCGTGAACGCTTCCCGGAAGATTTCCGAGGTCCGCACGGCTCTCTTGAGCGACTGCGAGGAGATGCGACCGCGAGGGGTGCCCCAGAAATTCACCGTCTTGGGCTGCCCCAGATCATCGCGGTTCGGGTTGCTGACCGGATACTTCGTCAGGAAGTGAAGCTGAATGAATGTGGTCATGGGTGTGGCTTTCTAAAAAAGGCGGAAGAAAATCAGGCGTCGTCCATAGACGCGCCATGGTAGTCGTACAACCAACGACGGCGACGACTACCAGCGCGCAAAGGATCAGTCAAGTCATAAATTGACTCTGCCAAATCCCTAACGTTGGCACAATCGTCGATCATGCGAATTACCCGACCCAACTGCCTCATCAAGTCGGTCGGATCGTCCGTGCTGATAAGACGGCTGAATCGCACCTCCTTAACTCGCCGCCCCTCGCCAAGCCTGCGCGCAACTCGCTCCGAATCGTTCTTTTTGACCCGTGCAAGCACGGCAGCCATAACGGCAACCCGATCCGCATCGTAGTCTTTGCTTCCGAGCCTTTTCCACAGATCGATGGTGGCAGAAACCATTAAGGCAGACAGGGGATCAGGAGCACGCGATAACTTGCTGAGCGCGGCCTTGTCACCTCGACCGCTTCCAACCGGCGCCGGTTGCAACCCCCGCCACCATTCATAGGCTTCCGCGCCAACTTTGATCGTCGCCTTTTCAATGTCTGACATTTCAATCTCTAAAAAAAGCGTTATGCGATGAAGGGGGCTCAGGACGAAGTAGGCAGCAGCCCGAGCTTGCGATACAGATCGCACCCGGCCTCGCTGTATCCGTGTAGCAGAAACCAAAGACGCTTTCTCTGTTCCACCGCCCGGACATACGGCGATTTCTCTTTACCGCTTGCCGCCTTTCCTGCTTTGGCGAAGCGGGGATGCTTCGGATCGAGGTCAACAAAGTCGTCGTAGATATTCAGCGCGACGCGTTTTAGCTCCTCACGCCATTCGTCGCCCCAGTTGTCCGGTAGAGGCGTTTCGGCGCGGATCGCGCGCGTCCAATTACTCAGGGTCTTGTTGAACGGGTTCTGGGTTTCTTCCCAGAACCGGCGCTCGACCATATGCATAAGTGTCTTGTTTACGTCGAACGTGCGCGCCTCCGAGCCGGTCGCATAAAAGACTGCGGCTTGGAGGTGCTTCGAAACGAGGGCACTGGCCTCAATCAAATCCGTAAGGCGCCTATCGAACTTGGCCTGCGCAGTCTTGTCGGTGAACAGAGGCATGGGCATTTCGGCCTCAACGAATGCCTCGGCCTTAGCATCGGCCATTGCGAACCCGGCCGCATAGATACGCGCGTCAACGTTGTTGACGAGGTCACGAAACGTCGTCACGGACGCGGCTGAATCCTGCTTGGTTGCGGAGTTGCCAACAGCGAGGCCGAGATAGTCGTTCCAACCGATACCCGTGCTCTTTGCGGCCACCGCTTCGTACTTACCCTTCTTGGGAGCATACGGGCTCAGCGGGTGCCGCATCACGATGTCGCTGTACCTAATCCCATAGGGGGCTCGGCGGAAACCGGTGACCACCTTCGTGTCAGCATCACCCGTGATATGGCACGTCGCACCGTCCACATCTTGGAAATGCAGCCGAATGCGGCGTGGCATCCCAAAGAACGCCTGCAACTCATGCACATTTTGGGGGGTCAGTGTGGTTGGCATTGGAGCCAGCCACGAGAAGATGTGCGCATGGTCGCTCGGCTGGATCGGACCTTGCGTTTTCAAAACAGGGAGGTTGGCAAGCACGATGTCATACAGGGTCGCATCGCGGAACGGAATCACCAAGGTTGTCAGTGGTCCACCTCCGCGAAAACCAGTCATGTGCCCTCTGCCGCCCTTAGGGGCATAGGTCTGCAACACGTACAGCGCCATCGCGGCCGTGGCGCGAGACATGACTACCTTGTCGGGTGCGCGCTTGACGAACCAGTCAGTATTGTTTTCGGCGGTCCGACCACCGGGTCCATCAATCAACAGCAGGATTGGGTCGCAGTTCTCATTTTCCTTTTTGCGCACTTCGAAATGCGGATCAAAGTCCTGCATGAAGCGCGGGCCATCCCCGTCGAAATTGAAGGCGTGGGCTATGGGGGCAAAGAAAGTCCGGAGATCGGCCTCCGACGGCTTCTCGCTCTGCAATTCCAGCAGCCTTTCCTCGGTCGAAGGGGCCAATGCCACCGCCATTATGCCGATCAGGAGTTCCATCGCACCGAGGCGGAAATCAGGGCGCGGCCACGCCACGCGCATGGGCGGGTTCTGTTGATCGGCGATACCCGCCGGGCTGATTGTGGCCTTGGTGCCGTCCTTCAAAAATACGGGAATCCACGGGTCGGTGAGCAGGTTCATTCTGCCAAAACGCCTTCTGAAATCGGTGCGGTGATGTCTGTGCGGCTCTCGCTACCAGCGTATCATCGTTTGGTCAACGAACTTTTTAGGTGCGCTTGGCAAAAAATCCTTCGCGCTGGTGGTAGCTGATGAGCAGGTCGCCCGTTTCGCCATCGCTGGTTCCGAACGACACAACCGCCTTCCAGCTACCGTCTGGCTGGGCCTGCAACGGGATGAGCGGTATGCGCTTGTCGTTACTTCCCCAGTTACGCTTGGCAGAGCGTACCAGAGCATCGACCCTCGCCTCGTACTCGATGTGAGTGAGGTCCACGTAGGACGAGGTTACCTCGGACATGGCCCAAGCCGCCGCACCCGGCCGCTCGGACGGGTAGAACGGGACTAGCTTGCCGTTTTCCTCACGGGCCAAGCGGGCCACCACGGCTGGCTTGCCAAGACGGGTCTGAATCAGCGTGTCATCTTCCCATTGTCCCCCGGAGTAGCCGCCGATGTAGGTCAGGGGGGCATTCTGGCCCATCCACGTAGATTTTTTGTCTCCTGTAGCTGCCCATTCAGCGGAGGATTCCAAGCCGGACGGGATAAACTGCTTTCCATATGCTCCGAAGCTCCTCTTGTCGTAGGCGGCCTCCACCATTCGGCGGATGCCATCCAAGCTGCCGATGGAGCCCTCTCCCTTGGTGATTCGGACGCTCCGCCAAAGCAACGCCGCATCCCGATAGATAATCCGCGCAGCGGCGACGGTGAGATCGTCCTCCGTCATCCCTTCGAGCCATCCGGAAGGCGGGTCATCAACGGGCATTGGAGCCGCGATAATGAAACGAGGCTCGCTCAGAGGGCGGTCATCGCGGATATGGCGCCAGAGACGCCCGGCCCGCTGAATCAGGAGGTCAACGGGCGCCGGGTCCGAGACGATCAGGTCGAAATCGAGGTCAAGGCTTTGCTCGATGACCTGCGTCGCTACGACCACCCGCCCATCCCGGCCGGGACGGCTACTCTCCTTCCCGAATGCAGCAAGAACCTCGGTCTCGATGTCCGCACGGTCTCCGGCGGTGAAGCGGGCATGGAACAAGGTCACGTCCAGTCCCCGCTCACGAAGGATGCGGGCTGCCGTGGTCGCATCCCGCACGGTGTTCCTGATCCACGCTACGGTCGCGTGGGACTGGGCCGCGTTTTCGATCTCACGAAGCACGCTTTCGAAATCGCTGATAACCTCGACCCGCGCGGGGCCACGGCCACGCTTTCGAGGGGTCCCGGCCACCAGCGCATCATGCTCCTCGACCACGCCACTGGCCGACACCATGGTCGCCAATGGGTATCCGGTCGCGGTCAAGGGTGGTAGCGTCGTATTTCCGAGGCCCGTGGCGAAGGCAGCCGCAAGCTGGTTGCGCATGGAGAGCGGCAAGGTGGCGGAGAGGATGATCGCCGACCCGCCAAGCCGAGCATGGAATTCCAGCAACCGCTTGATGATCTCGATCATGTAGGAGTCGTAGGCGTGCGCCTCGTCAATGATGAGCACACGGCGCGACAACCCGAAAAGCCGCAGCATTCCGAACTTGCTGCGCATCACGCCTAGGAGGGCCTGATCTATCGTACCAACGCCCACGTCGGCCAAGAAGGCCCGACGGTTATCGCTACCGATCCACGTGGCACATTCCACACCTGTCGTGTCGCCCTCATCAAGGTCGCCATCTTCTATATCGCGGACGCTCTGGTGGAGATGCCGCGAGAGGGACAGTTGGAATGCCTCGTTGAGGTGCTTCTTGCCATGCGCCAGAGCCAGCGACGGCTTCGTGCCAGCGGCGAAGAACCGCCGGAAATACTTCCCGCACCGATCATACATCGCATTGGCGGTCGCCATGGTCGGCATGGCGCAGAACAGCCCTGTTGCATCGCCAGCCACCATCATGCGGTGAGCCAGCATCAAGGCTGCCTCAGTCTTGCCATTCCCGGTCTCGTCCTCGATGAATACTAGTTTTCCGCCCTCGGGAAGTGGGACCGTGGCGCACCAGTTCTGCACAGGCGACGGCGTAGGAATGCCGAACAACTCGGCGAAGCTGAGCAGGCGATTGCTCTTGGCAGGGAGGACACCAGCCTGCGAGCACGCCACCTCGGCGCGTTGACGCGCGAGTTCGTAATATCGGTCGAGCGGCATACTCGGTGCCGTGTATGGGAACCACGCGGACGAGGACCCGATCCAATCCGCCAGATTCACGATCCCGGCGAACCACCAGTGCATCCGCTTAACCTGCTCGGATGGCGCCGCCTTGTCGAGTATGGCGTTGCCCCGGTTTTTACCGAGGAACAGATCGCAGAAATCCTTGAAGATGTTCCTCACATGCGTCTGGCAGGTGTCGCAGCAATCCTCTGGCGGTAGATTAGGACTACCAACGCCTTTCGGCGGCTTTCCATGGTGACCCGTGGTGGCACGCACGAGTGGCAACCAGTGTAATTGATATTTGGATTCCGGTAGAAGCGCCTCAAGTTCGTATCTCAGCAAGGAGCCGATGATATCGTGGCCGAGCGTATCGTGGCGGTTGGACCGGGCAACCTTCTTGAATGGCCCGAGTAGCGCCGCAGGCCAGTAGTCCGGAGCCTGTTGTTGGAAAGACCGCGTTATCTTGCCAATATCATGCAAGGCAACCAGCAGCAACAGATGCGCCTTGTATGCAGGATCGAGCCAAGACGGTCGGCAATGCTCGAACAGGACATCGAAGCAGGCCGCCACATCAAGCATGTGATAAACAGCCGGATGCCATCCCATGGCGGCACCTGATGGCGGAGTGGCCTTGCCCCAAAAATGCAGGTAGGCGGGCAGCGCCTCGGGTGTCGTCACACGGAGATCGTTCGCGAGACGGCGCTCGCGGTCAGTAACCTCGCTCTGCATCTCAATGGCTTTCTCAAATGGCAGGCAGTTCAAATCAGGCTCGCCGGGGGCAGTCCTGTTACGGCGAGCCGGTATTGCGGGTCAGGTGGCGTCCGGCTTGGAGGTGAAGTAGTGCGTCCGCCCGAAGTAATCCTCCTCGCGACCACCCCAGTGCGGCCACTCCACCTCGGCGTCATCCACATAGGCGAGGTCCGCTGGATTCGTGAACGCGAACCACCAGTACCGAAGGCGCCACGTAGGCTTGCGATCATGACGCCGCAGCCGTTCCGCGAACACGGCAGCCTCGACGGCATGGAGCATCAGCCGCACCATTAGGATCAAGGGAACCAGAGCGACGGCCATCCACACGGCGGCGCCGGTCCACCAGAACAGGGCATTCATGATCACGGGGAGCATCAGGGCATCAGAGCGGCCAGACCAGCCGCCGCCTCCTTTGCCCACACGGTCTGCACGACGCCATCCGGCGCCGGAGTGATTTCAAAATTCGAGTTCACCAAATCCAATCCATTCTGAAATGCAGAGCCGCCCTTTACTCCCGAGCGGCAGGGAGGGGTCAGACCGTCCGCCCGCCCTCCTCGCAACGAGCCTTCTCGGCATAGGCCAGTACCTCGGCGGGCGTCATCGTCTTGCCGATCTCCGCCAGCAGGCCATCCAGCCGCCGCTGCCCCTCATGCCGCACGGTCGGGAAATCGTCCTGCATGGCATCGCGGGCAGCAGCTTCGAGGGCGGCAAGGACTTGCTGGGTCATCAGAACCTCCATCCGGGGACAGATTACCATATAATGCGGTTCCCACAACCGCTTTTGTCGTTTGGCAGGCAGGATCAGCCGCGTCGCGAGAACGGGCTCCGGAAGGAATCCCACCCACAGACATGCCACTGGTACTGATAGCCGAACTCACTCTCGCGCCCGTAGCAGTAACCCAGTTCGTTGAGGCGCTCCATATAACCGGTTCGCGCGTCGCACGCCTCCTGCGTCCTCTGATCGTCACCCGCCCCGCCTCGGCACTTTGAATCGTAGTAGTCGGCCAAGGTGATGATGGCGCGTGCATTGCGCATCCGGCGCGCCTCCCGATAGGCGGCGGCCGTGGACGGCTTACACATGGCAATGGCCTCGCTCACGGCGGACGATTTCGTGAAGGTCCGCTGCGCATGGATGCTGGGAATGCGCAGTTCAACCTTGAACGGGCGCGGTGACTCCAACAGGGCAAGGCTCTTTCCGATCTCCTCGAACGTGGCGAAATCCCGTTCGCGAACCATCGTTCGGAATTGCAGGATGTCGGTCGAGAACCGCTGGGCGGTAAAGACGCTGGCGGTTCGTCCCGCCGTGACCGCAAAGGTCTCTCGGTCGGAGAGGCTGGCGCTCCCGCCATCGCGGATGGTGATGGTGGCGCGAAGTTCGTTGTCCACGTCGCCCATCAGGCACTCGACTTTCAGGTACCCGCCCGTGAAATCGGCAGTGCCGGAGAACACCGTATATGACCCTTGGGCGGCAGCCGGAAAGGCATTGGCGGTCAGGATGGCAAGACCAAGAAACAGGGCGGAACCGAGGCGCATGACTATCTCCGATCTGTTCCAGAAACGGTGCCGCTTAACCCGGTTCGCGTCAACCTAATTCGGTCTGTTTGGTTGCAGCGCCGATCAGCGCCACCGGGTCGAGACCCATGGCCCGAACCTCCTCGGAGGCCGCCAGCAGGCGCCGCACGGCATCGTACGCTTCGTAGGCGGCAAGGGCCTCGGCCGTGGCGACCTTGCGCTCCTCATCCGCCTTGGCGGTCTCGGTCTCGCTCAGCAGCAGCTTGTGAAGCACCGTGCGATAGGTTTCGGCATTGGCGGGGGAGGGATCGGCCTCGAAAGCGCGCAGGCGCCTGTTTCGCTCGATGCGCAGCGGCTCGTCGATTGCGAGACGCTCACTGAACCGCTTGCGGGCGGCATCGGCACGCTTGTTCGCTTCCTTGAAGGCGGCTTCAAGACGGATGATGTCGGGATGCGGAGACATGAAATGGCTTTCTGGTATGCAGGATCACTTGTGCCTTCTCAGGACAGGCGCACGCAACTCATCGGCGCAAACTGGTCGGCGCCCGGCGCACGGATGGCTTCGGCGGCGTGCATGAGAGCCTGTTGCGCGGCTACTTTGGGGGAATCGGTGGTCGTCATGGCGCCACGATGGTCTCTTTACGATGCAAAGAGGGAGGCTGCTCGGTGCAGCCTCCCTCATGTTCACTCGGCGCGCGGCTCGTATTCCACACCGATGCCGAAGGGAGGCATGTTCTTCGTGGTGTGGATGATGAACAGGGTGTCGCAGTAATCCGGGTCACCCCACGTCCCGCCCGGCAAGCCGTCGGTGAACACCACGAGGCGATGCGGCTCAATCCCGTTCCTCTTGAGGTATTCCCACACCGCTTCGAAAGCGGTTCCGCCGCCTCCGTTGCAGGGATACTTGTCGATGTCGTCGATATTTTCCGGGGTGAACCGCTGATGGTCGTACACCTCCGTGTCGAAGGTCACCACATCCACGACGAAGTCGCGGAAGGTGGTGCAGATGCCCTTCACTTCCGACAGCAGATCGCGCAGCATTTCCTCGGTCATTGAGCCGGAGGCATCGATGGCGACGAACACCTCGATCCTGTCCATGAAATCCTGCGCGGGCAGCACCATGCCGGTATGCCACGCCCGGCGCGAGAGGCGCTGGAAGGTATAGTCGTCCTTCATCGCGCTGCGAATATGGGCATCCAGCAGGGAGCGCCAGTCGAGCTTCGGTTCCAGCAGGCTGTCGATCATGCGGCGGATGCCAGCCGGGACATTGCCCGCGCCGACCTGCTGCACGGTCTGGATCAGCGCCGCCCGTACCTCGTTCCTGATCTTGGCGAGGTCCTCCTCGGTCAGCTTCGGCGGGCCGTCCTTGCCGGTGATGGTGACCTCGACCTCCTTCTGGCCGCCGCCCGAACGGCCCTTCGAATCCTGCTGGCCGTTGCCGCCGCCCTCGTTTTCGTCGCCCTTGTCGGCGCCGAGTTCGAGGTGCTCGTCCAGCGGCATCTTGATGGTGACGCGATTCTTCTTGAGAAGCTCGTAAATCTCCTCCGAAGTCATCTCGTCGGTGTACTTCTCATCGTAGCATCCGGTCGCGAGGGGGCCGGTCATGCTGCCGAGCTTCTCCTTCACGAGGATGAAGTTGATGAGGAAGTCGCAGGCCATGTTCCAGAGGTCCTTGTCGCGCCCGCCGCGCCGACCAAGGTGGTCGAGGACGCAGTGCAGGACCTCATGGCCGAGCAGGAAAAGAAGCTGCGACCGGTTCAGGCTCTTGATGAATTCCCGGTTGTAGAACAGGTGGCGGCCGTCGGTCGCGGCGGTCTTGCACCACGAGGAGGCATCGACGGCGATCAGCCGGGTGGCAAGGTTCCCGAAGAACGGCTTCTCAAGCAGCAGCTTGATGCGCGCCGTCACGATTTCCTTGTAAACGGGGTCGTTCATATCGCTCATAAGATGAGGGAACCTCCTTCTACAATCCGGTTAAGTGTGGACCGGATTATCGCACGGATGGCTGGAATGTCTACCAGAGAAATGTGGTGCTCGAACCATCTTTCAGGGGAAATTCCGATGGGTCCGGACCGGCCCGTTGCTTGCGCCCCAGACAAGGCGGAACAGCACGGAATCGGCCTCATTCGAGAAGTCGATGGCGAGGCGGCAAAGCCCGGCTTCGTCGGCGGCTTCCACGGAACGGAGGCTGCCGACGGTCGCCCGGTCGGTCAAATGGGCCAGCAGCCATTCCCGCACATCATCCCGCAGGGCGCGGTATCCGGCCACGATCTCCGTGGTCAGGGCCTCGTGCAGCCTGACCCGCACCACGCCGCTCGGGGCAGGGAAGGGCAGGCGGTGGCAGTGGTCGAGCATGGTCAGGCGGCCGGGACCAGTCGGTACAGGCGGGCGCCCTTGCCGGAGATTTCGAGGCGGGCGCGGGCCTTCTGCTCCGCATCCTCGCCGAGGAATACCTCTGCGCGGTCAAGGAGCGGGGAATCGGGCAGAACTACCCATCCTTCCGCCGGGATATCCTCGGCCTCCGGCTTCTGCCGCCACGCATCATGGTTCACATCCTCGGCCGGGATGACCGGAATGCGCCCATCGACCTCGATCTCGACCCGGACTTCGCCGCTGTCATAGCGGGGCTTCTCGCCGGGCACGCCCTGCACGGTGCGCAGCAGATAGGCGGGCAC